TTCCATCTTATTTTGATTTAAAGGTTTTTACTTGTTGGTTTTCCTTTTGTTTCAACCCAAAGTTTTAACTCATTATATAAGATAATGTCATCATTAAATGTTGATCCAAATCCTTTAAACATATAAAGAAATTGTTTTGCCCACCATAGTTTAAACTTAAATGGTAATTTGTGAAAGTGTTTTTTCATCTTATTCTGGTTTAAAGGTTTTACCACATCTATTACACTTAGCAACTTTTGGTACTACCCATCCTTTTGGAACACATCCAAATTCATCTAGATAGTCTTGTATTTTAGCAGACCAATTATGCCATCCTAACTTACATTGGATTTTACCTATTAATTTTTTCATCTTATTCTGATTTGAATGTTTTATTATAATAGTCTTTTGCCTCTCCATTTCTACTTCTAGGACCAAATGGTGGACTATAAAATCCATCAATATGAGCATCAATAATCTGTTGCTTCTCCTTTTCTATTGCTTGTTTAAGTAATAACCCAAAACCTGATTTACCTACGTTTAAATCGTAGCTGTTCCACTTTTCTTCTAACCATTCTACTGCGGTTTTTTCCATGTTATAGTTTTTCTATTTCAGATTTTACTTGATTCCAATATTCGACTTCGGCCCTATCTGTGTTTTCAATTAGTCCATCTACTAAAATTAATGCACATTTTTTTCCAGCTTCCCACCCAATTTCTTCAACTGAATAGTGTGCTCCTGCGTATGGTTGATACGAGTACGTTTGACTACTCATTTTATCAAATAATTCTTTTGCCTTTTCTTTTGGTGTTATCATAATCCTTTAAAGTCTTTTTCATCTGTTATTAAATGCCAATTACCATCATCCAATTTCATCTCATAACCATAATCCCTCATGCAGATGTGTAATTGTTTGCCCTCCTTAGTTTCAAGAGTAATAGAATTATATATCTCCTTTAAAACAATCTGATTCTCTATAGTTTCAATTCTCATAACTCTTAAAATATGTAATATTCGACTGCCGTCTGTTTCATATTTCAAATATAGTGAAATTAAATTGGTTAGTCAAAAACAAAATTAAAATATTACCTTAAGTAGATGTTTTCTTTTCCGCAATCTTTAACGTATTTTGAATATAGTTCAAGTGAAATACCCGTGTAATCGTACACTGTGTCCCAAATCTCACCCAATACATCATCATACATTTTTTGAATGCCTGATGTTTGTGGATATAGTTTTGTACCTTTACCACCAATAAATGTAACATCAACTCCTGGATAATTAAGATCATTGTCTAAATATTTATCATCGACATTATGTAATTCAAACCCACAAATAACGTGATCGTATTGTGGTAATACCAAGTCATTTAAAACCCTATAAATGAGTTCTTTTGTTGAGTTTTCTTTAGACTCGTTAATGAACTTCACATCATCTTCACAACTATCAACAAACCATGGCGTGTATATATAAACACTTAAACCCATTGATCGTATTGCGTTTTCTAAAAAATCTAAATCTTTACTATCCTCAATGGTAAACGATTCTCCCACATATTTAGATCGAATTTCATATTCCCCATCCGTCTTGCTATATTCTACCCATATATCACATAAACCATCCCAACTAACTTGTGACAATACCGTTCTAATGGCTCGTAGATTCTTTTCTATTTCATTTGGTGTTTCTTTATCTTCATTAATAGACTCCACATCATCTTCGCAACTATCAACCGGTATTGGAGCAAAAACCCCCACCTTTAACCCCATAGATTTTAAAATGTTTTTTAAAGAAAATAACTCATCTATTATGTCAGTATCGTCTGAAAGATAATGTCTTTTGATTGATTTAGATCTAATTTCGTAATCGTCATCTTCTTCACAGTACTCCACCCATATATCACAAAGCCCATCCCAACTAACTTGGGGCAATATTGTTTTAATAGCCCTTAGATTCTTTTCATTAGGGGGTTCCTCATACTCCTCAGTATCTATATAAAAATCAGGTTGATTATCGGATTCTCTACCTATATGCCAAGGAACTACATCTAAACCAGTGTATTGACTAATCTTATCACATACTTCGGTGGGTATCAACATTTGTCGGTTATCACGATTAGTATAAAAAACCATAATCTCATTTCTTTCGGGAACATATTCTACAAACTTAACATTATCAAACATAGCAAGTACAATATCCTTAACTAACTTAACGTTATTAGTTTCTTCCTTTAATATATGTCGTATCAGATTTTTCATTAAACAAAAATATAACTGTCAATTTCAAGAGTTTTGGCTTCTTGATAAAAGTATGGTTTATTTACTTCCACTTTATACTCATCAGGTATAATCTCATACGTATCGTTAACTAAATCTTTAATTGCCCTATTTTCCTCATAAGCATCAATACCTTCCGATTCGTAATCCAATAAACTAATGGGGTACGCATATGTCGATTTATCGTTGATTGCCTTTTGTAGTACACTATGTTTACCATCATACCATGATCTATAATTTAAACCATAAATCTCTTTAACTTTTTTTTGATCAATAACTAAGTGTATATATATCCCAAACATACCCTCATCCCAATCCTCTTTGGCCCAAACCCAACCAACAATAAATGGAAAAGTGTTCTTCACTAAACTAACCAACGCATTGATACCTTTGGATACTCTAACGCGATCATCTTCAGTTTCCTCTTTTAATATTTGTTTAATTAACTGTTTCATTTCTTTCTTAAATTGTATGCTTCATCCACCATGATTGCGTCCCTGCTTATCCCTCGTTTGGTTGTGACTCCCTTTAAATTGTATGATTCATCCACCTCGATAATAAAGATTTTAAACGACGAGTCAGTTGTGACTCCCTTTAAATTGTATGATTCATCCACCCATCTCGTTGTAAATGCCTGTATGTCAGAGTGTTTAAGTCCAAAACCTTCTTTCAAAAATAACCAAATGTCAGAATAATCTATGTAAACATATTTATTTTTTTTATTGTGAACCATTAGATTATTTCTTTTTTCATATCTAAATAAAGTCCAATTTATGTCAGATTCGCTCTGAACAACATCCATATCATCAAACATATGTAGGAATTCCATCGGATCATTATCGAATGCTAATTTTGCCAACTCTTTTGATCCATTAACCATTTCTGCGGTATCTCTCCATCCATAATCCTTAATCTGTTGTTTAAGATTATGCTTTAACGATTCCTCTTTTAGTATTTGTTTAATTAACTGTTTCATATATCATTATAAATATCCCATAAAATTAAAATGTGGACGTTTCCAATCTGTTATTGTCCTCTTAATCTTTTACTCTCACCCATCTTCAGTATATCTAAATACAATTTTTCTAAATCAAAATCAGGATCTTCCAACATACTCCTTTCTAAATGTTCCTTTCTATGCAAAGTATTTGAAACAATATAGTCGATCATTTGATCATCAGTTAACCCTTCAGGTTTTGTTTGTGGTGGAACGCAAACTAGTGCCGTTTCTGGATATTCCTCAAACTCATCAATTGAAATATCGTCTCTTCCAATCATAGTTGAAACCTTATCTAATAGTGTGTCCTCGAACCACTCCTCAATAACATATATTAAATAGTTTTTTCTTACAGGAATGTCCGTAAGCATTTCTTGGATTATGTCTTTAGGCATCTGTAAAGTTCCCCTATCAAAATTCCTTTCACTATTTTTTACTCTATTACTATGGTATTCATCAATATATTCAAACGCTAAATCAAAACTCATTATTTCCATACCATCATTACACCATTCAAAACCATAATTAAACTCATAGTGTTTTTCGTGATACATCTGCGCTCCTGAAATATAGTTATCCAACCAATTATAGATTAGTTTTTCCACACTTGGTGTTGGTTTAGAGTATTTCTTATTTACCTCTTGTAATAATATTTGTTTAATTAACTGTTTCATTTCTTTCTTAAATTGTATGCTTCATCCACCGGTTTATAGATAAGAATAACCTGTTTGGAGTTGTGACTCCCCTTAATTTGTATGCTTCATCCACCAAGAATTCATTAGTCTTGCCCCATCTATGTGTTGTGACTCCCCTTAATTTGTATACTTCTTCCAACCATCTTGTTGTAAGTTCCTGCGTCTCAGAGTAGTTAAGTTCGAAACCATCTTCCAAAAATGACCAAATGTCAGAATAATCTATGTAAACATACTCATCTTTTCTATCGTAAATCATCAGATTATGCCCTTTTTCAAATCTAAATAATGTCCAGTCTTTTTCAATTTTTGACTGAACAAAATCCATATCATCAAACATGTGTAAAAATTCCATTGGATCATTATTGAACGCCAATTTTGCCAACTCTTCTGATCCATTAACCATTTCTGCGGTATCTTTCCAACCATAATCTTTAACTTGCTGTCTAAGACTTTGCTTTAATGATTCCTCTTTTAATATGTTCCTAATCAGTTCTTTCATAATACTATAAATACCCTATAAAACAAAAATGTGGAGTGTTACCTCCACATTTCAAATGATTAAATCATTTCCTCAGCAAGTTCCCAAAGTTTGGTGTTCACTTGGTTCACAGCCATTATGTTTTGTAGCCCTTTAAGTTTAGTTCTTCGTCCTTTTGGTGATGAATACTCTAACCCTCCTCTGACGAACTTTTCTTGTACTACATTGAATAACTTCCACATATCGTCACCCTCATCTTCGGAACGGTTTGGAGTTATTAAACCAACGATTTCCATGTTATTTAAAACTTTTTCTTTACTGAATCGAATCTCAGATGATCTACGAACAAAATCAATTTTTTCATCTGTTGTCATGATACGTTCCATCATTCTATTAACAGATCCCTCAATCTTCGGTAGTTTACCTGCAAATGACTCAGTAAGTCGTTTTACGTCATCCAAATCGAATCGTTGGTGTCTAACATTAAAAGACTCCGCAAGTGCGGTGGGAACCGTTAATCCATTTTTACAGATCACGCGGTGGAGACCCGCACTAACACCCAATGTTGTTGTTCCATTGTGTGAGTTACGAATGATTGCCTCAACCAATGTATCACCCACGTTTGGTAGTTCCCCATTACGTAAACGGATTTCATGGACACCATATATACCTCTCCCTGTTTGTTTTGCTGACGCAATTTCCCAACCCTCTCTTTCAAAGTTTTCCAAAATGTCTACCGTTGGTACGAATACGTACTTATCTGACATCTTCGGAGATGCTGAAGTTGAGAATATTGAAGGTGCAATTGCTTTAATTTGTTCTGATGTCATCATATCTATATCGTTTTAAATGTTTTACGAAGATATACCATATTTACTATACTGCCAAACAAATTTTAATATATTTATTATTATGAACAAAAAAATAAAAGCACTTATCGATTCTAATGTGTTTAATAGTGATAAAATTACTTATGATATCAACGTTTATTCTGATGACTTAATATTCGACGTCATTGTGGACCACCGTAAACTATGGAAAAGTTCTGGTTATTTTGACCAAAAATATTATGATACCATCATTGATTTAGATAATGGTGTCTATGAAGAGGAACTTCAAGAATTTTTACCTTTAGTTGGTTATACTTTTGAGGAATTTGACATACGGTATCTATCAAATGAGGACTCAATAGATAATTCATTGGCATATAGTTATCTGTTTTCATCATTAGAGGAATTGGGCGTTGATTATAAGTGGCAATTCGTGACTGGTTCGCCTTGGTTATTCCTTACTTTTTTAAATTCCGACCAACAACAGTTGTATGATGTAGGTGAAATTTTAGAAAACGAATATGATATAGATACTGACGATATCGTATGGCAATTCATAAGGCAATGATCTTATGATGTTGTTAACACTTTTGATGTCACCTTTTTCACTATAAGTTTGGGGTATTTTTCTTTAAAGAACCTTTCAACCGCACCATTTTTAGTCTCCGTTGTATTATTGGGAAATCCTTTTTCCAAACCCTTACCTAAAATATTCCTGTCGTAATATAAATTACTTCTAATCTTATCGTAAAACACTATCGCATTAATATCTTTATCGATAACGATTATACATTCATCCTGTTCATTTACAGATTCAATAGATGTGTTTATAAACACAGACATCTTGTCTAATGTCTTGTTTATTTCTTCGGTATTTAACGTCGGTTTTTTTAAAAATTTGGCTATAAGCATCACAGTTCGCATCTTTCGTGGTTTTACATGATACAAATATAATTAAAATTGTAAACACTAGTATATATTTTTTCATTAATCATTTATTAAATTTTTAACTAATTGTTTAATACCTTCTTCACTAACCATACCAACAACGGTGTTAGTCATCTGACCATCCGAAAACGATTTAATCGTTGGTATACTTCTAATACCCAATGTGGTTACATATTCTCTATTTTGATCGATGTCCATTGTGTAAAGTTTCACATCCGAGTTTTCGTTTCTAAACTCATCAGAAACTTTATCGAACACAGGTTTCATCATCCTACACGGACCACAAAAATTAGCCCAGAAGTCCACGATTAATTTCTCACCATTTTTAATTTTTTCTTGTAATTCTAACGTTGTAATTTCCATAATTTTAATTTAATTTTTTGATGTCGGTATCGTTTAAGTATATAATAGTTTTTAGTCCATTTCAAGTAAATCCGCCCTATACTCATCAATTAACTTATCTATCGGACTTTTTATTAATTCAAAATAATGATTATTAAAAAAATTAATTATATCATCCATCGTTTCTATTTTTATAAATTCATCATTATATAACGACCAATCAATGTTACCATAAAATTTAGGATCATCTATTCTATCATATCCAGACTTAAAATAATCGGCATCTAAGGGCCAATCACAACCACCATCCCATAAAAATGTACCATAACCATATACTTGGTCACCATCGGCAGCCGTATACTCAAACTCTGCAGTGGCGTTACCATCCATGTCAATCGTAATTGTTGACCCATCACTATATTTGTAATCTTTAATAATAAACTCAGTACGATAAAGATAATGGTATAATAAATCATAAATCTCTTCACAATCACCCCCACTTATTATTTTTTTATCCTTTAGACATAGAATGATAACATCATAATCCAACCCAGTATAATTTTTAATGTCGTAAATGGACATTCCTTGATCATACATAGAGACTATAACGGATTTAGTTTTAATAAAATCATTATCGTTTTCTTGGAGTAATTTAAACTGGTCCTCCGTTACTATTATTTTCATATTTTACCACTGTCTATTTGTGTTATTATTTATAACATCTCTCACCTTTAATCTAATGTTACCTTTACCGACTATTTCTTCACACTCTAATCTTAATTCATGTATCATTTCATCAGCATCTATTGATTCATAAATTGAGTGAATGTATATGTCAACAGTAACAAACAAAAGACTACTTTCTTTACCTGTTAAGTAGTTTTTTGCTGTCGTTTTCTGAACATCAACGACTTTTATTTCTTCAGTCACATTAAGTTGGGATTCAATATACGTCACATCAAAATCCTCCCCCTCTTCACATTTTTCCTTTAATGATTCAAAAGCCATATCAATAACATTTTGCATGGATTCAGTATTTGATTCCAATAACATTTTATATTGATTCTCCGTTATTATTATTCTCATTCTTCTATCCAAAAATTTTCACCATACACAATTATTCCCGTCTTTTTTGTGATATCCTCAAACATAATCTCATCAAATATAGATATCATTTCACTTTCGACTTCCCACCATAAATCTTTATCATTACTGACATCTTTTAATGTATGTGTTTTCCCATCAGTCATTAAGGTTACTTCACCGTCACGTTCTATCATGTAGTTAACGTGTATTACATTATGTTCTTTTTCTGTATAAGCCCAACTAGTAACCTTAAATCTAAAATCATAACCACCTCTACCATCATAATCCATAGTGTCGAAAGTTTTATCATCCATTAGTTGGTGGGTTTTTTCAATCATCTTATCCCAACCACCAAGAAACTCACCATATAGTGTGTAAATATCTTTCCAACTTGTTGGGGTGTAGTTAATGTAGTCTAACACCTTGGGGTCTAATTCAATTTCCTCACCACTATCAAGTTCGCTTTGCCAAATTTTAAACAACGCACGTTTTGCTTTCTCCTCTTCATCTGAAAAAGATTCCATCAATTTATGGTATTGCGTTTCTGTTATTATTATTTTCATAATTAAAATTCGAGATTTACACCTATTGGTACACCAAAATGTTTTAGTCTTTCATACATGTAGTCGTAACACTCCGATTTTATAAACTCTTCGAAATACTCCGTATCGTATTCTAATTCTCTAAACATCTCAAATATGTCCATGTTTGGTACCAAAGTCTGTTCACCCGTTTCGTCATGATAAACATAACCATCAACTTTACCACCAACAACTTTACAGTTAATTTCAATTATCCCTGCTTCGTATTTTACACCATAAGAGATTACCTCAGTTACAAAAATAATAATATCAAGATTACTTTCACCTTTTATTTGTATTTCATCATGCTCTACCACATCTTTTATTTCTTGGAGTAACTTATCATATCCCCCGTTATAGTCATACCATATCGGTCGTATAATTTCATAATCTTCGTTACTGTCTTTTCTAATATCGCTAACCTGATAAATGATTTCATCAAAAGTTGGTTCTTCCCCATGTTTTTTTTGGTTATTCCAAAGAGAATATAAAAACTCTCTAAGATTTTCCTCCGTTAATGAGTTATATTGGGCTTCAGTTATTATTATATTCATTTTAGTTTCTCTTTGGTGATTCAATGATTACCGATTCGTTTGGTTTATCTTTTTTCTTACCTTTTTCTGGAATTTCATGTTCTTTAGGTAATATATCGATACCTATTTTTTTACCAAATATAATTAAAAATGGTACTACAGGAATTGGAATTGGGATGAGCGATATGGTAACCATTAATAGGTTTTTAATTACATCGGCAGATTGTCCCTGGATAAACTTCATATCTTTTTTATCTAAATCGAATTCTCTATTTTTTGAGTACGACTTTACAGCATAAACTATAATTCGAACAAGGGCTTTTGTTTCTTCGATTTCTAACTTCGCTTTGTTTTTAATCTCCATAAATTTGGACAATACTTTTTTGAAAACACTGCTCTCAGTTTTTTCTTCAAATAGTCGTAAATCCCCCTTTTTAAATTCCATACATATAAATACCATACAAACTAAAAAAGTCAGGACATAATCCTGACTTTATTATTTATAATAGATGGATTTAAATTAACCCGTAAAGTTCCACTTTATTCCCCATCAATTCAATCGCTTTGGCAACTGCAGATTCTTTACTATTTAAATTAGCTAAAGACACTTTTTTTCCGTGAAGGATGTTATAAACTGTCGATTTAACCTCACCTTTCGCACAATTGCGTGTAGTCTCTTTTTTAGACTTTAAGGTATCTTTCGCGTAGATATCCAAGTAACCAACTTTGCAAATGTAACGTCCTTTGTTTCCTGTTTTTGTTGCCATAATTTTTGTTTATTTTTTAAATGATTAATAATAGTACAAATTTATATAAACTATTTCGATTATTCAAACTTTTTCTAATGTTTTTTTTGTGATTTCTATCCTTTCATTACAGATGTCAACATACTCTTCAGATATCTCACTACCAATGTAATCCCTATTCAATAATATACACATCTTAGCAACAGTCCCTGAACCAATAAACGGATCATAAACCAAATCACCTTCATTTGTCCAACTAATAAGATGATCTTTAACCAACTCCTCTGGAAATATTGCTGGATGTTTATGTGCTATCTTATCTTTTGATGCGAACCCTCCACCATTAACGTATCTCCAAATATTATTTCTTGGGCTAAAGTCAGGTACGGGTTTAATATTCCCAACCTCAACCAATTGCTCATTATCACCAATACGTTTTGTGTTTTTACCCCAGTTTGTGTGACCCGCCCATTTGTTTGGTTTATCACATATTAAATTTACAGTTTTTGGTTTACCCTTTGAAAACACAAACATGTACTCAAAAATCTGAGTGTATCTATTACTTTTTGAACTTGCGGGGTATGAACTCGAGTTTTTCTCATATATCATAGTGTCGTGTAATAGAAATCCTGCTTCCATGAATTTTAAAACTTGCCTGAAACTTGTTCCTGTTTCCGATCCCTTTACTACTTGATCGTTGACAACCCATACAACTACTCCACCATTTTTTGTGGTCCTATATAGTTCGGTAGTTAAGGTATCGATGTCAAAAACAAATCCATTGTATTTCCTAATACCATCATAAGGTGGTGAGGTTATCACCATATCATAATAATTGTCAGTAGTTTTTGATAGGGTTTCTAAATTATCCTCCAAATAGATTTTATTTTTTTCCATAATAAAAATATAATGGAATTAGTTTGATTAATCAAATCGTTAATGGATTATTTAATTTTGTTTTCCTTTACGATGTCGTCTTTTTTGTGATTTTTCCAAAAGTCTTCGAGTTTGTCATAGTCACACTTTTTTTTGTGGGTGTCATAACCACATATATGACAAAAATACGGATCATTATCTTCTGGGTTTATTGTCCAAGTATGGTCGCACTTATCACAATTAAACTCTTTTGGATTGTTTTCTCTTAATATGTTTAACTGTTCTTTTGTAACTATAATATTCATTCCTCTTTTTGATTTCCGAGAATAAAGTTCATGTCGGTAATGAATTGGTCACTTTTAGCCAAATCCATAATAATGTCTTGGGGTAATTGTCCACCCAATCCTCTTACTCCGTATTTACTACCAAAACTATTTAGTGTTTGTATTGTCTTGGTTGTTGTTTCATCACCAACAAGAAAGTCTTCATAATCTTTATCCGTTAAATTGGGAAAAGTTATTGTTCCAGTCATGTCAGCTTCACTTAAAATATTGGATGATAATCTTAATTGTTTTGATCCAGAACTTTTAGGTGCCATTGCCGATCCACGATTAGCTGCCAATTGTACCACTTTTTCTTTACTAAAATAATATAAATCAATTTTATTATCCTCTTTTGGTATTCCAATTAATAATGAGTCGATACCCTCTAAAGACATTCTAATAACGTCCTCAGCAATATTTACTAAATCGTTGTTTTTAGAATCAACTAAAAATTTTATTGGGTTTGTTGATGAGAATATAGTTCTAAGTTCGGCTTTGTTTTCAGGTGATCCGTTATAAGACTCATAATACTTTTTTAAGCTGTTAGCGATAGATTTAACAACAACAGACTCCCCTTCATTTTTTAAAGTTTTTAATGATATTTTATTTCCACCAGCGGTGATATCGAATGGTGATGATTTATCTGTTGATATATCTCCATTTAAAAATCCTGCTATCATCCCCTCAAAATCAAATCCTCTATTTCTTGATGTGTAAAATCTTTTATAGTAATTATCAAATCTAAATTTAGATCTCGTACTTACTTGTGTAAGATTTAAGGACATTAAAGACGGAATAGTCCTATTAAACTCTATAGTTTTTCTTGATATTTCAGCACTTATAATGTTACTTATCGCATCTTTAGAGCTAAACATATCTAAAGGAATCAATTTAATTTTTTGAAGTTCCCTTGACATAAGTCTTTTTAAATCTTCACCCTCTATCTCGTTTAAAACGTGACTTAGTTTTTCCATTTTTTGTTCAGCAATTGTGTAATATATATTCTCCATCTTTTATATATAATCGTTAAAACTATCATTTATGTATTTTTTAGTTAAGCTCCAATCTGGATAGTCAGGAGTTCTAAAGTCCAAGTATTCGTAGGCACCATCTTTCATCATTGCTTTAATTACGTCAACATACTGACCATAATATTCTAATGATCCATCATTATACTGTGCGTATGTTTTATTTGTATATATGAAATCGTATATAACTTGTTGGAAATCATGAATTTTAATGTACTCATGATACACTTTTTTTCCGTCAGATCGTTCTGTTGTCACTGTCTCCCAAGATGAGGGCACAAAATACCTTGATAACTCTCCCCACACATTATCATAGATTTCTGATCCATAAGCAGTGTTATAGGAATTCGTATGTAAAGAATCCAATTCCCACTTTAATTCGTCTAACTCGACATTTAACATCTCCATCATGGCTGTTTTATCTTTAATTAACCTCATCACATTCTCACCAGTTATTTGAAAGGTTCCATCGGTTCCTTGTTCATTAGAAAAGGTGTGAAATAAATCATCATCATAATCGTCAGTTGATAATTCCTGACCGCCAATGCGTTTAATAATATATTCAGATAAATTATTAATATTTTTCTCATTTAAATCATCAATAACGTCATCATACACATTATTTACGGTATCATAAAATGGTTCCCACGCATCTTCATCCAAAACAGCTTCTGCATAACTACGAGTAGTACCATCACGAAAAAGTTTGGCAGGTTCATCCCTATCTCTAATATATAAATAATAACCTCCATTCATAAAATGAACATCAGTAACCAGATTTTTCATTACATAATTTAATGTTTCTTGTGGGTTATTATTTAACTGATGTAATAATAATATGTTTTTAAAGTCATTAGGAACACTTTCATAATCTAAATCTCCAACTTTACCCAACTCCTCCAAGTATGGTAAGACATCCTCAAATTCATCATTAGGGATAAAATACAAATCTAAATCATCAATAAACCCAGATTTATTGGCGTACTTTAAAAAGTTGAGAATGTCATTAAAGTATGGTTGAATATCCTCGTCATATTTATCACCATTAAAACTATCAACTAAATCGTCCACATTCATAATTAAAACGCTATTGGTGCATCCTCAAATTGGATGTTGTCTTTATCTAAAATAGTATATCTACTTGTCGTATTTTTAAAAATGTAAACTTTTTCAGTGTCGCTAGATGCGAAAACCAAATAATCTACAGGTTTTTTATCTATTTCCCGTATATTATAACTCATTATTTTATAAAAATTTCCTACTCTTTTTAAACTAGTTAATGGTTTGACTTGGAACTTCGCCTCTTTTCCGTTTATTTCATTAACCATAACAAAATCAATACCACCTCTATCTGTTTTAGATCCAGGAATTGATCTACCCTTTAATTTCCAATTTTTAAGTTTCTTCAATGCGTTGGTTAAGTAGTCGTACGCTGTTCTTTCGTTTAACTCACCTTGATAAAGTGATTGCGTATTTTTTAAAATTAGACTATCAAATATTGGCCCATTTTTAAATAATTTATTTCTATTTTTTGACATCCACGTAATAAATTCCTTCATTACTTCAGTGTTATCCATTATATTTCCTGTCTCTTTTTCGTACTCACCAACAATAGTTTTTCTAACTTGTGGGTTGGTATCAAAATAGTTTAGTATCGACCAATCACCACCTTCAGGGTCGTAATCAGTTAATCCTTTTTTATTTAACAAATCATATACAGTATGTATACCAACAACTCCTCCACCACGACCTCCAGGCCCTCTACTACTATCACTATCCCAATTTGATTTGTATAAATCCTTTAAAATAAAGTATACCTTTTCTTTAAATGCTACCACAAAATCGTTTGAATTTATACTGATGGGTGTACCCCTGTTGGCAAATAATGATCCCTGTTGTTCGTCCTCTTCAACCAACATCAGGGTTTTAATTCTACTAATATTTTCGTTTAAATTTTCCATTATACTAATTTAAATTCACCTAGATCTTCTGTTTCTGAATCATCAAAATTTTCGGTGTGATGTAATGTTACTGTTTTATTTTCAAAATCAAATGTTATTCTACCATCACCACCTTCATTATTTTCCCAACCACTATAATGGGTGGCAATTACCTCATAACCGACATATTCAATATCACTATTTATATGAACACTTCCGTGATCGGTATCTCCGTAGTCATTAATTTGTCCACTATCACCACCACCCTCATATGAAATCTCTAAAGTATTTCCATAATCTTCTTTCATTTTTTCAATGAAGTTAGAATCGCCCAATTTTTTAAGTTCCGCATATCTTTCTCCCCATTGTCCCTGTGGTTGGTTTTTTAACCTTTCAAAAGTGAAGTCATGTTCGTAGGTATTACCCCCTCTAGTTCCAATTTCTAAATTAACACTAAAGGTACTATTAAATGGATTATACCTTACATAAACGTACCCATACCCTGTGCACTCATCACAATAAAGATAATCCACAAATTCATTACTATTTTCTCTTAAAAACCCATCAACTAAATCATTTAATAGGTTATACCCCTCACTTTTAGTGTCTAATTCATGACCCCCTGAACTACTTAACGCATCAATACCATCTAACCCATCATAATCAGATACATGTGCATACGTAAATATCCCTTCTTCACCAACAACCGCCATTAAAAAGTGGTTATACCTATTTAGTATTTGTTTATCTTTTTCTGATATTTTAATGTTGTTCATATTAATAAATATATCAATCCTCAAATTCTAACTTCTGAGTCCTTGTTGCCCATAGGGGTCTTTGTTTATTTTCTACAATTAAGAACCATTCTCTCGCCGTTGGTATGTACCCATCACAGTCTTCTTTTACGTGTTGTTCTCCCACGTATCGAGTATAAACGGTTTTACCATCACTATTTTTAAACTCAGGACCAAACCTTTGTTCCATCTCAAAAATCCCTTCTGAGTGGTGTCTCCACATTCTGTGAAAGGAATGTCCATACCAACTCTTAGTTTCGTCAAGATAATTATGAAGATGAATATAATCCTCCCATTTTCCGCCAAACTTTTTTGCGGAACTTTTTGCATGAAGTATTGGGTGTGCCATAATGTTTTTGATTTAATTATAGGTTTTTTTTATCTAAAGGTAAATTCTCATACTCGTCATAACCATAAAAAGTAAGATGAATAGAAATTGGAAAGTCAGTTGCCATGTCTTCAATTAACATATCGTGTAAATGTGTGATGTACCATTTAAATTCACTGTATTCGTTTTCTACCCAATCGTAATAATAATCATCATCATCTTTTTGTATGTCACTTATTATAACGTTAATACCTGCAACGGTTCTATCTCCTTCACCTAATACTTTACCAACCTTCATAAAATATCTAAAAACATATTCTTCATAAACTATTTCATTATCGTTCCATGAGTTTACCTCATCTTCAAATGAACTTTCAAACTCTTGGTTTTCATAAAGTTTTTTAAGTGTGTTTTTTATTTTTAAGTTTTCTTCAATCATTGTTATCTTTTTGGCATTACAAAATTTAAAAACTGTCTAATCGTTTTAATAACCTTTTGTCTATTTGTATCTAAAGTACTTGGATTATATTCTCCCAAATCAATCACCTCTTTGTCCGTTAACATATCGATAACTTTTTTTTCCATCGATTTTCGACCATGAAAATTATTGAACCCATAACCCGGTAATCCCTTAAATGATATCTCAATAACATTCATTGGGGGATCTTCACCAATTTGTCTTTCTTTTTTTTCTAACCGCCTTAAAAGGAAATTTAAAATGGATCTATCAATATCGTTGTATTGATCAGATATATCGTTTTTTTCTTCTTCGGTTATTAAAACTTTACGTACCATATTTATAAATATCTATTCATTTAATAATGTGAACTCATTAATCACATCTTTAAACTCTAAATTGACTGGAATACCTTCATCCAGTAGTAATTTAAAAAAATCTTTTGCCTTTTTTTCCATTATTAAGTCAAAAAATAATTTATTTAATTCTGTTTGAAATTCCTTGTGGTGGTATTGAATCCCAGTAACTTCTTCAATTTTACCCCAACATAATGTTATCTTAACTCCACCAACGCTGCCGATATCAATAAAAGTCTTTTTATTATGTGATTCAATTTCATCATGTAATACTATTTGTTTTTTTTTGGGGTAATACGTTACCTCATAAAATTCTCTAACATAACTTTTTACCGCGTTTCCAATTGACATACATTATAAATACGAACGAATCTTTATATCGCACCTTTATCGATAAAGATTACTTCACCATTCTCAAATCCAACATTAATAGATGTTTCACTCATGATTAATTGTTCTTTAATCCCCGATTCTATTGTGAAATCGCTAGGACCCATAACCACTTTATGTCTTTTTGTCATTGTTGTTATCGGATTTTGAAATAAACCTATCTGCTCATTATTGGCACAATCAACCAAACTTGGGAACATTCCATTTACTGTCACAATCGCTTTATCACCAATAATAACATCCTCATCGATTGTTAGGTACGGCTCCTCTTTAACTACAAATAATTTAAATATTTCTTTCATTTCTTAATTTTATTAATGTTTTTATTTCCTTCATATGCCTAATTTATTTTTATAGTTCATATCCAAAATATAAGTCTTTAAGTTTTTAACTAAAGATTCCGCATCACTTTTTTCATACATACCAGGATATCTGTCAGCCAATTGATTTGTATCTTCCATATCACGACAACTACTTAAAATATCCTGTAACATCGATTTTAACATATGTTCTTTATCGTAGTTATCTTCAACTTTTCTTTCCAATGTTTGTCCTTCAAGTTCTTGGGTATAATCAATTAACTCTTCAACAGGACTTAAATCCATTAGATGCTCATTACCTTTGAATATTTGTTTTATATTTTTCACCCTAAGTAGTTTAAAATCTTTTCTTTAATACCCAATTGTTTTATCCCCTCGTTAGACTTCGGAGTTAACACAAAATTATCTATCGCCCATAAATCTTTCCATGGCTCACCAATTTTACCCATATTTAAATCATCAATAGCCACCCAATGTGTTACTTCAGGATGATCGTGAAGATATTGTTTTATTTCAATTGTTCGCATTTGTTCCGAATCCCACATTGTCGACCATATAAAATCATCACCATGTACGGTACAATCTTTTAAGTTATCAGTTAACGCAATTGGTTTTTTAATAATTCCTTGCTCTTCATAATATTCACCAAGCTCTTCTAATGTCGCATATAGTTTCCAATCTGATGATACAACAATTTCCGCCCCCGTTTCTTCGAGTATCTTGTTAAGGATTTTAATTGCCTTTTTATCAAAATCATCAAAACGAAAAGTCACTGGAGCATCGTTAATATTTTTACTAGAATCGGGATTCGATGAACGATACTTCGCAAATTTCTTTGTTCGTCCTCCCCAATTGTTGGAAAGAGCAATAACTCCGTCGTGATCCAAAAAAATCAATTTCATAGTTTTTTCCTTTCCTGTTTAACTATTGTTAGTGCGGTAGTTAATGTCCGATACGTGTCCCAAAATCCCCCCCTATCATCTAAAAAAATGTTAGCATATAATTTACCATTCACACCGTATGGTTTATCCCACTCATCATGCATTTTATTAACTCCGTGAACAATAATACCCATTTCTTCAACTTGTTGTTTAGCCTTCTCTAATTGGTATTCACTTCTTGCCGTGTTAATTAAAAATATAATACCTTCTTCTTGACATTCCAAAATCAAATTAACCATTTTTTTACAGTTGTCTTTAATTTCTTCATTGTAAGGTATGATGGTATCATCAAGATCACAACCAATTATAATCTTACCGTTCTTTAACCATTCAGTTACCAACCTATTAACAAAAAAGTTTGCGTGATGTTTCATATTAATCTTTACGTATTAAAGATAGTACTCTTACTTGCGCTAATGCCGCGCAAATCCAACCATTGGCAACCATCCAATCTTTTGACATTATATTCATCACCATGTTAATTCCGTAAATTACCAATAAGAATATTTCAAAATTTCTGCTCATACCGTTTTTTTTATTTAAAAACCTACTTTACCATTTCCCTTAATCGTTGGTGCCCTTTTTAATCCTTCGAGATTACTCATCGTCTCTTCAAAACTTCGACCCATAACTATAACCGAAATTACAACTTCTTTTAGATGTGACAATGACATACCTTCAGTTTTTTTAATCCACTCTTCAATATTAACATTTTTTAAATCATCCTCATTTAGTTTGTGGTTGATGTATGCTCTTCTAATCTCTTCGTTAGGTAATTCCACTTGGTAACGTCTATCGAATCGTGAGGGTCTGTTTGTGATACGTTCTTGCAATTTTTCAGGGTAGTTAGTCGTTGCGATATATACCACACCATCGATTTGTTTTACACCATCAAGGATGTTTAATAGTCTGGCAGTTTGAAATCTGTTTTCCCCAGCCAAAGAATCGATGTCCTCCAATAAAACAACTAACGGTCGGTTAGGTTCCACCTTTCTAAATGTCGCAATAAATGATGTAAATCTGTCCACATCTTCCTCATCTTTAACATTTAATACAATACCATCCTTTTCAATTAACTGTTGTGAAATTAATTGGATGATTCCCGATTTACCACATCCAGGTTCCCCATACATTAAAATACCCCTTTTGTGAATATAATTGTATTTCTTATAGTTATCCGCCCGATCCCAAAAATTATCGATATCCAGTAAAATGTCGGTTATCTCGTAGGATGGTAGATGATACAACTCATCGGTTTTAAATGGTTGTTTTTTTAATGTGTGGGATTGTAAATTGGAGTTCCAACCAATCTCGTAAACCCCAGCAGGGACTTTAGGTACTGTAACATATGCTGGGGCGTATTCATCGTTTTTTAAATTACTCCAACAAGATGGTATATCTAAATCTGGTGTCACCTCATTAAGCATCTCATTATAATCTTCATCTGAAATTCTATTGTTGGTATTTAAATGTTTCATGACTATTTTTTAATTATTTAGTTCATACTCCTCCAGGATGTGATTGTTTAAATCGTCCCAATCTTTTCTTTTTATCGCAATTCTAACACCATCAACAGTACAGAAAACTTCTTCTGCAAGTATATGTGGATCTTTTAAACTTTCGACATTAATGTTTATTCTACTGTAATACGCCATGTCATTGGCAAATCTTGCATAAATTTTAAATTTTTCCATCTTTTTTTCCGTTTCTTTTTTCATTAAAGGAGGTTCTCATTATACCATATTCCATAATAATCAGAATAAATCTACCCCATGCACTCTGAACTAACCACCAATTAGTTACGTTAAAATCCCAATATATTAAAGAGAATAATAAGTACCAAATTATATTTGTGGTGATAAAATCGCTCACCTTTAACCCTAAAGGTTTTTTTTCGTCATCTAATAACATAACCGTGTATTATAATTAATATTTTTTCAAGTTTATCAGTTTCCATAGTGACAGCCCTACCGTCTTTTACGACAATATCCATAATACCTAAGTCCTCTTTCATTCTATCTGCTTGGATTTTGACTTCTTTTTTTGCGTCATCTTCATGTTTAAAGAACCCAAAATATGAATCACAATTTCCAGTTTTATCACACACACCATAAATAATTTCTCTTGACATCATAATCTATTTGCTATTTGTTTTATTAAATTCTCCTCTTCGTTTGTTAATTGATAATGTCCATTCCATAACTTCGATAGATTATCTCTTAACTCTTTTTCACCGTTCGATTCCTCATCACCCCTCACCAGTCTTCGTATTTCAGGATTTGGGTGTGAACCTAAACTTCCATCATCATATAACCATTCCGCCATATTTCTTTTGTCACTTCTATCCATTCCACTCCAAACATCGCTCAAGTCAACATCAACGCTAATCCATCCCATATTTCATTTTTTTGTAAAGTTAATTAATAAAAGTGAATCTATCAATGTGAATCACCGTAATTATGTTTTTCACTCGCTATTAAATATCCAGGGTTTATCACTTTGGAAACCTTAGAACGAACACCTGTTACAGATTTTACAACTATACCTTCGTGTGGTACTTTAGTTCCCTCTATGAAATTATCAAACACAAAATTATCTTGTATTCCCTTATCCCAATTACCACGATACAACACTTCAACCTGTGGTAAATCTAAGCAATTGAAGTGTACCATTTCATTTATGTGTGATTGGTAAGTACCATCAACTTCAACATCGAACCCCGCAAATTCTATATCGGTTAAACCATAGTCATAGTTTTTTTGTATACCAGCCCCGTAGATTTCACCATATATAATAACACCTTCAGATAAGTCGTATGGTTCGTATGTGTCCTTTACGTGTTTCCATAAATTACCTCGTATTCTGTAGTTTTCAGCAATTGTTTTCCATACGTCAGTATCGTAGAATCCTTGTGAGTCGGAACCTTTCTCAACGTTATGACTACCCATTACAAACTCGAATCCCGCCCATTTATTACCAAAAAAGATTTTAACACGATCCAATAAAGAAAGTCTTTTCTTTCTCACAATTCCATATCTGGAATTTGTTCCGTGTAGTTTACGAGTGATTACAACCTCATCTTCCTCATTGAACATATCAGGTACGTTTTTTTGATTAGGGAATTTGTGATACACCTTGAAGTTGGGATTTTGGTGGTATTTTACTTTACGTCCCCCAACACTCAACTGAACGGTTTTTACTGGTGGTTCGTATTTAACAATACCCAATATCCCCATCATGTCGTCACCATCATTAACATTACTTTCCAAAGATTTTGGTGACAAAAATTTGAATGGTATTAACAAACACTCAGAGTAAACTCCACGAAGTTTTACTGTACGAACTCTTTGACCTTTACGAAGGTAGTTAGTAACTTCCATCAAGTCAGATAACGCTTGTGGTATTACCGCATCTGTAGTAGCAACAACCATTTTATCGCCAATCTGGTATTCACCCTTTTTGGTTATGGCATTCCACCCACCGACAGTCACCAATTCTATGTTGTCAGCTCCTGGTATTTCAACCACCGAACCTATTTTTCCTACATACGCAACACTATTTTGATTTTCCATGACTTCCAAGTTTTAAATTTATACTCACTGATAAATGTTTCATGTTACAAATATACTAAATGTTTTTCAATTACTCAACATCATCGTCATCATTCGAATAATTATTAAACGATTTTGGTTCGATGAAATCAATAACCCTATTTGAATGATCTTCTTTCATCAATTGGAGTTCCTCTTTCGATGTGAGAGGTTCGGATGGACGATATCCTCCATGCCAATCCCTAACCGCATCACCTTTCGAAGAAATCCACTCATCCAACCTTTCCCAATCGACTTCAACACCTTTAATGTAACTACCCTCATTGGTATACGTTTTCCATTTAGTATAATCTTCTTCCGATTCAATAAAATACGTTCCTCCGTAATTGTCGATTTCTAGATTAGGATTTGTTGTGAATATATCAACGATACCGTCTTCTCCGTAATATTGATAACAAAGTTCCTGTAGATTGGCAGCATTTTTAGGATGTTCCTTCCAATTTCTACCATACGAACGGACATTACAGATATAGATAAACCCATCCTCGTAGTCGCGAATCCGATCATTTATGTCTTCTCTTAATGATACTAACTCATCAATTGTAAGGTTAGAAATATCAATGTTATTTTTTTCCATGTTATCCATTTTTTTGTTCAGCGTACTTTCGTATTAGTTTGAATATTTCTCCAATATCTGTAAATTCAGATGGTGGACTGTCATTTCTTCCTGGAAGAAAGATTAAAGTAAACCCATGATTCCCCTCGAATGTTTCAGTAACTCTTTTACCACAGATATCATTAATATAAATCCAGGGATAGTTACCAGCAAGGTTTACTTCAATTCCAATTTTTTTCAATCTTTCAACGAATACTGTGATCTTATCACCAGTTTTCTTTGTACTTGTTTCTGTTTCCATTTCTATATAGGTTCCAAATTTAGTTTTTACTTCCATAACATTCCAATTTTTTATCCGTTACATTCCACAAATCTTTTTTTCCTTCAGTCATATGACAATTGTGTTTCTTACCGGTTCTCTCAGCAAAATCAACAATAGTATCGTTGTTACGATTACGTATAAAGTGGGGACACTCTTTGCAAGGTTTTTTCATAGAACAAATATATGAAACTAATTTGGATAAAACTATTTATAAAAGTATTTATATTAAAATTTTTCGTAAATGTCGACATATAAAATTTTAACTCAAAATTTAAAAAAAATTGTAACTCAAAATGGGTTATTTAGATTAATATATAAAAGGACGGGTAACGATGTTGGTTGTAAATACCAATATTACCGTACGGAAGTCACCGGGTTTTTAGTGACAGGACAAACCATATCGGAAATAACGGGTGAAATCACCTATGAGGGGGAAATGGTAACATATAACACACCAAAACCTAAATGGACGGATGGTGAAAATAATAACGTCAATCAATGTAACTCAGTTCAAATTGGCGGATTTAATGGTTTAAATAGTTAAAAAAATGGAAGATAGATTAATATCAGAATTGGACTACGTTGGTAGTTCGGGGTACACACTAAACGATTTACTTGTTTTAGTGAATTATGATGTGGCTGAAGGTACCACTAAAAACACTAAAATAACTGATTTAAAAAATTACGTTTTAAGTTCCGTTTCTGCCAGTACTAATGCTACCATCACAGGATTCACATATAATGAAAACACATTTACCTTATACGATAACTCAGGTAGTACCTTTAGTGCGTCGATAAATTCATTAACAGGTTTAACCATAAATGGAAATTTAACCGTTACAGGGACAACCAGTTTAGATTCCATCAATGTTAATACAATATCGGCAACAACCTATCAAAATTTACCTTTAGATGTTTTTGTTACTGGTGGTACGTATACCAATGGAGAAATAACGTTTAGAAATAATGCTGATAATAATTTTACCGTTAATGGTTTACCAATTGGTGGTGCAGGTGGTCAAGTTTATTATTTAAACATATCACAAACACAATCACCGTATAAAGAATTCAGTCCTATCGAATCAAATAGTGGTGAACAATTCGCAACTGTATCTATACCTAGTGGAACTAGTTCAACAATAGAATCTTTTTTAACTCCTGTCGGATATCCAAACACTTCATTAATACCGGCAGCGTATTGGAGTTTTTATTTACACACATATAAAGAGGATTCAAGTGCTAATTTTGATTTATATTGTGATGTTTATATTAGAGCAAGTGGTGGTAGTGAAACATATCTTTTTTCAACAGACCCTACAGATAACATTTTAGAGTCACCAAATGTTACAATGATATTAACAGATGGTTATTTTAGTGGTTGTTCTATCAATTCAAGTGATAGAATATTAATTAAAGTTAATGCAACAAATACTGGTTTTTCAACTAAAACAATAACATTATTTAGTGAAGGTTCAAACCATTATTCATATTGTATAACACCATTTAGTAGTAGTAGTGCATTAAATTGTGAAAATTTAAGTGGTTGTAGTACTATACAAATAATTCAATCTAATTTAACTACAAAATTAAATAAAAGTGGTGATACTATGTCTGGGACATTATATGTACCAACAATATCAGCAACGACATATCAAGGTTTACCTTTAGATGTACGTATAACTGGTGGTACTTATTCAAATAATACATTTACTTACACCAATAATTCTGGGGGTACATTTAATACATTATTTAATACTGTAAGTGGCTTAACAGTAAATGGAAATTTAACAGTAACTGGTACTACATCAATAAAAGCATTAACAGCTACAACAATATCAGCAACGACATATCAAGGTTTACCTTTAGATGTACGTGTAACTGGTAGTACATATTCAAATAATACATTTACTTATACTAATAATACTGGTGGTACGTTTAGTACATTGTTTAATACTGTAAGTGGTTTAACAGTAAATGGAAATTTAACAGTAACTGGTACTACATCAATAAAAGCATTAACAGCTACAACAATATCAGCCACAACTTATAGTAATTTACCAACAGATATACGTGTAACTGGTAGTACATATTCAAATAATACATTTACTTATACTAATAATACTGGTGGTACGTTTAGTACATTGTTTAATACAATGACAGGTTTAACAGTAAATGGTAACATTATAGTGAGTGGTGGGACCCAATCATGGTTTAGTGGTAATTCATCTTCTGACCTTGTTAGAATCACACAAACTGGTTCTGGCAATGCATTGGTTGTTGAGGATTCAACAAATCCAGACGCATCACCTTTTGTAGTTAGTCCAACAGGTAATGTTGGTATTGGGGTGTCTTCACCATCTGATAAATTAGTTGTTAGTGGTAAAACCGTAACAAGTACGATACAAATATCATCAGGTGGAACTGTTGGTTATGTATTAACTTCAGATGCTAGTGGTAATGGAACTTGGTCATCTCCATCTAGTTCATCATTAACAAATTATATAGATTCTTCAACAACTTCTGTTGCTGTTGGAGACACATCATATACAGTTTTTCCTAATATCTCAATAACCCCAGCTGCTGGAACGTATTTAGTTAATTTTACAAGCGATATTGAAACATCAACTAACATTAATGATTGGATTGATGTTGCTATATTTTATGGTGCTTCAATACAAACAGCAACCACTGTTAGGGTAAGTAATTTTGGTAATCATTCTCAACGTGGTTCTGTAGCTACACAATGGATTTTAACTGCGAATGGTTCAACAGCAGTTGCACCATATTATAGAACAAACACAAATACTAATGATTGGACATTATATAATAGAGTATTAACATTAATTAAAATAGGATAATAAAAAAAAATTATGAGAAAATCAGATAAACTTAAAAACTTTAAGAAAATAAACTTAATTGTTGAGAATAGATATTTAGAATCAAAAGGTATAGGTTAACATATTAGTAATTAACTATTATTTTTTGAATTTAAAGTCGGTTTCGATTTTTCGTTTACCGTATCTTTTTTCCATTAATTTTTGGTGTAGTTCCCAATTAATTATCGATTCGTTTGTTTGTTCATTATCCGATGGAATTAATGAATAAATTTTAGAAATCTTTTTAATTAACTTGGTTGCCTCATAATTAAACCGTTCACATTCATCAACAAAAAACTTGTGAACGTTATTTTGGTATTTACTTATATGATTTAAAAACTTGTTTCTTACACTATCAAACCCCTCGTCTTCATCGTTATTACCCATACCTAAACTTCTCATTAAAGCCCTCCTCATTTCATTACCATCTGATGTCATACGATCAAAATTATCTTTTTTAGCGGATAGTAAATTAACATAGACAATGTCCATAACTACCTCTATTTTTTCATCCTCACTCATAGTTTCGTATGGGACATTCGCATGAGATAATAACCCTTCTACTCTATCCATTTGTTCTTTTAGTTTTTCAACCAAATAATCATAACTAAAATTTCTAATCTGTTTTAATTCGACAATTACCTTATCGTTTTCAAAAAAGTCTCTAAATTTATCCCTTGTGATACCATTTAATTTCATTCTCGTTGCCATTTCAGTTGGTCGAACAAGATTCTCAACCCCTTGTATAAAATAACTATACCTCATAAACTCATTGATTATTGGAATTCCAAACTCCAATCCTGAACTTGAGTACGTTTGGTAATCAGCATCACTACCTATTAAATCTGCAAGCTTTTTTTGTTTATCAAACTTATGTTTCATTTCATGAGCAAGGATAGATATTAAATTAACTCTATCCTCAATAAATAATTGATAAACCTCTTGAGGTTCCCATCCACTTTCTGGTGATATGAAATTTAAATATAAGTCAATAGAATTATCTTTATAGTTTACCTTCATTAATACGTTTCTATCAAATGTAAAGTCATTTGAAACTCCAGCTGAAGCCATAACAACTGGTCCATCATACCCATCTATTTCGTCGATAGTTACCGTTAAATCTAACTCGTCAATTATATAATCAGATATCGATAAATTTAAATCTTCTTCGTAAAACACTTGTTTGGTGTCATGTCTATCCAAGTTTTTTATTTGACTCAAAACAATCTCATACAGTTCACTTGCTGATTCTATAATACTTTTGGGTACACCCACCGCTTCGCTTAATAGTTGTGTAACCATTAAGTCCATTTGTTTTTCAGTTATAATAATTTTTGCCATACGTATTTTTTAAAGGAACTTTTCATTTTTATTAGTAACAACAACATCAAATCTAACCCATCCATGAGTATTGAAGTAGCTGGTACCTTTAGGTAATTCAACATAAAACCAAGTATTGTGTTGCCCATCAACCCATTCACGTACCACTTTACCAACAGGATTCGGCCATTTAATCGTATCAATGATATTATCAACCCACCCATTATTAATTGTTGGTTCAGTTCTAACGTTCGCATAATCATGATCTGACGTATTTCTCGGATATAGCGTTTTACCGATTCTTGAATATTTTAATTCCTCACTACTCGGTTGTGTTTTTTTCCCTCGTTTGTTCGCTAAAAATAAATTATAAAATTTTTGATTTCTATCTGTTAATTCTGTTCCTCCCGCATATCTTTTGTATTCTTTTTTTGCTGTGTCCCAATCTTTGGTAACGACAGCTTTCACAAAATTAGGGAACTTACTTAACCCAACATTATAATTATAATCGATTAACATTTTAACTTGTTCATCATCTAACGTATATTTTGGGAAATTTTTAGTAACATAGTCTCTAACAACAGATTCATCATATTTTAAATCCTTTTTTAAAAGTTTAATCGCCTCCGTTTCGGGTATTTTCATACCAAGTTTAACCTTCGAGTCCCTGTTTTTTGAATGTCCGTACCCAATCGTTACTACCCCAACTTTATCGGTATATGCTTTGTGTAACCCAGTCGGTTTATCGATAACCTTTCCTTCTACATCTTTAATGTAATCTATAAAATCTGAATCGTCAGAAATTGCTTCGTTGATCAGTTTGAATTGTGATTCTGTTATAATAATTTTCATACCTATAAATATATTGGAGTTGCGATTTATCCCACAACCCCAACCATCCCATCTAAATGGTGATCATCTGATATCTCGGAACCGATCGAACGTTTAGACATAATTTTAATTATCTCATCAATACTATACGGATCCAACCCGTTTCCATCTACACCGACATCCATTTTTTTACCATTACCAAATTTATTTTTACATCCTGAATGAATGTGCCCATGAAGGTGGATAACCCCTTTGGACATCCCATGCCAACTTTGGAGTGGGTAGTGACACAAAACAAATTTACGGTCGTTTATACTCACCTCCAAATAGTGAGACACACTCAAAAATTTACTTCGTATATTCTCTCTATTGTTTTCAATGTGGTGATCATGATTTCCCAGTATTAGGTGAATATTTTTACATATTAGTCTATCCAAAAATATCTCAATGTTTTCAAACCCCCCAAATGAAACGTCACCCAACATAATTAGAGTATCGTTTTGATTAACAAAATGGTTAATGTTATCCACCAATCTTGCATTCATTTTTTCAACCGTCAAAAAATCTCTAGTCGCATCGATTGGTACTTCACCATCTTTGGTTCGCCAATCCGTTACCCCACGACAAATATTTTTGTGCGAAAAATGGGTATCTGAAGTAAACCAGACCCTACCTGTTGTTTGTATTTTTTTAAAACTCATAATACAAATGTAGTTATATTTATTAGAATGAAAAAGTTTTTATTATCCTTATTTTTTATTTTTCCCCTTTTATTATTATCTCAAAAAGTTTTAAGAGATAGTGTTGTCATTAAAAGTGACATATTTAAAATTATCTATTCGGAAAAATTACAACAACCAATATCTGTAAAGTATTCCGTTCAATGTCCATCAGGTACAGCATCGAGAAAGGGTCTCGATTTTTATATTTGTGATTCAATCATTACTTCAGACAATAAAGACTACGATGATAATATCTGGGACAAGGGTCACATGGCTCCTGCTGCTGATTTTAATTGTACTATAGATATATTGAAAAAAACGTTTACCTATTTAAATTGTTCACTACAACATCAAGATCTTAATCGAACCACTTGGAGATTATTGGAGGAGTATGAACGAAGTCTGGCTTTAAAATATAAAATAGTTTTAGTTGAGATAATATGTGAGTTCAGTAAGACGTCTAAAGTTTTGACCTCAGGCGCTACCGTTCCAGATGCGTATTATAAAAAAATCACATATGAAGGTAAAACCGAAATATATTATTTTAAAAATAAAAAACCATCAACAACTGATTTTAAAAAGTTTTTAGTTAAAGGTTAACCTCGAACCTATCTTTCATCATTTGTATTTTATCTTCTGGAACTTCATGCGCGTTTTTACCATTATGTCTATTCTCAACAATGATAGTAAACACTTTATACCCATACTCCTTTGCCAATTCAAAATAAGGGTTTATCTCCCACTCTTGCGTGAAGGTGTTTGACACGACAATCTTCGGGCATTCCAATACCATGTCAGATTGAACCATTCCTTGGCACCACTTGTGGGCATCTTTAATTTTGGTAATGTCGAATTGGTAGTTACCTTTTTCATCAATAAAATATTGATCAGCTTCGTAGTGTTGTCCACCCAATGTTTTGGCGAATGTCGATTTTCCTGCTCCGGGAATTCCACGGCATATCGTTAGTGTCTTTTCCATATTCGCTACATAATATTTATAGTATCTTTCACACCATTTTGAATGGTATTTTCAACGCTTGTAATATTATTTAGTCGGGTGCGTCTGATATCTTTTACCCCATTTTGAATGGTATTTTCAACGCTTGTAATATTATTGTTCCAAGATTTGAAGGTGGACTTCACCCCATTTTGAATGGTATCTTCAACAGATTTAGGAACTTTAAATGTTTTAAAATGGGTGTACTTCACCCCATTTTGAATGGTATGATCAACTCTAAATCGTTTGAAACTAATATCTTTGCTGGTGTGCTTCACCCCATTTTGAATGGTATTCTCAACCTTCGGTTTAAATATGAATCTTTCTTCGTACCACTTTTTAATATACTCGGTGGATTCACTTACATCCATACCAAAATACACCAATAACTCATTGAAGTGTTGGTAGTTATACCATAACGTTTTTGTCTCGGTAAACTCAGTAACCCATTTTTTTTCCTCCGTAAAAATTATCCAATCACTACCATTATTATGATAAACGTCAGCACCATCAATTTCTTTATCAAAAATGTCAAATATTAAATTCTCTAAATTTTGTTTCTTATCCATAATTACAAATGTATGTGATTTATTTATCAAAACCAAACTATTTATATTGATATTTATAATTAATGAAGATAGTAATCACAGAAGAACAATATAAAGGGATACTAATAGAAAGCACCTTAAAGGACACATTGAATGATTTAAAAATTAATTCAGGTATTTTATTCACGTTCGGAACAGGTATTGGTGCATTCATCGGTCCTGTTGAAAGATTACTTTCGGGATCTGGAGTTTCAATGAATGAAAAAGACATCATCCTTTTAATTATAACATCATTCGCCCTTATTATAAAAGATAGTGAAGGAATTACGTTATTAGAAAAGGTTAGAGAGAAAGGTTTAATGCCATTACTTAAAAGTGTTATTAATTTTGTAACGAACGTAAAAGATGTTTTAAATGCTGTGGCAAAAAACTTAATAGGGGTTACCTATTCGTTACTAGATATTCTAGGGTTCGCATTACTTTTAAATCCAACAATGAAAATTATCGATGATATTATTAAAAATAATAATATTAGTTCAGACAATGTGGAAAAACTATTATCGGGAGCCGCTCTGTCAGCAACCGTCTATTCACTTAAAAGTGTGTTTGGCAAACTTAAAGGTAAATTTAAAAAATCAGTTAACGAGGATATCAATCCTTCGGAAGTCGCAATAAAAAACATATGTGATTCTGAAAAGTTTTGTAGTGCTCAAGGTGAAATCACTTTTGGTCAGTTAAAAGCATTAGTAGAGTCATCAACCAATAAAAGATTATTAAAACATGTAGGTGAGGGTGGATTTAAAGCTACCATTAGATTACTGCCATGGTTTTTACCACAACTAGCAATTGCGGGGTTTGTGGCATCATCAATAAGAGCTGTTAATAAAATATTAAGACCCACATTAGAGGAGACTGATAACTACAAAACGTGGTGGGGTAAAGTGGTTTTAAAATCATTTAATTTAACGGAGGGTGAACTCGGATTAACCGATCCATTCTCGAGAGTATTTTTCATATCAGATGGTTTAATGACAATGTTAAACGATAGATATAAAGTTAAGTTCGCAAGATACATCTCTGAAATTGCAAGTGAAAAACCAGACGATGAACCGGTACCTGAATTTTTTGTTGAGAACGAATTAAGACATTGGTTGAATGATAAGTTTTTACTTGATCCACCTTTACAATCTAAAACACTTAAAGATAGTACTGACTAAACAGCACTATCTATAAATTCTTACTCATTATAAAAATTTAATTTCATTAGTAATTGGGTTCCAATCAATATTCCATGGCTCATGAGAATAAAGATATCTCTCGTTCAATACAGACGCATTGAAGTAATGGGTGTGTCCATCGAAGTAGTGTCCGTGTCCACTATGGATGTGACCACAGATGTGGATTTTAGGTTTGATTTGTTTGATTCGCTCCGCAAGTAATTCACAACCCAAGTGAACATTGCGGTTACCTTCAACATCATCCAATATTCCCCAAGCCGGTCCGTGAGTAATTAAGATATCAATCCCTTCAGGTATCATATCCCATTTTGCTTTCAACTCTTCACCGTTTTTAGGTAAGTTAAACGCCCAATTGTAGAACTCAGGTTGCCAAGGAGAACCCCAAATTTTAATCTCAGGACCATCACCGTCTTGGACAGTCATTAACTCATCTTGGATGTAGTCAATAGTTTTGTATCCTGTTAAGATACCTTTGACTTTCTCAACGTTGTTTTGGAAACCCCAATCGTGGTTACCCGCAATAAATATTTTGTTATCATAGTTCAAACCATCGTACCATTTTGCGAACTCACGAATCTCGTGTTCGTAACCCATAGAAGATATGTCTCCAGAATGCAACAATAATGATCCGCCAGGTAAATCACCTGTTAGATGTTTATGCTTATTATGCGTATCAGAAATTATTGTTAACTTAATTGTTTTCATGTTACAAATATACTAAATTATTTTGAATTATCACCAATAAGTTCTTTAACTTTTCTAGTAAGTATCGATTTGTTTTTTAATTCTCTCAAGGATATCCTCATTAGCTATATTCTCATTAATTATGATTTGCTCCAAAAGATCCTTGATGTCCCTTTTACTTCGTTCCTTAGACTTTCTTGTTGTTTTTAATTCAACCTCATATAGGTAATACGAAATCTCGTCCACGTTTTTTAGTTTTTGGATGTACTTCTCGATTCGTTGATCAAGTTTTCTGCTACCATACACATCCATCAATTCTGGGAACGCCTTATCTAGTTCATCCAATCTACCTTTTAGGTATTGTATTTCTCCGTATTTTAAAATTTGCTCTTTTGTCATTTTAATTAATTAAACCGTTAACGATATCTGTTAGTTCATCTAGTTTGATTGGTTTATCAACAAACTGGGACGCACCTGTTCGCATTGCGTGCAATATTTTATAATCATCTGTAACCGCAGTTAAAAATATGATTGGGGTTGTATCATCTTGTTTTTTTATCTCACCACACATTTCTATACCATCCATATTTGGCATACGTATATCCGTTATAACAATATCGAATTTTTTCTTTTCAAATTCAGATAACCCTATGGCTCCATCTAATGCTGTTGTAACATCGAAACCATTTTTATTAAAGTGATATGATAAGAATATTAAGATATCCTCCTCATCGTCCACTATAAGCATTTTATTTTTCATATTCTTTTAAGTATTAAACATCCTTCTGAGTCAAGATTAGGAAAGTTATTAAATCTATGAGAAATAATCATAATTTTGATTGTATGGTTATCTAACTGTTTTTCAATAACTTTCATTTTTTATACAATTTAAAGTTCGTATAGCCACTAGTTATAACCAATACTACATTATCGCTTCGATTTATAGTACGTCATAAACCCTTTAAATATTTCATCGTCATTCTCTAGTTTAGAATTAACACACCACTCTGAATACATTTCAAATATTTTAATAAAATCAGTTTCTTTAAACTCAGTATATAGTTTTTTAGTTATCGGAATGAAGAGAGTTTGAAAATTTTCTTCACAATTATCAACATTTATTAAAAACTTAGTAAAATCTTCATACAATTGAGATAATTCTAATTTATCTTCAGTTGGGATATTCTCTAGAAATAAGAGTTTTTCGTATTTTTCAACCAAAGCATCGTCTAATTCTTTTTTCCTCAATGAAGCGGCTTCTTCAAAGTTTTTTATGTAAAATCTGTTTTTCATATTTTTTTATATTGTGTTAATGTTATGTATAAATCAATCCCCAATTTTTCTTGTAACATAGTGTCAATCGCATCTTGATTATCAGCGTAGTTACTTGAATTAAATAAGAGTTCGTGCATTATTTCAAGCGTTGTTTCTTTTTCTACGCCAATATTAGCTAAAGTTTCAATAATGTGTTTTTCTTCTTCCATAATACAAATATACTACTTATTTTCCAATTAGTCAAGTTTTATCTTAAATTAACCGTACTGGTTGTAACAAGGTGTATAAGAAAGTTTGCTATGAGTATTCGTGGTAATTTGAAAGTTCATCTAAGCAAACCTTCTCATACACCCAATCGTTAGCTGCAATAGCACGAACCTACCGATAAACCGTGAGTGTATTTGGATTTTCCGCAATAAAGACAATTGCCTGATGTAAACCTTCCATCTGAGATATAACTGCATTCTTTTTTATTTTGCTCTTCTATTTCTTTAATGCAACTATATACATTGTCTTTTATCCATTGAGGAGTATTAACACCTAAATGCTTTTCTATTATTTTATTGTAATCAATTATCATAATTTTAAATTTACTTGTTAAAAATACTGCACCTAACAGCATCTACACTCAACGGCTTGAAACGTTCGCTTCCGATAGCCGTTAAGCGTAGTTGCAAAACGTTAGAAACAATATTCAAGAACTAATTCCAGTTCAGATATTCTAATTTCTGAGTTCCTAATACTAACTGATAAGTTAATAACAACATCAGTTTCTCTACCTTTAGTCTGTATTAACTCTAAACAACTACTGATGTTGTTTTTATGTCCTTTAATCCGTTCTTGAATACTATTTCTAACATCAGATATATGTAATTTTTTATCTGTGTCATTAACTTCTGTGTTCTTATTATCTTTATTCATATTATTTAAGTTTATTATTTCAATTTAAGAAAAAACTCCATATATCTGAGTATCGTTATGCGAAATTTTAGAACCACCCACGAGAAACTAATTCTACAATGGTTTTTTCTTCATTCACAATATCATATCTTAATATCTCCCATTTTTTACCTAATGGTTTTGGTAATGGAAATTTAAGCGTTTTCCAATCTACGCTATTATTTGTATCTGCAAAAAAGTGGTTGCATACACTTACGCCACAATTGAAAAAACCTTTTGGGATTTCCACCTCTATAATCTTACTTGGTTTCTTAAAAAAACTTCGCATAACAAAGGGTTTATTCAATGGCTTAGTTTCGTGTTTCAAATTATCAGTTTTCATATTATCAAGTTTTGTATTTCTAATTAAGTTTTGTGCGTAAAGTCGCCACTAAATAAACCCTCAACCGTTAGCAACAAGGCTACATTTGTGGTTTAACCAAAGAAACAAATTGCCTATGTCCTTCTGTCCTCGTTTGTTCAGTCCATCCTAATTCTTTCTTTATTCATATTTCTTTTAATAAAAGTTCTTCTCCAGTAAGAGCAAAGTATAGGTTTTGTAGTTGGTGTACGTATTTAATTTCTTTTCCAATCCAGCTAAACTTATTTTCTCTTTTTATATGTGGTGTAAACGAATTGTTTTCATTTTTAAAAAAATACCATTTTCCCACTTCACTAGAACTTAATTTGTCACTTATTGAATATGTGGTATTGTTTTCTTTTTTAAAACCAAACTTCAACAACCACTCTTCTGTTAATAAAATAGGTTCACATTCTATATCATAAGACCCACTAGTTGTAGTCCCAAAAACTTTATTTTTTATACTCCAAAATAAAATTTGTTTTGCTCCTTCTTCGTATCTGTTACTTCCATCATTAAACCCTTCAATTTGAAATTCTAATGTTTCTAAAGGAATGTCTCTTTCTGAAAACTCTTCTTTTATTTTTACCCAATTCCCAATCCTTAAATCACTCGCTTTCATAATTTAAATCATTATTAATAATACCGTCAAATATAATTTTTGGACTAATCTGTTTACCTCTTTGCTCTAACCATTTTGTATATTTAAATCCATCATTATGTTGAACAATCCGTATTCCTCTCCACTTTACCTTACCTTTTGTAATCTCACCCTTTATTGGTGGTTCAGCCATTTTTCTTAAAGCTGATGTAAAAATTTCATCTTCCCTTTTTAGTTGCTCCTGAATGAATTCGTTTACAATATTGTCCAGATTAAAGTCTGGTGTTTCTGGTAAATCAAAATTTAATTTATTAACTATTGGTTCCATATTATGTGGTTTAATTTTTAAAAAGGGGTATAGTACTTTGATTGGGTATAACTATAAGTGTAAACGATTATTAAAGTTATTATCACTAATATTACCTTTTGTTTCATTTTTTTCTTTCTCGTCGATTATCCCATCTAATTTATCACTAACCCATTCCAAATCCTCTTCTGAGACGGAAATTTCCTTTAATGCTTCGAGGAGTCTTTGCTTATCCAATTCTCCTTGATCTCTTGTCCATTTGTTATTTTCTTTCTCCATAATTTCAATTTTGTTTACCTATACAAATATAGTTATCCGATTAATGTTAATCAACTATTTCTGCAACATAAAATGAACCATCACCAGTTCCATATGTTTTAATAATAAACGACACCTTATCTCCAACACTAACCTCAGGTGCAAATATGTCTGGGTTCAATATTATTTCACTATAATATATTTTACAGATCTCTTCGTTCTTATAATATCCGTAAACTTTTCTTGGTTCATATTCAATATAAACCCCGATATTGTCTTTATGTCTAATGGTTCCTGTTTTCATAATCGATTAATTTGATAGTGGTGCTTTAATTGTCGGATGTGATTGATAGTTCTCTATTTTAAAAGTAATATCTGGATCTAAACTATTAATGATTTCGTTGATACCTAATAAATGCCAATTATCATTTCCTGAATTTATTTTTAATGTTGGTAATGGAAAAGGTTCTCTCGACCTATAAGGTGGTACAGTCATGTAATCTTCACCAACATTATTATTAAAGTCTTGTTCGACATCTAAATTATATTCCATACCAGTTTGGTAATTATTCTCAAACCAAATATCATAACGTTCTTTATATGTTAATTCTCTACCTATTTGTTCCTTTGCTTGTTCAATGTGATTTGAATATAAATGAGTATCACCCAAGTTTCCAATCAATTCATCAGGAACCATATTAACTGTTTTAGCAATGATTTCTAATAACAACCCATAAGAAGCGATGTTGAATGGGATTCCCAAAAAAATATCACACGATCTTTGCGACCACATTAATGAGATTGCTCTGCGTGGTATTCCAAATCCATCATATTCACCATGCCAGTCACCATTAAATGGCCATAGATCGCAAACGTATCCTCTATCTTCAAATATTTGTTTTCTCTCGTCCAAACTAAACTCTCTTGTATAAACTTGAAATCCGAAATGGCATGGCGGCAATGTCATTTCATCTATATCACCAACATGCCACGCTGAAACCATTAACCTACGTGAGTCTGGGTTTGTTTTAAGGTCGTTGATTAGGTTTGCGATTTGGTCAATATGTTTAGTTGTTGTTCCTGTACCTTCATTTCCATTTTTAAGTAAGTAACCGCCTTCTTTAATATGCTTCCAATCTCTCCACTGCTTCCCGTAAACTGGGCCTAAATCTCCGTACTTCTTAGCAAACTCATCATTTGTTTTGATATAGTCAACGAATTCTTCTTTTGAATATGTTTCGAACTCATACTCATTAGTTTCGTTATTATAATATGAACTACCATATTTTATTTTATCTATCTCATCTAATTCCCAATATCGCTCACAATAAGCTTGATAAGCGTCTCCATCCCAAATATGACAACTATTATCAATTAGGAATTTAATGTTTGTATCACCTCTTAAAAACCATAATAGTTCGGTTACAATACCCTTAAAATACATCTTCTTTGATGTAATCAATGGAAATCCTTCAGACATATTATGACGAATCTGTCTTCCGAATACTGAAAGTGTGCCTGTCCCAGTACGATCCTCCTTGCGGACTCCATTATCTAATATATCTCGGAGTAAATCTGTGTATTTTTTATCTAATGTATTCATAACTTATATTTAAATTTCATCTTTCTTATTTTTAACTAATCCCGTCAAAACAGATAGACATCCACCACAAAATGGTTGGTTTAATTTTATTGTTTCCATGTCAGTTTCACAAATTAAACATTTAGGTGTTGGACTAAACGTGATACGAGTTGGTTTTTTAGTTTCCTCTTTACCATATTTTTTTCTTAAGTATTCCGCCCACGCAGCTTGTTTTCTACCATGTGTAAAAAACCATCCACAGTTTATTTCAAACCATTTTACAAAATTTTTCAACATACCAATCATTTATTTATTGTTAATTTTACGTTTTACCAGTTTTATTTCCTTCGCAATTTGGTTCCTGTCATCCTCAAACGTTCCAAGATATTTTGGATCAGATTGGATGGTTACAACCCTTGAGTACTTATCTGTTAAATCCTCAAGTTTTTTTTTTAATTTGTCGATATCCTCCCCATCATTTAGTGTCGATGTGATAGTATATTGTCGACTCCTTAATCTACTTTCGAGTGGACTAATAATGTCGTAATGGTAACTTCCCCAATACGTCTCTGGAGATTTATTAATTAATTGTTGACGAAAATTTCTGATTAATTTAAGTACGGTAATTGATTGCCGATATGTCTCGCAAGAGTCAATTACCTTTTCTATCCACTTTACCACGTCTCCGTAGTGTTTACTTCGCTTTTCCATATTGTAAATATAGAAATTTTATTTTAAAAAAACAATCCCCAACTTGTCAGATGAGGATTTAATTGTTGTTTTTTTTATTTAATAAATGTTTTTGTATAAACATCTCTGATTGCTTGTATTCCGTTCGGTCGAATCTCTCTTGTTCCTATACCCGCAAAATCCTGTTCTGTAATCGAAGGAACATCTTTTAACTCCGCAAACCTAAGAGAGTCATAATCCCATTTAAACCACTTATCTTTAATTTGGTCGAAAACATAAGCATCGTTTTTTTGATTGATTGCCATCATAACGGCATATCCTGTACCACCATCAACTACGTCATTTTTAGACTTGTTTTTGTATCCTTTAACGGATTTCCCGCCAGCTTCGATTATAGTACCAATCGCAAAAACTTGTTTTGAATATTTAACCTGCGACCAGTTTCTAGCCAATAGATTCATATATTTATGAATACCAAACCTACCCAAAATTTCGTTTGCTTTGGTTATTTGAATAACACCTTCTTCATAATCTTGGTCGGAAATCTCCACCTTATTCTGAGATACGTGCGACTTTGTTCTATAGGAATAAGCATTGGTTTTGACACCAAACTCTTCACCAATCTCGTCCCAAACGGTATCTGATCCCACCGCCCCTCCAGAATGGCACGTTATTTTGGTCAAATCTATTTTTGTGTTAAAAATATCCATTAGTCTAATATGTTTTTTAATTATCTAAAAATATACACTTCTCAAACTCGTAAAGTTGTTCACCCCTTGTTGATCTAACATGTAAATTATAGGTGTATCCAACCATTTTATATGGTTTGGTTACGTTTCCACTTTTGGTTGCCCTTATCGATTCTAACGGATTGGGATAGATGTTTGAATTTGGTTCGATATTTTTAACCTTGTCCGTCCAATTAGAAATCCCATACTTACCATCGTATCTAAATTCTTTACCGATAAGTGATTGTAGATTAAAACAATGACTGGTTTCATCCTCATTATATTCAATTAAATGTGGATGTTTTTCTCCGGTGAGTTCCTCGTAATGGGGATTTAATTCACCAGTGTATGGATCATGTGTTGGTATCTTAAATTTCATTTTTGACAATGGCGTTTGTTAATTGATTGATTAATAATTGTACTTCCTTAAAATCGTGGAACCTAACTGAGGGGTCTGTATTAAAAAATTCAACATACCATTCATCATCTTTAATCTCATCATTGGTTCGTGTAATAAAGGTAATACCATCGACAATATCTAAAACGTAGTAATACGTTTCATCATCTTCGTGCTCTCCCATTTCTTCACTTTTAAACCCTAAAAGTATTAATTCTCTTTCCGTCATATCACTTATTTTTATTTATTATATTTTAAAATATAAGGTGGTTCAATTCTAACCTCACTACCGTCACTATTAAAATAATAAGCAGTTTCACTATCGAAGGATATCGTATCGGTATACCATGTTGCCGGATACCTTCGATTTGATTCTGCCGATGGTATGTATACCTCACCATTAATCTGGTATTTATAAGTCTTAGACTTACATGATAACAAAATTAATACCCCAAATATACTAATTAATTTTTTCATTCTGTTGGATTGTCATTTTTTAAAATATGATTTAAATTTCATCCATACAATTTCAGGATAATTCCATAACCACCAAAAAAATATATAAATTTTTCTCATAAATCAACTATATTGAAATTGTTTATTTTATCGGTGAATACATTATTGTTTTCATCGTGTTTGCCTAAATTGTAAGTTATATATGTCCCATTTTTAAAATAGATTTTAACCATTAAGAATCCTAATTCGGAGATATAAATATTATCTAACTCCCCAATACCTTTAGGGGTTTTGACTGTTGGTGATTTTGTCATAAATGCTATGTAATGTGTTTTCGATTTGTGATTTAATTTCTCCCTCGTATTGAACTCGGATATTATCAACTTTATTGTCAAAATGCTCAATAATTTTATTAACGTCCCTTTCACCTAAATTAATAACGTAGTGATAAACGTGGTTTGTTATCTCAATTTTGGAATCAACAATAATAATAAATATGTCTAACGGTTTGTTGATAATATACCTCTTATGTGAAAGTGGTGCGATTGTAAATTTAGAATCTGGATGATTAATCATTTTTCGACAAATAGCCTTACAGATATTCTCATACCCTGTTGGTTCCGCAGGTGTTTTAAACCAACTAGACCCCTTTTCCCATCTATAAAACTTTACTCTAAAACGTTTTACTAATCTTTTAATCTTATTTTTTAACATACCCATATTTTTATAAAAATTAAGTATAAAATAAGGATAAGACAATGGGTTACTTAAATTTTTTGATATTTCCTTTTGATCTCATTTGATTTGCATAATCCAACCATGTTTGTTTAATTAATGCCCATTCTTTTTTGTGATCTTTAAATTTCCTTTTGTTTTCTTCGAACCATTCATCCATGGCGTCTTCTAAAGAAATTCTTTTGGTTTTTGATCTTTTAATGAGACCCCTAACATATGCTGGTATTTCAATTTTTGATGTTAAATATTTAAAATTAAAATCTTCGTCTTTGTGACTATACTCTTCATCGTTATATGTTTCCTTGTCTTGGAAATTTTGCTGTTCAACATGTTCCAATTCGTGCTCTATCGTTTCTTTTACTTCAGCAACCAAGTCGTTCATGTTTTCTGGAAAAGCATTAGGGTTAAACGTAATCTCGATAAATATTTCCTCCATGTCAGCTTCAGCCTGTATCGAAAACGGATCATCCATTTCTTCATCCTCTAAAAAATAACATTTAAAATCGAAGACAGCATATTCGTCACCTCTTTCAAAACTTAGATTATACAGTTCAAAATTCTCATTTTTTTTAAACTGTTTGATTACCATTCTGGATAGTTTCAATGAAATTTCATCAGTCTTCCTTTCGGTAACTAACGTCTGTTTGATTCTCTTTACTAATTGTTCAATTAATACTTGTCTCATTGTTGTAAGTGTGTCATCAATACACCACCGAGTGATGTTGCGTGGACCAATAGGTGGTTGATCGCTTCGATATCTAATTTGGTTTTTCTTTTTGTGAAATCAAGACCTAGTGTCCCTATAAACTTATCGTCAATTGTTTTAATAGCAAATAGATATCCAGATTTAGATCCAGTATCTTCAGCAATATACTTTAATCCGTATGTTGCTACCGTTTCATCTTTAAAATCAGGGATTTCAATAAAATCGTCACTTAATAATCGATTAATTGATTTTGAAAACAGATTAACTGGTATGTTATGGAAATTACTTTGAACTGACGCAACACCTGGATGTACCGTTTCGTACATGATTGAGAATTTAGCCATGGATTTACCTGTTGGATAAAAGTTACCTCCGTTGTGGAATTGTGTTATCCAAACCCTATCCGCCTTAAACTCCTCTTTAATATGTTCGATTTTGTTTGTTACCATTTCAGCAACTCTTAACGTTTCTTTAACCATGTCTGGTTTTTCTTTCTTTTCCAATTTACTCTTAATATAGACTATTAAAATTGGACCTAATACCCCCGTTATAAATGCGATTATAATATTTACGTAATTTACCATTTGTTATTATTATTTTTTGTACCGTTATATAAATATATCGTTAAACTAAAAACCCCCACATTATATGGGGATTTTAATTGTTAATTTAATTTTAAAATTATTTTTTGTCAATAATAGACCAAACCGCACCTGTGAATGTCATTGCCGCACCAACGATCTCAACGATCATTGTTTCACTCACAAGTCCCTTCATTACGAAGATACCACCTACGAATGTAAATGCGTGTCTAATAATTCCCATAATTTGTTCTTTAGATAATTTCATAATTTAAAATTTAAAAGTTTATTTTATAATAAATATCACTTAAGTAAGTTATGGTATACCTTGAAGTATTTTAGTCTATCAGAGAGCCCATTAATCGAGGGAACTACACATATTTAAACACGTATCCGTGGGTATGATTTCTTTTACCATTTGCAACTAAACTAGCTTTACTGTTTGCGTGGTAAAAACCTAAAACTCTACAAGCTTCCGAAATCGCATAAAATCTTCCGATATATTCATTATCATCAAACTTAAACACATCAACAGATTTTGCCTGACCCGATTTAATTGAACTTATTGATTGTTTTTTCTTAACTTCCTCCGACCTTTTTTGTCCTGTTAATGCTTTACTTTTTTTTAATTTTGTTTCATCCGATTGAAATTTACCGAACATTGGATTTTTATCCCCTAATTTTTGTTGTCTTATCTTTTCTTTGGTTTCCTCCGATCTAGCACAATTCCATACACCGTCACCCCCATCGGTCATATTTGTTAATGATCCAGTATTTAAATTTTTTCTACCATATAACTTAATAAATTCTTTTTCTTTTTCAGAAGCTTGAGTTTTACTTAAACCTTCTAAAATAATTTCAATTTCAATATCAGTTTTAATAAATATTTTTACCCAAATCTCATTACGCCTATTAGGGTTAGTTTGATATGCTCTTGCATAATTTTTTTTATTACCAATACCGATATAAAAAGGTTCGTTCTTATCCTTTCTAATATGACGATAAACATACCAATTATTTTCCATCATACTTTTTTATTTCATTAAGTATTAATTTATCAACCCAATCATTTAATTTAATAGAATTATTTTTACAATATTCTTTTAATTTTTGATGCGTTTCTTTAGTAATAATTAAAGTTTTTCTTTCCATAATTATAAATATCGTGGAAATGTAAAAAAGTATAAAAAAGTATAAAAATTACGACAGTAATGAGTATATTTTGTTGAACTCTTTAATTCGCTCATCTAACCCCAAAATCCCTCCATTTACTCTTTTAGTTACTGCGGTAATCGTATCTACGTCAGCCCCTTTGTCACAAATAGACCAAAGTTTATTTGACGTGAAGAAAAACGCCGAGGAGGATAATGGATATTTTGTTGCCACAAGATCGGGATTACTCACACAATCTTCACCAATAAAGTTTGTAAATCTTGTATAATTCTCTTTGCCTGTGGTTTGCAGATAACCTCTCCCACGAAATTTATAACCTTCTTTTGATGATTCATCACCATTACCCATTCTACCACCATAAACTCGAGCAGCAATCTTTTCGGGGTTTTTAGCATAAGATTCTGACAAGTTACCAGGAAAGTATTTACCAAACGTTTTTTTTAACCCATCAGCAGAATAATTTAAATTTTCTGATACCGATTTAAAACCTCCCGATTCGTGAGCACATTGTGATAAAAAGTGAGCAAGTCTTAGATTTGTTGTAATGTTGAATTTGATTGCGGTATCTGGAATCTGAGCTAAAACGCTATCAGGAACCGTTCCTTTTAATTTTTCAATACTTAATCCCGCCACTGGTGTAATATGTCCCCCTTCAGTAACCACCGCAGAGACAAACATTTTATCCCATGTAGCATCACCAACGACACCATCAGAATTTAATCCATTGGCTGTTTGCCATTCTTTAACCTTTTTTTCTGTATTTGGCCCAAATGTCCCATCAGATGTTAATTTTAATTTTTCTTGGAGTTTTTTAACATCGTCACCTTTCGATCCTATTTTTAACAACATAATTTATTATTTTAATTCGTTTAATGACTCTTCAACATATTTGTCTCGTTGATTTTGAAGATATTCAATTCTATCTAAAAGTACATCCTTATCCTCTTTAGCTGTCTTATCTATTAGTTGATCCTTTTTTTCGTATTGTGATTGCCAAAACGAGACTCTCTCCTCCATCAAACCGTGTTGATAGTAGATTACCCCCAACATGAGTATAATAATAAAGGACTGCTCTTTTAGTTTAGATAAAAACGTATCAATAAACCCATTGGTTTGAGGTGTTTTTTCATCCATGACGTATCTTTATTTTAAATTTTTATTAGTTCAAATGGGTATCAACCACATGTGATTCCTATCAATATAAATATATTAGAAACGCGTTTAGGTGATATTTATAATTAAAATTATGTACACAAAAGAACAAGTAGAATTAGCGGTAAAATCAAAAGGGTACGTTTGGTTTGAGGATGCCAACAATAAAGGTTATGATGTTAATATCATTGGGGTTAGAAATATGGTACCAGGTCAAAAAGTTACAAACTCATTTGATGATACGATCACATTATCCTATAAAGTGGGGGGTGTTTGGAAATACCATTCTTGGCCGGCAACTACCGATCCAGGTACTAAAGGTATTCTCGAGACAACCAATAAAAGTGGTATTGCAAGATTGGTTGAGGGTCAGTATCGTGGATCTCATACCATCAGATTACATCAAGGTAAATACGAGGCGTTGGGTCAGGCTAAAAACGTTAAAGTTTATCGTGACGCAAATCGTGATATGAAATATGATGAGACAAAAATTGAGGAGGGGGTGTTTGGTATTAATATCCACCATGCTGGTGCGGATTCAACATATGTTAATGACTGGTCGATGGGTTGTCAGGTATTTAAAAAATTGGCAGATTTTGAGGAATTCATGAAGATATGTAGAAAGGCTAGAGATATTCACGGTAACTCATTTAGTTATACGCTTATTAAGTCAACGGATATTAAATAAAAAAATAAGCCAGTAAAGGGTTCGAACCAATGACACGTCCTTTTAAGGGGATTGCTCTACCAACTGAGCTAACTGACTTACATAATATTAAACCATCACTTTTAGATTGTCAAGTATTATGTAAAAAATAAACAGGAAGCACCTGTTCAGATTGTATAACGTACTGCCGAGAGCCTAGTTATAAGATTTATTTTTTAGCTATCATTAATCTTATAACACTTTACGACAACACCACTGTTCATGCCTTTGTGTCAATCTGTTTGTGTTGGGGGTTTGTATCTATTGGTACCCCAACTTTGTAAGTCTGTCTTAGCTTACACCTCCATTCACGACGCTAGCTTCATCTAATGGCTGTTATTATCCTAGTGCTAGATCAAATAACCGATGTTGCCAGGACAGGATTCGAACCTGTAATATAACCCCGTAGGTTACTCAATTTTTTATAGAGGATTGACCTTTACCTCTTTATTCTGCGTCTACCATTCTGCCACCTGACTATATGTTAAATGTCCATCATACATTCACGCGTACATTCAGAACAGCAATTACATAATGATTCATAATCGCCGTTGATATCTTCTGCAAATGGACATGTATGTAAGTCTTCTGATGTTGAACCACATTCGCATGCATGTTTTGTGTCTTCCATATTTATTTGTTTTAATTTTTTGTAGTCAGGACAGGATTCGAACCTGCAAGTAATGGAAGTTCCTCAGCCTCTCCCATGTTCAGTGTTTTGTGCTCTGCCCTTTGTTTTATACTCTGACGCCAACAGTTTTCGCCACCTGACCATGTTGCTGTCTTTCCAGCTGTCAATAGGGATCTTTTGTGTACATTCAGGACTCTCATATACTTCCTTTGTAGTCAGAGTAGGAATCGAACCTACAAGATACTATTTGAACGTTTCTATCCACCTTCCGAAGTCATAGAGTGTTTACGGACATTCGGCTCTCTTGATAGCGGTATGTACCATAACCGTCAATTTGTGTCTGCCAATTCCACCACCTGACAATTTAAAAAATTAACCTACCGATCGTAACCTATTTACGCTTGAGTTACGGTCCCATTTACCACAGTGAAACATTCGTACCTATTTTCACTTTCCTTATTGCCTACTTTTTGTTCAGCTCCTCAGTTAATTTAGTGGCCAGGGCTGGTCTCGAACCAACACGCGTAACTTTCTTGGTTCTTCCCCAATGGCACGCTATCCACTCATTAATTTAGCGTCTACCAATTCCGCCACCTGACTATTATATTATTTTAACCCTTGAACTTGTTCCATAATTTCTGCAACACCCTCAGGTTCCAAATACCCAATAACATCATTTGTCACTGGAGTATCATAAGTTAAATCACCATCTTTACCCAAAACGGCAACCTCAAATAAACCATCCTTACCTCCATACGAATATGTATGAGAAACAACAGATACACCATACCCATTTTCGAACACCATTCGAGACGTTACCCCAGTTTGATACGGAGAATCTTCAATTTTTTTAAACTCTAAATCTTCAAATTTTTTCATAATGGTTATTTTTAATTTATTTTTTGTAGTTTAGTAGTTAACACACACTCTCGTTTCACTATCTTGTGTTAACAGGTTGATACACTTTACGAGTTTCCCGTTTTTTACTACCACATATTTTTATTTCAATTAACTTCTTTTCTTATCACGGGAGTAGGACACTCATCTCTAACTTTCCCACCCCCGTTGTTTGTCTTACAAAGATATGTTTTTATTTTTAATCTACCAACGCCACGTTCAATTTTTTTACTCTATTTTGGTATGTTGTATTATAAAATTTATCAAAAGTTTTGGTATTGAAGTTAAACCTAACCATTACACCATTTTTTAGTTTTTTGTATGCTTCGCCCCAGTTCATACCGTTATTTGACATATCAAACACTGAGATACCCGCTGAAGATTTACCGATACTTCCAACATGGATAGAAACATTTGTTTCAGGGTTGTATAAACATCTTCCGTACGCCTCACCTCTTGGATCAGTAACGAAACCTCTTTTTTTAAACTCTTGGTGTACGTTTTCAAACATCTCTACTTTGTTCATAATATGTCGTTTTATTTATGTGTCTTACAAAGATATGTATTCATCTTTGATTTGCCAAACCTTTTTTAATCTTTTTTAAAAATAAAAAACCCCACCTGTATTAGAAAGTGGGGGTTTTAAAGTTTTTATGTGTTAAGTTATTTAATACTCATCTTCTTCTTCTTCACCAAGTATATCATAAAGTTGTTCCTCATAATTTTCAGTAACGTAAGCCAAGTCGTCTTGCATACTAGACATAATATTTCTTGCCAATTTCATAGCTTCTGTTTTCATCGAATCTCGATATCCTCCCAGTTGGTCAAGAGCATCTCTAACCCCCTCAAATATATCTTCTACTGTGATGGACATACCTTCACCTTCCATTCTATCCTCTTCGTTTTGTTCAATAACAACACGTTTAACGATACGTGTTAAATCGCTTTCTGTTAGTCTTACTGTCTTTTTCATAATTTTACTTTTTATTTTATTTATTATTAATTATAATTTTGTAAGATTAACCCAACTGCTCAATAGCATATTGGTAAACCCCATGTGTTTCTAACCCCTTTAAATTGTATGACTTATCCGCCCATTTCTTTATAAGTGCCAGTATTTCATCGTATTCAAGTTTAAACCCTTTTGTTAAAAATGACAAAACACTTTCATAAACTACGTAAAGAAGTCCCCTTTTTTTATTGTAAGCCATTAAATTTTTTCCGTTTTCTTGTTTAACTAAATACCAATCTGGTTTAATCTCACTTTGAGCGACATCCAAATCATTAAACATATGTAGGAATTCCATTGGATCATTGTTGAATCCGGATTTTGACAACTCTTCCGATCCGTTAACCATTTCTGCAGTAGTCTCCCAACCAAACTCTTTAACCATTTGTTTAAGACTTTGTTTAAACGATTCCTCTTTTAATATTTTTTTAATAATGTGTTTCATAATGTATAAAATTTTTTTGATAATTGTTTTTGTAATTTTAAAACATCGACCATATTTCCACTTTTTTTATTAGTCCACGATCGATATAGATTTTTAACGTGTTCCGACTCTTCTTTAATATCTCATCTAACAATCCATATTATACGTATTCCTCATCGCTATCATCCAAACTCCACGGATCGAAATCATCATCATCGTTACCTTTAAATTTTAAAGATGTTCCTTCAAAATCAAATTTCCCTGGTTTTACAGCTCCTTTTGGGAGTTTTCTATGATTTTTTTGACTATAGTCGTCATATCTATTTCGAGTGGTAAAATCATCGTGTCCCTCCTCTAACTCACCTCCATCTGTGTGATAAATGTCAGATTTATCTAATAAATCGTTAATATAATCAAGAACCACATCAGACAATTCGTTTAACTTTGTTATCCCTATTTTTTCTTCAATAGCAGCCAAAATATCCTCAATAATATAATCTAAATCCCACATAGATTTATTATCATATTCACTGACTTTAAACCCTTCGGTTTTATCACTAACAAGATTATTGATCATGTTTTCTAAATGTTTAGGTAAAGTCAAAGTCGGATAAGTCTTGTCAACACCCATAGTAGTATCTTCAAACCCCTCTTGTTTTAATAACTTTTCAATACGAGACGCCAACTTATCGTTTCCTCTTTTACGTACATGACGCATTATTTCGTATTCATTCATTTGGTTAACTGTGTCAAAATCTAAAGTCGAAGCGACATTTCCTGTGTACATAAGGAAACGTCGACCAGCAACAATTAAATCCTGTAGTCTCTCTTCACCTTTATCTGTTTGTCCCCACTCTTCGTCACGTTCGTCTCGTTCTTTAATCACTCGTCTAACAATACGTGTTAAATCGGATTCTGTAAGTTTTATAATTTTTTTCATATTATCGTTTTATTAATAAATATACCAATAAACAAAAAAAACGTATATTTTTATACACGTTTCACTAATTCTGTTGGAACTAACCGTCTTAAAGGTATTTCATAGTTTGAAATGAACCAATCAAGAAGTAATCCTTCAGTTTGATTATCAAAATACCCTTCAAGATTATCTACTAGTCCCATTGGGCAATTCAAATCTCTGCCGTACCCAATATTATTAAAATAAAAAAACACAAAATATTTTACTCTACTTTTATCTTGTAAAAAAAATGTTGTGGTGTCCCCATCAAAAAGGTGTCCCAACTTTAAATCATTTAGCTGTGGATAAAACTTATCAATATAATCTGAAAAGGATTTTTCTAAACTCATAGTTTTGGTTCTTCGTCTAATTTTTGTAAAAATACATAATACTCATCTGAGTTTATAAACTCATTGTGCATTAATTCTAATGTGTCTTCCATATTATTAAATCTTTTTTACCTCTTGAACTACCCAATCACTAAAGATGAATGGGATTCCTGTTTCTTAGACTTGCGTAACCGCAACGCCTCCACAGGTTTTTGTTTAATGTCCGACTCGGTTCCCGAACCAGACAATATGTTTATTCCTTGTATAAGGATATTTTTAGCAGCATTTACATCTCTATCGTGATGTGTATTACAAGAAGGACAAGTCCATTCTCCATCTTTTAATGTTAATCCTTCGTTTATATAATGACAAGCGGAACAACTTTTAGAACTAGGATAGAACCTATCTATCTGAACTAATTGTCTATCATTCCAATCCGATTTATATTTTAACATATCAACAAATTTTGACCAACTAACATCTGATATTGATTGAGCTAATTTATGGTTTTTTATCATATTTTTAACAGATAAGTTTTCTAAACAGATAATTTGATTTTCATTAACTATTTTTTGACTTAACTTATGTAAAAAATCATTTCTTTTATTACTTATTTTTTCATGAATTAAAGATACTAAAATTCTTTGTTTTTGTCTATTATTAGAACCTTTATTTTTTTTACTTAATTGTTTTTGTTTGTATTTTAATTTTTTTAATTGTTTTTTAAGGAATTTAGGATTGTCAAATTTAACACCAGTATCGGTTATTAAAAACTTTTTTAAACCTAAGTCAATACCTACTTTATTATCATTTTGAACTTTAGGTGTATAATTAAATTCCCCTTGTAATGAAGCATAATATTTACCTGATGCGGTTTTGGATATATTAATTGAATTAAATTTAATTAAATTTTTTAATTCTAATTTACCTCTAAAATGGATACCTTCTCTAAATTTAGGGATAATAATTTTATTTTTTTCTATTTTAAATGTAGAATTAACCGGTACTTTAAATGATTGGTTATTTGATTTTTTCTTAAAATTAGGGAATTTTGTTTGTCCTCTGAAGAAGTTTCTAAATGAGTTATCTAAATATTTTAAACTCCATTGTAATGATTGTGAATTAACCTCATTAAGAAAGTTAAAATTTTCTAAATTTTTCATTTCTGATAGTTTATTTGCCGTTACAACATAATTCAGATTGATTTTATTCTCTTTATATTCCAGATTTCTAACATTTAAAAAATGATTATATACGAATCTAATACAACCAAAATGTTTTTCCAAAAGAACTTTTTGTTCTTTATTAGGGTAAATTCTAACTTTGTATGATTTGTTAATAACCTTCATATTATATAAATATCTTGGTTTTAACAAAAAGAAGAATTTTATTAAAAAAATATTAAATTATTTCACACCTTACATCCCAACCACTAAAGATGGTTGGGTTTTTCGGTGGAGTGACATAAAAAACCCCCAGTCAATAAAGAAGGGGGGAATGATAATATTTTAGTACTGTGTGGTTAATTACCAATAATCAATCCATCCAGATCGATTCCACCACTACCTTTTGCTCTATCTTCAATGTCATCATACATATGAGACTTAACAACTGCGGTTATTGATTGTTCGGCTTGAGCGATTTTGGTTTCCATCCAATCTTCAAGTTCCTCACCCTCTTCCATCATTTCCCACATCTTATATGCCAATGTGGCTATGGTAAACAATTGTTGTTTTGCCATATAAGAACCATCATGATCATTTTCTTTTAGAATTCTAACCATCCGTTCTAGTTGTTTTTCTGTTACTATAATTTTTCCCATAATTTTTTATTTTAATTCCAAGTCCGACAGCTCCAATATCTAGGTTTCCATCTGGGACCTGGACTGTCACAATTCATTCTCGCTCTAAACGATTTTCTACGTTCAGGATTATTTTTTTTAATAACCATTCGTTTCCCATGTGCAGATTTACCACCAAATCCAAAATTCACCTTAACGACTTTTCCTTTATCGTTTTTAACATAAACCTTAAACTTTTTAATATCCCCCTGCATGACTTTACCAAGACTCACATTTCTACCTTGATACTCCGCTTCAGTTAGAATGTTAACCTCTTCGACCGATCCAAACTCATCCTCATATATTAAGGAATTCGTTAGAAACTCTTCTTTCAATACCTTTTTTATGATTTCATTAATATTCATAATAATAAATATCACACAAACAAAAAAAAGGTGAGATTTCTCTCACCTTTCAGGGTCGATCACGGATTGTGATTCGAGCAACCACCACTTTGTTTTAAAGAGAAACAAAGAAACTACCCTTCCAACTTAGATTTTGCAACCATAACATCAACCATCGACACCTCTTTTGCTACACCTATAACCACACACTCTTTTAAGATTTCAGTTGGTACGTGAATCAAAAAGTCCTTCCCGTTGAACGTAGATAGTGATTGTTTCAACTCAATAGACGAGTGTATCATTTTTAAAAACAATTTGAATTGTACCTCATCGATGAATGTCTCATTCAATATTTCCCCATATTTAGGATGAATAATCGTTATGTGTTTTAGTGTCGCCATATCTTTGATTTAAACAAATGTAATACTTTTTTTTATATTAAACTACCCGTTTGGAAATTAATTTTTGAAATTGTTGCATATCTACATGCGTCGATTCCGAAATATTTTAACTCATCATCAATTCTTCGTAATAACGGACCCCTCAACATACTACCCATTCGTCTAGCGCTATACCTATCAGAGTTGTGACGAGCATTTGTCATATCAATAATAACGTCAATTTCATATGCATATTTTAGGTCGTCTCGGTACCTTTCATTGGCGTGTCGATACTTTCTAATCGATGTGATTTTGATTATCGAGTTATTTATATAATAATCAAATATCCAACCTTCAGGGTTTCCGTTCGATTCCACGACGTAAACTTTGTCTTTAATTAATTTTTTAACCGACTTAATGTGGTTATCCGATATTGCTCGTCCTACTTTATATCCGTTTTTCATACAACAAATATACGCTTTTTAATTCAATGACAAAAAAATAAATAATTAATTTCACTTGAATATTATAAAAATATCATTTATTAATTGCCGGTTAGTGAATTATTCATATATTTGTTTTATAAAAATTTAAGACATGGTAGACAGAGATAAAATCCAAAAAGAAGCTGAATTGTATAAAAATGTGTCAACTTTAAAATTGAGAAGAACGATATTAACTTATAAGTTTTTATCACTTTCTAATTCAAGAAATTATAATTTTATTTTATCATTTCTTTCAATTTTTATCCCGTATTTAATATTCGTTAATGTGACGTTATTCACATTGTCCCTGGTGTTTCTTTTTCACTACTTCGTTTTATGGAAATACATGTACCTAAATAAAAATTCAAATTTAGTTAGTGACGAGGACAAGGATGAAATCGATGCGGTTATTGTGATCTTGGAGGGTTATTTAAAAAATAGATGAAACCAAAAAATCCCCCTGTATTGGGGGGATTTCTTTTATATGATTTTTTTTAATTATTTGTTTGTTCTTCTGTATTGTACGTCTTTACCTTTAAGAGCTAACGCCAATCCTGCAGCAACCATAGCTACTGAAATAGGTCCAGCATAATTACCAGCTCCTGCCTGTTCAATAAATGAATGTATTTTTGATAACATCGCAGATTCAGACCAACCTGTGAATTCGCTAAGTGTTGCGATTACCCCAGCGGCCGCAGTACCTAAACCACCTCTAATCATCATTTTTTCTTTGAAGTTTGACATTCTACTTTTAGAATCCATTTCTTCTTCTTGAATACCTCTTGATCGTTTTGGTGCTGATTTTCGTTTCAAATCACGTATTTCCTCGTCGTCTAGTTTTGGTAAAACTTTTTTATCAAGGAATTTGGCAATTAAATCTATCGCATCTTGTTTGGACATTTCATTATCACCATCTTCATCTGTTGATTTCATATCGTTTTCAGACTCTTCAACGATTCTTTTAATAAGATCAGTTAAATCCGATTCTGTTAGTCTAACTATTTTTTTCATAATACTTTTTGTTTATAATTTTTTTATCTTCCAATATAAATATATAGTTAATTGAAAAAGTAAGGATTATAAACGAAAAAACCCCACCTTTTTGGGGTAGAGTTTAATTATATTGTAGCATCGGACCGGAATCGAACCAGCTTGAGTTGGCTTATGAGACCAATGAAATACCTTACCTCCCCCCTGCTATATTTGAATATTAAAAAAAACCTGAGATTATAGTTTTTATTAAGTGTCTTTTGAGTCATTATGTATTCTACTCTTATCCACAGGATTTTGTCCTGTAACACTCATTACCGATTGGTTAGACCAATCACTCCTTGACGATACAACTACTCTCTTACTACTCCTGTCTCATCAAGATTGCGTCCTGATTCGGATTTCGACGTCCTAGAGATTTTTCATAAAAATACGGTCAAACTTGCGGTTATCACGTTCCACTGACAGCCAGTGAATAGGTGGGTAACTTCCGTCATATCGTAACGAACACTTTTGCTTATTTTTAGTTAATTTTACTTAATTTAGTAATAAGTTGTGTGTTGTGGATGAATCAAAGTAGCGGTCCGTTTAGGATCCATTTTCTTTTGAAAAACAGAATACCTGACTACCTCGTGAAATGTCCCCATTTCCATATTTTAAGATTACTTCATATCAAGATCTTGGTAGATCTTTGATAGGGATAATAGCGACACCACTCGTTCTTTATCTTACCTTTCGGTTTTAAGTCCCCTTTTATAATGGTATCCGCAATTATATATTTGGAATTTATATTTTTCGCTTGATACCTATGGGTTATTCTTATTGGAGTTCCCTCCTCAGACTGACAATCCACATTGCCGTTCCATCCAACCACTTTCCCTAAAGCGTCGCCCTCAATACTAAAGGTCGGATGATATCCCACTTGTGTACTCGACCTCAGTTTCCCAAGACGCAAATCTACTAACACTCGCAAATTCACTTTATCCCACTTTCGTGGTTTATTTTAATGGACCATACACGGCCCAATGACTTAATTTAGTTTCACGTTTAAAGAAAGGGAGGTGTTATATTCACTTTTTTTAACTGTGGTGACTGTTTCGGTCGGTTTTAGAATTTCAAAGAACGTTATCGGACGTTTCCGATTTGTTTTACAATGTTAAGTCTTTTTTTTCAATTAGACAAGTCCTTGTGGACATTTTTAAGCTTTTTCTGCGTAGACATCGTGAGTCTCGTATTTACTAGCCTGAGCAGCGGCGAACTCGCTGTTAGGTGTGTAAAGTTTTTCTCCGTTAGGTCCGTAGTAGTAGAACATTTTGCTCTCAACAACTTCAATTTCTTCACTCATATTTTAATCGTTTAAATTTAATAATTCGATTTATTTATTAGGACGTTTCCTAATTGTTTTACAAATCTAACGCTATTAAATTGTTTTGTCAAACGTTTAAATAAAAAAAATGAATATTTTACGGAAGTAATAATAAATACGTCTAAAAACACCAAAAGCCAAAGTTTCTTATAAAAACTTCAATATTTCCATCAGATATCCTAAATTTAGTACCCATTACCTGATTTAATGGTATTTATATTATATGAATATTATTATAAATGAAAACACATTCAAATGTAGGCTTTGTGCAACACCAAAAACAATACGTGAAGGGATGCAAAACAAAACCTTCGATATGAATTTTAACGGCATGTTTTTTATGTTACCAAACAATGGTGATCAAAGTTTTTGGATGTACGATTGTATAACTCCATTAGATATTATATTCATAAATGGTGATACCATTACATCCATTCATAGTGACTGTCCACCATGTCATGATGAATCGTCATGTGAATCCTACGCTGGAGTTGGTGATCAAGTGTTGGAGGTTGTTGGTGGTACCTGTGATTCACTAGGAATTAAAGTGGGGGACAGTGTAAAGACGTCCCTATATTAATCAATTTTAGAATTTAATACTCTAACGAATTCGTCCTTGAGGTTATAGTACAAGTAAAAAGTATGGATTTAAAATTGGGGATTTAGTTCAGATATAGATATTTCTCATTTCCGCAATTAAATATTCTATAATAACCCAACCCATACATAATTTCCACTTCAGTCAAATTCACATCATGTCCCTTTTTAACCAATTTATGTTTTTGGTAATTAATCCTATTTTCCCGCTTACCATTAATAACATAATAATAATTTGGTTTACTTACCCCAATTAATTCAAAACCAAGATTTTTATATAAATCACCATTAGCCCAAGATATATCACAATAAGATAAAACGCTACTTGGGTTATAATCTTTAATGAATTGTTTAAACAATTTAGAAGCTCCACCCACAACTGAGGTACCAATTTTATTACAAAATCTAACTAATTCATATTCACCATCTTTATGTGATTTGTTCAATACCTTTCTTGTTTTCATAAAAGTCATTAATGATATCAGTTCATCATTATAATATAACCCATAATTCATATTCGTATTAACAAACCCCTGTAAGTGATTTTTATTTAAAAAATCTTTAACAATTTCTTTATCCTTGATTACCCTAATATTTGTTTTCCTACCATAAATTTTGTTAGATGTTTTTAAAATGTTACCAATAATCGATTTTACAATATCAATTTTAAAATCAAAGTCATCTTCAAAAACATGTATTAATCTAACATTATTCTCACGGCACAATGTGGTCTTTTTAATATGATAATCATTATCAACAAATAATTCAGAATGCCATCTTAAACCATTAAATTCAAACCCTATCTTTAATTCAGGTAAATAAACATCAATTTCTTTACGATTTATTTTATACGATTGAATAATCTCTCCATCATATAATTCACCGATTAATTTGTATAACAAAATCTCTTTCCCTGATATATTACCATCAATTGGATTACATTCACAACAAAACTCAGTTTTACAAATCTTTCTATTAGAATATAAATTTTTAGGTATTTTAGATTCCCCATGAACACCACATTTAATAATAAAATGGTTTTCATCTTGACCAATAACTTTTGGGTTTTCAACTAAAAATTGATTAAACACAGTGTCTTTTCTTTTTTGTTGTTCAACTAACCCTCTTTCATTTTTCCATTTTTCACTTTGTCTAAAATGCTCAGAACCCCATTTCAATAAATTACTTTGTTTACTTTTCTCTTTAAAGTCATCCGTTTTAAATATACTTTTAGAACCGTATTTCTTTAAAAAAGTTTCCTCCATTTTGTTTTTACCACACTTAGCAGAACAAGTGTAATACCCACCTTTATTAACCGATTGATTATATCTTCTATATTGAATTTTTACTTCTTTACCACACACATCACAAACCGCATCAACAATTAAATGACTTTGGGGATTAACCAACTCAATTGGCAAATCATTATATTCATTAAACTTAACATCAATGTTATTTTTTCTATAATAATCACCCACATTACCAGTGATCCTAATCTTAATCTCGTTAGTTAAAAGCATAAAAAATGGTTTACTATAAATATAGTAAACCATTCATTTATGTCCACCAAATTATTGGTTATTTATTTTATCTTGTAATACTTTAACAAATTGATCTTGTATCATCTTAGTAAACTTAACCGATGCAGAATCCTCACCTTCCGCTTTATCATTTTTACCAGGTCTTGACGGTCGACCTAAATAATTAAGTCCTGAAATGTTTGTAATACATTTGTGTCCCCCACTGTTAGATTGTATCAAATCCCAAGCATTAATAGTTATTTTATCCATTAACTCTATTTGTTTTGGTGATAATGATTTAAATGGTTTAGTCATTATATTACCTAATATATCAAGTAATTTCTGTCCATTACCCATTTGTTTAAATTTTTCACCATATAACGCAACAAAGTCTTTAAATGTAAATCCAACTGACTCAGAATTCATACCACTTTCAGACACCCATTTAATTGTTGATAAGGGGATTTCTTTCGATTTTAATTGTGATTCCCATCTACTTAATACCTCATCTTTAATCTCACCTAAGTTAACACCTTTCAATGCTCTACTTTCTTTAAATGGATTACAAGACGCTTGTACCAATCCCATCGGCCAAGCAAGAACTATAAAGTCAGCTTCAGGATTGTTTCTGAATGGGGTATATCTGTCGTATGAACCCGGTTTGAACATAGAACCCCCTCCATATTGTTTGATAATATTTCCAACCATTTCAACGTTTTTATGACTCTTCATTGAAGATACATAATCTTCTTTGTTCTTTTCTAATTGTGGAATGTCAGCATATCCTTTTTCTTGGACAATCTGTTTGATTCTTAACAATATGTTTAATAATGATGGGGTACAATCCAATACCAACGTTTCTAAGAACCCTGGTTTGTTTTTAAATGCTAATAACAATTTGTTTGTTACTAACCCCATTAACATTTTATTTCTTTTTAATGATGAATCTTTATCAAATTTAAATAAGTAAGACATTACCTGTTCAGGGCTAATGTTTTGAACTGCGTAGTTTGCAGAATCCACAGTTGAAATTAATATAATATCATCATTCGGAAATAATTCTTTTGGTGATATACTTTGCGAAATTGTTTCAACGTTTGATCTTGAACTTTTAAAACTTGTTGACGTTCCTGATTCAACACCAGCTTGGCTATCGTGGTGATCAGTATGAATAACAAACATTGGTTTACCGTGAGCAAAATCCACCAATACAGGCATTACATCACCACTAGCGTCCGGTTTCTTTATCGACCATTCCTTATCTCCGTATTGGATAATTTCAGCATCAACAACTTTGATACCTTGATTCTCCAAATAAGCTTTCATAGCGATAGCTGTTGTAACACCATCCAAATCTTGATGGAAATATATTTTAGCTTTTTTATATCTATCTCTAATCTTACCTATGTCTCTTATTCCAGACTCTTTGATAAGTTGTTTGTATTGGCTTTCAGTTATAATTATCTTCATACCATATAAATACCATTAAAAACAAAAAAACCAAGATTACTCTTGGATTTCTTCAACTACTGTTTGTAAATTTTTAAAATACTCAACTCGAGTTTTTGCCACTTCAGCATAATTTGGTGATAACTCAATGCCCAACCATCGTCTCCCTAAGATTTCGGCAGCCACCAAACTAGTTCCGCTTCCAGCAAATGGGTCCAAAATTATATCGTTTTTGTAGGACAATATTTTGATTGCTTTCGTCGGTATGTCCATCGAGAATGTCGCCTTGGTGAGTGATTTAGTATCAGCAAAGTAATTCCACTGACCAAAAACAAGTTCCATAAATTCTTTCTTATCCGTTTCTTCATACACAACTTTCTTTTTTATGGTTCCGTCCTCCTGCTCAATGTCAGTTGGTGTACCCTTCCATTGTGGTTCCCCTTTAACCTTTTTAATGTGTAGTTTTTTGTATGCCAATATTACACACTCCTTCGGGTTATAAATATAGGGCGAGCTAGGACTCATCCACGATCCCCAAGCTGTCGTTTTAGATCTATGTGGTGATTGTTCCTCCAAATCAACGATACCAAAAAACCCAAAACCAATCTCTTTCATGATCTGATACATCTCAGAAACAAAAAAGATACGTCCCCCCTTTTTCTGACGATTGGTTTCATACGGAATGTTCAATGCAATACGCCCATCATCTTTTAGTACGTTGTATGCTTCTGTTAACCAGTTTCTTGCAAATACTTTATACTCTTCAAACTCAACATCATCATCATGAGTGTCGTAAGCGATACCAACACCGTATGGGGGCGATGTCACAACTAGATCAACCGACCCCTCAGGTAATGTTTTCATCACTTCAACACAATCCCCATTTATTATTTTTCCTGTTTCTATCATTTCTTTTTTTTTTAATTTAGTAATGAATTATCTAATTGTATATCTAAACCAAACAACGATTTTTCTCTAATTTCTGTTTCCGTTCTCATAAATTGTCAACCCATTTTAAATTTTTAGTTAATGTCCATAAACAATTAACATCATCAACATCTTTACTAGTAAATCTTTCAGTTATATCTTCACCAGTGTCAACATTCTTTACAGATTTTATTTTTAAAAATGGATTTTGACCAACAAGTTCAACTAATAAATCAGATGGTTTTGGTGTTGGTTCTTCTTTGAAGATGTTTTTGAAAAACTCTTTATGTTCACCACTAATTTCAAGTGAATTTATTTTACTTTCACGTTCTTCTGTTAATTTATAATCTTTACTATCCGCTTTTATGAGGTACACCCCATTTTTTAAATTTTCTTTTTCCATTTTTTTTAGTTTTTAAAACATTCAATTAGTTTAATGTTTGGTAATTTCCAAACATCAATTATTTTATAATTCGAACCATCAGTATTTGTTAATATAATATGATGTGATTTGATTCTAAAATTGGTTTTAATCACAACTCCAATATTATTACCATCCTCTTTTATTAAAAAAAATGGTTCAAAATCTTTACTAATATCAGATTTATATCTTTGATAATTATATACATCGTTTTCACCTATAAAATAAAAATTATCAAAATTTTCAAATATTGTACAAATTTCTCCAGATGTTATAACCACATCTAAGTTAAATTCTTTCATATAATATAAGACAAATTTATTGAGTGTTTCATTATGTTCAAGTTGAGTAATACCTTTCTGATACGATTTGTAATCCCACACATAATCGGTTACAACACCAACTATTTTTCCATATTCCTTAAATATTTTATATTCAAGTCTTTTTAATATATTTTCCATAATTTCAGTTTACACATACTTTAAAAACTTCTTCAATTTTAACTATTTTATTACCAAATAAAATTTTATCACCAACAAATTTGTAGTTAGATTTAAGGTAATTTTCAAACCAATCTAAAAAATTAATAATATCTTGGTATGAATATTCACTTTCAATATCCATAAATATTCTATGGTTTAAAAACATCCCAATGGGGTAATAAACCCAATCATCTGGATTTCTACTATCAGTCTCATCCACTATTTCCTTACAAAAGGATAAATCATTAAAATGGTGATTGTAAATATTAGGTTCATAATCACCATTTTTCGTTTTATATGGTAAATTTAAACTTTTAATAAAATAAGGTTTTTTTTCATAATTGACATCACATTTATTTAATGAATCACGAAGTTTTAATTTAAGTTTTTCTAACTTTTTATCGTAATTGGTGTTTGTTTTCTCAACAAACCCTTTATTTTTAAATTCTTCAACTTCTTCATCTGAACAATCTTCAATCCATTTAATATCGATATCAATAAGTTCTGCCTCAAAAGAATCATCAGTATTTATTTTAGTTTGACCACGTTCAGCAAACGGTATTAACCCATTTTCTGGTATTTTAAATTTTTTTTCCATATTTTATAAATTTATTTTATTGATTAATTGAATATATGAGTTAATAGGTAATTTTTCAGATAAATATTTTTTTATTATTTCTGAATTATTGTATTTTTTTGGGTTATCCAAAAACTCAAAAAAAATTTCTTTAAATAAATCTTTTTCAATATCACTTTCACTACAATAACTCATAAAATTACCAAATGATGGTATGAAAGTATTAATATCAGTCATTATTATTTATATGTTTTAGTATTTCTTTAATAACATCTACCCATTGATTGGTTTCAGTTATATGTTTAATTTTGTTTTCTGAAAAAGAAGATACTTGTCTAACACCTTCTTTATCTGTAATAATAATCTCCATTTTATTTTCCATAATTCTATTTTTTACAAATATACTACTTATTTTCCAATTAATCAAGTTTTATATTAAAATCACCGTACTGGTGCTAACAAGGTGTATAAGAAAGTTTGCTATCAAGTTTAGTGGTAATTTTAAAGTTCATCTAAGCAAACCTTCTCATACACCCAGCTGTTAGGAGCAATACTACTTTTGTGTTCCAAATTAAGATTTTTCAACTAATAAATCATTCAATTCTATATCTAAACCAAATAATGATTTTTCAATCACTTCACGTATTGTCAATGTTGGTTCATCTTTCATAACGTTCAAACAAACTAACATTAATTCATTTGTTCTATCAAGTTGATTCGTGAATCTAATCACATAATCAATATATTTTAAATCATCAAAATGTTTCATAATTAATTAATTTTTTTAAACACTGGAAATTTACCATGTGGTACTTCATATTCATCACAACTATTTATATTTCTCAATATATGTTTATCGTCACCAACACATTTTAAATACATTGAAACCGTATTTGCTTTAGTAATGAATACATCACCTTCATTCAAATCTCTTAATAATGTATAATTTTCTTCATATTCAAATGGAATTTCTGTGTGTATGTGAAGTTTATAATTAGCATCATAACCAAAAATATCCATCAAATATCCCCTAACTTTTTCTACTTCCAAACTATTATCATTGTTATTACCTAAAACCAATTCAACAATATCTTGTGAAATTTCTGTTAATGTTTTATCTACATCTTTTCTCATAATTTTATTTTTTTATTTAATGCTCTCTAAATAATCCCACGTGTTATTTGAAAACTCCTCGTACATATCCCCGTTTTCATCATCTGATAAATCAACGATGTCTTGGTCGAGACAAAAGTCCACAATGATTTCATGTACCTCGCCAAGTGTTTGTTCGTCATTTTTTAATCCTTCATACAGATTAAGTATCTGATTTTTTTGTTCCTCCGTTAGTGTCATCTTTATTTGTTTTCTAATGTGTTTATGTGATGTTCTAAATAAAATTTAGCTTTCTTTAAATCTTCTAACTCTTTAGTGGGGTCTTTCTTACCAGCTCTTGAGATATACTTCACCGTATTACCCAGTGAGAATCCCAATCCCCAAGCATCAATCACTTTAATCGCTTCATATTCATTATCCTTACCAAATCGGTAATGGTCAGGGTGATTTACTTGTTCCATATCTTTTATTTATTTTGGTGTGTTATTAATATCGGTACTCCCATTTTTAATACTTAAAACCATCTTTCTGATTTGTCTACCTAAATCCATATCGTTGGGGATTTCTTTAATCATTTGCTCTAAAACTAATACATCAATTTTTTCCATAATTTTTTAATTTAATGATACTAAATTATCACTTACTTGTCAATTTCCGATGTCTAATATTTTTTGATTGTATCATATAATTCATGATTTTTCGTTTAACTATAGGTAGTAGGGTTTCTTTTAGGGGATAACCGTTATTATGGTTCACAGCAAATACTATTAAATGCTTGTGTACGGACTCTTCATTTAAATCTTTAATTAATGAGTTTTTAACCGTTTTTATCTTTTGTCTGAACGTTTCTTTATCACATTCACATATTCTTTTTATGTGACACTTGGTTTCTAAACTACCTCTTTTAATTGATTTAATGATAAACTCGTAGAAGTACGTTTTATTTTTATATGTTAAAAAGAAAATTCCCTGTTTTGGTTCAATGTTTTTTGGGTTTTGAGCTGCGTCTATTGCTACCGCATCATTAACGATATCCCAGATTGCTTTTGCGTGATTAAAATAGTCGGATAAGTTTTCTGTTGAGTACTTACATACCTGATACACTTCGATGATTTCTTCTTGGGTTAGTTGTGGACAATCGACGGGAACTAAATCTGATAATAATATTTCATCGTCGGGATCCTTCAATACTCTATTCATTGTTAGATATTGACCCTTTTCGATTAATAAATTGATGCTGGCAAGATGTAACGATATCTCTTGGAACTGTGGATATAGTTTTAAATTATTTAAATTTTTATCTATTTTTTGTAGATAATCTAAAAGCACATATTGTTTATGTTCTAAATCAATAGGTTCCTGGAATAACCAATCTGTTTTCATTAATAAATTATAGTAAAACTATTTGTGGGTGTAAATTATAAATCTTTTAAATTACACAACTAACGCATATGGCTGAATAATTCATCAAATCCCGCCTCTATAGTAATTCCCCTTAAATGGTACACGTCACCCAACCATACCTTTATAACGTCCCTAACTTGGGAATCTCTAAGTCCAAAACCATATGTCAAAAATGACCAAATATCACCATAAGATATATAAATAATTTTTTTATCCAACAACATTAAATTATTTCCGTTTTCTTGTTTAAATAAAGTCCAGTTTGCTGATAACTTACGCTGAACCATATCCAAATCATCAAACATATGTAGAAACCCCATTGGATCATTATTGAATGCCAATTTTGCCAACTCTTTTGATCCATTAACCATTTGCGAAGTATCTACCCAACCATAATCTTTAATCTGTTGTTTAAGATTATGCTTTAACGATTCCTCTTTTAATATTTTTTTAATTAATTGCTTCATAAAATTAATTTTGTCTCATTACGTGGTACCACTTATTGTTTACCTTATATTCATCATCTCTACCATCATAACCATTAAAAATATTACCATAACCGTCATCATTAATTATATCGGTAATAACACCATCGATGTCAACGAATTCTAAAAAATAATCATCATCATAACCCATATCCTTCAGGTGTCTTAAAAAATCAGAACCAACATCATTAACTCGCCCATTTATTTCATCCTCAATAGCCGCCTCGTCGTAATCCCCCTCTGGAGAATCGTTTATGTCCTCAATAATTTCTTCGATGTCGGTTATTTCATCTTCAATTTCTTCAACTTGATTTTCGTCTAACTCCTCGTCGTTTAATCTGATTTTTAGTTTTTCTATTTTTTGTGTATAAATATTAACGTAGTTTTTTTGTTGATGTGAAAGGGTTTTTGGGATGTCGAATTCCTCTGGATTATTTGTTATATCATCCGAATAATAGTCATATAACCATTTGTCAACTCGATCTGTGTCTAAATTATTTTCCCAAACATACGATCTGAACGTTTCATAACCTGACTCATCAATCCTATCCTGCAGATATTCTCTAGCAACATCATCTATCTTATCATCCGGTATCACCAACCATTCGCTTTCGCCATTTTCATCTCCAAGCCATTCATAATATTTATGATTACTATCAGTCCAAATAAAATATTTATCCTCAGGTACAGTTTCCCCTTCTTCGTTTTCATATTCACCCACAGATCCGATATCCATAAGATGTAAAAAGAGAGCTTCCGTTTCATTTGATACCTCGTCGTCATTATCTTCCACATTCCATTCACCATTCTCTCGATACCCATTAAGGACTTTAAGTTTTTTATCTAAAATCTTTTTATTTTCGATTTGCTCCATTCTACTACTATAATATCTGAACCAACCTTTAACTTTATTTTTATCGAAATAAGTTATATTCGTTTTGGATATATCTAAATTTCCATCAACGTAATCAATACTATCAATATTTGTTATGTCACCATTATAACTTAAATTTAAATCACCATCAATTTTAATTTTTTTACCCTTATAGTCTGGTAGTCGGTTTATAATCGATCCATCACCGTTAACGTACTTTAACAAGTCCATATACTCTTCAGGTGAAACGCTCACCCATTCCTCATCTTGCTCTCTTAAAACCATTCTGACGTTATTTTTTAATCCCATAATCTATAAATAGTTTCTATTTACAAATGATTCTTTTATAGTTATCAAATATTTATATACATAACGATAAACTTACTAAAAAATTTAATCATGGGGTGCGGATGCAAAAACAAAACTAACGAACAAACACAAGTTCAAACACAACAACAACAAACACAAACACAACAACAACAAAATAACGAGTCTGTTAAGGTGGCTGTAACTAAGATTGTTGAAAAATATTACAATAAAAAATAATTAGTATTTAACCTATATTTTTTTTTACATAACATTGTTAAAATAAATGTTCAATTAAAAAAAAATGAATACAACAGAATACTATAACTTTTTAGACGGCAAAAACCTTTGTAATATTTTTGCAAGTCTTATAGTGAAAAAAATAAATGAGTCCGTTCCTAACGCCAAAACTGAAATCTCAGTAATAAACGTTAGGAATTTTTTTATCGTAAAGGGTAAAACGTCTTCGGATAAACCATTGATGGTTGCTGACATTTTTCAAGAGTTTACATCTAAATATAGTGAAGATTTATCTAAGACTATTAGAGTTATTGACATCATTAACTACACTACCGATCCCGAATATGATTCGATAGATATCGACTACCAACTAAAAAAAGATTATAACGATTTTAACATACAAAAATTCGTTAACTCATTTGTTGATAAAAACATATATTTTAATTTAAAATTAGATAAATCAAATCTCTCTATTTATTACGATTGTTTATCAGAAAAAAATGATGATGTGGTTCATATTTTAAAATCAAAGTTTAGTGATTATAAATTATTTAAATCTGATTTTTCCCAAGAGACTTACATTTCAGAAAAATTCTATGGTTTATCAAACAATAACGAAAAGTTATACCACATGGCTTTAAAACATATTTTTCATAATATATCAATGGTTGGTATAACTAAAGAACTGAACGTTAAATTAACGTCCGAAAACAAAATATCTTCAATAGATAACGAGAATATTAATTTATTCATTTATAACGACAACCACATAGTTAAAACCCCGTGGCTAACGTCATTAATATTGGATGTGTTTCCATTTACAGTTAGTGAACTAACGGAATTGTATCTGTCATCAGAAATTAACCACGTCGATGATGTAATTAATGACGATGACAATGCGCCTTGGAAAAAATTAAATATGGTTGGCGATTTAATTTTATTTTAAATACCCCTTAACCATTTCAACGCCCTCGTGGATATCCTGGAAATCTCTTTCGGGGGCGTATAATTTAATATTGTTTGGATTATCTTCATTATCAAGAGTGAGAAGTAAAAACGCGGGTATATATTCATTCTCTATTAGTTTTGAGTATTCATCATATTCCTGTTCATATTCGTCAATGTCTCTTTCTAAAAAATCAATGTTTGATTTTTCTAACTCTTCTTTAATCATGGTACAATAAGGACATCCCTTCATTGTGTATAAAATAACAACTTTCATATTAATCGATTGTATTGAATTTATTTAGACTTTTTATTAAAAAGGAAATCATCTCATCATTCTCCCCATTTGTTAGAATATATAAAGTATAGACACTTTCTCCCCCCACTTTTTCATAATAAATCATATCCATCTTAGTCCCATACATTAATAACCCCTCTAAATTAAATAACTTGTTGCCGTCAAAAAACTTTCGATACCAAACTAATTTATTTTTTTTTATCAATTCATCAATACCTTCCTTTGTTATATTTTTTGTTTGTATAATAGATGGTAAAATAGTAAAGGACGACTCATATATCTCCGTTATGTAGTTAGGTAGTATAAAATCTTTTTTTTCTTCCATATCAAAAATCGTCTAATAGATTATAATCCACCATATTCTCTTGTAAAGCACAATTACCATTATTCCAAACCGGGTACATATTTTTAATCATGTCATCATTTTTAAATATAGACAGTGTTTTAACCACCTTACCATTTGGAAATCTTTTCTCCATTAATGGTAATTTTATGATGTCTTTACCATAAAGATACTTGGCGAACCCTTCCAATTCGTTAATTGGTGATATCCACTCATCTGTAAGTGGTTTATTGAATCTACCTAGTTTTTGCATAACCTTAAGTCCGTCTTTCGAGTATCGTAGCTCAACACTAGCTCTGTCATTACCATTCACATTCCCCTTTCTTAAAGACACAATAAAACAATAAGGTTTCTCACTATAAGTTCTAACGCAGTTATTTTGAATCATAGACTCACACTCGTATTGTTCTGTCGTTTTTAGTAGTACGGGGTAATATGTTTCCCCATCATGAATAATTGGTTTTTCAATCAAATACGCATCATCACCGTAGAATCGATTAACCACACCAGTTCGATAAGATTGCACAATCGTCGACCATTCTGTATGTTCAACAACGTAATCATCGTAGTTAGTTGCTAAAATTTTAACGTTTTCACCATATCGAGCTAAGGATGATTTATATCGGATGTGATCATATAAAGAGTTTAATAACGTATTGGTGGTTGTTGTGTTTAATATTTTAACAATGTTTTCACGTTCCTTTTTACTTAAATCATAAACTTGTGTAGTGTATACCCCATTAAAGTACTCACCTATGGCGGTGTCATTTAAAAAGCACTCATTATTAACTTTATTAAATAAGTCTTGTCCTAGTAGACTATAAAATTCATTAACCCCTCGCAAGTCAACATTATTATATTTATTTAATAACGTTCTGATTTTTGTTCCTTTAAACTTATTTTTAGTCATGAACCAAGTAACCAGATTATTCCCACTTTCCCTAATTTCTTTTTTTGGTGTGTAGTATGATTTGAACTTAGAGAATGCGTCTGGGTATTTAATTCCTGAGAATTTCAAATACAACTGATAGAATTTATCCTCTGGCAACATATCTTCATTATCAAACTTAACGTCCATTCTCTCAGCAACCCTATCTAAAAATATTTTAGTCACCTCATCATAGAGGGGATTAGTACTATAGTTAGGGTTGGGGTCCATATTAAAATAACGTAAACTGTTAATAACCTCCATAGTATTTAAGTCGGTTCTATACATGGACATTTTAGATCCAACTTTAGCTCGTTTTTTAAGTCTAAGTATTCCCGAATAAAATGTTTTTCTTTTAATGTTGAATGTCAGATAACTAATTTCACGTCTAACTCTAAAAAATCTTTTTGATACGTCTCTAATATTATTATAACTATAAATTTTAAGTGCGATTTTATTTTCGGTCTCCTCAATAACTAAGGTTTTTCTTCTCATATGTACACTAGCCAATGGTGTTCCGTAGTTTTCTAAAAAAAGGTTTTCGTCATGAGTTGTATACTTCAATGTGAATGTCCCGAACGATCGTATAGGGGTTGCTGAAACATGAGTAAAGATATCCATCGGATCACTATCTTTTTTTACTGTTGGTATTTTGTTGTAATTCTCAAAAACCTCAGTTGTATAAATAACTTGTTGTTTTTTAAAAAGTGTTGTCACATCTGACATAAAACGTATAATTAAAAGATTACTAATTCAAACAGATTAACCCCATACGGTGCTCCATAAAGGGCAATTTCATTAACTTTTTTTCGTCGACAGGTACACCACTATTTATTTCAACTAGAATTTCAAGAATTTGTTTTCTTGTTGGTTCGACGGACTTTTCTTCTGTGACATTTTTTTCTACGGTTTCTCTTATTTTAACATAAAAAGATTCCGGTTCAACGTCACCTATTAGAATTTTCAATTGATCAGGATTTTTACTAAAAAACCCTTTAAACTGACTCATGTATATTTCAATTTCTAAACTCATTCCCAAAATTTTTAAACTTTAAACAAAAATACTAAACATTTTGGTTATTACAAATAACCTTAAGCAAATAAATGGAAATTATCATCAGAATCCATTTTCTTTCTTAAATCATCAGGTATCGACGTGCTAGGATTACTACCTTTCATATTAAGTACCGTTAATCTTGGTAAATTAACCAAACAAGCAGGTAATGGTTTCATATTTGGATTCTCAGGTAATGAAAGGAATTGTAATTTTTCAAGACTACAAAGCGATTCAGGTATTTCACTAACACATCCAACTAAGTGTATCGCAGTTAAGCTTTTAAACTTACCGATAGTATCTGGAATCACCAATGATAACGGTTCCCCACCTTTTTTGGTGAACTCAAGTCTTTCAATGTTTTCAGGTAAAGTATCGAAGAAATCATCAAAACCATATAGAGCGATGAATTTAGATGCTGAATCTCCAGGATAGTTAACTGTAACTTTTTTCCCGTTTTTAGATGTCAGTCCACTCATGAACTCAGGTTTAAAATACTCTTTAAGTCCTGGCTCTTGTTTGTTTAAGAATTCAACCAAGTCAATTTGATGATCGGCAGGATCCATATACTGATTATCAGGGAAATGGAATTGGTATCTAAGAGCTGGAAGTCCTGAACTTTGTCCAACATCCATGCTACTAGTAAACGCTTGTGGAGAATTTGGTATAACCACATAAAGAGGTCCTTTAGCGATGTATCTTTCGAACCATGTAAGTCCAGGGGATGATGTACACCATCTTGTTTCACCCTTAGATGGCTCCAAATGGTTTCCACCATAAAAACACGCCGCCTTCTTACCTAACTCACCTTTATCCTCGATTCTAGCAACCGTCCATTGACTTCCACGATAAACGATTTCAGCTCCAGGGTATTGGTATGTAACTGACGCTTCAGCCTTTTCTTCTTTACTTGCCTTAGTTTTTTCTAATGAAAAATCTTTAACTTGATCGTATAATGTCGCCGGTGTTAACTTATTAATATCTCTAAACTCTTCTGGAATTCTATTTTTAAATCTTTCATACTTCATTAAATCAGAAGTAACCGTATACAAATCCTCCATCGCCTGACCATTAGGATCAAACTCAACATCAGGTTGTATATAATTTTTAAGTATCCATTGAACATACTTTCCAATTTTTACCTTGTCCATGTCTTTTTGACTCACATTATCAGGATCGATACCATTCGGTACTCTTGTCGTTGGGTCAGCCGCGATGAGCTTAAACAACGTTTTGAAGGATATTGCCGCCTTTTTCTCCTTTGAAGGTTTTGCGTATTTGTCTAAAAGGATTTGAAATCTCGCGTTTTCAATTATCAAATCTCTTAGGATGTCTGTAAATCTAATAGCCATTTTAAATAGTTTTATTAATAAATATCACAAATATAAGAAAAATGTTATTTAATAGTTCATTATTAATAATTCCTCTCCCATATTTTGTTTTGTTCCTTTTTTTGCTGCCGCCGCTTTTGCGAATTCTTTTTTCTCCCAAGAGTATTGATCTTTGGGAAACCATTCAGATAATAATGGGAAATCATAATACGATAAGGAAAACTTACCCTTCACATCTTTTAAACAAATAGCCAATCTTTCGTGATCCTCTCTATCAAAATCGTGGTTCGAATAGTAGTTTTCTGTCTTCCAATATGGTGGATCCAAATAAATGTATGTCGTTGGTGAATCATACTTTTTAATCACGTCAGCAAAATCCATATTCTCAACGTGGGTGATTTTTAAAAAGTGTTCAATCCAATCAGGTTTAGAAAGTTTATCTCTAAACGTTAAGTATTTTGACTTATACTTCCCTTTCAAATCAATAAACGAACTTGTTTCAGGTTTAGAACCACTAAATACTTGTGTTAGCACATATACGTATTTAGCGGCAACTTCATAATCGCCAGGTTCTAAGCTGAAACCTTCATTAAAAATTTCAGCCTGAAACCTTACAAACTGTTCTTTATATATTGGTGGTGTTGGTTCCTCCCCGAACTTCTGACAAGGAATCGAGTTTATTTCCTCTAACAACCTTGTGGGGTTTTGAATACATTTGAACAAGTTATAATTAAGTGGATTAAAGTCATTGTAAACGACTTTCTTTAGGTTGGGGAACTGTTTCAAGTCCATATTAAAGAAACACCAATACATCCCCCCGAACGTTTCCACATACGTTTCCATATCTTTATCGTAGAAAGGTACAATCCACTTTCCAATCTTACTCTTACCACCAATATAACTCAATGCCATGTTATTTATTTTATTTCTTATTTATTAATCTTATTAAGTATAATCTTTTTCCTTTTAAAAACAAGTTATCAGTAGTATGTCCCCCCCTTTAAATTTCTATCCCCCAACCAATAAATTTATTTAAAATAATTATTTTTTATTTATATGTCAACTTATAATAATTATGTTTATAAAAAAGCCATGGAAAACGAATTAAAAGAAAATGAAGGACCAACTAAAGTGAGCGGATGTAAGACATGTAAGGACCCACTATCTAAAACTCAAAAAGGTATTTTAGTAATATCAGTATATATGTTTGGTACATCGATATACGGTACAATTAAAATAGCTGAATATCTAATTAGTTTGTTTTAAAACATTTCTAATCTCATCTTTAATAGTATCATCAACATTCCCGTCCTTTTTAACGGATAGTTTTAAATAAAAATGTCCTCTATTACCATCAATAGTATACCCTTTATTCGGCATCCTTAATGGTTTATCAGAATCAAAATTAAGTGGCATTTTTATTTTTAAATTACCTTCAGGATGTTCGACTTCTAAATCATCCATAACAATTAAATCTAATACATCTAACTTCATCTTTAAAATAAGATCTAGACCCATTTTTTCAAATTTATCGGTATTGTTGATGGTAACCTTTAAAATTAAGTCTCCTCTCATTTTGGATTGTTGGTAATAATCGCCTCTAAGTCTAACTCTCATATGATCACCGTTATCAACATTTTTTGGTATATCCACATTTAATTTTTCTTTGCTTGGTATTACCCCGTTACCAATACATGATTCACATCTACGTTTAAGTATTGATCCTTGCCCATTACAGGAATTACAATTCATTTGGACCTGTTGTCTAAACATACCAGTACCAAAAATTTGGATGACTACCCCTCTACCTTTACAGGTGGCGCAACCAGTCTTTTCCCCACCAGTCCCATCACATGGATCACACTTTAAATATACGTCGTAGTCTATGTCTTTTTTAACGCCAAAAAAACTATCAACTGGAGTTAATACTATCTCTAAAATTTTATCAGGAGCCTTTGGTTGTCTCTGTCTATTACCGTTCACCATTTGTTCGAACATAGAATTAACATCAAATCCCCCACCCATACCAGCAAATGGATTGCTTTTTTGATTATCGTAATTTTTTCTCTTATTGGGATCTCCAATATTGTCATACGCCGCAGAAATATCTTTAAACTTTTCTTCACCGTCAGGGTTTACATCTGGATGATATTGTTTACTTAATTTTCTATATGCTTTTTTTATTTCGGCTTGTGTTGCTTTTTCGTCAACACCTAAAATTTCATAGTAATTTTTCATGCAATTGGATTTCTTAATAGTTTTATTTAAAAATAGGAAAAAAAGAAAAATTATCAAACGTTACCGTACAGAAAAACGTTCGTTAGATAAATTCAATGAACTTGTTAAACAAAGTAGTTCGGTTTTATTTCCAAAGTTAATAGAAAATGCGGAAGAATCAAACTATGAGTTGGCAATTTTAACAAATAAGACTAAAATTCAAAATAGTTTATTTTTAACGGATGATTTAGGTAGGAATGTCCCGGTAAATTTAGAAAACCCAGAGTACGTTTTTTTAAAAATAGAAAAGTATTATACTGAGGAACTCATATACGACTGGCAGAATAAATCTAAAATCACATTACTAAGTCTTGTTAAAACCTATTGTAAAACAAAAGATTTAAAAAGCATATTCACATTAAATAATAAAATTTGTATACAAATCAATTCAGATGTTAGTGTTTTTTCTTTGAAGGACAAAGACGAGTCTATAAGATTTTTAGAGTCTCTACAGGATTATTTTATTAGTGTCGGTAGAAGTGATGGTATTTTTGTTAGAGACGTGTCTACAGCACAAAGAAAATGGATATATGGTGTATTAGAGGAGAAGGGGTTTGAGAAAAAAAGATTATATAGATTAAAAACTACTTTTTCGAAAAGATAATATTAGTATTTCCAATTGAAACAATACATTTATCGTCTTTGATATTATTGTTTAGCTCAATCATTAAATCATTAAAGGTATCCTCTTTCAAAGATACCCTTATTTCGTCTAAACCTTGTTTAATGAATGTATTTTCTAATATTTCGATAGATTGAGCAATTTTACTTAACTCACCCCTAAAGTCCTCAATATTCTTTGCCATGTTGTAAATTTTTCCTCGACGCTCAGTGTATTTTTAATATCCTTCGGGTTGAACTTTTTTATTTCTTCAGAGACTTTATTTTTATAATCCTCTGAGAATTTTTTAGTTATTTGTTCCTCGTCTTTAAACATTTTCAGTTGCTTCTGCAACTCCGCTATTGATTTCTGATTCCTCATCTTTCATAAATTTAGTTAGTTCCTCGATGTCAAATTTTAAACCTTTTAAGTTTTCAAGGTTTTGATTTTCAAATATACCTTTTAACTCCTGTACCTTAGTTTTAAATAATCTTTCCTTTTCTTCTCTTTCGATATTACTCTTTATAATATTATCCATAGTCGATTCTAAAACGTCTATAAGGGTTTGTTTATTTTCACAAACAAACGAAGTTATTAAAATACTTTCTTGACTCTCGTTTTGTAGAACTTCAACCCCTTCTGGAAATTTCTTAGGTAATAACCAACTACTCGGAAATATCATGTCAAAACTCACGTAGTTTTTTAATACCCTAACCGATTTAAGGTATTTATTTGTTTTATTTATAAATTGGCTAAAAATCATATTAAAAATTAATTAAGTAAGTGATTATGTAAGACACGAATAAACCATACATCATTGTTTCGTATTTTTCAAACTCAAACGGTTTTGGTGGGTTGGACAGTAATGCCTTTAAAAAATTAACACCTAACCTAACCAAAGATATGGTTGAGAATATAAATAAGAACGTTAAAACCGTGTCTACTATATTAATCATTTTCATTTTCTTTTGTGTCTGCTAATATCTCTTTTCTCAATACTTGCATTAAATCTTTAAGTTGTTGTGCCGCTTTTCTAGCTCTCGTACCTGCAGATTTATTTTTCTTTTCGTAAAATTTAGTAGTCTCAGCTGTTAGTGTATCTACCAATGTTTTAATCTGTTCTAAAGTTTCCATATTTTTGTTAAAATTTAATTTTATTATATATAATATTCATTTATTTATCTTTGTAAATGTATTTTTCACTTTTTAAGTGATCTTTCCAAAACTTTATATATGTCTGTAAAAATCTCAATGTCGGACTTAGTTTTTTTAAACTTATAATCAAATATTTGTTTAAAGAAGTCATTTATCGCCCCTTTAATTTCAAAATCTTTTTGATTATAAAATATCTCAAAGAAGAAACCCTCAAAAACCTCAGAGTCTTGTTCCCCAAATTTAAAGTCGATATTTTCTTTACTAAAATTTTCTGCAGTTTTTTTCCAACACCACTTAAAGTGTTCTTGCTTTTGTTCTGTAGTCATACCTATTTTAGTTTCCTGATTTTCAGAAAAATCATCACCTAAATACGTATCGTTAAGTAGGCTTAAAAAAGATAAACAAAAGTCTCTAAAGAGTTCTGTTAGTTCGGGCGTTATGTTATTTGCTAAATACCAAGCAGTAATATCTTCTTGGCTCATTGGTTTTGCCAACCAATCAAAAAAACGTCCCATATTATTATCGGATTTCATAATCTAATAGTAATGCGTATTGAATAAAATGAAAGTATTAATTATTGTGTTTTTTTAATATTTTGAAATAAATTTTTCATTTTTTCAATATCACTAATAATTTTTTTATCTTCAATAGATTCTAAATTAATCAATACTTTAGATGCTTTATCTGTTTTACTTCCAGTAACGTCAGTAACAGGTTGTGGAGCTTTATTATACGCTTTAGCCTTTAATTTTGATAGTAAATTATCTTTTCTAATTTGGTTTCGTTTCTGGTTAACCGGGGTTTCGACAGCATTTGCCCAATCAGGATTATTACCTGTTCTAGAAGAACCAACCACCAAGTCATCCATCCATTCTTCATCTGGTTTTATACCATCTTTAAAATCTATGTTCTCCAACCCGGCTGCGGTGTAATTATCCGTGTAATCTTTAACTGCGTTTGATGGTATGTAAGCCATTTTATCCATCACTTCCAATTCTCCGTTTCCTTTAGGAAAATGTTTAGGATTCATTTCATACTTACCTTTAGAACCATCTTTAAGGTATCCTTTCATTTTTTTAACAACACTTTCAATATAATCGTCATTTTGTTTTTTAGACTTATCTTGATTGTCTTTTGTTAATTTTATTGGGTTTTTAGATTTACCTTTTGGTTTGTTTTTTGATTTTTTCTTCTCTTCTAAGACGATAGTTTCAATCATATCAATCATTTCAGACTCATAAAAATAAAGTTTGTCTCCAGTGGATTCATTCATATCTAATTCATACATAGCTCCCTTATCACATTCGACACAATCGTTCTCATCTAACTCATCACTATGTTTATTAGTCGTTTTTTTAGATCTCAACATTTTTAAGTCTTCTCTATCTATTCTATTATTTTTATTTTTATCTATTCTATATTGCTTTCCGTGTAACGTTTCTCCCATTTCTGTGGATCCATATCCACACTCATTACATTCACCTTCAATCATTTTACTACCACACTCAGAACACATTTGTTTTTTCATAACATCAGATTCAAAAATTTTATTATTAACGTTTTTAATTCTACCCGTTATCTCCTCAGATAACACTCTATTTACTATATTTAATATTTCTCTATCCATACTTAATAAATATCTTTAAAATCATAAAGTATTATCGATTACCGATAATATTATTTTTTTTATTTGTTCTTCAGATAAACCAGTCCTTAATGATACATTATAAATCGCTTCATTCATTGGTGAATTTTTACGTTTTTTTACCCTTTTTGGTTCTGATTTACTCAATTTAACCGGTTTATCTTTACTGTCGCCTTGACTACAATATGGGAACTTTTTACATTTTGGGTCAATATTAACAAATGATCCTCCCGGTATTTGTGATTTTCTCCAAGAAGTACCTTTACCTTTTAAAGTATTACCTCTCATATTAACGTCTTGGAATCCTGGTGCGTCGTAAGCCCCAACAGACGAAGACGACGTCGCCTCTTTAAACTCACCCTCAACCTCCTCTTTTTTCTTATATTCAGACTTAGCTTCATCATCCTCAGACCACATACTAAACGCTGGTCCACTAAACCCACCAGCAGAACCTGACCCTGTTGCTTCTGTAGTTTCTTTGAAAGCCTGCTCAATTAATTTATCTAATACCTTCTTATTCATATCTTTATGTTTTTAATTGAACTTTCCCATGTCGCCTTTTGTCTCCACATTAAATAATAAAACTCATAAAATGCTTTAGATATGAATTCGGTAATATCCCCTCTTAGTGTCCCTTTTTGTATTTCTTTTTTCACATTATCAATCATACTTTTTTCAAATTGCTTCAATGTGTTAGAACCCAAAAAGTCTTTTATCTCTTTTCTAACTAAAGATTCTATTTCGCCTTTTTCACTTTGTGTAAATGCCATTACTTGAATATTGATAAATAGGTTATGGCTACAACTAACGCTCCCGATATTACTTCAATAATGGTGTTTTTAGTTTTTAATTTGCCCATGTCGTCATTTAATTTCTTATTTTCTTTTTCAACTATTTTAAATTTTTCATCACTTTTAATGATTAAAATTTGACTTGTACTATCAATCAATTCTAAAGATTTTATTTCATTATCCTGTTTCAGTACTTTCTTTTCTAATTCTATTATTTCATTTTTTGATGATATAAGTAACTCTTTAGTCCTATCAAGTTCATTTAAATCTAATAGGACTTGTCTCCCCACAGTATATGGGAAGTATATTTGGGTACTGTCTATTTTTTGTGAAAAAAAGTTAGTACTAATCAATAAAAAAAATAATAGTATAGTTTTGTTCATATTAATAGTTGTATCGTTTTCTTAATAGACTATCAACTTTTTTAGCGTCCAACATTTTAAGTTCGTCTATTTTTTTATCGTAATAATTATTTGTTACGTTTCTTTGCATTTTAATGTTAGTTATATTCTCGTCAATTTTTTTGATATCCTTTTTGTAACTACTAATCGAATCCCTAAATTCTTTTTGCAGTTCTTTAACCTTACCAATTTCCTCGTCTAATTTTTCTAATTTGTATTTTACTAACTCTGAATTATCATTCGTTTTACTAAAAATTCTAACTAAAAAAAATAATAGTAACAGAAACCCAATAACTATTAATATATTTTTAAAATTATATGTTATAAAATCTTTCATTCTAGTTTTCTGTAGTTATTGATTTTCTTCTTAGTGATATCACTTTAGCCCACTTTGTTTTAAATTTTTCATAAAAAGAGGTTAGTTTGGTAATCAACTCAGTTAATTTATCGTCCAATTTAATCATGTCTCCATTAACGTACACCCCATTGTTTTCTCCTATAGAAAAGAAAAACTCCAAATCAAAATCAATAACCTTACCACTCCATTGTACTTCGTTATGGTATACCTTTAGAACCCCAAAATCAGATAAATCAGATACATCGGAAACGAACTCATCCATCGTTTCCTGATAACATGTTTTTTCCTCTGTTGTTAATTCTAAATCACTTTTATCTTTACCATGAAGAGTTAAGAGTCCACCAGATATACGATACGTTTTAGATTTATCTTTTTTAACGTCATCAGTATCAATTTCAGCTTTCTCCACGTCTGAGTCTATATTGTTCTCAATACTTTTAGCCATATTATTAATGGTGGATTGTTCCATTAATATTCTCGTTTTCTTTAAAAGAGATTTTAATTCGTCGTATTCGTTAGTCATTTTCTAATAATTCATTTAAAAGTTTAAAGTCAAATGATGGGTTCGTATCTTTATAAATAAAATCGAAGTTACTTTTGGTAACCACTCCTTTAAAATTTTCAACTCCGTCATACTTGACATTGTTCCCTAAAGTTTTTTTAGGGATATTAAATTTATCACAAAGTTCAATTATTAATTTTGATAAAGCAATAATCTGTTCTTCATTATAGGGTTCCCAAAAAAAATAGTCTCTCCATTTTTTCTCAAACACCTTTCCCTTATAAATATCACCAATCCAGTTAACATACGTATCTGAAAGTGCATTTTTTTTTAACCACCCTAAATTCTCCAAAGAAATAATAATCGACGTTTTATTTATCTCCTCATCATCCATATAGTTTGAATAATTGTCAGGGGGCATGATGTTGTAAATCCCACCCTCTTTAGTTATAACATAATTTGGTAAATATGGGTTTTTTTTATTATACCGATACTTTAACGATCGGATATAATTTCTATAGTCCCTTTTTGTTTCGGTAAGGATTATTCTTGTTTTTTTATCAGATGTCCCGATTGGGTTAAAATCTGTTAATACGTATAGATTTTCCGTCATTACTATTTCTATTTGAATAAGATAACCTCTTCGGTTGTATTATCACTTCGTTGATATTGTCTTCAATTGGGTTCTTTTCGATATTATCCGTTTTGTGGTAATCATCTCTTTCAAAATATTCCTCTATCGGTAGGACATCTTTTTTTACTGGTACTTCAACAATCTTTTCAATTTCTTTAATTACTTCAACAATCTTTTCAACTTCAACAATCTTTTCAACTTCGACTATCTTTTCAACTTCAACTATTTTTTCAACCTCAACAATTTTTTCAACCTCCTTAATAACTTCAACAGGTACCTCAACTATTTTTTCAATGATGATTGGTTCAACTTGCTCGGTAACTTGGTCGGTATTATCTCGATTCTTTTTTTTCTTAAACGCCTGATTTGTGGCAATCACTAACGTTATCGCCAATGGATCAAACACAAATATTAGAATCATTATAAAGAGATTTGCAGTTTTTTTAATGTCCCAACCAAGTAATTCACTAACATATTTCAATGCTCCCAATTCACTACCAGAGATTTCTTCAGATTCCATATTTAAAATACTAACATCAAGATTAGTGATACTATCATTCATGTTATCAATTCTTTTGGCTAATGTGTCTCGTCTTACTTGGGCTTGTAATAGTTGGGTTTCAAATGAACGTCTATTATCTTTATTTGCCTTTGTTACAATCTGTCCCGTTTTTCTATCAACAGATTGTGTGGTGGTGTTATTAGATAACCCATCTCTTAATTTGGTAATGTCGCTATCTAATGTGTTTTTCTCACCAGTTAGTTCCACCTTTACCTCCTCAAAACGTTTCTTTTTAACCTCAACATTTTTAACTTTCTTTTCATTGATTTCGAGTTTTGCGATATTCCCTTGGAATCCCGTACTCAATAACCCATAAATCCCAAATGAGGTGATAAGTGATAACGTCACAAGGGCAAGTGTTAGATATATCTTTAACGCTCCGTACGTGTCTTTCCACTTATCGTGGAGATACGTGGCAATTGCAATCTTGGATATTTCAAGGAATGATCCCATTATTATTACGGGTAACGCCACCCCAACAAACACTATAGACAACCCGACAACACTATAATACGCGGCAGTTCCTGACAGTCCTAAAGCACAAAACAATAAAAACCAAGGTAAAAATTTCTCTTTCATAATATTAAACTATAATTAATAAATACTTATAATAAAGGTAATGTAACAATGACATCATTAAGAGAGAGTATACTGAAAAATTTATTACTAGAAAAAAAGATTGCACAGATAAGGGCGAACCTTACCATAATTTTTAATTTGGGGTATAAACGTGGTGCAGTTCAAGGTATGAAATCACATGCCGAACATAGAAAAAATAGACACCAGGGTGATCCTATTAGGGATTATGATATTTTAAGTGCAGTTGAGAAATCAAAAGACACTATCGTCCAATATATAGTTATTGGTGAACTTTATGATGGTGTTGAATTTATCATTAAAGAAAAATCCACGTCACTTAATATCCCCGTAATTTTGGAGGAGGTATCACCATATGAGTTTAACATTTTCGTTAAAACGGTTATGAAATCGGATGACTTTTTTGTTGGTCGTGATCAGATAGTAATTTCGGTATAAAAATAAAACCCCCACTGGTACCAATGGGGGAGTGTAGTTTCATCTTACCGCTCGAGTAAGATTGAGGATTTTCACCCAGGGCTCTTCGTGTCCCATCCCGCCGAGTTATAAGGGTAATCTCGGTTCAACCCTTTTTGTTTGTCTTACAAATATATGGCGAATATATTAATCCACCAAACATTTTATCCTAAATATTCAAATAAATCTGAACATTCGTTTCTTAACTTACGAAGTGCTTTTTCTTTAATCTGTCTTACACGTTCTTTTGTTAAAGAAAAATCAGTTCCAATGTCCTCCAATGTTCTTGGTGTTCCAGTGATGCCGTAGTAGTCTTCAACTATTGCTCGTTCTCTTTCATCCAAAACTGACATTATATTAATCATCTTTTGTTTCAGGGCGTCTTTGGTTGAGAATATCTCGTCGGGTGATTCCACATTTTCGTTTTTTATTATGTCAACCAATGTGTCCCCATCTTCGTTTATGTGCATATCCAAATCAATTATTTTTGGTAGTGTTGCAAATTTGTCTGAAAGATCATTATGAGTTTTCTCGTTTGCCTTTTTTTCTTTTTGCATTTCTTGTATTACGTTCACCGGTAATCTTATTGTTCTTGAATTATCGTTCAGAGACTGTAGAATCGATTGTTTAATCCACCAAACCGCGTATGATATGAACCTGTTATTTTTACTCCAATCAAAATTTTTAATCGCCTTCATAAGTCCAAAGTTCCCCTCAGCAATCAAATCAGATAAATCCACCCCTTGATTCTGATATTGCTTCGCCACAGTGATAACAAATCTTAGATTACCTTCCAATAGTTCCTTATGGACAAGTTCCTTTTCTCTTTCTGAACAATCTTCACCCATCATCTTAACGGCTAACACCTTTTCTCTTTCAGGTGTCATAACTTTTAATTTTCTGATGTCTTTTAAGTAAATTTGAATCTCGTCTTGGTTTAAAGGATTTGACATTTTAATTCCCTCCATTTTTTCTCTTCCCATAATTGTCTAGTATTTCTTTTTCTGTTTCTGTTAATGATTCTATTCCTTCCTCTGTAATTTTCTCTAATATCTCGTCTACTGTGGGTTCCACAATTTTAATCATTTTATCCGTTTGATCTATAATCCCAAAGTCCTCTGGATTTAGGAACTCAAACGTAAAATTTCTCAATTCTTCTCTTCTTTCGTTTAATTTTAATTCTATATTTATTTCTCCTGTTTTTGTTTCTTCTTTTTTTGCGTCATCATCAACGTTTAAAAAATCTTTTTTTAATTTTTTCGTCATTTTAATATCTACACCACTTGGGGTGGTTTCTATTAAGAAATACTGATCAGTAATATCATTTAATACCATGTCAACATATTCCTTTAACTCTGAAAATAATTCGTCACTCCTAAAGTGAAATACTACACCGAACTCACCATACGTGTACTTTAAAAATGGTGAACTAACTAACGTTAACATCTGACCTGACAATTCTTGTATTAAGTTCTCAGATTCACTAAAATCTCCATATATGAATAACATATATGATGGATTCTTTTTTGGTTTTCTGCTTCTCGCCATTTTGTTTTTTAGATATACTACAAAGTTATATATTTTTTCCCCAATCCCAAACATATTCTATAAATAAATATTTTATTAATCCTTTTTATTGTTTTTTCGTTTTAAAAGTGTGACACAAATATATACACTTTTTTAGTATTTCCCACGTATTATTTTAATAAAAATCCAAGTTCATAAACTAAAGGTCTCATTCTATTTTCCAAATTTTTATATAATTGTCTAAATTCTTTAAATTCTTCTGGGAAATACTCTTTCCATACCAATTTAAGTTGTGCGTAACCAGCATCCCAACTATTAAGGTGGTTATGATCGTCAGCGAAGTGACTTCTCATTGTCATTGACATTCTAACAAGTTCTGTCGCCTTATCTAACACTATTTTAGCGTCAGGTGATAGTCGTTCGTATATGTTTTGTTCACCGAATAGTAGGGTGTGAACGTATCTATTTTTGTCAGTTCTTGCGTCACCATATAACTCATTATAGTTGTTGTTATTTGCGAGTTCCGTCATTTCTTCTTTTGACATCCAAAAAAATTCGTTTTTAATGTCCCATAGTTGTCCTTTATATGTGATTTGACGAAGGCTGGATTGTTGACTTGAGTTATTAAATAATGAATATACAACACTGTCATTCGTGAATTGGTGGTATTGTTCGTGTTCTTCGTTTGGTGCTAAGTATTCGTCTTTACAGTTAATCCAGTTAGTCTCAATTAATTTACGAGCCGAAAACATAGAACTAACTTTAATAAAATTTTCAGGTATTATCGGTAACCCCGATTTCCCACTAAAACAAGACGTAAACATACTAACATTTGTTCCGTTATAATAAACATTATTTCCGTTATTATAAAAATACCCAAATGACCCTTCACATAGTTTACTATACCCACTTTGTTTAACTGATAGCGCAGAACTTAACTTTGGGTGGTCAAGGTTACACTTTTTACCTTTTATTTCTTGTCTAACCCATGTTGATGCGGTAATATTCCCATCAACATTATATATTTTTTTATCACCATTTTTTATAATCTCATTAGTGATTGGTTTTGATTCTAATATGTCAAATTTATATTCCATAATTATTTCTTTACTTTTAAAACAGAAAATGTTAATCCCCAACTTTTTACATCCGCAAATTGGGATGAATTCATAATGAACCCACCTTTAAATTCGTATTTATTTAAAACCTTTTCACGAAATATTTTGAAGTCAATACCAGAATACATTAAAGGTGGCGAAAAAACACATATATTAATATTCCCAATTTTACTCAAACGATAAATAAATTGGGTATATAAATTTTTAACACAAAGACCCATTTGATCCTGATTCATTTGGGTTTTAATTACCGTATCTTCAATTTTATTTTTAGATTGTCCTCCGTCTTGTTTAATGTTTTGGAAATCATTTACAGACCCATAAGGTGGATTCATCAAGACGATAATCCCCTTCCCACCCTCAATCGCATCTCTCAAACCCTTCGGTAAAAAATCATAATCATCATTTAAAAAATCAAACTGAAACTTAACCGCTTCAGGATTATACCCCATCTGATTGGCCGTTTGAATATCCGAATAATTCAACGTGGACACATACAACTCCTTAAATTTATATCCACGTGTTAAGTTCCCCGTACCCCAAGCCGGATCCCACACAACGTACTTCTCCTTCCAATCTTCACCATATACGGAAGCGATGTATTCGTGAGCTTTATTGGCCCATAATGCTGGTGTAAAAAATTCACCTTGTTTACGTCTTGTAATATCTTCGATTAACCTATCAACAACCGCGGTAAGATCCTCTTTTTGTGTAGGACTATACTCATTGGAAAAGTGACTAAAAAACGAACTAAACGATTCTTTCGTTTTTACCGGTACCTCATTAAACGATTTTGTTACAATAGTTTTTCTTTTTTTAACGGGATGTAGGTAATTATCGTCAGGATTAATTAAAATCTGAACAAAAAGATTAGCGAGTTGGTTTGTATTCAAACTATGTTTACCCAATACATTTTTTTCAAAGTAAGAAAATACTTCAGTAATATTAATCGGTGTAATCGGTATTAATCTAGTGACACCATCAGTTAAATCTTTAAGTTTTACAATACATTTGTCAATATTATGAATTGAGAATATGTGTGGATTAATATTTTCGTCCAACATCATTTCATTCACCAATACCAAGTTTTTGTGAGCATTTGACGGAGCAGTACTCCAATCCAAATCCATAGATAGGTATTTAAATAAATCATTTGCGTGAATAACAAAACATTCGTTTCTATCACCAACAAAAACGGTTGTTGGTAACATTATCCCTGCAAGTTCAAACTTTTTTATATAATAAACTGTTTGAGCCAAAACTTTTATTTGGTTGGATTTACTTAAAAGATTTAATTCATCTTTAAATTCTGTCAATACTCTAATTTTCTGACTTTTTGATTCACCTAATCCATCACAGGAAAATGGTGATGTAAAAATCATATCTGAGAATTTTCTTGTGAAATATTGTCTGTAACTATTCTCAACATCCTTTTCGTTAACCGATAAAGTTAATTGAGTTATTGTTTGTCCTGTTACTGTTGCCATATCATTTTAAGTATTAATTGCTTTACAAATATAACGACTTTATTGATATACTCGTGAAATATTATCTTCTTTTTTGATTTTAACTATCGTATCCGCCCATTGGTTAATCATCGGGTTATGTGAAATCAAAAATATGTTATCAAAATACTCTTTAATCTTAATGAAAAACTCGGACACCATTTCCAAATTATCATTAGATATTTTACCGAATATTTCGTCAAACACCACGATGTTAGGTTTTGGTAGTGAACATACTTTACTTAATACCGACCTTAAAGCTAAAGACGCTATTGTTCTTTCATACCCCGACCCAGATACCATTAATTTTTCAACACCCGTACCATTATCTATCATTAAGAATTCGACCTCATTTTTATCTGAAATCCTTATTTCCAATTTAAAATAGGAACTATCCTCCATAAGTCTTTGAAGTTCAGAATTGATTAATGGCATCATTGTTTTCATGATGGTTTTGGATATCCCATTTTTACCGTAAGCCTCCAAATAAATTTTATGTATTCTCTCTTTTTCTTGCTCTTCAGATATTTTAATAATGTTACCTAAATTGGTTTTAATTTTTTCCTCTAAAGTTTTAACCGAGTATTCATCACTACTTATTTGATTCTGTTTTTGTGTCTTTTGTCTTTCTAATTCCTCAAGTCTCATTCCCGCCTTTATTAACTGCCCATCGATTTGTTCGTTAGATTTAATTTTATCCAACATCTTATCGTACTCGGTTAACTTACCTTTAAGGGTATTAATTTTTAAGTTATAATTTTCAATGGTTGCTTCGTATTTCTCTTTAATAAGTTTGTTTTTTTCATACTCATCGAAATCCTTTTTAAGTTGCGTGAACCCTTGCTCTTTAACCATTAAATTGGTAATTACCCCCGAAATTTGGTCTCTTTGATTGTTATAACCATCAAGTTCAGAAATTTTAGATTGGGTAATCGACGCATTCATAAGATCAATTCCGCAGTGCTCACATTTAATCCCACCATCAACGGAACTTTTTAATTTCTCAATTTCAGATATGATGGTATCCAACTGAATCTTATCTTTAAAGACAATATTATACTCTTCTTTTACTTTATCGTGATTCTCTTCAGTATAAAATTCTTTTGGTTCAACAACCTTTAATTCGGATGATTTGATATTGGTTTGCTCAATCTGGTATTCATACCCTGATATCTCATTTTGAACGTCACTAGGTACCAGTCTACTCAATTCAACATCGATGTCTGTATGTTTTTTTCCTAACATATCGTCACGATACTCTTTACCCTTTATAAGGTTACCTTCGATAGTTTGAAGTTCCACCTTAAAGGTTTCAACATTACCCTTTAATTCCGTTATTTTTAATTCATTGTTTTCGTTATCCGTTTTTAACTGTTCGGTGTTATAGATGTTCGATAACATTGATTTTGAGTAGTCGGAGTATATCGCCTTGGCAACTTCCTCTTTTCTTTTTAAAAATTCAAGACCCATAAACCTCGATAAGACTTGTCCTCTTGCAGTTGGTTTTGCATCGATTAAGTCTTCGAGATTTGTTGATGTTGTTAGTATCGTCATTAAAAAATCTTCCTTAGTTCCAATCGACTCTTTAATGAATTTTTCGGTTTCTCTTCTTTGTTCCCCAGTAAAATTTTGTAAACTACCATCAGACATTTTTTTGAAAAAGTCCAATTCCGTTTTCACATTCCATTCACCCTTTTTGGACATCTTTCTTTCGATGTTTCTAACAATAATGTAATCCTCCCCATCGATAGTGACTTCACCCTTTACAGATACCGTATCTAAGTTAGTAAACCGATTAAAGATTTCTTCAGCTTTAGTCGTCTTAGTGGTTTCATTAAAAAATAAAAACATTAGAAGATCAACCGAAAGGACCGTTTTTCCGCCAAAATTCGGGGGAGAGGACTCAATAACAGTCAACCCATTACACTTTTCAAAATCAATTTTTTGGTTTTCACCATACGATAAGAAATTAGAAAACTCAATATTTTTAATATACCATTTTTTAAATATAGTCGTTTCCGTTTCGTTTTCTCGCATCTTATTCTCAACCATGTTATTATGTGATAAAATGGAATCCAAATAGTCATCATACCCCTTACCATTCAAGTATTGTTTTAACAACTCAACTTGGTAGTTAGTGTCCATAATATTAACCGATACGTCAATAGTTTGTTCAGTCTCTCCCTGTGTAGTTTTTACCTTAGTTATAACATTAACATTAGTTGTGTTATATTTTTTTTGGAAATAATGTTTTACACCTTTAATTCTGTCTTGCGTGAAATTCTCATTTACATCTTCCCAAACCACTTGGATATAAGGGTTTTCAAACTTTGAAGTATCGATTTCTTTTGTCATTTTAAACTAATTAAACGGTTTGATCTTCTTGAGTAGGTTCAACTGATTCGTTATCTTCTTGGGTTGTTTGTTCTTCTGAGGTTTCCACATCATCTAATAACCCCATCATTGTTTCTCCTGACATTGATGCATATTTCTCTCTCATCACATTCATTTGTTCCTCGAACGCCTCTTGCCAAATCTTTTGCGTTCTTTTTTCTTTCACTTTCAAGTCGGTGTTTCTTTTTGCTACTTTCGCTCTATGAGCCTTTGATGCCTTTCCCATTCTATTTTTATTTTATTTATTATTACTCGGTCTATTCTCCTCAAACCATTCAATCACAGCATTTATTCCCCATACGAAACCTGCAGATAACATACCATCAAAAAATACGGATAATCCTTTATTAAGTCCAATAATATCCGCATTTGGTGAAAAATAACACATCGATAGAAAAAATCCAATCCACGTGGACATGCATAAAACACAAGAAATTAATCCCGATAAAAAATGTCCCATCGGTTGAAAAAATGAGTTATCATTTTCTCCCCAGTTATGGATTTTATCTCTTAATCCGTTAAATATTGATCCGTAAACCATTATATTTGTCATCCCATAGGCAACTACCGCCCAAATTATTAAACTCATGTTATTTGTATAAATTATTGTTTAGGTTAGAACCACCATGAAACTTGGCGGGAATCCCGCCACGTTGGTTTGGTAAATCTAACAGTTTATTCTCTAAATCTTCGTTTTTCTTTTTAAGTCCCCTAACCTCCGAAGAAAGGGTTTGGATGGTGTCTTGTAACATTTTTAACTTGTTGTCGTCTTGTTTAACATCTAAACTCCGTCTAAGTTCGTCTAAACTTTCATCCTTTTTAGATATGTCATCCTGGAAAAGATTTGCCATTTCTTGGGTTTTAGTGGAAAATTCTTGCCTTTCTGACTCCAAATCATCATTTAACTGGAAAACAGTTTGTTCAAGTTGTTGTATTTTAAACAACAACTCGTTTTCAGATTCTTTGTCACTAATGTATTCTATTTTTGTGACAACTTTCTCAATGGGCACTTCTTTAATAATCTCTTTAATAACCACCTTTTCAACCGGAACCTCTTTAATTACCTCAACAATACGATCAACTGTAACCTCTTTAATAACCTCAACAATTTTTTCAACTTCCTTAATCACTTCAACAGGAACTTCCACCCGTTTTTCGACAATCACCTCCTTTATTACTTGTTTTTCTTCAACTTCACCCGTTTTTAAGTCTTTTTCACCATCATTAAGTGTTTTACCTAATAGTCCATACTTTTTTATGTTGAACCCATCATTGAACGTCCCCTTAATGAAATTCTCAATATCATCAATACCGTTTAGTTTACAAAAACTATCGACACTATCGAGGGTCACTTTATTAAAGATTTTTGAGTAATTCGGTTCCATGTTCAATATCTTCAAATGATTTTATTTCAAACTTTAAAAATGGTTTTGGGTTGTCCAAATCAACATATCCATACTCTTTAGTTTCAACATCGTACACACCATAACCGTGTCTACCGACACTTTCCCCAATGTTGTTCTGGATCGTCGATCCTATCATATATCCTTTACCCCCTTTAATTTGGAACTCAGCTCGTTTATGAATATCACCACACAATACGGTTTCGAGTCCATCAAACTTTTCAATATCATATGCCTCTTCTCCGAACTCAAACCCAAGATCGGTTTTTAACCCAACGATTGGACCATGAAATAAACCAACTTTAATCCCCCTCGCTTCACTAATGTCGGGGGGGATATTTCCTTGATATTGTGAGTAAACGCACCAACTAACGTTATCGTCCTCATAAACACCTCTATCTTTGTAATAAACAATATTTGAGTTATTTAATGAATTAATAATTGGCGTTAATGCGTCCAATCTTTCAATATTATTGGTCAAAAAGTCGTGATTTCCAGGTATAATGATAGTTTTTGAGATATTAGCACATTCAGTTAAAATCCAAGCAACAAACTCAATTAACTCTGGTGTCATCTGATTTTTGGAATGTACCAAATCACCAGTAAAGACAATACGGTCAGGTGATAATACTTTCCATTGTTCGATTGCGGACTCCAAAATTGATCGATATAAGTCGTGATCCTTATATAGTCTGATATGTAAATCAGAAAAATGTACTATTTTTTTAATCATTTTTTAGTTTGTTTGTATTTTTTCATATCCGAATTCACTTTTCTGCCGTAGTTCTCAAACTTACTTATCCGATCCTCAACTTCTTTATTTTTTGTTAATATACGACGTAATCTATCCAATGACGTTTCACTAATAGGTTCATCCACATCACGTAATGTCTCACTAATTAATTGTTTACCTTTAATTGAGATTTCTTCTTGTGCTCTTAAAAACTCATCAATGATTTCTAAAGTAATGAGTCTTGGGTTGTCACCGTACTCATCAATAAATTGTCGTCTTAAATGGGGTGGTATAATTTTACTTTTTATCTCTAAATTAACCTCACCTTGTTTAACAACATTTGTTTCTAAATAAAAAACCGTATATCCCACTTCCTCCGGTTTATTTTTAGTCAGATCAACATCATATTCATTTCTTACGACGTCATCATCATTTTCAATAACTTCAAATAAACCTCTCACTAAAACATTTCTAAGTCCTTTAGTTTTATATTCGTCAGGATTGTTTAAAACATCATCTAATAGCTTATGCATACCATCTCTTAACGTTAACTCGTCATTATCGTTTGAGGTATCTTGAGACATTTCAGGTGACCAAGTTAATAAGATATGTTTTCTTGGTGTAAAATCAGTTGGGTCATATATAGTAGGTCCTATAGCCGCTCCATTCTTAACGGGTTTAATCAATCGACTTGGGTCATACATTTCAGGAGTTAACCCCAATGATAATAGATAACATCTACCTTTAAATTCCATTAAATCAGATAATTTAACAGTGTTAGCTGCGTATCTTTTATCATCATTACCCTTAACCAACGGCATTGTTAAAATATCTAACGAATCACATTTAGCAAATTCATCACATTCTTTAATGATGTTTTTGTATTTATCCAATTCATTACCATAAAGACAAGTTTCATCAACAAATGATTCATTATATTGATTTGGATTATCCTTTTTACCTAATAAGGCGACTTCTAAAAATTCTTTTAATTTCATATTACATTACAATTTTTGGTGGATGACCTAAATCATCCTTATCCCCAAACGGCATTGTTACCGGGTTAAATGGGGGTGTTTTTTTATTGCTTCTTAATGAAGCCCAATCAATTTCTAACTCATCTCTTACCTCCCCCATTTTTTCAACTATCGGGACAATATCGATGTGTTTATTCTCAAGTTTACCTGTTAGATACCCATCTAACCAAACGTAAAATTCTTTGTGTGTTAACATAATTCTCTACCGTATAAGTTCACTAAAATCAATCTAGCCATTTTAAATTCCTTAACTCTATTCAACCTTAAACCATAAGCTCGAGCCACATCATTTAAGTGTGGTAATGCTTCAGTTATTTTCATTTTGCCAATTTCCATATCGGAATTTAGAATAATTCAAATTCAACATTAACGTGTCCACATTCGTTACACATATAAGTTGGGAATGGTATTATAGTATCTTCATGACTACCTGTTAAAATTTTTGATACTATTTTTAACATCACGACTTCTTTAAAAAATTTAGACTCACATTTTTCACAACTAACGGTTGGTTGTTCCTTAATGTTAATTTTTGGTTTAATAATATCGTCCATTTACTCTTTAATTAATTTTAGTTCATACTCTTCATCAAAAATTTCATCCTCAAGCATTTCTTGATTGAATTCAAATTCATTTACCAACGAACCTTCCTGACTACCTTTAATTTCAAATTCATACATGTTTTCATCCAAATATGAAATCGCATCTTCATCCGACATCCCTTGAAGTTCAGGATAATCCTCTTTATTGATTTCCATCGTGTCATAAAGTTGGTAAACACTATAAGTTTTAACCATTCTTAGTTTCATAATATATTATAATTAACGTTTATTTTTACCGTACCACTATCCAAGGTGGTATTATACCACCAATTAATTGTTAAATCATTTGTCATACTAAAATATAATCATTTGGTTTTTTTTTGTCAAACGTTTTTTTCACTTTATATCGACAAAAGTTAAATGTTTTAGATATTTTGTTATATCCATATCTAATATGGTTTGTTGAATCTGTTTGGTATTCTGAATTCTTCGAATGTTCCATTATCTTTAACTAACACAATAATACACCCATAAACTTTAATGTTCTCATATTTAGATCCCTGTAACATCTTCAACAATAATTTACAATAAAACGGTAATTGTGTTGAATAATGTCCAAGAGCCGTGTCGTCCAACTTTTCGAAAGGATATTTCATTTTTTTGGTGAAGTAACTTGCCTCGAAGTTTTTTGGTTTATTTGTTTTATAATCCGTTATAACCAACCCAAACTCGGTTTGTTCCTTATTCATTATGATCCACACCTTATCGGGAGCCCCCGTATAACCATACTCATCATCCCCCAGAATTAACTCCGTATCTAATAATATTGCCCCCCTTTTTTTCATGGTTTCTAAAAAGTCAGTCCCGGCTGAAACCATAGAATCACTACGTAAAATCTGATCAAAATCACAGTCAAAAATTGGTTGTCTAACCTCTTTATCAATCCCAAATAGTTCGAGTGATATCTTCTCCAATAAATAGTGAGTTCGACTCCCCACGTTTATTGAGTAGTCGGCAGCCGCTTTCCATTCAGCTAATAATTGTTCCTGTACGATTGGGTCACCTTTTGCTTTCTTAAATGAAATCCCTTTTGAATCAAACTTAGGGTAAAATAAAGTCATAACTTTACTAACCGACGGCCAATCACTCTTTAACTCACCTTCGGAGTTTTTCATCGTATAGGTATGTGTGTCCTCCACAAATGTAAGTTCAAGCTCTTGTCGTCTTTTTTCTAAAATATCTAATATTTCAGTTGCAATAATTTTTAAATCTATCATGTTAATCTTTTTCTTGTATATAGTAAGGTGTGATATCCCCTCTTAAATCACAAACATCCTTATCTTTTGGTAGTTTGACGAGTTTTACTCGATTATATAAGTCACCCCCGTTTAGTTTATCGTATAGTTTTTTGGCGTCGTCATATGCGTCCCCATCGAGACAAATGATAATATCTTTTTTTGCCTTAGTGTAGAGTTTTTCCCACATATTGTCATTGATGTATTTACCTAGTAGCGCTATCGAATTCTCCAAGAAAAACGAATCAAACACACCCTCAACAATGTAGATATCCTTTTTAAAATCAATTAAGCTTTCATTAAAGATAAGAAAGTCTTTAGCTGCTTCTGGGTTTTTGTATTTAAGTCTCGATTTGGGATTCCATGATCTTGAAACAAAAAAGTTTAATTCCCCATTTTTATTAAATGACGGCACGATTATTCGTCCAGCGTAGTCACCTTCAATACAAATCCCAATTTGATATTTATCAATAATCTCTTGGGTTATTCCTCGTTTTTTAAGGTAGTTAAATGCCTCTTTTCTTGGTATGTGAAGGGGATGTATTTCGTCAAACTTTTTATACTCTTTTGGTAGTTCTAACTCTTTAAATACTTTTTCCTTTTTTTCAAACTTGTCCGGTCGGATTAGCTTGTAGGTTTTTTTATCTTTCTTTGACCCGAACTTATCTATCAACTTCCCTAGATGTCCATGAGTTTCGTGAGTTTCACTACACGACCAACATTTATAAATATGATTTTGGTAATTTATTTCTAAATTTCCCTTTCCGTCGGTTTTCGATAAACCTTTAATATCGTATGAACATACAGGACAGTCAACTGAAATTTGTCCAGAATATTCATTAACACTTTTTGGTTCCCCAAAAATTGTTAGTATTAAATCGATTAATAGTGATTCATCATCCATACATATAAGATAAACATATGGAGTGGTTTTGTCAAATAATAAAACCCCCACCTGTATTAGAGATGAGGGGTTTTTTAATTTTTAAATAAATTTACTATCCTAAACTAAGTGCGTATTTAACCGCTTGTCTTGCACCATCTTGACCCGCAGAGAATTTTTTCAAATTTTTCCCCCCTTGGTTATAAACTTCAATTGTCCAAACACCACCTGTATTTCCTTTACCACAATTCAAAAGTACGTTAGTTCCTGTGTCATGGTTTCCCTTATACATATAAGTACAACACTTATTAATACATGGAACATTAGATTTAGGGGCTGTTTTTGAAACAAATCCAGCGAGTTTTAATTTCGGAGCAAGATCTAAAGACCACCAATCTCTATCATTACCTCCCTCATCATTACCTCCCTCATCATTACCTCCCTTTTCTTGTTCTTTAATTACTCGTCTAACAATTCTTGTTAAATCCGATTCTGTTAATTTAATTATTCTTTTCATAATATTTTAATTTATATATAAATACATTACAAAATAATAAAATGATGGTTAATTAACTAAATCTACCAAATTTTATTTTGTTTCATGTATCCTAAAACACAGGTGTAGGAATCAGACATATCAAAACATTCCTTTTTAAGTGTATTGTTTTTAGTATAAAGCCATGTGATTTGAGGTTCTTTGTCAGAAACCTGTTTCCAAATTAACTCTTTTTTATCAATATCTTTTGGTAGTCCTCCAAATAAAACATGTTTCCCTTTATCGTTTTGTTGTACCAAATCGGGCCAAGCAAATTTTCTTGAATTGTATGTAGATATGTAATTTGGTACAATACCTAAAATATCGTAAATAGATTTAGTTATCATTGAATTGTATCTCAATAATATTCCCACCGTCCATACATTATTTGAATTTAAAAGTGGTTCTTCTATCACAACTTTAGTTATACCTAAATTCTTATACTCTTTTAATTTTTCTTCAAACCCATCAACTTTCATTAATAGCTCCTCGATTTTATCTTCAGGTTTCGGTTTAATTACCGGTGAAAAATGTGTTAATTCTAACAAATCTTTCGTTTGAATATCAAAAATTGCAACACCTATTGTTCGAGTTGACACGTCTAATCCAAGAACTTTTGGTGTGTTTTTAAAATCGGGTTTTTGACTCATAAAAAAATTAAAAATCTAGTTTAACTGGATACTGTTGTATCCCCTGTCTTTTTTGTGGGGACTGTATCTTAGAAACAACCATAAGTTCTTTATCTGCATTGTAAAGAGCTACTTCAGTGATGTGTGGTTTGGTTACTCCATCCCATGTAGGGTTAGACGATGTTAAAAATTGTGTTTGTCCTAAATTACATAGATAGTTCATTACATATATCGTCGCTTGGATATCCGTTTGTAAAGTACCATAAAAATAATACTCCCCTCCAAAATTTAAAGTTAACCCACTTTGATTAAGTGTTGGTAGATTAATATAATCATATAAATGATATGTAGGTGCCGTGTCGTACATATCTTTCGTTATTTGAAACGTTGTACCCGTTAACCCACTAGTAGTTAAAAACCCATTTGTAGTACTTGCTGACAGTTGTGACATCACATTGATTTCTCTCCATTGATTCGGTAATGGTCTGGTGGTTCCGCTACTTACCTTTTGTATTAACACTTTCATTTCATTGGCAGTGAACCCTGTTGGTGTTGTAGTGTTTTGTGAATTTAAAAATTTAAATTCGTTTCCAAACTTTAAAAATACATTATAGGTTAATTGCGTCGTATCAACTAATTGTGGTGTGACTTTACTATAATAATTACAATGTAATGAATTCGTAAACGCACTATTATTAAATCTATATGTAACAAAAACTGACTCAGTATTTGCACTCAACAATCCCTCATCATCACCCAAAACTCCGTCACACACATTAGGTACGATTTGCCCCACTTTTGGTGCCGGTAAAGTCCAAGAACGATTACTCTTATAATTTAATGCTGCCACGATTTCATCATCATCAAAAACTACCATCTTCAAGTCAGGAAAAACTTTACCAACCCTATTAGGGTATCCACTAGAGGTTATGTTTGTATCCCATAAATTGTAGTATCTAATACCTGGTTTATTAAAGTCAGCACTTCTTTTAGACTTAATATAATGTGTTTGAAATAAATCGATAGTGAACCCACTTGGGTCGGTATAAAAATATTCACCCATAATGCCGTTTGGATTTTTATGCCACATTAACCATGGCAACCCAACTTTAAAATTTCTTGCTTGTCCAGTATCTCCAGGATTTGCAGGATCATACTCTTGTTGTGCGAATTTTTCACCATAAAAGTTATCAATAGATTGATTCGTATAGTGTACAATTGCGATTGATTTTTGATCCGATGGACTTAGAATAATACTCTCATTAAATGAGTTATTGAAATACACACTACCCGTGTCTATTTGTCCTGCGTTACTACCGTATCCTAAATACTCTTTTGTTCCAACATATGTTGATGCTGAAAAATAATTATAATCTTGATTTACGGAGTTAAATGTTCCTGCTGGTGATTCCGTCCAAGGAATGTTCATATTCCAAACTTTAACATCCGTTTGTGAAACGTCACAGTTTGTTTCAAAGTTGAAAACGTTTGTTGCCCAATATGGTTGTGGTGTTACCGTATCATATAGTCCAGTCATTCCTGATGGGTAAAACACAACAAACGAATTTCCGGTGTACCCCATAGATTGTAAATTGGGTAATTGTCTATCGACAGATATCGTTACCGTATTTGCGGATGACGTATCCCCCGTTATTCCCGTCACCAAATAGGTAAACATAGGTGTGTTTCCTGTTAAAGGACTTGTCGGATTATTTGTTAATATATTCACAAACATACCTGGAGTTACGGTTCCTGATACTGACGCGTCAATTGTATTAGCCGAAATAACTAAAGTATTACCCGAATTTAGATTACCATTACCCACAATAAAATTAGGGTTTATCGTATATGCCGATGTGGTATATGTCGTATTACCCGTGAAAAACCCTCTAGGTGCTGCGGAATTATAAATATTATCAACAAAAGATGAATCATATGGTATACCAAAAGTGCTTCCAGATGTTGAGTCAACAAATAGTGGGTACTTAACGTTTAATCGGTTAAATTCGGGTATGGGTGTGTTATTATCCGCGTTATATTGCGGCATCAAAACATTAAGATCGTTATAATTCTGATTAGTAATTGAATTATAGCTAACCTCACTATCTCCGACTTGGAAATATGCGATATCGAACTTACCTTGTGATATCTTTTTCCTAGCGGCGTCGGTTAAAATTGTATTTATTAATCCGCTTGTGTTTTTTATTATATATGACATATTTTATAAATATTACATCGATGCACTACCTGTGCCTATGGTTATGGAAGCTATGGTTCCGGACATTCCAACAACAACGGTAATTGGCGTTACTGAAGGACTTATTTGTTCACACACTTGTTGATTATTTAAAACGACATTACCAATAGATAACGTATCCTTTATTGATCCAGTAGTCGTACACTTTACCCCATTATTAACGACTTGTACTTTTTGTAATATCTGACCACCAACAACACCTGTACCCGATATACTAACATTATACGTTCGAGTGATGCCTGTTGTATAATAATTAGGGTGACAAAGTATGTTCGTATAACTATTTGTTGTTGTTGTCAATGTTGACGTAACAAACTGACTTGTCCCTGTCGTACCAGTTGTGTTAGAATATGTCAAAACGGGTGATCCGTTAGATGCGGTACCCGCAGACATTGATGTAGTATCATATAACGTAAACGACACCGATCGGTTTGCTGGTAATGGTGGTGTCACGTTAATACCCCAATTATATATTTTTTGAGCGTAGTTTGTTGTGTTTAACGTTTGAGTACTAATAAGAGATAAATTTATCTGATATGTTGTTATTGTACTTATTCCCGTCAATACCGCTATCGCCGTTCCGATATTGCCAATAATATCCTTCACATAAACAGTATAACTCCCAACTGGTAAATTATTAAACATAATCGATGTTTGGTACACAATGTTATCCAATGAATACGTATATGGTGCCGTTCCACCAATAACCCCACCAACCTGAATAAGTCCGTCAGACGCTACGTTACATGATGGGTCAGTCGTTCGTAGTCTCACAACAATTTTATCATCACAATTACCAGCACTTACGTTAACAGTTCGAGGACTACCATCCACTGTCCATACCCCCAAAGGTGGAGAAACATTTAATCCTAACGACGGTATACCGCTTAATGTCCAACCAGAAACTTTCCATTGACTTGTCATAGTATTAAAATAAATTTTTTGGTCAGGTGATGTTGAAACCCACGTAGGGTATCCGTTCATTGTATCAGCAGAATAAAATTGGTATTGTGTTGACGATGGTACACCAAAAACTGACTTAACGGTAGTTAAACACATACCTGATATACTTTCTATTTCTGGCGTTGTAGGTAAACAGTCATCACAGTCCACAAATGGTCCTGAAGTGGTTATTGCACTATAATTGTAAAACGTTTGTCCCGTATTTGTAATAATACCTGCACTAACCCAACATCCTGATTGTGATGTTAAAGTGAACACACCATTACTTGGGTATAAAGAGTTAATGTTTGCTACGTAATATATCTTTTCTGTTGGGTTGGTACAATTAAAAAACTCCTCTAAAATTGCAGCATAATTAGTACTCACGATACAAGTTGTTGTTGCACTAAAATCACCATAATAATCCGTTATATTAGCAGTATACGTTCCAAATTGTAAACCCGTTAAGTATTGTGTCTGAGAACCATTATTCCATGAAATCTTATAAGGTGGTGTTCCTCCAGTAATTGTCAAATAAATTGCACCATCATTATTATACGGCGAAGATGAATTCACTGCCGAACATTCAACCCCCATTGGGAAGAGTGTTATAATATTACATGTATTTCCACTAAATTGTCCCATTTTATCTTATTGTGTACCCTTGTCTTATATCCCCATAATAATATTCAATAGTTTCGATTTCATTTCTTCTATTGTAGTATGTTATTTTTTGCTTCGTTAATATACCCGCTGTTGGGTGATTTACGGTATATGTTTCAATTACGTATGTTCCTAGTTCCATGATTAATATTCTAAATAAACGTTCATTTGTTGTCTAACACTTGTTGGGTTAATAACCCAAGCGGGTGTTGTCCATCTTATTTCCACTTTATCCCCAACAGTTACCGGTAATGGAGACACTAAGTCATATGCAATATTTCCTGTCGATGCCGTATAAATGTATGTAGTCGTTATTGTTGATTGTGTGGATTGTGTTGTATTATTTATCGTGAATGTACTATATTCGGTAGCCCCAGTTTGGACTGTACCTCCTACGTTTTGACAAATATCAACTCTAACAATGTTACCCGTTTTTGGTAATATGACTCTTCTACTGTCTGACCCTGAAGTTGTTGCCGCTAGATTTATCGCATTACCAATAAAGTAAGTTTGAGTATCTGCAGGACTCGTTGAATCATGACCAAAAAATAACGCAATTGTTTGTTTTGGGTTTACCGTCACACCACTAATACTAACCGTGTTAGCGCTCAACCCACCAGTGAAGTTTGTTCCTCCACTAATAGTTCCTCCCGTATATGTACCATTTACCCCAGAACTACCGCTTGATCCCGACAATCCACTAGTTCCTGAAGAACCACTAGTACCGCTTGATCCCGACAATCCACTAGTTCCTGAAGAACCACTAGTACCGCTTGATCCCGACAATCCACTAGTACCATCAATACCGCTAGTGCCTGAAGAGCCATTACCCCCAGACGCCCCATCTAAATTGGTTGTCCAAGTGGAGTGTGTTCCAGACCCTTGAGTTTCTGTTACTTCTAATTGTATCTGACCCGTAGAACCGGTATATGTCAAAACGTCACCATGAAAATGTTCCGTATTTGAAAAAGCTACGATAACATGCTGAGCAACGGTATAAGATAAATTAGGGGATGTCGTTATATTGATAGTTAACCCTGAATATAATGATGATATATTAATATTATCGAGACATGTACCAATATAGTCAGCACTAATACCCGACGACCCACTAGTTCCGTTAATTCCACTAGTACCATCAATACCTGATGTTCCACTAGTTCCGTTGATACCGCTAGTTCCGTCGATACCAGATGTGCCACTTGTTCCGTCAATACCACTAGTACCATTAATTCCACTAGTTCCATTAATACCGCTAGTTCCATTAATACCGCTAGTTCCTGAACCTCCAGATGTTCCACCAAAAATAGACACTAATTGTTGTAATTCCGCTTTATACCCCGAACCGGCAGAATTTTGTGAAGTGTCTCCGGTTGTTACGATATATATCAACGTTGTTGGTGTTATTGCCGTTGTTGATGCTAATGTTTTATCTGTTAATCTTGCCATTTTATTTTTTATATAGTCTTTTATTGGAAATCAAATTCATCCCCATCTTGAAATTCAGCATATCCTCCGTCTTGATATTGTAAAGTTAATGCACTTACCGAGTTACAATAAATACAACCAGTATCATCGATAACTCTGATGGCGTAAATGATATTATTCTCATATTCAGAAGGTAAAGTAAAACTGTACGGTAAAGATGATGTTGTGTCATAATAAACACAGGTGGCGGTACTATCGCAGGAATCACATATCCATATGTCCAGTGGTAGTATACCTGTTGTTGATGTTAATGAAACTATTGTCCCCATATTATTTAACAATTACCGTTTAATGTGCAAAATTCAGTAATTTTACCATTTAAATCTACTGAATAAATTTTATTTGAATATTTAACATAACTCGTTATTACAGGAGTAACTAAAGTAGTGTCTTCATAAATATATACCCCCGTTTGTAATATCGTATCTGCAGATGAACTATAGAAAGTCATGTCGGCTCCCCCATTTACTAATTCACATGTCGGACATGAAACCGTAAACTCACCTTTCGCGTTCCAAGTACGGTAAGCGGGTCCTGGTGTTGGTGAAGGAGTTAAACAAGAAATACAAGTACTATATGTCGTTGCAGTAGCGGCAGTAAAGGCGTTAATATTTGACCATATATATCCTGCAGGTGGAACATAAGCAACATAATTCCCAACATAACTATAACAATTACCCGACAAGTCTTTAACTACCAACCCTATATTAACATTCGAAGGTGGTGTCATATTTTGTATTATCATCGAATTATTAGTACAAGACGTAAACACAAATTGAGTATTAGGTGCGTATGTTGGTGTTGGAGTGGATGTTGGCGTCGGTGTTGGAGTGGCGGTAGGGGTCAACGTAGGTGCTGGTGTTGGCGTTATTACCACACAAGTAGAACAACTACTTCCCGTCGATATAATCGAGGTTAATAAGTCTCCAGGACTTCCCGCATTATCCTCAGTATATGTTAAACACTTATAATCACCATTTATAATACCAAAAAATGTTGTTCCTGAACTAATGACTCCACCAGAATAAACTAGAGGACCAGAAACGTAATAAATCTCACTACTATTACAATCAGTTAACACTTTAACATCCACACAATTAAAATTACCACTATCAATCACAAAGGTTACCCCCGAATTAATTGAGTAAGCGAACGTAGGTGTTGGTGTTGCCGTTGGTGATGGTGTTGCCGTTGGTGTCGGTGTTGTTGCACTAAAACTAATATCAACTGAGTACCCTAAACACGGATCAGGTGTTGGGGTAGGTGTTGGTGTCGGAGTGGGTGTTGCCGTTGCCGTGGGTGTCGGCGTAGGTGTCGGTATCAAACATTCGGTCAATATATCAAAATCTAAAATAGAACATGGGTCATATGGTGTTGGTGTTGGTACACAAACACCACTATAAACAATACTAGTATCTAAATCAGGACATTCATATAACGTTGGGTTAGACCCATAAAATAAACAACTTTGATTTAGTCCTGTTGAAAGACACCATCTCGTTGAATTAAAATAGATGGTTCCTCCACTAGTTCCTCCCGTCCAATAGGGATATCCATTAAATCCACCCGATACCGTATAATTACCATTAAGTCCCGAATACGCATCTAATGGTATGCTAACACACACAATGTTTGAACAACAATTTGCCGTCATACATAGAGTGTCAGAACAATCGGTTTGTAGAGTGTATGTTCCCGTTAATTGTGTAAATGTTTCTGAACTAAACCCAGCAACGAATGATGAGACAATAGTATAACAACCATTAGGTACAACAGGATCACCAGAAAAATGATAGGTTAAACCTACCGTCGCGGTACCTCCCGTCGCAACCCAATCACCATCATTAGTAACATACTGATAACCATCGTAACAACAACCCTGGAATAATAAATTTGCCATTAAAGTTTAAACTTTATATATAAATAATCAAAACTTTATTTTATTGAAGTATTTAAGTTCCAAATATGTCAAAATATTGCCTCCAATCGGATTTAACTAGGTTATATTCAGACTTATTCTCCAGATAACAAAAATCTAAGTATTTTTCTTCACTACCAACAAACCCTCGATTTAACGACTCGTTTATTTCTTTTTTAAAACTCTCCAATAGTAAATCAATCGAATTATTATTTGGTACAAAAAAACATCCTCCATGTATGTATCTAAATTGTGATACTAAATGGTAGTCTTTATTTGGTGTTGTAAATTCCAATTCATGACTAAAAAAAGTGATTTTATCATTAAATCCATCATTTATTTTATCCACGTTTGGGAAATCTTTTTTAATTGTCGGATCATCACTTCTAAGGATTGCCGCGTCCGCCCAAATATAAAAATCAGAATCAAAATGTTTTTTCATTATTGATTCCTGTATATAAAACAGCTTATTAAAAATGACAATATTATATAATGGTTTTGTCATTTCTGGGACATTAAAATGTATTTTAGATTTAAACTCATCTGAAACCATAAGTTCACTTACCGGTTTATAATACGTCTGGTGGGCAACTAAATCCTCCAATTTTTTAATTTCAAAAATGGTTTTTTCTAAGTTTGGGTCACAAACCATTCTATTTTTTTTTATCTCATCATATAACTTTTCATCGGTATATATAACCATTGGGGTGTCGTACATCAATATCGATTTCATCCAATATAGATAAGTACCGTAGGATAACTCGTATCCATCCCAAGCATCTCTACCAATATCAAATAATGCGGTAACTATTGTCGGTTTTTCAATTCTCATAATTTCCCCGTTATTTTTTCACCCCAACCTTTTGATTCTGTATGTAACCAAACAACCCATTCTGATGGTTTAATTGTTGTATTAAATTCTCTCCAAATATTAACAAAATCACCTTGTTTAGTTAAAATACCACTAATTTCGTTCTTATCGGCATCCTTTCTAAAGATTTCATCTCCATTTTTATCTAAAAATATTACCGCCCAAAAATCGTAATCCGTGTCCGTTAAACTACCACGATACACATCAATACAATGTTTAAAAATAGATGAAAAACTATTAACCCACTCTTCTTCGGTTTTATAATCATAGGGATTTGGTGGGTAGTGTTTATCTATGGTATATTGTTGTGTCGCTCTTTTTGAAAAAAGTAATCCAGAATAAATTTCATAATCCCTAAGTGTCCTTTCAGTTCCGAAACCGTATTTTCCGAACTCATCTGGGTTATAAACCTCACCATCCATTGAGAATAGTTTTCTGTTTTTTAAATGTGCTGATTCATTTTTTTTACCCCACTCTTTATCGTCGTCCCAACTTTTAACTCGGTTTTTACGAGTATATTCGTGCCAAATTAAAGTTTTGTGTGGATGAAATAAATCATACCCGTGAGTGTATGCTCTAACACCCACAGCAATTTCTTCGCCGTGGAAATAAAATTCATTATCATGTTGTACCTCCTGACTAAAGATTCCTAATGTAAAACAAAAATGTGCTGAGTAGAATCTAGCAGGAACTGGTTCCGTTAATGTTTGCCAATTCGGAATCGTTTCGGGTAAGAAAAATACGGCACCTTCAGGTATAAATCTATCAAATGACATCCTCCAAGGATCTTGGACTCTACCTGCCGGGTCATTCTCAGGATCAAAAGAGGAAACGTATCCAGTTAAAAGGGGTTTCTTAAATCCTTTCTTTTGTAGTTGTTTAATCATTTTAATTAGTTCAACATCCCAATTGGGTGCGAATCTCATATGGGAATCCACTTGTAGAGTATATGTTTCTCCACTATATCTTTGTTGTAATAAGTTTCTAGCCCAACAAGTCCCTTTAGAGTTGGAATAAAGGACATTCTCAATTCTAAATCCTTCGTCATTTTGGTATTCATCAATATTAAATTCATCGTCTGGGTGAAATTGATTACAAACACCAAACACTAAATTTTTAGGGTGTTTAGCGTTTTTAATACAGTCTTTAATTGTTATATTAAGTTGGGGATCTCGATAGGCAGCAATTTGAATAAAAATTGTATTCATGTTTAATTTTTATTCAAAAAATAACGTAAATCCAACAAAAAGGGTAGTAATAATTAAAATTTACGAATATTTTAGTTTACGTCGTTACGGATAACAAGTCGTTGTTACAGATTTTGCTAATATAGTACCTACAGAGTCTTTTACAACTAACCAATAGGTGTCGTCAGCCAAACTAGAAACCCCATAACTAATATTACCAACGTTTAATATCCATGACGTGTTTAATAACGCGGCAGCTTGGGTTGAGAATACGGTAGATCCACCATCATAAGGCGGAACCCCTCCTGTTATAGTGTTAAGTTGGACAAGGATACCTGAAGGTAATGAACAAATAACTAAGGTTTGGAAATCGAGGGGAGCCAGTGTTGGGGTAGGTGTTGGCGTTGGTGTTGCTGTTGCCGTAGGTGTTGGTGTCGCAGTTGGCGTGGCTGTCGGGGTTGGTGTCGCCGTAGGGGTTGGTGTTGGTGTTGGTATACAAGTAACGTCCATAACATCCGTACACCCAATACTATTAATAATCTTCACCTTTAGAGGGTCAACACCTGGAAAAAAATTATTACTATCAATGGTTATTGTTGGTGGTATAGTGGTAACTCCAGACACATAAAAGCAACCCGTTAACCCCGAATCACATAAATAAATGTCATATGGTCCATTACCATTTGTAACCCCCGTTATTTCAATAATCATTTTATATCCATACTAATTCATCCCCACTTTCTGTGGTTATTATGAGTTCAGTCTCAGTTAAAATAAAGAAAGTATCAATATCACAATAAATGTACTTAAATGTGAGACACCCCGTACTGTCAACAATTTTAATTATTAGAGTTTGTGCTCCAGAAAAAAAAGAATTAAAATAATACGTCCCCCCTGTTGGTCCTAACAAAAAACAGTTATTCATGTTTTCATCACACACATAAAGACTATATGGTGGTGTCCCACCAACAATATTAGATATATCTATGGAGTATGGCATCTTTTAACAAGTGTATTTTAATATGATTTTACCTAGATTGTTTACTTTAGTTATCGTTCTCGACCCAACAATTGGACAATCATTAGATAAGAACATAACTCCCCACCCACCGCTGGATGGTCCATAATTAACCGCTAAACCACCTATATTTGTCGTCAATGCTGCGTCCAAATAAATAACGTCACCAACATTTAAAGTTAATCCCGTAGTGTAGAATTGTGTTGAGCAATTTACTTCACTACAAGCCAGACCAGCGTATGGTTGTGAAACCATATTACCAGTACCGTACCATGTTGTGTAGCTCGGCATACCTGTAGGTGTAGGTGTTGGCGTTGGTGTTGCCGTAGGTATTGGTGTTGGACATGGATGTACACTTAAACAACTAGGACAATCCACATATGTAGTACCACCATCCCAAGTCAGAGTTGCTGGTCCAACACTAGCTGATGATTTTTGATAACATTTACCATTAGTACCCACAATTCTAGTACCCGTAGCAAAAACTGCAGGTAACCCCATAATACCATCACTATCCAATACACAACAAGCCTTCACAAAGAAAAGTGGGTATGGTACTGCTGTTGGTGTAGGTGTCGGTGCCGGTAAAACACCTTCACAACTTATATCGTAATTTATTTCAAGTTCTAAAACAAACTCACCATTACCAATTGGGTCAATCCCCCCGTTGGTGCAATTAGATTTTATGGTTAACGTATTATTTAATAAATTAACATCATAACTACCAACTTCGGGTATTGACGCTAAAATCGTTTCAATAGATTCTCTCCAAATCTCGTCATTAGCAATAACAAAACTCTGACTATAACCACTACCGTTTAGAGTTATATTACAATTTAAAGTTACCGAATTTAATATACAATTAGTATAACCGGTGGTTAAATCTAAAAACCCTTCACTTAACATTTCTGATATACCTCTTTTTGTTCCCGTTGTTGTTGTGAACTGAGAACTACAGATACTATAAGTGGTATCACCAGTAACCAGTGTCGATGTACAATCTATTGTAAAATTGTGGTATTTTGTACATCCACTACCATCAACCACTTCGACACTATATGATCCACCAGTAAGGTTATTTACGGTATTACCGGTTTCACCTATAGGTACGTTATTTGACCATATATATGTGAATGGTGGCTCACCACCAAAAATTATAACATTTGCAGAACCCGCTCCACCACCTTGGCAATCGTTAGTTAAAATGGAACTATTTAAAGTCCCACCCAAAGCGATTGTAAATGTTTTACTGACAGTACAATTACTCTCATCGGTAACATTTAAAGTATAAGTTCCAGCCACTAAATTAGTATATGTAAATGCGGATAAATTAATGTCATACACTTGCTGTCCATTACTTAACGAATAATCTAATAATCCGTTACCCGTATCCCAATTAGTGTAGCCAGTACCCACGTTAATCATCGCAACCCCATTTGGTGTTCCACACGTTGATCCGGTTAATGAAACATTAACTGAAAACTTCTCTTGTGACGAAACAACAATAGTTTCACTATATATACATGTCGTGTTTTGTCCCGATATGAATAGTAGGTATGTATCGTTAGGTAAATTATCAAATAAGTTCGTTTGATTTGTCGATACGGTATTTCTAACTTCATTGGTTGTTAGTCCCGTTAATGCGTATATATAATTCCCAAAAGTTCCGTTTAATGTTGTACTAATTTTACCGGAGTTTTGATTACAAACAGAATTAGTGATAGTATTACTTACATTATAAAATCCGTTTTGAGATATTAGAAACCCACCAACAACTAGCTCACAAAAGTTAGCATCTCTAATATTCACAACATATGAACCACTCGCTAAATTATCCAATGTAAAACTATTAGATAACGTGTAACCAACAGTTCCAGTGTTTGCCGAATAATAAAAAGGTGCGGTACCTCCAGTTAAATTAAATGTTAATGATCCGTCACTACCACTACAAGATGGGTTTATTGACGTTGTTAGTCCGACACCTAAAGGAAGTGCCTGTCCTATTAAAACTTGTTTTTCGGTTGTACACCCATAATAATCGGTAACTAACACAGACAAAACTCCCTGAGTTAGTCCCGTTGCCAACTGCCCCGTTTGCCCATTAGACCAAAGATAAGTAAACGGACCCGTACCTGTTGTACCAGTAACTGCCGCCTTTCCTCCGTTGGTAACACAGTTCGCCGCGTTAACCACCCAAAAACCGTAGTCAATCCCCGTACTCCCACTAATAATTACGTTTTCAGTTCTTGCCGTGGTAAACCCATAATCGTATATTAAAACATCATATATACCATCATCCAAACCAGTCACAGTATAAGGTAAAGATGTGGCGTCAAGTATTGAATTAAAATTCCCGTCTTTATTAATAACTAATTTATAAGGTGCCGATGTCGATGTCGAATTAACAACCATAGCTCCGTTACTCAATCCACAAGTTGTTCCCGTTACGGACGTCACTGTGGCGGTATAACATTCGGATATCACAGCATTAAAGTAAACTTCACTATTTTGTAACCCTAAACTGTCATTTATTCTAAAAACGTATGTCCCTCCCGTTAACCCAGTAAAGACAAATTGTGATGTGTTTGTCTGAGCAGATATACTACCCGGACTTACATTATCAATCGTATATGGTTGTGATCCCCCATAGACATTAACGGTTATTGTTCCCGCAGAAATTGTACCACAATTACCACTCGTTATAAAATTATAACTTAAGGGTCCAGTATTACAATTTTGGGTACAAGCCGAAAGTGGGTCCAAATAAACCCCAACGGCACTACCCGATAATGATTGGTCAACGCAGACAGATTGGTACAATGGTCCAATACCTGTTTGTAAGTTACCGCAACAATCAAAATAACTATAATATACGTCGTTAGTATAACCTGAAATACAAGCCATTATCCACAATTAATTTGTATGTTTAAACCAATATTTAGGTTTAATTGTTTATTTGTAAAATTATCGTAACAAGATGAGTTACTAATAATTAGGGTTCCCCCAACAAAAGAGTAGTTTAATCCGTTTTGATATAAATACTCGAGGGCATTGTCAATATAGTTTATAATGTTATAATATGAAACCGGTAGGTTCGTCGACGTGTCGATTGCGCTTTGTCCGTAGGACGTAAAAATAGGTTCATCAATTAATGTGGTTTCAACATTCGTTACAATATCTTTCAATTTTAAAACTACCGACCAATTAGCAATTATTGTAGTGACGTCACAATCGGTACTCGTAAACCCTGAAGATGCGTACAACTGTTGTACTTTTTGGTTTAAAACCGATGCTGGGTCAAATGTTGGTAAAGTACATTGTGTTGTTTGATCGATACAATCATACGTATAAGGTTGTCCATTATACTCACATGGTATACAAGACAACGCAATGTATTCACAACTCCTTTGTCTTCTCCAAACAACTTTTTGTCTGTGAAATATTGAGTTGTCCATTTTTTGCCCCGTATTCCAAATAGTGGTTGCTGGTACAAATTGCTCTAAGAACCTCACCCAATAGTCACCTAAACCTAAAGTGAAATCAATCATTTTTTGGTAGGTGAATTTATTATTCGGTATGTTTATAGTTTGATCGGTTTGTAAATATTTCCAAAAAATAGACTGTAGAGCCGGATACCCGCCCGTTTTACCATCAAATATGGTTTGTCTATTTCTAACATTTATTAAATTATTATAGAATGTTTGGGCAAACTCCGCAAATGTTTTCTTATCAGGTTTAGGGTTAATAACCGTCCAGTCATTAAGCCCTGGCGTTGGGTATGGTGCCGTTAATCCCGAATTTGGGATTGGATAACCATATTTAGATGACATTTCCCAAATATCATAAGTGATACCTTGACCCATGTTCAAATAAACCTCCATGTTTTTAACATTCAACACTAACCTTTCGTCCTCAACATAATAATTTGTTTGGGATAGGGATTCGTTATATTTCCTTAACCCCACTTCGTCAGCTTTCCACGACTTCTTATTATCTATTGTTTTTGTTAAATTATACCCAATTTCTAAAAATGGGAACTTTCTAAACCTGTCCAAATAATCCTCCCCATATGTGAATGGTTTTAAACTAGTTTTAATAACTGCGGGACTGACATTGAAATTAGATAATGAGGTATTAATCTGCTCACTTGATCGATGATCGGGAGTGACTTCAAACCATCCCGCTCCTTTTTGAAAGAAGTAATCGTCGGTATACTCAGGACGCTGAGGATACCCAGTATCAAGATTAAACGGATAATATATTAAATCTAAATTAGATTGTCTTAAAAACCCACTAGATGTGAATCCTGTATATTGTGTTCCTAAAATCTTAAAGGTGTTACTCGTTAAATACGCTGGTGATTCAACGTATTGAGTACCTCCCGATATTTGAATGTATTGCTCATTAAACTCATCTAACGATATTTTTTGATCGGCGATGTAGATATATTCATTAAATTCTATTAACGCCTCAGGCGCACCTACCATTCTTAAAATATATTCTATCGATTTCCTAGTACCTTTAGATCTAAATAAAAATCCAGAATTTAATATTATATTTCTATAAAACTGGTAGTTTAATTCCGCAGGGGTTTGTTGGTTTAATTGTCCAGGATATATAACTTCAGTTGCCGTTGAGAATATCGTACCCAACAAAGAGTCGTTAGTTATGGGTGACATATTAGTATTTATACCTAATGTTTGTGCTAAATTTTTTAATAATTGTGACGGTATGTCATCCCCAACAACATAATTAACTGAAGTCATATGTGTAAGTGAATCGACGAACGTTTTAACTTCATCAAAACTTCTACCATATAATTGTAATACTTTTTCAACCTTTTGATCTTGGGTATCAAATTCTTTTAATGACCCTGAAGTTAAAAACCTACTAATTAAATTCGTTTTATAGACATCTAAAGCTTCGGCAATGTAATTTATGTTTGCAAGATACGTATCAAACAATTCAGTTCTAATATCTAAATTCCATAAACCATCTAAATTCCACACAACTTTTTTAGTATACATAACGAAATTACCGTTACTGTCGTAGTCGGGATATTTAAAAACCGTAGTATATAATGGGTTTGAAACCCTATTTAACATATAATCCTCAACCACATCAAAATCATCACTAAAAACTTTTTCGGTGACTAAATCGTTAGGTTTAAGTATTAACGTGTCCGTTGTTGTTGTCGACGTAAATGGTTTCCCTTCGACGTAAACCGTCACCGTACCCCCAGTAAGGGTTGGTGATGCGTCAAAATCAACGACTTTATATTCGACATCAAAGTTTTCGATATATAACGAAAAGTCAGTATAATAACTAGATAAATTTCTATATTTAGAAACCTTCATCGGTCTTGCCGAAATGTTTTTATTAGCATTTAACGAATAATCAATATCAAATGGGTTTTTAAGGTAGGTGACATCAATATCAAATGACGTTTCATGAGCTATCTCATCATATACTATATTACTGGCGGTATTCCCCGTTTGTAGCGCATAATTTACCGTGTCGACCTGTATCGCTGCCGGGAAAAAGTTAATTATCTTAGTGATGGATGCTGACATCCTTTTTTGTAAAGAACCATACAAAGAAAAACTTGTAATTTGTGATAAGTCATAATTAGGATATACTTGGAAATTTTTTTGTATTAAAATCTTTGCTTGTTCAATTGTAGGGATTTGTAAATTCTCTAAATTAAATGGTTCCGAAAAAACTCCAGTGGTAAATGAACGATTGTTTTTTTCAGTAATTGCTGATGTGAATTCAAAATTTCCAAGCGTCAATCCTCCCCCTCCGACTAATTGTAACCCAACTAAATCATCAGAAAACGTCGCAGAACCAATTGCTGGTTGTGGTGGGAAGGTATATTTAGTTTTTGCCATTAACTAATAATATTTGTAAAGTTTTTACTAAAATCTATGTTTACCCCTCTATCTTGTCTAACCTCATATAATAATTCATTAAAGTTGTCTCTAACCTCAAATAGATTGTACTGTTTATATATGTTATTTGCACTATCATAAAGTGTGTAAATACCATCATCAATACTCTTAGTTTGATTACCATATAATGCAATAGCCAAAGTATCGATATCGTGCTCCGCGATTTGGATGTCCATAGTTATTGGATTAAAAAATGTATTAGTTATTATTATATTTTGGTTTGGTTGCCCAATAAATGGAGTAGCGCTTGGTTTATTTGTTGGTGATGCCGATGGTGAAAGTGTACAAAATAATAAATCACCAGCATTCTCTAAATATCTATATCTTATCACTTTTTGTGACGTATTTACTTGATCAGTAATAATCGGTTCACAGAAAAAAGATGAGGTTACTATTCTATAAAAGTTGGGAATTTTTGTTCCGTCAGAATTTAAATATTCAATTCTAAACCCAACCAATCCCTGGTTTGTGAATTTGTTTCTATATTGTTGTGGTACGTTATTAAGATTTAAAACGATACCCTTAACATTCGGTAATGCTGATAAAATCCCACAATCCTCAATTTTTGTTCTTATCTCAGCGGGTCTTACATACAAAGTATATATACCAACTTTATTAAATTCACTTGCGGGTAATTTAAGATTATATAATCCACCGAGTATTTCGATGTTAGCGTTTCCCCCCGTATCACTATTGTGGAAATACGGGGTTAAAATACTCGCCGCGTCTAATTTTTTAAGTACAAAATTATTCGTAACATCCCTTGATGGTGTGTAATTTAATATTATTTCAACATCTTGTGGTGAAACGTCTGCGGGTCTAACTATACCATATGCACCTAATGCCATTCTTTTTTATTTATAAATAGAGTTTATTGAGCTTTTATGTCTCATTTAATATAAAATAACCATAACCGTACCTTATTAAATCACCTAAATTATCCACTTCACCTAATCTTTGTAATTGTTCAGTACCGCTATAATTCCCTCTTTGTATGAAAACGTCAGACTGAACTTCGGGATCCATTACAAAATCAAGCAATAATTCATCCTTTGTTAATCCCGAAACCACCATATCATTAGCGGTTAAACCTGAGGACTCGACAAAAAATATGGTTTTTTTATTTTCTTTAAAATCAAAGTAATTAATACTGTTTATTGTATATGCTGTGTATGTTTCAGTAATTTCATCAACATACCCAATTTTATTATGCCCTAAAGACATGATGTGTCCAACCGTAAATGGGTTTGGTCCCCACCTTCTTAAAAGATTTAATTTAGAGTTAGTGAATCCAGACACTATAAAAGGCACTGCAGTATAATAACTTGATATTTGATTTTGTATATTGTTATTGCTATCACCTGTAAATATAAAATCGTAACTTATCGGAATCCCCGACCAATTTCCTCCGTTTTGAGTGAATGTCACGTTATCTAAAACGTTATTAACTGTAACTCCAGTAAATGGTACAGTCACATTTTTAAACACATTTGTTGTTCCCCATAAATTATTTTGGGTCATTTTTATTGTGTACGTTTGTGGTGTTGGTGGGTAATAATGTGGTTGGGTATTATATGTAACATTTAAGGTTGCTGAGCTACTTCCATCCCCCCAATCAACAATGTAGTTTGAAACCTCCAAATAATTATTCGTTTTAAATCCTGCACTATTATAAAGAGTAACCAAATAAGGATTAGTGGCGTCACCTGAAAGGATGAAATTGTTCACGGTGTCCGCCTGATCAATAAACCCATCAAATTCATCATAAAAACCTAAATCATTAAAAGTTTCAGTAAATAAAATGGGTATGGTTAACCCCGTTAAGAGTGATCCCCCGGTTTCCCCTCCACTTAAGATTTGTGTCATTCCAGAATAAATCCCAAAAGTATTTCCGTCGTAATTTATATTAAATAAATCTCTATTTAATATTTCGGGGGATATTACTATATTAATTCTCTCTGATGCCATTATGGATTAACATATTCATACCACATTATTGGATCACTAGACGATCCCACTCTTTTTATGTTACCTATACCATTACTAAAAGTGTATACCTGATAATCATAAGTATCATAATTTATTTCATATTTATAATAAAACAATTCAGTCTTATCTACGTTAAATTTACTCAACCCCGTCATTGTTGATTGTGGTTGATTAATCATTCGAATAAATTGTCCCTTTTTTCCGTTAAAGAATTTTGCACTAACATAAAATTCCGTCCTATTTAAATAATTTTTATCTTTTAACCCATACACATAAAACCCTTCTTTATCTGCGCCAGCATAGTCCAACACAAATTTTGGTTTTTTCACCTCAACTGATGTCTGATTTAATGGTGGACCAATGGTTCCTGGTTCCTTTAATCCTTGCTGTGTTGGTATTATTATACTTAATAGGTTTGTTTGGTTTTCGGTTTGGTTGGTGTCATAAAAATCCAACTTAAAAAAGCTATTTTTAAATGAATTAGCAAAATAATAGATTTCAGAATCTGTAAACGATGCGTTTTGATAATCACTACCCCAATCACTAGTAGTTGCTGACATTGGTGTGTTTAAATAATTAAAAAAGTTAAATTCGTAATTAATGTCCGTTTTTAATTCCCCAAGTACGTAGTAATCTTTGTGTGCGAATTTAGTGACTTCAAAATCGTTTATTGGATTTATTATGTCTTTTATTACCTCATTCTCCCATTCCCGAATCATATCACCCCTACCTTCCATATCGAAAGTAATTTCTAAAGGGATATTAATATACTCCTCAGTACCTGTTACTATTTTTCTAAAATAATTATTATTCACAGTCATCCGTTGTTGGTTGATTTATTTCGTTAGTGAAGAAACCACTAGTGTCTCTACTCATCGGGTGTTGTAAAAATATTATATCCCCAAATGGGTAATGTGCCCCGTTAATAAATGGGGAATTCACACCTCTACCATCACTATCCGTATAACCATAAGTATAAACGTCTCGCCAAATTAACTCCTCATTATTATTAGAATAATACGCATGAAATGGTACTTGGGATATTTGATTGATGTCTGTTGCCTCAATATAATTACTAAAAACCCTAATCGGTATTGAATAATGTGGTTTGTACGAGTACCCTGGAGGTAACATCGTATCGATTACACTATAAAACCCAGTTAACGAAGCGACCCCACTATCGGAATGGTTTGGGGTAAAAAGTTCTGAATTAAAACTATATTTGTGATATAAATCGGATAACACGTATTCTGTTTGTTCAATATCGTTATATTCACAAAAATCACCTTTTATTATATCACCAACGTTTAATGTTTTATTATAGTAAAAGGTTTTTCCATTTTTAATGTAAGAGTCAACAGGAATATTATCTTTATTATTACTTGAATTGTGTGTCCACCAGTAATTAATATTTGTTTTTGTAAAATTAAAATCCCAACCGATATCAATCGCGCTGGTTTGGGTGTCCGGTTTATTAAACCATCCCCCATAACCTTTATTTATGATAGAAACAAATAACTCACGTATCGGTTTACCAGTATTATCGATTAGATTAGTTATATCTATATCCTTATTTATGGTATATCCGTAGGTTTGTCTACCGTCTTTAACCGAAACCCTTTGGGTGTTGTTGGGTGTTAACCCAGAATACTCTAACTTTCGTTTAATCGGAAATGGGTTGTTTTCAAAAGCCATTTTAGTTAGAAAGGTTTCGTCTTGTGTGGTTAAGATTTTATGTAACCTAACGTAATATCTTGATTCTGTTTCAGCACTATTAGTTAATGTTAATATCCTTTTAAAGTTACCATATTTACCCGTTTGGATATCGGTGGGTTCAAATTTTAAATTATACACACTAAAAACTCGCGTCTCGGAATTATATGTCCCATCGCCCACATCATAAACTTGAAAAACATTTTTACCGTTAATGGTAATATTTAATTTCACAAACTGACCGGGGGTTAAATTATGGTTAGTTCCGCAGTAAAAATATACTAAATCCTTCCCATTATAAACACCATTATCGATAACAAAGGGAACACCCTCAGATACGGAAAAATTAGTATTTGTAACGTTATACGTTTCGTCAGTGTACGACATTACTTGATTAGTTGTACTACTAAATGCGTACGACGTATATATACTCCAATTGTAGGTTGTTGAGCTTTTTGGTACAAAATTTAGATGTCCGCTAACCATATCCTCCCTGATAAACCCAAATTCTTGATATGGTGGGTAACCCTCCCAAACGTTTGTTGTTACGGATGTGGTTGGGTTGACATAAAATAGACTATTTTTAAATGGTGTGTACTCCGTTCTTCCTGAAAGGGTATTGTTAAATATATTAACAATTTTACCCGAAAGTCTAAAAATGTTGGACGATTGTCTTTCCGTTTCAAATACATCTTGTAAGTTTACGACGTTTGATCTATCACCTTGTACAAAATTTCTTCTATCCCCGATAAGTGGTAATTGTACCTGCACCGGTTGGTTAGACGACCCAATAAAACGTTTATTACCTAAAACAATCCTTATTTCATCTTGTTTTCTCATTATTTCCCTAAAATATATTTAGTTATATACCTGTTAATTGCGCTTTTTCCCTTCCCTAATCCAAAATAAAAATGGTATGGGGCACCAACTACGAATCTCTTAGATTGATCTGCCGGGTACGATTTTACGTTTTGGTTTGGGTTCCCGTCCGTATCGTAATTATAAATATACCCCGTTGCTCCGTTAAATGGTCCAGTACCGTTTTGTGGTTTAAAATAATCAGCAGTATCAAATTGCATACTTTGGTAAGGTACGGAATAGAATCCTCCACCTTCAATGCCGGTATACCAATCGTTTAATTCACTACCAAATAAACTTGGTGATGGGGATGTCAAATCACTTTCCCATTTATACATAGGTACTTCTTGTGTTTTTGGATACCCATTTTGTTGTAATACTGTCCCGTATGTTGATATTCCAGGTGTTAATAAAATTCTATTTTTTGTGTCTGAAGAGAAATATAAACCAATTACCGACCCCGATTTATTAGTCGAAGTTGTGGTGTTATATAAAAATATATCATCATCATTATAGTTATCATCATTAAACGGTACTATACCATATTCTGAATTTATACTAAACATTTGTGTCGCATCACCATCTAACCTATCCTCACTTCGACTAAATAACCCTTTAACCGAAGAATCTCCAAGCCCTAATAATTGCTCCAAAAAATTACTATCTAATAGTCTCGATAAGATAAAAAACAATAAAATATCGCTAGTGTCGTTGTACGACGTTGTTTTCATTGTATCAACCAAATAACCATCTAATTGCGGATTAAAGCAAATCTCTTTTGTGAATTCGTCTCTTGGTCCTAAATCCATAATAGTTGTTGGGAAAAATATATTTCTCTCGTTTTGTCCTTTATAATTAGCATCAATCCAAGAACCAAAACCTAATAATTGTTTATATTTTGGTTTTTGTCCTACAAATTTCCCCGTTTCATACGAATATGGTGTTGATCGATAAAAAAATGATGTTCTATCCTTATCAAAAAATATCGGACCTTGATTTGGTCTTATCGGATTAAATGATGGATCGTTCGAACCACAAAAGACGTATTTTTTCACGTCGCCCTGAGAGTCATACAACGTTTTCTTTCTGAAAGAGAAGGCATATAACATACCATTAACCCAATTGTTTTGGAACACGTGGCCGATAACGCCTCTACACGCTGCGAATGTCAACCTAAATCTAGCCTTCCATTCGGCGAAGAATTTAAAATCCTCTTTTATTGAATTAATATTCAGATATGGGTCCTGAACAAAATAATAACATCCTCCAATAACTCTTTGTTTCGTTAAATCCCCATCATGGTTAGCGGCACATGGTGTTACCACACTAAATTCTCCACCAACACCTGTATAACACTGTAAACTAGTTAACCCTTCACAGGTTAAACTGTTCAAAATAGCGTCTGAAACCGCACTTTGCGAATCACCACTAAAGTCTTGCATATTATTTGTGGTATCCGTTTGTTGGTTTATGGTTAAGTCCACAGCAAAAACGTCACCTTCTTCCGAAATTTTATATATGAAAAAATTATCATTTAAAAACAATGGTAATGATGTGTTACCGTTAATTTCTGTATTTGTTGATGTTGGTAGTCTATCCGTTCGTAAAACTAACCTGTCTTTCTCCGTCATCGTGACATCATATGTTGGGTTATCTATCAGATACGATGGGGCATATACCCTTATAAAGTTCGAACTATCTTCTAAATTTATTATATTTCCAGGGGTAATATTAGAACCAATAAATGATACCCCTTCGATAGCCCCCTGATCAAATGTGACCCCATTTCGATAAACAGGACTAGTAGGATTTATGGTTTCGGGAGGATCACCAATACCCCAACCCTGCCCTAAAGTACTATATCCGTTCGTTCCTATATATGAAACAGGGCAGTAAGTTCCGTTAGTCGTAAAATCAGATATCGTAAATATATCGTCGTCATACGCTCTATGTGTCACCCTTGATTTATCTGTCGATGTATAATATTTAACAGAGTTGTTTGTAAATGCTGTCCATGGCGTTTGTATTGTAAAATCATTAAAAGGTTTGTGATATATTTTATAGTTTTTATTATTCACAACATCTAAAGACTCGGGTGTACGGTATGAGCTTCTCCACGTTGCTGGGGTAACTCCAGGTATTGCCCAATCTCCGGAACTTAATGATTCGGGTGAACAACTTTGTATAGGGATATTTAAATAATATTCACCTTTAACTTTAAGGGTATTAGGTGGTCGATTAAATAATTTAGATATATCATATTCTATTGTTTGTTTTTCCGTGTATGGATCAACCCCTCTAGTTAAAAATATGAGCTCTTTACCCTTAAAACCACTAAATACCTCTGGTGGTGTTTCGGTATAACCTCTCGCAACATTTCTCCAAATATCCATTGGGGCTGTTGGAGATGCAAATGAGAACCCCGCGCGATTTGTTCCGTCGGGATTTAAAACTCTAACATTTTTTTGTGCTGTACTATCTGAATTAGAGAATAAACCACCAACCACGATGTTACCGTTAGTGAGTGTCTTTATTGCTGAAACATATGAACCAAAGTTGGTAGAAAAATCCGCCCCATAATAAAACGTACCATCTAACGTTCCGTCATCCATTAATCTTAAAATATTTAATCTATCCACCCCATTGTATTGGGTGAAATCCCCCCCAACCAAAATTTTACCATCGGATTGTACTTCTATTGCGGTAACCTTTTTACCGGATGGGACACCCATTGACCCCATATTAAACGTAGTATCTAATGACCCGTCATGGTTTAATCTAACAATTCCAGATACAAGTTCTCCTCCGATATACCAGAAATCACCATCTAAACCAACAAGTAACTTACCATTTTTATCAATTTTAATTGTTTGTATTTTTGTGGAGGTAATCACAGTCGTGTTAAACGAACAGTTAAATGTTGCATCTACAGTTCCGTCCGTGTTATATCTTTTTAATTTATTCGCACCTCCCGTAATGTTTCTTGTTATATAAATTTTTTGGTAATAAGGACTTAACACGTCGGTGTCTATCGCAATTTTACCCCCATCAGAAAACGAGGCTGGCGGTACGAATGTACCGTCAATAGTACCGTTCGAATTTAATCTAACAATATCTTGAGGTACAGTTAACGGAACATAATTAAACATATCAAAAAATCCCGTAACAATTATTTTATTATCCCATGGCTGTATTTTTAAATCGCTTACTTTAATTAAATCACTACCAAGGAATGAAGTAAAACCAGCAAAATTGGGGAATAACGGGTCTAAAGTTCCATCAGCGGCTAATTTAACCATTCCCGACCCATTACCCCCATCGTAACTATCAAATGATCCACCAACAAATAACCCCCCAGATGTTGTTGACTCCACCACGCTCACTAAATCAGGACCCAAAAAACCATCACCCTCACCGTATTTGGTAAATCCTCCATCTCCCACTGTCTTTTGTGTGTAAACCAAACCATTCCCAGTGGCTGTATCAATTTTAACTAAATGTTGGTTAAAATTTGTTCCATATTTTAAAAACTTACCCCCTAAAAATATCCCATCTTCTGACGGTGTAAACGATATTGAGGTGACGGCATTATCTGGTGCATTACCAAAAGTACCGTACTCACCAAACCCCTTCCCCCATCTAAATTTCATACCGGGACTATATATGTATTGACCAATAAACGACGTCCATAATGGGGTTGTAAGATACTGATTAAAATGATCTAATGTATTTCCCGTAATGACTTGAAAGTACTCTACCCCACCTTTAAATTTATATGCTTGTGATTCTTTTGTTAGTTTTAATTTTAACGTACGATCAACAACTATTTCTTCAGTATAAACCGGTAACACATTTTGTACTGTTCGATTTACTAAATCTGTCGTACTATATGATGACGTTCCCGTCACTGACTGAGTACTAAATTGGTTTAACGTTGATCCTGTGATGTTTGGGTCGTTGATGTCCAAAACATTAGTAAACGTAATTAAAGTACCGGCACCACCAATACTCTCTAAAGTTCCTGGATCACAAATTAAAATTAAAGGTTGATCCTTCATTGGGTTGGATGGTTGTTCAACGTTTAAAAAATTTTTGTTTTTAACTATGGTAGTAATAACTGAACTACCTTCAAAATACCTTTCCCTAGCATTCATTTGGTTTAAAACTTGAGCCCAATGAATGGTGTATGATTGTGCACCAACTGGAGAATCCTGAGATATCCAAGTGGTTATTGGTGTTTTTTGTAATTTATACTTCCCGTTGGTTAACGGTCCAGAATATCCTGCAAACCCTTGATTAATTCCGTATGTTAATGTATCTAACGTAATCCCACAACCCTTTGGAAACGTTTCGCAGTAATTTTGAATTTTATTATACTCTTCAGTCTCCACCCATGTCCACTCACTAACACTATTAACATCGATTAATTGACTTTGGTTTATCGCTTCGTTTGTGTAATCATTATAAGGAATATTTGGGTCCTTACCCATTTGTACGGATTCACAACTACAGGCTTCACAATCGGGATACGCCATCATCGGTAATGATAGTCTTGCGAATACCTTTTCGGGTAATTCGTTAAGTTGTTTGGATGAGCAGTTCTTTTCAGGTTTATTAAATAATCTTCTAAAGAAATTAACCGATTCACAAAGAAATTCGATTATTGGATTAATTATTTTTACAAAAAAATTTATAAAGTTTCTGATATATGGGTAGATAAAAGCCATGAAATGATAAATCACAATAATCGTCATAAATATTGGACTAACGATTGTTATTAGTATGTTAAACAAAAAGAAGATAAAATCGAAGTTCCTAACCCCATCATTAACTGGCATCTTATTGGTGGTACTATTACAAGTTCTATCAGTAATTTCTTTTATACCTAAATGTCTAGACCTATTGTATCCCCATTTCCATCTATCAATAAAATTACTTATAGTGTATACCCGATTAAAATTAAATTCAAAAAATTTATCATCACAATTAATCGCCTCTTGTATTATTTGTTGTCCTAATGTTGTTCCTGTATCCCCATAGTCTTGCCAATCTAAACTAAACGCATATGATTTTTTTTGTAAATCAGGATATGTTGGTTCATTTTCAAATGATGATCCCGACTTCCACCCATATTCCTTGATGTTGGGCACCAAATAATCTGCTCTTATTATTGACGAATTATCCCCATCCTCATTCTGATATTGAATTCTAAATCGGTATTTTGCTTTTGTTGGTATCCCATTTTTAGGGTCGTTAGAAAAGACTTGCTCTCCAAATTCATTTGTTGTGACGAAATCAAGATTCATCGGTAATTCGGTAAGCCAAGTACCATCTTCGTTAATTATACCCCCCTCAGGTAGTTTAAACTCCTCAAGTATTGGATATCCGATTGAATCGGTATAAATTGTTTGTCTAATGGCTAATATATTACCTGGAGCACTTATTAAGTCACAAAGATTACCACTATCGAATTTTGGTTTGCAATTGGCACCCAAGGCACCTTCTTCGGTGGTGGATACCATAGACCCCATAAAAATCGTTTGTGGCTCTATTTTAATACCTAACTCTCTAAGATCAAAATCAACCCTCGTAATACCAACATTACAAATTTCATTCTCACCCCAAAACGATGTTACTTCTATATCTTTTTTAGAATTTACAATTTGTGGAAGTGTCGCTAAATCTGTGGATGATCTAAATAGTGAACCCGCAAATTGTGTTTCAACACCCATACCCATCCTTATTAAGTCTGAGGGTCTAAGCGAAAAACAACCGATATTGGATAAATCCATATCCATTACTATTTTTTGCATACCTAAAGGTACCCCCACAATCATAAAATCACCACTATCGTTGGTTCTTACGGTATATTTGTAATATTTTTCATATATTTCAAGTACCTCCTTTCTTTCTAATATGTCTTGTATGTCAGGAAAGGTTCCTGTTGGTGTATGCCCACCATACTCTTGTTTGTAAGGTAATAGGTTGTATCTGTACCCATCTTCATTTTTTTGATCACTATCTTTATATGGGTATAATGTCGAGATTATCGGGTCATTCTCATCTTGAGCAGATAAGGGAACAAATATTGATATAGTTACGTTTGGTACACCATAACCACCATTAGCTATTACTCTACCAGCAACAACACCATAGTCAGCGCAAAATCTAGTATAGACATCTTCTTGTTTAAGTTTTAAAGATAAGATTTCAATCATATCAAAATCTTGATCGATTTGTAACCTTACTTCCCTATCTTGTCCTACCTTAGTTCTAAACCTATAGTTTTTACTCATACTTCCCTTTGTTGATAAATAGTTATTTTGGTATTTTTAATAATAATCATCTTTACACCAAAATAAATAATTTTAAGAAAAGTCTACCGTAGTTAAGTTTTTAACCCTAACTTTAATGTCTTTGTTTGAGAATCTAACTTGATAAATTTGGTCTGGTTCGGCGAATATCGTCTCGTCTATTAAATCTATCTGTTTGGTTACTTTATCAACATATCTTTGAGAGGTTTCAGAAGATGAGTACTGCCCACCTACTTTATTATAGACTCTGATTTCTGAAAGGGTGTGTACCCCTGAAATGTCTTGGATATTACCTTTTATGTCTGAAACGTTAACATTTTGTCCCAATTCTCTTGATTGTGGAGCCATGTAATTACTAATATTATTTATCACTTGAGTAATAACTTCCGATTGTGATCCAGCACTTTCGAGAACAACAAATACTTCAAATTCTAAGTCGATTACTTTAGCCACTTCAATAGATACGTAGTCATTTATCATTCTATATTTAGAAAGGTATGTTGCTAAATTTGTTTTTAGATTATTAGAAACCGTCTGAGTTAATACTCCCGTTTGATCGTATGATAAAATTTTTACCGATATTTTATTATCCACTTCACTTATAGATACCTTTGCTGGTGCTCCAAAATTTCCAGGCATTGTGTCAATAAGCGATTTATAGTCGTTTATGGTTACTGCTCGTTTTTGTGCTGCGAAATTATAGGTTACCATATTTCTAACCTCCTCGATGGTTGGTTGGTTAGCTCCCCCAATAGCCGCAGTTACGTTATTTACCTGTAATGATTGTATAACATCTCGATTAAACTGATCTGATGGTCCATTAACTGCGAAATCAACAGTACCTACTTGTGTGATTGCTCCGACACCTATATTTGATGCCAGTCCACCCCCAACCCTATATTGAACGAATAATGTGGTATTGGGTTTAATTGTTAATCCCAAACCAATATTATTTTGATAGTTCGCTAAGTTCAATGGTACCCCAGTTGCTGTAAAACTTTTTAACTGATCATCTGGAGTTGTTGTTCCAGCACCAAATTGTACCTTTAAAAACCCTTCAGGTGTGTACTCAGTAATAAATCTGTTTTCAGTTTTAAGGTATTTCCCCACCTTAACCCCAGCACTATCTATAGGTTTTGTTGGGTCCTCGATAAAGACGGTATTCTCAACTAAAGCGTCAACCTCATACCATCTGTTGTTGTCTCCAGCAAATTCAGAATATGTTGGTACATTCAAATAGGTGGTTCCGTCTTTTTGTATCACCGAAGTCACCCCTAAAACATTTTTTTCGGGTAGAAAAAAACTATAAAAAGGTACAACATCGGAACTATTAATTACTTTTTTAAACGTCTTTGTTGTTCCATTAACAACAACTTCTCGTTTTGTCATTACATAATTAACAATATTGTTATTTTGGTCAAATATTGGTTTTTTAGTTCTATTAACGAACCCTTCTCTGTTAAACTGACTTGAGAAGTCAACATCGTATAAGGTTTCAAAGGTTGTTCCTCCACCGTTAAATTGAGCTCCCGATCTTAGAATTCCTAAATATCTAACATCTTCGGCATCTCCAAATGGTTTTACCGTAATTGAAATGTCAACAATCGCCACTGAGGGTCGATACCCCGGAACCTTTAAACCGTAAGTTCTTGCAATATTAAATACCGACGATCGTTGTTGGGCATATTGTAGTACAGTTTCCTGTATACTTCTATCTATATGAAAGTGTAAATTATCAGCAACCGCAGCATTTAAATCCATAAGTACGGAAAAAACTGAAGCGTCGTTAAAATTTTGTATTAATTCCGGGTAGTACTCCTGCGTGAAATTCATAAGGTCCCTTCTTATCCCTTCAAAATCTCTTTCAGTATATGATATTTTTTTATTCGCCATAATATTATAAATTTATAATTACAAACTCCTTAGACCCAAATGGGTTATTGTCATCGGTGTATTCTATTTTAACCTTCGCGGTGTATTCCTCCGTATTTGCTCCAGGTACCCTATAAATAGGTATATCGAATTGTTCTGTAGGCATATCACCGATAGATGGTTCAGAATCAACATACCCCTCAATTGTGATGTTCTCTATTGTTAGGTTTGGTATATACTTCCTAACCGTCTCTTCGATTTCACTTTTAATCGTATCAAAGGTTTGTCCGTCTAATGGTTCAAAAATAAACTCATACAGTCTAGTCCCAAAATCGGGTAAGTAATATCTATAACCACGTCGGGTTAATAATAAATGTATTAAGTTACTTCTAATTTCATCACCAGTAGTTTCCGTTAAATACACATAAGTTCCCTTTTGACTTTGTCTAAAGGGGAACCCTAAACCATAAGTAATTCCGTCTGCCATATTATATAAATATAATGTTGTAACTTTTGTTATAAATAGCGGTAAAATAAAAAATCCCAACCTAATGTCGGGATCCTTGTAAATCTATATTATCTTTTTGGTGGGGTGGTGTGTAGGGGCAATGTGAACACCCACTTCCGCAACATTTACCTCGACGTTTATGATACTCTTCAGTCATAACCATCCTTCCATCTTTATTATAATAAAAGTCAGATGGTAAAAGTTTGGGAGTAATAAACTCCTTCACATATAATTGTTGTATCCAATCTTTAGATGCACTTACATTCATTTTAATTATTTTTCCTTTGATTATAAAACGCTAACAAAACTTGGTATGTTAGCGTCGTGTCATTTCCCCATGTTACTTTCATATTAAGCAATTTCGCATCCGTTCGCACCACATGCAACTTCACCTCTTAGGTCGGTATTATCCTGTAATTCAACTACACGAGTTAAGTCAATATTAGTTAATGTTTTTATTAAATCTTCATACTCCTCCTTCGTACAATCGGTAAAAGGAGCCTGGGTGTACGAACCACCGTTATAGGGTAATACGGACAATCCGTTATATGCGTTTCTGTTTTCCCACATCCATTCACCAACCAAGTCCCACTCGTCCTCTTTAATTGAAACTGTCGCAGATACGTTGTGAGTATTTTGTCCATTTCTGTGTCCAAATTTAATCCATTCCTGAGCCACTTTTTTTACTCTTTCCAACATTTGGAATACTGATTCGTGTCTCAAAATTGACCCTTCTGGTGCCTTTTGTGGTATACCTATCACCGCAGTATCATGTGGTCGGAAAAACTCATCCTCAATTAATTCTGGATGATTGATTGCCAAGTAAGAGTAGATTGATTCGTTTTTACCCACTCTGATTCTTCTCACATAATAATCGTTATGCCATGCGTGGATACCAGATGACGTCCCCAAAACCAATGATGATGTTCCTGACGGTTTAACTGTCGTTGTTCTTGCCGATTTATTAATCCCGATAAGTTCCGCAACTCTTTCGTTTTCTTCTTTAACTGCTTTAGCCGCTTTTTTCATATCATACCCTAAAACCGTTCCTGAACCAATACCCGTCATACCCACACCAATAAGTGCATCTTTTTCGGTCGTTCTTTTCCAAATGTCTCTCAAATAATGAAAGTCAGTGTATCCCGCTTGTAATGTTCCAATAAATGCTGCAGCTTTAACTCGTTTTTCAAAGTCTTCTTGTGATTCAATGTCTGAAGCGTTAACCTCACACAAGTTACAAAATTGGAAGGGTCTAAGTGCGATTTCACAACATGGATTTGTTCCCCAATCTTTATCGTTAGATAAGTAAATTCCAGGTTCACCTGCTCCTGACAATTCAATACGTTTCCAAAGTTCCATAAAGAAATCTTTAGTTATTTTGTGACGAAGTAATACTGCCGAATTATTTGCTCTACCTCTTTGTGGGTTTGATTCCCACCAGTTACCTGACTTACAAGAAATCATTTCTTCATCGTCAGCCGAGAATAATGAAATCAGTGCCGCTCTTCTGATCCCTCCGGCAAGTACTGCGTCCGCAATATGACATACAATATCGTGAGTTTCGATTGGTGTTAATTTTTCACCATCTTTTTTACTGTTCATTACTTTTGTGATGTTGTGAACACAATCTTTTAATGGTTGTGGGCCTGGAGCCTTCCCACCTGATGTCACAAGCATCGCACCTTTATGTCTGATATCTGAAAAATCAAATACTGGTGTTGATGATTTATAACCCAAATATGATTCCATTAACACCTTAATTGCGTCCGCCCATCCCTCGATAGAATCACCAATAAGGTAACGTCTTGTTCTTTCTGGGTTTGGTTTTTTAATGTCAGGCAATTTTTCAACATGGTGTTTTTGAACTGAATACCCAACACCCGTTCCACCTAAAAGTAAAAACATTGTTTCAGCAAATGAATCCACATGATCAATTGGCATATATGCGCAATTGTAAATTCTATTTGGAGAAATCTCAATTGGTTTACCACCGAATTGTAATGATCTCATTGATGGTAAAACTTTTTTATCGTACACCATTTTATATGTTGATTCTATCTCATCTTTAATATGAGGAAACTTCTTTTGGTGCATCTCTTTGTTACGAGTTACTAACTCTTCCCAAGTCTCTCTACGGTTCTTTTCCGGTTGAAACTTAGCGTATTTCATAAAGACAGTAATGTCACTTAATATTTTTTGCGAAATATCCATTTTTTTAATTTTAATTATTTATTTTAAGATTGTTGTTCCTTTTTTTTCGCCAATAGTTCTTTAATTCTATTACGATTTTTCACTTCTTTTTGTTCTTCGTGCCCTAAAAATGTCACACTTTGTTCGGTGTCGATTTCTAACATACCATTGTCGAACTTACAGTTTTCAAATATGATTCCATCTTTACCGATTCTCGATTTAGTAATCGCTATTGTTGCCAAATTCATCTCTTTTTGTTGTAGACTTTTAGCCACCGTAATGATTACGTGACCAACTTGTGCTTTCTTAATGGAACCCCCCATTTGGTCAGTTGTTACCACCTCAGACGATATCGAACTTCTATTCCCTTGTGTTGCTGTCCATCCTGCGATGTCCAATTCATGACACATAGCTTCAAACCCTCTCATCACCGAACCTTCACTTTTCCATTCGTCCCCCAAATTTTTATCGGGTACAACACAATCGATATAATCCAATATAATCATATCAACTTTAATTCCATCGGCAATCATCTTTCTAACTTGATTTTTAATCTGATTCATCGTTACGGTATCGGATGGTAACTTTTTCATTATCAACTTATTTTTTCTTGTTGATTCGATATGTTTAACCTTTGCCATTACCTCATCCTTGTTTTCAGTTAAATCGTCGGGGTGAATTCCAGTCCAAAGTGTAATGTGTTTTCTTTGAATAATCTTAGGGTTGTCCTCAAAAAATATTTGAAGTACGTTGTATCCTAAGTTAAATGCGTGGTTCGCAATCTTAGTTGTGAATGTTGATTTCCCAACACCGGTAGGTGCCAAAATAACTCCGATTTCACCTTTCGCTAAACCACCCTTTAACAGGTTATCAATACCGGGAACACCAATAGGAATTGGGTGTCTGTAGTCCTCATTTAATACCTCGTCAAGGTTAAAAAACACGTCGGTGGTACCTTTATCTACCTCACCAACTTGTAGTGCTCCACGTACCATTTCCTCTAACTTGTCGTAACTCTCAAAATCACCTTTATCGATAATTGATTGAGTTTTTATCATCACTTTTTGGAGTTCCTGTTGTTTACAGAATTTTAGGGATTTTTCTTGAACAAATGTTGATCCCTCATCTGAAACATTTCTAACCTGCTCAATAGTATCTAATACACTTTTTTGAGCCATTGGTGAACTAATTTCAGATTTAGTTAGTTGTTCGAGGGTATCAAACGTGGGTGTGTGATCATATTTTGTATAATATTCTCTAATCATTTGACAAATGATTTTAAAATATTGGTTATCAAAATAGTGAGGATCAATAACTTCAATAATGGAATTAGCGAATGTTTTATACGTTACGATGTTGTTTAAAAGTTGAATTTGAAACGTATTTCCTAAGTACCCGAAGTTTTTTTTGTCTGACATATTTTATAGATTTTTTTATTGTGTTTTAATAAATACTATTGAGCCAATGAATAAGTCATCATCTCAAAAGATAAATTTTCATCTGATAAAATGTCAGTCAATTCTCTTAAAATGTTTTTTATGGATGGGCGTATATCCAGGGTGTATCTTACCTTCGGAGGGTACACTTTCGCATCAATGACTCTATGACAAATTGTCAGATTTCCTACCTTTAAAATAATATTAAATGTTTCAGGTCCATCGGTATTTGATGTCTCTAAAACGTTTTTGTCCTCCTCAATTTGGAATCTATTTTCCAACATATAGACAACGCTCTTGTTTCTTAACTTTGTTTGTAATTCCTCAGATAAACTTTTAATGTATTCGTAAAATTCAACACTATTTTTAGCGTTTTCATTATACCCTTTAACATTAAAAAATCTTTGTACCACAAAATTATTGTTAAGTGTCATTAAGAATTCAACCTTCGTTACATCGTTCTGATCTTTCATACTTTTACTTTTTTGTTTTAAATTTTGTTTTTTCTTTTCTTGTTAGTTTTAAAAATGGTTTTAAAAAATAAACCCAAGCATCATCATTTTTTGGTAAATATTTAAAAAGCCCATCTTCCATCATCATTCTAATTAGATTCTTATAACCTCTTCCGTCAGGATCCAACGACTCGGAGTAATACAATCTAACCATCTCTTTTCCTTCTTCACTTATCAACGGTTCCGATAAATCAACAAGTTTTTCATTGACTTGGAAGAATTCGTCACCAAATATACCACTCTTTGTTCTACCCGTCAGTAAATTTTTAAGTACGGTATTATCTTTCTGTTCTTTTAAAAGTTCTTCACCCCTTGTTAAAATATCGGTAAAAGATACTTTAGTATCAAGGATTTCGGGAAATAACTTTACAAATGTTTTTTCACCTAAATAATAAATCCCATCAATGTTATCTGATCTATCTCCAGAAACGATTTTAAATGTTTTAACATTATAGTGGGGTATCTCTATCTCGTGTAGTTTAATGTTATCTCCATTCTTATAGTACTTTTTAGTGTTAGGCGAATAGATACATACATCTTCTGATATAAGTTGTGTGAGGTCCCTATCTCCACTAAAAATGGTTTTGTGTTCACCTATCGATATTTGACAGTAATATGAGATTAAATCGTCGGCTTCCGAGTTTTCAAACTCAATTTGTCTAACAAACATTTCCTCTAAGTATTGTTTTACTCTTACTTTTTGTTTGTTAAATGATAGTTCCAAGTTTTCATCAGATGGTGCCCGTCTATTTAGTTTGTAGTTGGGGTAAAATAACCTTCGTTCTGATGAACTGGTAACTCCGTCCCAAGCAACGATCACCTTGTCAAAATTACCCTCATCAATGAACCTACGAGTGGTATTTAAAAAATGCCAAATACCACCCACATGTTCAACACCATTAAAATACCCTTTAACTCCGTGGAATCCTATCTTTAATAGATTGTTCGCATCAATAACTAATGTTTTAATCATTTGTATTTTTTATAATTGTTACTACAATATTTTGTTACTCTTTTTTAAATTGTCTTCAGCCCATAATGGTTGGAGATTTGTATAATGACATAAACAGTATAATTCTTCTTCTGTTTTTGCCGATGATAATGGAATTATGTGGTCAATATGCCACTCATTCCGGTTATCCCAACCCATACCGACAACAAATTGGTTTTCTAAATGTTCCTTTAAAAATTCTGGCGAACAACCAACAATATCAAAGGTTTTGTTTTTTTTTTCTGTGTTAAAATATTTAAATATTTGTCTAGTTCTATGACTAATATTATCTCTTAATTTAAAAATAATATCGGTTTGTCTACGTTTTCTTTTATATTGATTAATATACTCTCTCAACCCTTCTTTATTTTTAGTACGATATTCTTTCTGATTTTTTGATGTTTTTTTGCTATTATTTTTAACGTACTCTTGGTATTTTTTTAAAATACTCCCTTTATTGGATTCATAATATTTTTTTTGTTTTTCAAGTAATTGTACTTTATTTTTATCATAATAAATTTTCAAATAATTTAACATATAATTTGGATTTTCACTTTTCCATTTTTTATTAAGAGTACGATACTTTTCAATATTTTTTAAATATTCCTTTTGTTTACTTTGTTTAATTTTATTGGGGTTTTTTTCTCCGTAGTTTTTAACACTTTTTTTTCTACAAACTTTACAATCAGAAGATAAACCATTTTTCTTTTGTCTATCTAAATAAAAATCACAAATATTTTTTTCAACATCGCATTTAGTACAAACTTTTGTCTCCATTTCTAATATACTCTTTTAATAGTTTATTAACAAGAGAAGATAAGTTTATAGATTTATCCTTAAAGTATTGTGGTAAGTCGGGATCAATAGACACCGCCAATTTTACTTTCTTTTTTTCTTCTTCAACCTTTCTTCTCCCCATATTAATAAATATCACCAAATAACTAAAAAGTATAATTATTTATATTTTATTATTCGTCAATGTCGTCAGTAGATTCGTCCAAAGAATAATCCGTATACCCCAATTTTGTTGCCCAATAATCCGAGTACTCTTTTTTGTAGTTATCCAAAGCTTCTTTTGTGTCAGCAATATATCCTTGTGGTACTGCGATTATTTTGACATCCTTATATCCTAAACCATTTACGTGATTTTTCAAAATAGATATCTTTGTTCTAATTGCGAACGACACCTTTCTACCATTTTTAGTGGCATCAATATGATTAATACCCGCCTTTTTCTGATTACCAAATAAGAATATTAAACTACTAGCTAACCATATCGCAATACCGCCTTTGGCGCGAATTTCGGGTTGCCCAAATGGGTTATCCGGTAATTCCACCCATGGTTGATTTACCACAACTAAAGTATTATAATAAGGATAATCTTCTTTTTTAGATTTAGAAATTCTAGAATGTATCCCCATTCCTATTTTATCCGCAAGCACTCTTGAGTTGTGCATTGACCCACCTTTACCATCAAAAGTCATCTGACACGGAACTGACCCAATACTATCAAACAGAAACAATAAACTATAAGGAATGTCACCTTTTTCTTGAGCGTCAAGAATATCGTTAATAAAATCAGTCGCCTGTTCAATAACATCAAAACTATCATTAAAGATGAATTGACCATCCCACTCACCAATTTCATTTTTTTCAGCTTGTAACCCTAACTCAACTGAGTGCTCAAAACTCCACTTTTTTTCCGTTATAATAAACACCGGTAAATGTCCCCTTCTTTGTGCGTCAGCAGCCGCAAGTATCATTGCCGTAGTTTTAGATGTGTTAGAGTGACCTAAAAACATATTGATTCCCCCCATTACGGGTCCCGGTAATCCACATGCTCCCATAAATGCTTCACCACAATTATAAAAACTTTCTGGTTTATATTTTGTTTTAGTTGAGAATTTACCCTTGATTGATTCCAAAGATATTTCTTTCTTTTTAATTGCCATATTATCTATGTGTTTTGTTAAATGTTTTGTTAAAAAAGATCGTGGACATCAATGTATGTGTCCACGATCAATAAATTAGAATGGTAATTCCTCGTCAGGGGTGTCACCCGCTTGTGGGTCAACAACCGCAACCACTTCTTCTTGTGGTTTACCACCACCTAATGAGATTTCGGCAGCTTCACCATAAACATATTTTTTAAGTTCGGAACTCCACATTGGCGTTTCACCCACAGCTACAGCCTCTAAATATTCAACAGGTTTTTTAGCATAAACGTCATTCCATGTTAGTTCATCTTCTACCCATCCACTCATGATTTCTTTATCCTCATGTATCGGTGCTGGATCATCATACATAATAGTTTGAACAACCGTGTACTCTTTTCCTTGTGGTGTTTTTGCTTTGATTAATTCGATAATCAAATCACGCCCTTTTTCAGAATCAGTCAAATCACCTTTCGCTTTCCAAATAGGTAGAATCTTATCCAAGACACCCTCTTGTTTGTAATTGTGTTTGAATCTCCAAAACTTAACTCCGTCTTGCTCATTATCTCTATCCACAACTTTAACGATGTAAAATAAACGTGAACGATACTGACCCGCCAAATCTTTATCTTCTTTTTTACCCGTAGCGATTAGTTCATTATAAACCTCAGTAAGTGGTGATCTTTCGTTACCATTTTTTTCAGGGTCATACAACTTAAGCCATTGTCCGTTTACTTGGATTTCGTGGTACCATACTTCAACAAATGGTGATGAACCATCCTTTGTTGGTAAAATACGAACTCTTCGTTGTGCTGATTTTTCATTCTTTTGAAGGATAGCTGAAAAGTATCTTTTCATTCTGTCTTCTTGTGAAATTGTTTGTTTTTGTGAACTCGGTGTTGAGTTCTTCTCGTACTGTGCGAGTACCGCATCAATTGAATTTGCCATAGATTTGTTTTTTAAATTTTAACTCTTTTATCTATAACAATTATAAGTGATTTTTGTCCAATGTCAAATAAAAAAGGTGTCTTACGACACCTTCTTTTTATATTCTATTTTTTCTTTTTAACCTTTCATTTCTTTCGTTATATTGGTTAAACGTTTTTTTCATCTCATTAGGGGAGAAGTCCTCAACATCGTCCGACGTTAATATATATTCGTTTTTGCCCGTTTCCTCCATTTCCGGTTTTTTATCATCAAAGAAATCGGTTAACTTTTGACTGTATGGGTACGAATCTAACGATCTTAACATTAATTTTTCTTCAGGAGTTTTTTCTCTATACTTATCAAATTTAGTTTCTAGTGAATTAATCTTAGCCATGATATCGTCCATATGTACTAGTTTTGACTCCAAATCATCTAACTTAGTAAATATACCATCCATAAATTCGTCTTGCTTGGTTTTGATTTCTTGCTGAGCGGTAACTAAATCAGTGATATCTAACTCCTCAGATTCACCATCATCACCTTTTGTTTCTCCATCCGAATCCACTTCTTCAACATCTGGATCTGTGTCAACATCAACAGGTTCCGGTATTTCATCAGCTCCTGAATCTGCCGCTGGTGGTGCCGGAGCATCTGCTGGGGGAGCTCCTGCTGCCGCATCTGCCGGAGGTGCGGGTGGAAGTCCTAAGTCTCCTCCACCTTCTTCAGGTGGTGGTGGTGGAACTTCACCCTGTTCTTTAATGATATACGTGTTAATATCGTTAAAACGTTTTAATTCCTCTAATATCTTTCTTTCTAAATTCATTTTTATATTTTTAACCATTCAATAATGTTTTAACACCAGTAGGCGTTTCAACTCTTAACGTTCTATTTGTTTTAATTGTGTTGTCGACTCTTTCAATCAACCCATCCTTCATTCTAACCGTATAACAATCACCAGTATCTAAATCACAAACTTCTTTAAATCCGTTTTGTGTTTGTTTTTCAGTTACTCTAGTATCCTTGTTAAGGTAGTCGTCTAATAAATTTTTTACATTCATAACTTTATTTTATATATAAATATACCGATAGTGTGAAAAATTTAAATTATTACATAGGGAAATACCTTTGAGCCCCTTCAACTAACGTTTGGTAAAGTTCGTAGGCGTCTTTAGCCTGTTTGTTACCACTATTAACGTTATCTAAAACAAATGATCTTATTCCTTGCTCATCCAATGGATTTAGTCCGCCAACACCACTTAAATTGTCCCATGTAGTTATTATTAATTGGGTGATGGTTTTTTGTTCAATTTGCTCAGGAGTTAAACCCACGGCAGTATTTAAAATATTAAGGTTTGGTACCATTTTAGATATCTGATTATACCACCGATTCAAAACTTTAGCGGATTGGGATTTATTATCAAATGAAAAAATAGGTACTCCCGCAACTCCATCATCATAACAAAGTAATTTTTTAAATTCAGGACCATTACCAAAATAATTATTAATTGCGCTCACTTCAAATAAATTATTGTTAGGGACACTGATAACATCACTTTTTAATAAATTCATTGGTCTAGAAATTGCGATAGTAAATATTAACACCTTCATTGTTCTATCAAGAGTAACCGCACTATTAATTAAATTCTTTAAATCTACAAGTGTCATTTCGTCTCTAACCAATTTATCGTATGGTAATGTTTTATAGTTTTCATTAACCCTTAATTGACAATCTTCCTCAGGTTTTAATCTTAAGTTATTCTCATTTACTTGGTTTTCAGGATCCAACAAAGTAAGTGACTCTTCATTTTTGGTACTCGGATTTTCTTGTTTTAGTATTTCCGATTTGTAATTTTCCAAATAGTTTACTTTAATAAACGTAGCTAAGTTATCGGGTTGTGGTAACGCAAATTTAGGCATTCTAGACCCATGAAATTCGGTTTCAAATTTTTCAGAAGATATTGTATGTTTTACTTCGAAGATGTAATATGGACCATAAAATAAAGGTACGTGTCTTAAATTAAAATACATTAAAGGTTGTATCATAGCATTACCCATATATGTTACGGTACAAGCGTAACTCATTGATTTATATAAACTATATAATGATGTTGTTTGTTGTGCTAATTTATCTCCGTTTACCCCGTTTGCCAGTTGGTCATTCACCAAAAACGTCGCGTTGGTTGGTTTTTTATCGTTCATACTCACATTTATACTACTAAACATGTTTTGGTTTCTAATACCAAAATCAACATTAAACGCGACAACCTTATTTGATACAGATGGGTTTTGTTTATCCGTCGCAATTCTTAGAGGGTTTGTTGTTGGGTTTCTCAAATCAAAGCTATCGTCAGCATATAAAACAAATTCATTAGCCTTCGAATCCGGTCTTTCAGATGGTTTTCCCACGTAAACACAAATAAATTTAGGTCTAGAATCTAAATAGTTAACGTTGGTCCAAGTACCGAACAATGAATTAGGTATATCAATGTTTAAAGGTGTCGGTTTTTTTAATGGACTATTTAACCCATAAAAATTAATATACGCAGGCATGGAGAAAAATAACATATCTCCACATTTTTTAAGTATGTCACCAATTATTAATAATATATCGGTTGCCGGATCACTATTTTTTAATAACTCTTTTACCGACATAATATCTATCTGTAATTGATCACCAATATCATGATTAGCCGTGTCGTGAAATAAAAAGTCTTCGAACATTGTTCTTGTCGTAAAATCACTGCCAGCAACCCACTTATCGTTAAACGCTTGGAAAGTGTTATACATACTAAGCTTAGCGACATTGCCCTCTAAAACTGACTTAGTATTATTATTAGTAATAGTAATATTTGGTAAGTTGGTGTCTAAATAAGACGAAACTTCAGTAACCATATCGGATAATATTCCCTCCCTTTCCAATAAGAAATCCTTAACTAACGTATTAAATATAGTATCACTAAAAGGTTCACCATCTAATAATTTATTTATTTTTTCTTTCGCAAATACTTTAATCAGTTGGGTTAGGTTTATTATATTATCCACAGTGAACCCAATATTCATATCAATAAAGAAATCAGTTATTGTGGATCCAGTATCGGAATAATTAACACCCTGTATAGTTGAAAACCCGACATGGGTTTTTAGTGTTTTCCATTCATCACTATGATTAGTTTGTGAAGCTAAAAGCGTGGTACCTTGTCCTGCACCAGGCAAAGTTCCTGTCACGTAAGGACTAAACACTATAGGATTAATAGGTGTAAATGGTGCGACATTAACAAAACTATTAAACACTTTTCTATCATACCCACCAACATTACCTAATTTTAAAATAACGTCAAAATTTAAAAATTCCTGAATATATTTTGTAACATGGTATACTTGTTTTTGCGATATTTCTTCACCATCATTATTTTGTTGGTTAGTTATATTTAACTCGGTATCCTTTAATGTGAATATTTTTTTAAGTACAAATTTTAATTGTTTAAATTCGGACGAATAACGTTTACTTATCGTTGTTTCTTTTTGTATAGTATTTAAGTCCGTATAAGTCGGGTCCGGTTTACAGAAAGACAAAAATGCGGTTTCAAATGTGTCTAAAGTCTTTTTATCGAAACAAGCAAATAAAGTCTGTATCGAACCATATATTTGCCCAATAGATGTGTTAATGTATTCGTATGGTGTTGGTTTTGTGATTAACCCATTATCAAAATACCCAAATTGTGGTGATCCCCAAAAAGCTCTAACACTACCATTATACACCGATGGGTTATCTTTAATTTCGATGGTTAATTTATTTAAACTATTAAAACATTCATAATTCGCCTGATTTATCGGAATTCCCCCACAAGACGGGATGGGTATATATACCTTATTTGACTTGTCAATTGTCGGGTCTTTATCAAAAATTAAATACTGATAATAAGAATTATTTATAATTGATCTATTAATATCAGTAATATCTGTCCCGTATGTTGCGATTTTTCCCGCTTTAGTGTTAAGTCCAATTTTTAATTTACCACTATCATATAAATCTTTAAATTCTGTTTGATCATACGTATTAAATAAATCTTTTTTAGTGAAAAAGTAATGAAAGTCATTCATTAATTTAGGGTAAAACCCATAATTAAAAACGTCCCTCGTTTTTGATGTAGTAATCGTTTCATTTCTATACGCCCTAAAACTTTCAGAACCACCAGTGTAGTTTACAATTTTATATTCTCGATTTAAAGTATCCCCTGTTGGGTCATAATATGCTTTATAATCAAAATCTGTCCAAACATCATCTAAGATATCTATACCTTCTTCTTCATATTTTTTATATCTATGCCACAGTGACCCAAACTTTAATAGTGATGCGTACGGCATTTGGTGTATTGCTGAAAACTTTTTAAACGATGATGCTAAATACCCCACAAACTTTTCGTTATCATAATCATTAAGAGCCCCTTCAGTACTTTCAAGTGGTAGTGAATTTAAAAAAAGATAACCAGTACTCACGTATGGGTTTGTCTCACCATTTTTTTCTTTCTCCACCCCCTTTAAAATTGAGTTGATAAAATGGGGGGTATTTAAAAAAGATGTTCGTTGGATATTATTCCCAACATTTCCGTTATATGATGAATCATAAATAACTGCCTTTTCAGTTATGTATCCGGATTCAAATGTCCTATCACCATAAAAAGATTTAAATGTTATATAACTATTAATTGTACCAACATTTTTATTTGTTAAAATTTTTACATTAAAATTATTAAAAATACTTTTGGTTCCCACGTAAAATGGTTTTATCACTTTAACGTCGGTCGATTCGTTAAGTCTGGCGATTGTTTTTTTATCGTCTAAAAATATCACAGTTTTTGACGTATCGTTATAGTCTTCGGGTGTCAAAGACAGTACCGATTTGAAAAACTGTTTATTAGCAAAGGGTAGCGTTTCTAAAAAACTAACCTTTTTCTGTTCGGAACCTTTTAAAAATTTTTCAAATTCAGTAATTAATGGTACACTGTTTTCTAACGATATTGATCTACCATTAATAGTGTCTAATGAATATATTCCAGAATCAGTTTTAACCATATTATCAATATATTCGGTAACGTACAAATCTCTTTCATAATTACCCCAACTTTGTCCCGTTCCGTTATTTGAAATATTTTTTAAATATCCCCTTAGTGTGGTTAAATTAAATTTAGATGTTTTTAATTTTTCTTTTAGAGAAATGCTGTTTGATGATCCTAACATAACATTTCGAGCCTCCATATCTGCCAAAAATTTATCAACCTGCAATGTCTTATAATCGCCTCGGTATATGTTAGTATAATTAACCAACGTATATAACCTTTCGTACATCTCATAAAGGAAAGATATTTCTGATAAGTTCTCATAAGGAAACGTTTCAAATGGAAACTCCAACGTATTTGAAGATCCGTATTTTGATGCTTCAGTGGGGTTAGTATATGCGCTTCTATTTTTTAATGGAGACTTACTAGTTGATGCTGATATGTAATCCTCCAAAAAGGCAATTTCGGGCCAAGCGGTGTAGTCTCCACCGTTAGTCGTTGCCAAGTTTTTACTATCACCAATATAATTTACAGTATAAAGTTCTCTTCCGCTTGTGTCGTCTTTTTGTTTTTGTTTAGTGAAGTATGTCGGCCAAGGATAAACTAAATTAGCATCATTTAATTGTCCTACACCATTAATCACATTCTTGGAGTCAATACCAAAATTCTTATCTGGTGGGATAATACTATTAACCCTATATGGGTTAGTTCTCTGATTCCAAGCGTTTGTATGTGTCTTATCCATTAGTCGATAAAATGTGTCCACACCAGCGATTAAAATTGCAAAAATATTTCTTATGGTGGGTTTAAATCCAAGCCCACTTTTGTCGTCTATAATTTTTGTTGCCAAATCGTCGGTGAATTGTTGTTCAATCTCTTGTTCCGCAGCACTAATTCTAGTTAGTCCACGATCTATATCATATAAAAAACTATTTATTTTAAACGGACCCGTATCTCCAATTTTTGATTCACCATACTTAAATAGGGTTGGTATGTCGTCCACCAAATTACCGGTAGCCGTATCTATTTTTTTACCGTATAGTTGGAAGTCTTGTGTGGTTTGCACCCTAAACCTATCGAGTTCATCCTGTTCAGGATCCCTACCTAGTCTAACTTTTAATGTATTTTTAAAATCTTCGGTAGTGAGTTGATCGTATGAGACTTTTTCAAAAATAACATTACTATCTAACGATACGGTTATTGGGTTTTTTGTTGTGTTTCCCGCAATAACATACTCAGCATTATCACCAAAGGATGCGTTATTTTTTAAATTATTATTTGTTGCCTTAATTTCAGATTCTATATCAGCAATTATTGTTTCTCTTTTTTGGTAATCAATATTCGCCCTAAACGGATAATAAATTTGTTTATTATAGACTATATAGTTATTCGTATCTAAATATTTTGCAATAGGTACAGCATACACCCTATCTTTAATTTCTAATAATTCATTTCTAAATTTAGACACATCACTTAAAACGACAAAATCTCCGTTTTTTATACCTTGCTCCATATTAGTAACAAAACTATCCGCACGTTCAATAAATTCATCAATACTTAATTCCGGAAAGTTATTATCAATTAAACCTTTTGATTTATATATCGTGTATACCTCTTTTAGCGTTTGTTCACCCACAGATGATTGAGTTGTTGTTGTGTTACTACTATTAGTTGATATATTTGTTGTGGTTGTTGGTTTTACATTAATAGTTGTTGGTGTCATTTTTGGCGCAGTTTTAGCATAACTAAGTAACGTGTCACTCAAAAGTCCCGTATTTCTCCCAATAAAATTTAATTCAATAATATAGTTACCCGATCTTTGTTCGAACGATGCGTTAAATTTTGTCAGGTTCAACGCATATCTTATTGCCTTCCCATAGTAACCTTTAAGTGTTAAATAAAATAACGGATACGGTAAATTAAAAAATACAGAATAAATAGATTTTTCTCCTTGTTCGAATAATGTTCTACCCTGCACATCAACAAGAGTAATCTTAACTGTCGGTATTCCAAGTCCCGAAATATTAACACTTATGTCTTTTATCCCCAATAGTTGGGTATTTTGAGTTGTTTTAACATTTCGATTATAAACAATTTTACCGTCTCTATTTTGTGCGGATTCTGTGGTTTGGTTTATTCCCTTACCTTCTTTAGCTCCTAATCCCGATAACTGATCAGACCAACTAGTATCAAATGCCCCGGTTTTTTTACCATGAGGTTGTAGAAAATTAATTTGTGATCCGTCCATACCACCCTTTAGATTGGCAATACTACTATTTATCACAGGACTATCAAAAGAATCCCCAACGGCTAATTTTGTTCTAGGAATTACATTAGTCTCTAAATTCGCGTAGAAAACTAAGTCTTCGTGATTAACAAGACGTTCTTTCACCTCATTATCAATAACAATCTTATTAGGGTCAACCAGTATTATGTTATCGTAATCTGTTTCAACGTAGATTGACTTTTGATTTAAATTATCTGCCATAATAAAAAATATAGGTATCTACCGCATTTTTGTAGTCTTGCAAAGCACTTAATAACGGATATGGTATAATTAAAATCGTTCCATCAGGAATATTCGTTTCAAGTCCCCCATAAATTGGGTTTGCATTTAAAATTAACCAACCAAAATATGGGCTACCATACTTTTCATAACTGATTTTATCCAACCTACTTTGGTTTTCTCTATATACGTATTTTTGATCCGATGGACGATTACCAATACTAACATAAGGTACAACAGTTTGTAAACCATTAATTAAAAACTTATCATATCTTCTGTAATATTCCATCTTAGTTCATTTTTTTCTTCAAATTATATTTATCCGCATCTCCACCATCCACACTTTGCCAAACATTTCTAAGGTTAGTTTCATCATCTGTGTTTGTAGGTTCTTGTTTTTTATAGTCAAGTAATCTCTCTTTAACATTAGTGAATGGTTTATATGTGTTGTTAGGAAGTAGTGGGTCAAAATACGTATTTTTAAAATCCGTAAATTGTTCATCAATTCTTTTTTTAGACCTGTTAAAATCCGCCACAAGCCCAATGGGTTTTTCTGTCGGCACTCCACCAACATAGGTAAACCCTAAATTCGCATAGATAAATGTTTCCCATTCCGTTTTATTTGTTGCGTCTTCCCCGATTGCTGCCACTAATGCGTTAACAAAAGTTTTCGGATCCTTTATAATCACCTTTCCAAACAACATATAAAATACGTTAGTCTCTGTCGGACTTTCTATAGTTTCGTTCTCATTTAAATATAATTGTGTTTTAAAATCATCCTTATATGTGTAGGTTTCTCCTGTTGGTACAATACCGAAAGAATCTAAGTTACTCATAAAGACATTTAAGTCACCACCTATTTTTAAAAAGTCAGTTTTCAATTCGTCATACGTATCCGTATTCCCATCAATTGTGCCGGTTTTACCAGATAAGTCATAAATTATTATGGTTTTTTTCTCCGTTTCATACCCATCTTTTTTATTAATCACAAAATTCAACTGATCAGATAACGTAATAAAGTTAAGTTCTTCTTTTATTATACTTGTTTGTCCCTCCTCCAAAACCGCCAAATACTCCGTCTTAACGTCATCAATCATTGATTTTAATTGTCTTTTTACCTTTCTAATTTGAGCATTAGGGAAATTTTGCAATTCAACTTGGGTTAGTGGTGGGGTTAATAACCCATCAACGTCGTCCTTACCTCTGGATATTAAATCATCTAATCTATTTTGATAGTTTTCGGGTTTACCTAATATTGTAGTCATTAAACTATTTGTCGTACCACTTAAGTAGTCAAAATACCCTTGTTTATAATTTCTGTCTTTAGTGTAAAGTAAAAGTCCACCTAAATGTAATTCATCTTTTATTTTTTTTAGACTATTAAATTGAGCATTAAAATATCCTCCAGTCGCCTTTATAAATTCAACCATCTTGTCTTTATATTCGATAGTTCCGGTAATTGCGCTTGTTTGTAAATCAAGAACATTTGTTTTTATCGTACCTATCGTACTACCAATACCACTACCCTTAGGTGTCCCTAATGGGTTTACCAATCCTGTTAAATTTTTAATGTCCGCCAATAACTCAGAATCAAACTTAGTTAAAACGTCTTCAGTTATCGTCGCTCGTTCATCGTACATTTCAGTATTGGCGTAATAGTTAAAAGATAACGCATTTTGTAATTCAGATACGGGATTATTAATTCCATGTCCACCAATGAAATTAAAACTTAAATCAACCTCAGCAATCATTGGTTGTAACCCAATTCCTTCAGGATTTATATCAAATCTACCATCCTCGTAACGTATTTGAAGTCTCTCAATAATGATTTTACTATGATAAAAATCCCCCACCCTTAGAACACAAACCGGTGGAGTTCCAAAAGCACTATTAAATACGTCATTATATTCAAATTGTGTTTTACCTCCATTATCAACCGCAGTTGGTATAGTTTCTCCAGGTCTCATACATTGATTTAAAAACGTAAGTCTAGAATTCAACCCTTCAGGTGTTATCGAATGAAACATCGGATGGAAATTTTTAAATTTACTTCTTATCCCATCATAAATCATAGGGTTCGTTTCCTTAATCATTTCAAAGTAATTAGCCTCATTTAATAATTTTCTAAGTAATCTTTTTGTTAAATCAGTTCTAAGGATATTTCCATTTTCAACAACATCTCTTTTACCGTCCGTTTGTGTATTAGTGTTATTGGGGTTATCGTTATAAGCCGCGGTGAGGTTTGCTGGTGTACCATTCATTAAGTTATTGGGGGTGGTGGAACCATTCGCCATTCTGTCATTTATCGAAGCTGCTGCCTGACCAATAGCGACGGCTTCGGCATATTCACTCGGTACTGGGTCGTTAGTATTTGGTAAAGCTTCTGATGCCGCTTTAATTTGACTCGGACTATTTAAACTCTCAATTACTTTGTAAATGTCACTATAACTAAACATCGGAAACTTTTTAAGTAAGTCCACGAGGTCGTATTTTAAACATCCAGCAAATAACGAATCAATCACTTTTGTCGCTTCAGATTCGTCAGATTTCTCTAATTCTTTTTTCACTAAAATATTCATCACAGATGGATGATCGACAACAATTTTAAACTTAATAGTTCCCGACCTTTTTGAATTAGTAAACGTGTACACAGGTTCTGTTCTACCTAAAAAAACATTATCCTGCCAATTTGTCTGCGTGTTATCGTCAAAAGATAAGTCATACGGTGGAAACCACATAACTCTACCACCGTTAGGTCCTATCTCGCTCGCAGGTAAATCCTCAACTCTATATCCAACTCTACTAGATGTTCTCCATGCCAAATTTTCAATAGAGAACATATATTTTTTAGCGCCCATCTTACCTTGACTATTTAACTGTATGTTGGTAGAATCAACACCTACGGTAGGTGCTATATTTAAATTATATGTATTGTCAAAAACGGAACTACTATATTTTCTAATATTACCATCTTTTTTTTGTAGTTCGTCGAACGAATAATACGGTCTGTCTTTGGTGAATAGTCTCGCATATTCATACCCAACAACTGTTTTAACCTCACTTCCTTTAATTTGTCCCGCGGCTGTCGGAGTTAGATACCTCCTAACCCTAGAACCCTTCGTTGTTTCAATATACCCATCATTAAAGACTTTAGATATTTGATTGATGGCATTACCAACGTGCTCTAATTTATTTAATGCCAAACTTCCAGCGTCCACCAACTTTTGAGTAACATCTAAAATCGATCCTGGAGTTAATTCAATATCAGAGGATTTTGTTTTGTTAAAAGAGTCTTTAATTCCGTTTTCAAAAACCTTACTAATTTGACCTGGAACATCCTCACCCTTTTCGTTTTTAAGTCCAACAAACCTACCCGGATCCAAATAATTCTTTTTAGCTGACCAAGTAAATCCCCCCTGTATACCTCCCAGCTTATCATAGAACGGCCTGGCATTTAAACCAAATAATTTTTCATTAACCTTAGTACCTTCAAAATCTCTACCTACCCTACCATAATCATAAACAGGACCAATTGATGGGTTACCGTTTCTATCCTTTGGTAAGTCCGTTACGGGACTAACCAAATCTCTTAAATAATTTTTAGTTTTACCAACATAAAAATTACCTCCAGGGGCGATTAGATTAGGGCTAAACCCAGAATCTAATCTGTATTTAGGTCGGTATTGGTTATACCATAACAAATCAAATAATAGACTTCTAGTCGCACTTGATGTGTTTGCCAATAATCTTTCAGAACCTGTGTCTATATTTGCGCTTAATATTTTTGTTGCTAAATTCGTAACTATACCAGCAACGGCACCAATAGGGTTACTTGTAACTTGTGATAATAAATTTTTACTAGGGTAGTCAAAGTATGAACCAGGTATTAACGAATAAGGAGAATAAAGACCAGATAACCTAGATGTGAACGACAGGGTTTCCCCCAATATACCACCACCAATAGATGTAATTCTAAAGTCTTTTTGTAATAATGGTATTTTATTCATAACCACACCTAACGCATCGAAAGGATCTAAATTCGGTTTTACCGAAACCCCCCCACTGTTAGGATCAATTGATGAATTAGTTAATATGGTTCTACCTAAGGTTTGTTGTAATAATTCAAATGCTAATCTTGCTTTAAATTCTTTTTGCAATTGTTTTGCTCCTAATTTTGCCAAATCAGAATCTTGACTTAAAGAACCTTCACTACCAACAATACCATTAATATCATTATTACTTAATATACTAAACGGGGTATAGTCAGAAGGTAAAAACACAAAAGTAGTTTTACTACTATAATACGGCGCATTAATATTTTCAAAAGCTAAATCTTCAACACTTAAAACCTCATACGTACCATCACCATTATTATACCTATTTTTTGTATATAAAAAGGATTGTGACTGTTCGGTAGTTTTACTAGGTGACGAAGTTTCATAATTAAACTCACCTTGGTTTGAATATGTTTGGTAATCTAAATTAGGATTTATCATATCACCAAAACCATTCGGTTGGTTTTCAGGTCCAAATATGTTTGCAATATATGAAACTTTTTGTGATTGTTCCGTTGTTCTATTTGGTGCTGAAACCCCAAAACTATATTCACCCTTATTTGATTGTGTTTGATAAGTTAAACCAATGTTAACGGGAGAATCAAATCCACCGTTTGGTCCGTAAAGGTTTGTAACATACGCACTATCTTGCGATTGTGACGTTGTTAAATTTGGTCCATTAGAGACGTATAGGTAGTCTCCTTGGTTTGATCCAATAACTAATAACGGAAACAGTACAGAGTCTCCGTATCCGTTCTGTATGTTACTCGGTGAGTACTTGTTTAATACTCTTGATAACTTCTCTTGTTTATCACCCTCCAATTCTATTTCACTACCAACACTATCAGGATATCCGTAGTTACCCTCATTTGGTTTATTTTGGAAATTTAAATTGGGGGTAACCGTTGTTTTACTTTGTTGGCCCTCAGGTCCGTATTGGTTTTGGACAATTGATTCAACCTCTTTTTGTCTACCAAAACTTTCAAGTTTTGATCCTTCAGACTGAATGTAACTATAATTACCAAAATTAGTTTGAGAATTTAAGTTTAAATTTATAGAAACTAAATCTCCAAACGTTCCACCTATAGGTGTATACTTATTTAATCCAATAAGTCTTGGTTCTATTTGTTTCGCAGTCACATCGACAGTTTGTTCATCTATTACTGAATAATCGATTAAAACGATTTCAGTATTTACACTACCGTCATTACTAGCGTAAAAACCATCAACCTTATAAGGTTTTAAATTTTTAAGCAATAGTTTTTTTCTAAAGTTTTCAGTAGAATCAAATGATAATGGGCTCTCCATTTATTAATTTTATATATAAATAGATTTTATTATGGTTTTTTCACCATTAATACATCCTTGTTTTTAATAACATATAGGATTTCTTTTTCCAAATCATTTTTAAATCGTCTATCATTAATAAGTGTGTCAGCCAAATTACCACTACTTGTTATATTAACATTAATGTTTACAGTCCCAGATCCTTCTATTTTTTGTACTTTAGTCTCCGTAACTTCAGTTTTTTGTGTTGATTCGGTTTTTGGTAATCTTACAGTTGGTAACTCTTTTGGTGCCATACTATTAAGTCCTGATGTGAAATCTTGCATTTTAAGATACGCTTCCTTTAAAATACCTAATTTCCCATTTAAATCGGGGGCAAAAATTGCTTGATCCTCTTTTATAAAATTAAATATTTCACCTTTACCCATTCTTAGTGATTTATTTTCTCCATCGAAAAAACCATCCTTAACAACTGTTTCGCTCTCCTCCGATTCTTTCTTAAGATATTTTTCTCGTAAATACGCATTAGCCCCTCCCATTTTATCATTAAAAGCGGTGGTGATACCTGCCGAGGTTGCGGGTATGGCGGCAATTGCGGCTTTCGCGGAAGGAGCCATAAGTCCACTCATTTTCTCAGCGATCTCTCGATTAGCATTTAACGACGTTTCCACGTCTTTTAATATCTTTGTTCTTTCCGTTGATGTGTATTGTCTTAAGATTGCTTGTTCTATAGTTTTTTGAACAACTAACTGTTGCTCAACAGTGGTTAAATTTTTTATTGCAATGTCCTTATCACTCATTGATGCTTGTCTTTGGTACTCTATTAATGCTTTTTCTAATTCTTTAGGACCTTTGGGGCTAGCTAATGTTGCGGTTAAGTCTTGAATCTTTTCCATTCCAGGAAGTTCTAAAGATATTTTTCCATCCTTACCGACCTCAGCCAATTGAGAAATTAACCCTTGTTCTTTTTCGTCAAACATTTTTCCTTCACCAAAAAGTTTACCTAAACCACTGTCACTAACCTTTTTAACTATCATGGCTTGTTTTGCACTCTCACGACCCATATTAATGAACTTATCGTATTCACCCTCTTTACCGAAAGCCTTTAATTGTTCATATAATCTTTGTTGAGCAATGGCATTTGATTCAATTTCACCGGTGGCTTCGTTAACTTTAAATGCCGACTTAGACATTTCAAGTAAATTACTTTGTAGTTTACCCACATTGTTTGCTCCCATATTCATTAATTGGAACGGATTCATAAGATCACTCATAGACCCACCAAGCATTGACATCGATGATGCCGCTTCAATAGCCTTTTCAGGGTCAAATGCGAAACTTCTACCAAGACTCGCAGCTCCAATATCCTCAATTGTCCCCCCTAATCTTTTCGCTTCTAAAACCATTTTGGTTAATCCCTCAACACCACCTTTAAAACTATACGCATTTACTTTAGAAAGATTAGCTTGTACCTCAGCTAAAACCCCTTTCACATTTAACCCACTTCTTCTCGCAGCTTCACTTATAGTATTTATTAGTTTCATACTTTTCTCTTGTGAAAAAGTAAGTCTCATAAATTCGGCAGTCATTTTCCCCAATTCCAAAGTACCAATACCTGTGGCTTTTGACATTTCGACCATCTTAGTTAAAACCGTAGATGATGGAGAGATTACTCGACCTAAAGTGTCACTCATAGCCTGCATACCATCGGTAATATCCTTAACGGTACCACCAATTTGTACTATCCCATCATTTAATCCGACAACACCAAAATAAATATCTTCAATTTTTCCTCTAAATGCCGTGGCACTAGCCGGGTTAAGGGCCACTCCGGAGATAGCTCTTTGAATGGATTTTGCCTTTGACTCCATTGAGGTTAGGATTTCAATATTGTTTTCAGGTATTAGTGACGCGCCTAACCCCTCCCACACTTTTTTTATACCCTCAGTATATAACTTAAACCCGTCAGTAAATTCATCACCAGTTGGTGTCGTTTGAAATAAAAACATACTCTTATTTTATTTAATAAATAGGTTATTTTTAATTTTTGTCGTACTCTTCAACCAATTTATCAAAAAAATACCTTCTTTCGAAAGTTGGCATTCTCATAACGTCAGAATACGAGAAGTTCGCAAACTTTACTAAATAATAAAACTCATCTAAAATGTTTTTTTTATGATTGGAAGAAAGGCCGAAAAAATTCCACCCCAAAAGTGACACCAATGGTGACCTCTTCTCCAGACGGGGCGATAACTTTTCTATCTAAATCCATTTTAGGTTCACACTCTGAAATGAATTTTCTAATATCTTTTGAATCGGATATTGGCATTTGATTAATAAACGTAGCGATAGCACCCTTATCTCTGTTACCATCCAATTCCACAATATGTTTTTCTAAACGTTTAGTTATAATGGGACTTACCATACCTTTAGGATATTGTTCGATTAGAGTATCAATATCACTCTCATCGCCTAAAGTTAAAAGTTTTAATTTTACTTTATTTTTACTTTTTGGTAATTCAAAATCAAATAATCCTTCTTCGTTTGAATTATGTTTAGGTTGTAAATAATTAATCTCATCAAGCAATATTGTTGTATCGAAAGTAGAATTTGTTTTTGGGTCTCTAACTGTGAATTCATATTCAGAACCGAAAGCGGTGTTTCTTAAAAATATTAAAATTGCCTGTACATCAACATTTATCATTTGGTTAATGTCGAATCCAGGTTCATAAATTTTACTTCTTAATAATGTTTTAACCACACCATCTTTAGTGTTGTTTGGGGACATTAAAATGTTTTCATCTGAAGCGGTTAAATAACCAACTTTAAGTGCTTCTTTTTTTGGGGTATAATAAACCCCTCGAGAAGGCAGTTTTACCACATCATGAGGTAAATTAAATTGTTGTTGACCGTAATCCAATGCGTTATCCATAGTTTTTTATTTAAAAATATGTTGTTAAAATCTATAGTAAATAAAAAACCCACCTTAATAGATGGGTTTATTTTATTTTTAAAAAAATTATTAGTATACTAGTATACAACGATCAGGTTGTAATGTCATATCGATTTTCATAATATCTGATGAATCATACCCAACACTGTTAAATTTAACGTCGGTAATACTACAACCTTGTAATATCCACTTTTCAACGGCAACACCTGTAGGATCCAACATTTCTAAATCCACGTCTTTTTTATAACCAGCAGCATAACCCATACGTCCTGTTACAGACTCAGCATGTAAACGAACCCATTCCATAACTGCTTGAGATGCCGAAGGACCGATAGGATCTCTTAGAGTTACTGAAATCGATTCCCAGTTGAACGCTCCTGCAACATACGTTTGAGTATTTAAGAATTTGATCTCTTTCGTATCTATTTTTATACTTGGCCTAGATGCTTTTTCAACATACCAAGAATTGATCCCTAAAGAAGAAGGGAAACTCAATATAAACCTATTACTTTTTTTAGGTTCGTACTGAAAGGGCATTTTCATTAATAAATCAGCCATTGTCTATTTTTTTTATTAGTTTTATTTATTTTATTATAAATATCACCTTGTTTATTTTTTTTCTATTTACTTTGTCCCGGTTAAAAATTATTATTCTACTAGACTAGAGATTATTAATTATATTTAACTTTTTCTCCTCCTTTAGTTAAATATATATCTACTGGTTTTTCTGGATATTCTTTTTCTAGGAAATCATTCATTTTCTCAACATTTCTTAAATCGTCATCTGAAAAACCAATTACCGGTAGAATCTCATTATTTGAAACGTCGTCTTTAAACATTGGGTTTCCTTTATGTTTGGACGTTTTTGAAACCTCCTGAGCCATTTGTCGACAATATGAAATAAATCTTCTCATCGCTTTAATTTTACCCTCTTCAGGGTTCGACGCACTACCCTCCCCGAATGTTACCGGTTCAAATACACACAAATCAAGATATTCCTGTATTAAATCCTTATCTTGGAAATTTACGTCACTTACCGATTCAAAAACTTCTTCAGTATTTAAATTTCGATATCTTTTTAAGTTATCGACTAAAGTCTTTGAGTTTAATCCGTTATGATTTGAAACAATATAATTAAACGTCGCTTCTTTTAAAACTTCGGGATTGTGTCCCCTTGCTGTGATAATAGCAAAAATCGAACCCCCATTAATACATTCAACAAAATCATTCCATGAAGGACCGGGTGATGCCATTAATGAATCAACTATAAAGTTCTTATTTCCCTTAACACCAAAAAATCTAAAAGGATCTGGTGCGTACCCAACTATGGTAGTTCCTTTATATGGAAACGGTTCAACACCTAACTGATGTCTATGTTCCGCAAAGTCTTCGGTAGATAAAGGAATCTCCTCCTCATTTTCAGACATAGCCATAATTTTTGTTGGCATAAACACAATATTATCATCCCAATCAAACGCGTAGTATTTTAAATCAGGAGTTCCCTCCGAATTAAATCCCTCGTTTAATTTTTGTCTACGTACGTATTTATATATCTCTTTAGTGTATTTCATCACTTCTTAAGTTTTTCCAATAGTTTTTCTAATTGAGCTTCAGTAATAACAATATTTTGTTTTTTATCTGAAAAAGTTTGTGACTCTTTCTTATCGATACCAACACTTTCTTTGATTAATTTTTTTTCTATTATCATAATCTTTTTTTTATATAAATATACAAATGGGGAATATTTCTACTCCCCATCCTTTATTATTTTAGTTTTTATTATAAATCGTCAAACGATGCTCCTGTTGGTGTGATAACAAACTCGATGTCAATGTATTCTAACGCTCTTGTAGGTTTTAAATAAATTTTACCCGTTAAAGTGTTTGAGTCTAAATCTTCAGGTGTGTTTGAAACCGTTACTCTAAAATCAATCAAACCTCTATCTCTTCTAATTGAATCCAAGATTGGGTTAACTGAGTCTAAGAATTGTTGTCTAACTTTATCGTCATTTTGCTCAAACAATAATCTAACTGCCACCGCTGAAATTAATTTACGAGCTTGTAGTAACAATCTTCTAACGTTAATTCTGTCAAGTGCAGATTCCTTAACTTGCATCGTTTTGTTACCCCAAATTACCGTACCAACATCAGAGAAAGTAGCGATTGGGTTTATTCTACCTTTATATAAGGTATCTCTATCTTCTTGTGTCAACTTTTTACGTGCTCTGATAGAATTTACCAAACCTCTTGTGTAACCCGCAGATGCGAACCAAGGGAAGGCGATGTTATCAGTTAATGCCAAGTTTTTAACCACTTCACCTGTTGGTGGTAAATAAAGTTGTGTATTATTTACACTATCTCTTGTCAAAACCCATGGGTAGTAAGTTGCTGAGTAGTTAGAGTCTATACCCGTAGATTCCAAATTATCTACCGTTTCTTGTGGATAAATCAATCCTTCTTCAATATCAGAATAAGTTGGTAAAAATAAATTAAAATCAGGAGTCGTACAGATGTAAATTGAATCAGCTCTGTCAGTTTCAACCATATCAATCGCATCTTCAACTAAGTTTGAGTTATTTACGTAATCAATACCTGGAGTTGCAAATACGTTAATATTAACCGACTCAGGATTTGCGAAACTGCTTTGTCCCATTTTAAATGCGTAATAGTCAGTGTTTGCCCATGTCTCTTGATTAGGACCTGAAATTTGTTTAAATGCTCCCCATCCTGATGCTGTTGGATATGTCACTGAAGGTGCCGCACCATATTTGAATCCTGATTGACCCAACGCGAATGAATCACCATTAGTTCTATATTCTCTATAGATATCCCAACCATCGAATCCACCGTAAGGATATAATGTAAATTTACGTGTATTTGATTTGTAATATGGGTTATCGGAGTTTTCAGGTTCACTTCTAAATGCTCCAGCACCAACTACAAATGCTTCCGTTGTTGCTGAATTAACAACCATAGTAACAATAGTCGCTCCACTATCCATGTGGAATCCTTTAGTTTTATAACCCCAACCAATCCCTGAAGTGTCAGTTCCTAAGTTTGCAGGTATTTGTTTACCTTTATATTCGAAGAAATCATAATCAATTCCAGTTATGTTTGAAATACCTAAATAGGCTCTTCTTGGGTTTTCTCCGTTAGAGATAACTGCATTATCCCCTCCTGATGAAGAACCAAAAGGTGGGTTATAAATTACATCACCCGCTTTTAAATATTGTGTTTTATAAACCATAAACGGTGGAGTCGCATTTGCATACTCTCTACTGATGTAACCATCAAAACCACAAGGTAATGCGTCTGTCGGAGCTTCGTCACTCATTTCTAACATAACGTATTTAGACTTAACTTGGTATTCTCCGTTAGATGTTCCTATTTTATTTGCTACATAATTGTTTTGGTTAGGATCCATAGAACAATTAGTGAAACTTTCAATAACTCTAACGTTTTGGTCGTTATCATAAAAATCTCTAATGAATACGTCGAAAGTTCCATTGGCGAATGAAATATTACCAATAGACATTTTTACCAATTTATTTGCCGCGTTACCGTCAGAAATTAATTTAAATTTAAATAATTTAAAAACTTTATTACCTCTTAGTTCTGAAACTAAATAAGGTGTTTCAGGTGTTTGGTATTGTTCCAAATAGAATCCTAATGAATCAGAATAGTCATTACTTGTTGTGTCAGTCACACCAGGTAAAGATACTAAATCACAATAAATTCCTCTAACTTTACTTTCTCTATACCCCGATTGTAACAAACTTGAGTACGTTTCTTCAACAAGTAAAGGAACTTCAGTTCTATCTTTACCAAAATTACTTCTACCAAATACTTTAGAAATGTATTGTGTATCTGTTGTTGACAATGATGTCTCAAAACTAAATGTGTCTCCGTCTTTAGTAATCCCTGAGATTGCGAATGTTTCGTATGGGTTTTTAGTTACCGCAGAATATCCACCAGCACAATTGATTGCCACATCAGTGGTTCCTGTGACTTGGAAAGCCGGTCCGTGACTTGTACTTGAATAATTAGTGATACCTCTAGATCTTAAAGTCGCAACAACAAGATTATCATATTCACTATAAGGTGAACCTGAGTAGTTAGTTATGTATGTTTTCATTGTACCTGAGTAAACACCATTAGTTAAACCTGTGATACTACTTAAAACCGAACCAAACCCATAACCATTATATGAATTCACATTAGTAATACTTTGACTGTAATCAAATAATCCATAATACCATGCATCATTTGATGATGAACTTAAATCTGCGATTGAAACGTTAACGTTATTAACCCCAAATGTTTCAGTGTATGCTGTCGCCGCCCCTGCAACTGATGAACCAGTAACTGAGTTAAATGTGGTTGAACTAACTGAACCCCAAAAATATGCGGTTCTTCCTGATAATGCTGATGATGTACTATATAACCCAACTTGAGCTGATATATAATTTTTAAAGTCTTGACTCAATGTAGATGTTCCACCGTCGTAACTAGTGTAAGTCTCATAAAATTTTGAACTTAATGCTGAAGGTACACTTGTTATAGTGATATTTGAACTAGCACCTGTAGTACCAGTAAAGTTCACATAAACAGGCCCTGTAGTTGCCGTTACCGAAAGAGTTGCCGGATCAACGTTACCTGCAGTTACAATCGACCAAGATGGTCCAGCATCATAACCTGAAAGTCCTAAAACTCTCGTTATAAATAATTGATTTGATTGTTGTAAGTACGCTTTAGCAATGTAAGACGTCTCATACTTTGGTATCTGAGTATTGTAGTATTTTTCGGGACTTGTACCTCCGAAGTATACTTGATACTCATCGTAGTTTGTTATGAAAATCGGTTCGAATGCTGGACCTTGTAAAGTCTCCCCAGCCAAACCTAATGTTGTTACACCAACGCTTTGTGCAACGAAAGTTAAGTCTCTTTCTGAGGTATACACTCCAGGAGAAACGAATACTTTTGTAGTAGATGCCATTTTGTCTATTTAATTAAAGATTTATTTTTATTAATAAATACCTACAAAATTTCCAAAAAACGTGATTAAAAGATAATAAATATATGTAAGTATGAAAAAATTCTACCTTTTTTCTACCTTATTATATTTATAAATATGAAAAAAATAAAAAATATAAAGATTTCAGAAGAAACCCACAACATCTTAAAAACGTATTGCCAAGATAATGGATTGAAGATTTATGTGTTTTTAGAAAACTTAATTAAGAAGAGTTGTATTAAAGAAAAAGATATTTATGGTGAGTAATTAAACCAACACCGCAATAGTTTTTATAGATGCAATTTTAGTAATATCGTTTTTTATAATATTAATAATTAGAGTATCCCCATCGTTGATTTGTATTATACTTAAATCATCCCCAGCATAATTACCGTTAATGGTTACAGAGAATGATGATACATTTTGTGTCATACCAACATTAATATCTGCGGTATACCTAAACACCTCACTTAATTGAGTATTACCCGACACAAAACTTAAATCCAAATCAAATGAGTTCGGTCTTGGAGGTTCAATTTTAGCCCTTTTAGATTTTTTAGATGTTTGAAATTCAAAAAGAGAAACTTGTCGTGTGATTGCGGGGGAGACTTGGAATTCATCTTCATCAATCAACAACCCATTTAATGTAATTTTATAACTCTGTACGTAATACTTTCTTTTTTCGATGTCTTTTGCCGATTCATCTGTTGGATCTTCTAACGTTATTGGCATATAGTGACCCTTAATTTGTGTGTATGCTTGTTTTGAGGTGAATTTTTGCATCATGATTTTATTGAATTCATTCACTTCTCGCATTCTATTACAAAATATTTTAATAGTATATATAACATCGACAGGTACTGGTTGTGGTATTTTATAAACGTCCGCACCCTTTCTTTGTCCATCCCAAGTCGGAACCGTATAGTATGAGAACCTAAGTCTTTCAGGGATATTCGCCCCACCGCCTTGGAATTTACCATATTTTACCTCAGGTTGTCTTACCGTTATAATGAAAGGTAATGAAACGTTTTTATCTAAATCTTGGAAATCCCACGTTTCGGTAAATTGTGACCAACTCTGAGTTGTTATGATTTTATTGACCGTTGGTACCGTTTTACCATCAACAGTTAATGTTATATCGTCCTTTACGAAATCTAATATTCCCCTATCTAAATCAGCATGTAAAACACCTTTTGGTAAATACGTACCGTCAACTGTAATATCATCTAACATTTCTTGCCTTCTTTCTGGACCAACTTTAGTGGGAACGAGAGGTAGATATTTTTTTTCTTTTTTAGGTAATGCCATTTTATATTCCTTTGAATTCGTTGTTAGTTGATGGGGTTGCGATTATTGTTCTGTAGAATTTTTTATACCCTCCATATGTGTGCTTATTATCTGACGTTATCCTACCGTCATTTACTACCGTATAATATCTTACCGTATCTTCAGTTTCATAATACCCAATATAGTCACCCAAAGAAATTTCTATTGCCAACTGATCCAAATAACTTTGGTATATGTTAAAATTCATATTTCCTGGCTCGATTTGAGATAATTTAGAACTTGCGTAATCTGAGTTTACTGGTGCTTCGATTTTAACGTACCCTTTTAACTCTATTGGGGTTAAGAATTGTATTCCGTCAGTCAACGCTTCACCATATACATCATCAGTATTTGTTTTTTGTTTGTCGACCCTATATAGTACTACCGTAAAGTTCATGTCGCCATGGAGCCACTCCTCGCCCATAGAAATATCTAAATTAAAATCCGTCTCTGAGAAGAATTTATTTAATCTTGTAATTGGAACTCTATTCTGTGTCATAATAATAAATACTTTGATTGATTATTTATTATTATTTACTACTATTAATTTAATACTATGGACGACATAATTTCAAGGACTCCCGAAACTAAAGCACTTCAACTTTTAGATGAATATGTTGGATCAAATAACTATATCCTAAATTTAAAACATAAGAAACTTAATAGTAAGTCGTTTACACCCACAAGACCCCAATCAGATTACATAATAAATTTCCATAACATATTACCAAAAGTTGCAAAAAAATGGGTTAAGTTAGATTCCTACTTCGGTAAAAAGATGATGGAGGATAAAATGTATACCAAAGAACCAACAGAAATTTACGTTGAAAAACTTTTGGTTGAAAAAGATAAGTCGTATCATATTTGGGGAAAAGTGTTTAGTGGTGAAACCATTCATGATTTTTGGTTACCGAAAACGGCAATAATTAAAAACAACGAAGTAAAAAACGTTGTTGTCGATTACACAAAATACGATGTGAGACCCCCAATGGAACACCAAAAAGAGGCAATTCAAAAATTGGTTGGTAACAAAAAGTTTATTTTGGCGGACGATATGGGTTTGGGCAAGTGCGAGCCTAAGAATAATAAGGTATTTACTCCAAATGGTAGAAAAAAAATTGGGGATTTAAAAGTCGGAGATAACGTTATTGGTAGTGACGGCAAATCGTATAACGTTGTTGGTGTATTTCCACAAGGTTTAAAGGAAACATATAAAATTACATTCAATGACGGATTTTCAATTTTATCAGGGGATGAACATTTATGGTCGGTATCGTCCCCAAATTATGGTAGTAATCGAAAAAACGATAGGACAAAAAAATCATTAGTACTATCCACCAAACAAATGTTTGAGGGGGGTAAAATTATAATAAAAGGTAATGGAGTTAACTCAACTAAAGATTATGAGATAGAAACCCACTATAAATCGTCAAATGGTAATAATAAATGGCAAATACCGATAGTTAAACCGATACAGTTTGAACGAAATGATACCCTTCCGATTAACCCTTATTTTTTAGGTCTGATTTTGGGAGATGGTCATATAACTAAATCGTCTTGTGTTTTTACAGTTCACTGCGACGATTATGATGAATTATTTTACGGTTTTAATTTAAATGAAAATAAAAAAATTGACAATAAAAGAAAAGGAAATAAATTTATTGGTAGGGATATATTAAACGAACTCAAACTTAACGAGGCTCGATCCCATAACAAATTCATACCTGATATATACAAATATTCATCAATTGAAAATAGATTGGCAATTCTACAAGGATTAATGGATACTGACGGACACTGTATGTTTAACGGAAATGAAACTTTTTTAGGGACTGAATATTGTACCATTTCAAAACAACTTTGTGATGACGTTGTTGAAGTGGTACAAACATTAGGGGGTGTTGCCAGAGTTAATACTCGTATCCCCACATACATATATAAAGGGATTAAAATGGAAGGTAAATTAGCATATAGAGTTAATATTAAACTACCTTCAGGTATGAATCCCTTCAGATTAAAAAGAAAGTCCGATAGATATATCGAACCAAAAAAATACCCAACTGGAAGATATATTAAAAATATTGAAAAAGTTGGATTTGAAGAAAGTGTTTGCATATCGGTAGATTCTCCTGATAAACTATATGTTACCGAACATTGTATTGTAACCCACAATACAACATCGACAATTATTGCGGCGTTAGAAACGGGAGCAAAAAAAATATTAATTGTTTGTCCAGCATCTTTAAAAATAAATTGGCAAAGAGAAATCGAAAACTACACCGACAGAAGTGTGTATATATCGGAGGGTAAAAAATATTCAGATGAACATGATTTTGTCATTATTAATTATGATATCTTAAAAAATTTCCACGACGTAAAAAAAAGAGAGGAATCGACAATTTTAAAGTCCAAATTCGATTTGGTTATTATGGACGAATCTCACATGATATCAAACCCCCAAGCTGCCCGAACAAAAATCGTAAACGATATTGCGGTATCCATTGAAAGGGTTTGGTTATTAACGGGAACACCAATGACATCACGACCGATGAACTATTATAATCTTTTGAGTTTGGTTGAAAGTCCCGTGGCGGCAAATTGGATGTCGTATGCTAGAAGATACTGTAATGGATTCCAATTTAATGTTGGTAGTAGAAAAGTTTGGAACGTGGCGGGGGCGTCGAATTTAGATGAATTAAGAGATAGAACCCAAACACATATTTTACGAAGATTAAAGGACGACGTTTTAGATTTACCCGAAAAAATTATCACCCCTGTCTATTTAAGATTGAAATCAGATAATTACGAAGAGTTGATGGGTGAATATTTTGATTGGTATGATAAGAGCGGTGACGAATCGAATTCACTAACAATACAGTTCAGTAAAATAATGAAGGTAAGAAAAGTTATCGCACAAGAAAAAGTTAAAACAACCATCGAGTTGGCTGAAAACATACTCGAACAAGGAAAAAAAGTTATAATTTTTACAAACTTTACCGATACTTTACATGAAATTTACAATCATTTTGAAAAACAAGCGGTTTATTTGGATGGTAGTTGTTCCAAACATCATCGACAAAAATCGGTGGACGACTTTCAGGAAAACGATAAAATTAAAGTTTTTGTTGGGAACTTAAAGGCTGCTGGGGTTGGTATAACTTTAACTTCGGCTGAAGCGGTAATAATGAATGACTTATCATTTGTTCCCGCAGAACATGCTCAGGCGGAAGATCGGTCACATAGAATCGGACAAAAAAATTCAACATCAGTTTATTATCCCCTGTTTGAAAACACAATAGAAGGGTTAATCTATGACATCTTAAATAGAAAGAAAAAGATTATATCGACAGTCATGGGAGACGATATCATGGATGACGCATCATCCATTGAAGAGATGTTAAATATCATTTTTAAAGGTAGATGATATTTATATTAAAAATATCTTTATGTCTACTATAATAATCCAAGAACCTGAAAGAAGTAAATTATATAAAAGAATTAAACATCTTTTGGGTGCCCCTTTACGTTCTGTCGAAATAGAGGACGAAATGATGGACTCCCTTTTAGAAATGTCCATCCAAGATTATGCTCAATATGTTAATGACTGGCTAATTGAAAGTCAGTGGTCGTCTCTATATGGTTTAAATTTAGATGAGCAATCATTAACAAGGGCTTTAACCACCAGAAGTATGGATTGGGAAACCCAATATACCTACGCATATTCTAAAATCGTCGGACTACAAACGGGTGGTGATTACGTATTAAAAAAGGATTATATCGATTTAATACCCAATCAACAAATATACGAGGTGCCGGCAGGTAGAGAAATTAACGAATTGTTATGGTTCAGTCGTTCTGAATTGGATGCTGCATATTTCGACCCATTCATGGGTGGTTTTGGTGGAGCAGGTGGTGTTGGACTTGGTGGTGGTGCTGGGTTCTCACAAATGGGAACTTCAGGAAACTATTTTGTGACACCAGCATTTGATATCCTTTTAAGGATGTCGGATATCAGCATGAAACGAAGGATTATCACCGGCGAGTTAACGTATAGAATTACTGCGCTACCTGAAGGAAAAAAAGCAATCCATTTAATGAATACCCCTGGTGGTAAATTCGATTTTGGAAATATGAAAAATAAAGGATATAAAGTATGGTATTGGTATTATGAAACAAACGATAGAGCTGATTGTTTGGCAAAAAATCCAGACATTGTGCGACTACCATCCGATGTCCCTATTGATGAGATGAAATGGGACGAATTGAATTCACCAGGACAAACTTGGGTTAGAAGGTGGTTTACTGCATATTGTAAAGAAGCCTTGGCAAGAGTTAGGGGTAAATATAGCGGTAACTTAAAAACTCCCGATTCTGAATTAACTTTAGAATATACCACATTACAAACTGAAGCGAAAGATGAAAAAGTATCACTAACTGAAGAACTAAGGCTCAGATTAGAAAGGTTAAGACCCGAAAAACAAATGGAACAAAAGGCATTACAAGCCGAAAACCTTAATAAACTATTGAAATTTAGGGCATTCCAAAGTCCGTATAACATCATATAACTTTTTATGGCAATATTTAGATCAATCCCATCTAAAAGGATCATTAACGGGCATGAGGTTGAAACCTCTGAATCCGCAATTGTAACTAATGAGTCGTATACTACTAACGGCGAATATGCGTTAATTATTAAGGGTATTGACAATTGTACTATCTATTTGGACTCAACAAGTACCGATCACATAGTAATTAAAGCATTAACAAACGTTTTAGTTAAATCAAAGGAATTAATAGATGAGGAATTTAATGAGGTAGAATTAACAAAAGGATCCTGTGTTGAATTTATGTTCATAGGATCCTTTTGGTATATACTTTCTTCTGATGGTATGAAGGACTCTTAATCGTGTATTAAAGAAATTAAATCCCCATCTACGTCGAACTCATAATATTCGTCGGAATCTACCTTCGCAACTTTAGTCACCTTATTCATTAATTCTCTATTATGGTTAACCCTCCCAATATCGACTAAGTTGATGGTATCATCTATATACATATAATAAGGATCGATTCCGACAGTTTGCCAAAAATTAATCTCCATGTCCGATAAAGTTAATACCTCATCTATCATGTCCTGATCTTTTTCTTTCATTGGGAATCCTCTACCTAATTCAGTTTGTGATTTAGTGAATATCGGTTGGTCTTTTGGATCCTCAATTAAAATGTCCTTTCTTATTTCAGGAGAATAAACTACAAGTAATGGTTCGATCCTTTTATTAAATGCTGCCAAATATCTTGGTACGTTATAATCCCCCAATAAGTCGGGATTGTTTTCTATTTCTTTTTCATCAATCAAATAACAATTTAAAATAATTTCACTTTTTGATAACATTCCCACAGGAACCGCTCCGTGAATAGTCATGTAGTCGTCTATTTGTTTTTTAGTCATTTTAGTCGTCTTTCTTTGCACATCACCATGTGATTTTTTTTCACCGTTGTTAACATAAAAGATGGTATCCCCTAAACCAGGATTTTTACCTAAATTAATTAAAAGTTCCATGTGAGCTTGTCTTGACATTAAACTTCCAGATCTTGTCGTTTTTGTGACGTGAATTTTATAATCACTAACAGATTGTTTTACTCTCGCCTTGTTTGCCATCTTAGATAGTGGGATTTCTTTATTGTAGATTTTACTAACGTACTCGTAGTAAAAATCTAAAAATTCACCACCCTTACCGTCGAGTAACATTCTAAGTCCTTTATCCAAAAATTCCGCAACATAGGTTTGAAGTTTTTTAGATTTAATGGAGTTACCTGTAAGTTTTACTTTACCCTTGTCAGTAAGTAATGCGTAGTTTTTACGTGCCACGTTAATGGTTGCCGGCCACACACCGTCGATATCGAGCCCCATTTCATCTCTCATAAACAAGTCATTATATTCCGCAACGTCAGCTGCCGAACCCGTATACTCTTTACCCTCAACCACCAATTCGTTTAGTCCCTTCCCTACATATGTGTATGATTCTCTATCTGGTGGAGTTTCAAAATTCACACCATCCGTATCCATTACCAATGGAACATACCCCCGATTCGTAAAGTACATAATCATCTGACGAAGATATTGTCTACCCGTACATGTGATTTGTTCACCCATATCGATATCCCCCCACGGAAATACATGTGGAGCTGACAACGAACCAAAAAATGCGTTGATAAATATTTTAATTGGTAATTGCTTTCTATTGTACGAAATGGACGCCTTCATGTCTATTGTTTTATACTCTTCAGCCAAGTTTTTGTATTTAATACGAGTATCACGGAAATACTTTAACATACTTTTCATCGCCCCCGTTACATCACATGCTGGAAATATATCGTGAACCAATTGGATTGATGGGTAAAGTGACGAGTAATCGAGCTTTAAAACGTTTCTCGAATACCCAACCTGAACCAAACGAGAAAGTCCCCCCGTGAATTTACGTTTCTCTTTTTTTCTCGGTAGCGCCAAATTGTTTTTATACGACCAAGCACACATAATCATCTTCCATAACGTTGCCGTACCCATTGTTGATAATCGTTCATAGGTTGTGGGTACTAATTTTGAAAGCAAAAAGTTCGCTTGATTAAACTGTTCATCAACAACCATAGTTTCATATAAATCGTCGTCGAGATACCCCTCAATGATTTTTGATCCAGTTGTTTTGGTGTAAATGTCATCTCTTCTTGAACAAATGTCATCTATTTTTTCGTTAAACCCAACTTTTTTGTAGTTACCGTTTTCTTTATTCATCCAATACTCTTCATTGTCAAAATAAATTTTACCAATCTTATCTCCATCCACATACACACGATTCTCTCTTTCTGCTTCAATAAACTTGGTGATGTACTTTAACGACCAACTTTTAATGTCTGAATTGATTGCTTGTGCTCTACGAACTGCGTGAGCAATATCGATAATGTTGTAACCCCACATTTGTGTTTGAACGTATGGTTCCATTTCATTTGCCAACTTTAACATCCCATCTTTTTGTTTTAAAGAGTAGTCAGGGTTTAAAGTCTTTGCGATTTTTTTAATGTTTAGTTTTAATATTTCCGCACGTTTTAGAATGTATGGGAAATCGAAAAATGCCGAGTTGTACCCACCCACAAGTGAAGGTTTTAGTTTATCGATAGTCTCAAAAAATTCGATAATCATTTGTCTTTCCTCCTCTTCATTTTGTGCCGACAACAATTTTATAAAACCACGATTGTCTTTCATCCCAATTAAAAACATCTTGCTTGTTTTTGGATCTAACCCTGTGGTTTCAATATCGAATACGAATCTATGTATTTCATCATACTCATCGAACCCTTTAAAAAGTCTTTTATTTTTTTGTATTAGGTATTGTTCAACAGGAGATAGTATTGTAATTGCGTCTGAATTCTCTCTATCCCACGGATCTAAACCTCCACCTTTAAAAAAGTTTACAAGATTTGAATATGATTTTGTGGTTTTTACTAAAAACGTTAATCCATTTTTTAGTCTTTCGTCTCCGTGATCCAATAATTTTTCTATGATGATGCCGTTTTCAGACATTGCCTTTTTTTGGAATTCCTTGCTACCCTTATAAAAGTTTTTCTCTTTTAAATCGCCAACCCATGCGAATGGGGTAAACGTGTCCATTCTCAAAAGCTTACCCTTGATTGGGTCTTGGATTACTTTAAATATTTTATCCGATCTATAATCGTATTCTAATGCGACAATGTATTTTTCATCGTCTTCGCCATGTAAAAAGCTTACAATTTCTTCTTGCTCAACCATATTCGTATTTTTTAAGTTTGGTGTATTAGCTGTCACATAAGGGTGACATTTACCTTCGTCTTAAATATACATGTAAAAATTACACTTGTCAAACAATATTTATGTAAAGATTCTCTCGGATGGGTGAAATTAACTCACCACTTTCTAATACCACCAAAAACTCACCGATGTATCTACCTTTTGTTTTGGTGTCCCTATTTTTCCATTTATACACCACATAATATTCATTATTGGAATCGGGGTTCGATTTTGTTTTTCGAACAAAAATGGCGTCTTGCATGAAGATTTTTTGTATTCCGTTTTCTTCGTTTTTCATTGAAAACCTAACTTTTGAATTCACCATACTGTCATAGAAGTTTTTTGACGAGTCAGTTCTACCGTCTTTAACAACATCCATTTTTAAAATGGGTAATGATGAGTCCTTTGCTATAAAAAATTCCATAATGTTATTTAAATAAATAATCGTAAGATAAACTAAATGCCGCTCCGTATAATATTCTAGATATAAATACATACATTAAACATATCATTGTTGTTTGACAGGGGATAAAAATAAAAAATACTCCAGCGAAGATAAAAAATGTCCTTAACAATTTAAATAGATGCCATCCATCGGTAATCCCCACTAATAGATTCGTTGAGAACGGGAATTTAGGTCCACCCATTGGGTCACCATCTTTATATTTATTTTTCCAAGAAATCTCTGGATTCCAAAAAAGTTTATTTTTAAAATGAAAAAACGACGAACTAGAAAAGTGAAATTGTAATGTATCCATTATTCCTTCAAAAACACCAGCCAATATGAAACAAAACAATCCGATAAACACCATCATAAGTTCTTGAAATTTTGTATATACCATATTAATGATCCGATAAACCCACCGTAAATCGATACGAACGCCCCAATTCTAGGGTACCAGTCGTTTAAGTAACCATCTTGATACCACCCTGGATAAAGAAACCCTAAAATTCCAAGCCCGATAATCGGAACCAAATGGAATATATGTAATAATACTTTCATAACACCTTTTTACTATAAATATCCGGCTATCTCTAATATTTATAGTATCAGGACGATAAATTTAAAAACACCATTGGTGGATGAGTGATAAAATAAAAAAATTAGAGATTAAAAAACTACTACAGGAATATAATTTCTTGTTGATTGATGACGAATATAAAAGAGAAGTGATTGGAGATAACCGTAGTGAGTTTTTAAAATCGATAGAGGATAAGAAAAAAGAGTTGGGTGTGTCGTCACCTGAACCTGAAATACCTACCGAACCTAAAGATAAGGTAGAAAAGGAACCCAAAATTAAAAACGTCAATGATCACACCAAACGTAAGATGAAAAAAATCTATAGGGACATCGTAAAAGTTACGCATCCTGATAAAATAGATTCTGAAGAAATGTTAGACACATATATTAAAGCCAAGGAATCATATGCAGATAACAACCTACTTGAGTTATATATGATATGTGTTGAGTTAAATATCGATGTCGAATTGGAAGGTGAAGATGTGGAAAACATAATGGAGGTTATTTTATTAAAACGAAAAGAGATGTCGGACTTAGAGACATCATTTCTATGGTTGTGGGTACATGCTCCGACGCAAGAAATAAAAGATGAAGTAGTATTAAAATTTATAAACAAACACGTAAATATAACAAAATGAAAAATTTAAAAATTGGAATTACACTCGGTCTAAAAGATAATAAAGAGTCGATTTGGACAAACGGAATTAAACAAAACATATTGATGTTAACTAAGTTGTTAAAAAACTCGAATGAGAAATATGAAATAACTTTATTAAACACAATCGATGTTGATTGGTCGACTAAACCAAGTTATTTAACCGATGTTAACATTTGCAACTTTAAAGACCATTACGAAGACATGGATTTGTTAATCGTTATGGGAGCTCAGATTAATAAATCTGAAATTGAGAAGTTTAAATCAAAACCGAATAAAAAAATAATTGCATACAAATGTGGTAACAATTATATTCTAAGTGCTGAAAACATCCTGTTTAAAGAAGATGAGAAAAAAGTTTATCAATTCGATGAAGCATATGATGAAATATGGTATATACCTCAACAACATGAAACTAATTGTGGTTATTATCATACACTATATCGGTCTAAAGCGTTTATCGTCCCTTTCATATGGCATCACCAATATCTACTAGAGGCTCTTGTTGATATTGAAAAAGGATTTAAAAAGGGTTCATTTAAAAAAGATTATCGATACAACATCGGTAAAGAAAAGAAACGATTGGGTGTGATGGAACCGAACCTTAACATGGTTAAATTTTGTCTTATACCAGCAATGATTGCCGAAGAATCGTATCGTGGAGATATAGGTAAAGAACATATAGATAAATTAATGTTAACCAATTCCGAGAAAGTTGCTAAACACAAGGAGTTCATGGGAATGATTAGGACTTTTGATTTATTTAAAGACAATAAAATAACATCCGAAAGTAGATATCAAACAGCATTTATATTAACCCAACATATTGACGTATTAATCTGTCATCAAATATTAAATCCATTAAATTACATTTATTTGGATGCTGCGTATATGGGATATCCAGTATTACATAACGCTCCGATGTGTAAAGATTTGGGTTATTACTATGAAGGTTCAGATACCGTTGATGGTGCTAAACAATTGGATTACATATTAACTGAGCATGATAAGAATATTGACTCGTATAATGAACGTAACGATAAGGTATTGATGAGATATCATGCGGATAATATGAAATTGGTTAAAACATATGATAAATTAATTCATAACTTGTTTAATGGGGGTAATGATGGTTTGGAATATAATCCGAAAACAAATTTGTATAAAAACTTAAAATGAAATATGATTTTTATAATATAAAAAAGGGACTCGATTTGAGTCCCTTCTTTTGTTGTGTTAATTTGAGTATTTATTTTAAATAGTTGTTACACCTTTAACTCTTAGTTTACCACTTCCAACAATGATTAAATCTAAACCATTAAAACTCCAACCTAAACTTATTAAGTTATCATAATCAGTGTTACTTGCCGATGTTCTACCATTGTTAGATTCAAAATAACCACCAGATAATCCATTTTGATTAAGTTGATTTAGGATTTGATTGTTTACGGATGATTGGTTTATTGGATTACCAAATAAATACAAATAAGTTAAACTAGATAAACCAGTTCCGTCAAATGATGTTAATTGGTTACTAGATAAATATAAATGAGTTAAACTAGATAAACCAGTTCCATCAAATGATGTTAATTGGTTACTTTGTAAATTTAAATTAATTAAACTTGATGGAAGGTTACTAACTGAGGTTAGTGTCCCACCACCACCTCTAGGTCCACTTAAATTCAAAGTAGTTAAACTGGATAAACCAGTTCCGTCAAATGATGTTAATTGGTTATTACGTAAATTCAACTCAGTTAAACTAGATAAACCAGTTCCATCAAATGATGTTAATGGGTTATTATATAAATTCAAATCAGTTAAACTAGATAAACCAGTTCCGTCAAATGATGTTAGTTGGTTACTATTTAAATTCAAAATATTTAAACTAGATAAACCAGTTCCGTCAAATGATGTTAATTGGTTATCATTTAAATGTAAATTAGTTATATCACCACTAACTGTACCATCTGAATCACATGAAATGATTGTGAATTCACCGTTTATGTTCGCTACTGGTATATATTCTACCCAACCATTTGCCTTTACACTTGAATCACTTCCATCGTGATTATATTTCCAAAATCCAGTTGATGTTTGAACATAAATGTTGATTGATTCTCCAACTGCTTTGGATGTTATGAATGTTGCCATAATTTTTTTATTTAATTTTTAATTGTTTATTTTAAATAGTTGTTACACCTTTTACTCTTAGTTTACCACTTCCAACAATGATTAAATCTAAACCATAGAAATTCCAACCTAAACTTACTAAGTTATCATAATCAGCATCGCCTGCAGATGTTCTACCACCATTTGAATAAAATTGACCATATTGTACATTATGTTGGTTAAGTTGATGTATGATTTGATTGTTTGATAACGGTGTAATTGGATTACTACCTATTTTAAGATCAGTTAAATACAAACCAACTAAACTCACTAAATCAGTAACATCAAGTGATGTTAAAAGGTTATTAGATAAATACAATTGAGTTAAACTCACTAAACCAGTTCCGTCAAATGATGTTAATTGGTTGCTATTAATATTTAAAACATGTAAACTAGATAGTCCATTACCATCAAATGATGTTAATTGGTTATTGTTTAAATCCAAATTAATTAAACTTGTTGGTAAAATAAACCCATCTAATGATGTTAATTGGTTAACACCTAAAGACAACTCAGTTAAATTTGTTAAATCTGTCCCATCAAATGATGTTAATTGGTTACTATTTAAGTCTAACCAAGTTAAACTCACTAAACCAGTTCCGTCAAATGATGTTAATTGGTTAATACTTAACCCCAATCGTGTTAAACTCACTAACTCAGTTCCATCAAATGAAGTTAAAAGGTTACTAGATAAATATAATTGAAGTAAACCGGATAAACCAGTTCCATCAAATGATGTTAATTGGTTTTGTTGTAAACCCAACCAAGTTAAACTAGATAAACCAGTCACATCAATTGATGTGAATTGGTTATTATCTAAACTCAATTCAAGTAAACTAGATAAACCAGTTCCATCAAATGATGTTAATTGGTTCTGATTTAAATTCAAACCGACTAAACTAGATAAACCAGTCACATCAATTGATGTGAATTGGTTATTTTGTAAACGCAAACGTAGTAAACTAGATAAACCAGTCACATCAATTGATGTTAATTGGTTATTTTCTAAATACAACTCAAATAAACTTGTTAAACCAGTTCCGTCAAATGATGTTAATTGGTTATCAGTTAAATTCAAAAGACGTAGACCACTTAATCCAGTTCCATCAAATGATGTAAAGAGGTTATTTGCTAAAATAAAAGTAGTTAAACTTGTTGGAAAAATAAATCCATCCAATGATGTTAATTGATTACTAGGTAAATATAAATTAGTTAAACTCTCTAAACCAGTTCCGTCAAATGATGTTAATTGGTTATTTTCTAAATTCAACTGAGTTATATCTCCACTAACTGTACCATCAGATAAACATGATATAATTGTGAATTCACCGTTTGCGTTTATAACTGGTATATTGTTTGCCCAACCATCATCTTGGTCAAATACACTTGAATCACTTCCATCGTGATTATATTTCCAAAATCCAGTTGATGTTTGAACCCAAATGTTGATTGTTTGTCCAACTGATTTGGATGTTATGAATGTTGCCATAATTTTTTATTTTTTATTTTTAATTGTTTATTTATACTACAGTAACGATTACTGGTATATCATGTGGAAAATCCGATATAGTGAATACATCAAATGCTACTGGGTATGTAATATATGGTGATATAGGTGAAACACCATTCGTTCCTTTCGTAATCTGACCTCCACCCATAACTCGGAATTGTTGGTAAATTGATGGATTACCTTCTTGTGTAATTCGAATTAATTGATTGGTTTGGATGATTTGTAATAAATCAAAGTTATCACCATTTCTACCCATGGTACTAATTTGTAATACGTTAGTTAAGATTTGAGGTTGATTTGCATCATAACGAATATGATTGAATTGGAATGGACCATCATTAATTGCGTCAATGTTATATAACATAGATGGATATGTTCCACCACCACTATTAACACCTTTCACTCTAAGTTTATTCTGTGTCATTTTTTAATTTTTTAATTTTTAATTGTTTATTATAAAAACACAATAGGGGAGGTAAACCTCCCCCATTTGCGTTTCATTATTTTAATGATGAATTAACATACACCGTAAGCACTGATTGTATCAGTTGCTGCAGGAGCGATAGAGAATTCAACATCATTTCCATTCATAGTATAATCTTCAGATGGAGTCAATAACAAACCATTCAAGTATACTAATTCTGAACCTGTTCTAACTGGAGTACCAAGAACGAAAAGTGTTTTAGTACCATTTGGAGCTTCGATTCCAACGTGTTTAGCGTAGATATTTACGAAATCCGCAGTCATACTAACTTCAGCACTTTCAGCACGAGATATTTCAGAGTTTAATGTATCAACCATCTCAGCGAATGAGTCAATTGAACCTAAATCTGTGTTAGCGATTAAGTAAGATACTTCAGTAGACAATTCTTCAGCGATAGACGCTTCAGCAGCTTCAGCTCTTGCAATTTCTGAACTAATTTCAGCCATTACATCAACACCACCTACTTTCAAGATTGTTTCGATATCGATTTCACCTAAGAACGTTCTATTTCCACCAGCACCAGCAGCAACTTCGTCAGCTAATTCGATTTGGTTAGTACCACCGTTAAGAACGATAGTTGTTCCATCAACATCAGCTAATCCAGCAATGTCAGAAGACAATTCAGCAGCGATAGATGCATCAGCTTCAACTCTCATTGATTCTTCAGCAGATATTGCAGCTTCTCTGTTAGCAACTTCAGAAGATAAATCTGATGTTAAAACACCTTCAGCAGCGATAGCTCTTGATTCTTCAGCATCAACATCAGAGATACGAGCAGATACTTCAGCAGAAACAGCGGCTTGTCTTGATGCTTTTTCATCATCAATATCATTACCCACTGATTGGATTTGAGCTAAACGAGCAGATACTTCACTTGATAAATCAGCAGTCAATACACCTTCAGCACTTTCAGCTCTTGCAACTTCAGTTGACAAGTTAGCACCAGCAGCATCAGCTAATGTAGTGATTGCGTTGTTGATATCACCATCAGCAGATTGGAATGCAGAAACGATTTCAGTTAATGAATCGATTGCCGCAGCATCAACGTTAGATGTAATGAAGTCAATTTGGTTTTGAAGTGACAAATCACCTGAAACACGGTAAGATGCTTCAGCAGTTACAGCAGTTCCTCTGTTAGAAACTTCAGAAGATAATTCTTTAGTAATAAATGCATCAGCTTTAACTCTACTTGCTTCTTCAGCATCAACGTCAGCAATACGTGCAGACATTTCACTTGATAAATCAGCAGTCAATACCGCTTCAGCAGCAGTAGCTCTTGATTCTTCAGCATCAACATCAGCTATTCTGTTAGAAACTTCAGCAGATAAATCGTTTGTTAAAACTAACTCAGCAGACATTGCTCTTGCTTCTTCAGCATCAACGTCAGCGATTCTTGCAGATACTTCACTTGATAAATCAGCAGTTAATACACCTTCAGCAGCTCTAGCAGTAGACGCTTCAGCATTTACAGCAGCGATACGAGCAGATTCTTCAGCATCAACATCAGCAATACGAGCCGCAACTTCAGTAGACAAATCAGCAGTTAATACACCTTCAGCACTTGTAGCTCTTTCAACCTCAGTTGATAAACCAGCAGCAGCAGCATCAGCTAATGTAGTAATTGCTCCGTTAATATCACCATCAGCAGTTTGGAAAGCAGCAACGATTTCAGTTAATGAATCGATAGCAACTGGGTCGATGTTTTCTGTGATGAAGTCAATTTGGTTTTGTAGAGATAAATCTCCAGCAACTCTGTAAGACGCTTCAGCATCAACAGCATTTCCTCTGTTTGTGATTTCTGAATTTAAATCAGATGTCAATTTGTAATCGTTAGCATATCTAGTAGATGCTTCAGCAGATAAATCGGCAGTTAATACACCTTCAGCAGCAATAGCACGAGATTCTTCAGCATCAACGTCAGCAATACGTGCAGATGTTTCAGTAGAAACCGCAGCAGCTCTATCAACGATTTCATCAAATAAACCAGCAGCGATTGACTCATCAGCAGCAATAGCACGAGACTCTTCAGCATCAACATCAGCGATACGAGCAGCAACTTCAGTAGATAAATCGGCAGTTAATACACCTTCAGCAGCGATAGCTCTTGACTCTTCAGCATCAACATCAGCAATACGAGCAGCTTCTTCCATAGAAACAGCAGCTTCTCTTGCAGCAACTTCAGAAGATAAATCAGCAGTTAATACACCTTCAGCACTTGTAGCACGAGCAACTTCAGTTGACAAGTTAGCTCCAGCAGCATCAGCTAATGTAGTAATTGCACCATTGATTTCTCCGTCAGCACTTTGGAAAGCAGCAACGATTTCAGTTAATGAATCAATTGCAGCAGCATCAGTGTTGTCTGTGATGAAATCAATTTGGTTTTGTAGTGATTGGTCACCATCGATTCTTGCAGATGCTTCATTATCGATAGCATTTCCTCTAGCAGCAACTTCACTTGATAAATCAGAAGTCAATTCAGATTCACGTACGTTATGTTTATAATCTAAAAACTTAAATTGTTCAATTCTTGCAGATTCTTCAGCATCAACAGCAGTTCCACGAGCAGCAACTTCAGCAGACAAATCAGCAGTTAAAGATGCATCACCAGCGATACGAGCAGATGCTTCAGCTGAATCAGCAGCATCCATTGCCGTAACGATAGATAATTCGTTTGCGATGTGTTCACTGTGTTCAGCAGCGATAAATGTAGCTAAACTAGCTTCAGCATCCATTGCTCTACCTTCTTCAGAAAGGATAGAATCGAATAAACTAGCTTCAGCATCCATTGCTCTTGCTTGTTCAGCATCAACAGCAGCGATACGAGCAGATTCTTCTGCGTTTATAGCAGCGATACGTGCATACTCTTCATTAGAGATTTCTGTAGAGTATCTATTATCCATTGCGTCTTCAGCAGCCATTGCACGAGAAACTTCAGCAGATAAATCAGCAGTCAATACAGCTTCAGCTGATTCAGCTCTTGCTTGTTCAGCATCAACATCAGAGATACGAGCTTCAACTTCAGTTGACAATGCAGAACTTGCAGTGTTAGCTAAAAGTGTGATAGCACCATTCAAGTCATCATCAGCAGATTGGAATGCTCCAACGATTTCAGTTAATGAATCCAAAGCAGCACCATCAACATTAGATAGTACATTGTCGATTTGGTTTTGAAGGTTAGCATCACCAGCGATACGAGCAGACTCTTCAGTAGATACAGCAGCGACGCGAGTATCTTGTTCCGTTTTTACCAGTTGAGTTACTTGTTCAACACCAGCTATTCTTAATGATTCTTCAGCAGATATTGCATCAGTAGCTCCAGCGATGTCAGCTAAGACGATACCAACTGGTGATGTAATTTCCGCATTGTCCAATATTAAATCGGACTGTCTATTTAAGACAATTTTAGTATTTGACATAAAAATTTGTTTTTAATTATTTATTTATTATGTGAACTTTACACGAGTAGGAAAAATCCTTGAATGATAAATATAAATAATGGACTTAGAGGGCATGAAAAAAATATTCGTGCGATCTCACGGAATACAAATAAGGGTTGTAAATAAGGATTTTAAATAAGATTTTTAAATATAAATAGTAATCGTTTTACCAAACGGTAAAATCATTTTTATATAAATATCATGAACTTTCGCAAAAGCCCAAAATCGATAAAAAAAATTATCGATTATTATATAATAGATTTTTTAAGTTCTTAATTGCGTTTGTATAGATTAAGGGTTCACAAGATCCAGACTCCGATAAATAATCGTTTACGTCGGATAATAAATCGGACGACTTTTCAAAAACAAAATTTGATTTTGATTTAACTCTATCCACTGAATATTTATGTCCTTTAACCTTTAAGTAGGCTGTTAAGTATAAGTCTGATGTGATATATGTTTTACTGTCTTCCATTTTTGTCTCTATTTTTTTTATGTCACTGGATTCTCCCATACTATTAAATAGTGGGCTACCTTAAAAAGTTCTGTAACTGCACTTAATTTTCATACCAATATCTGGAGGAATTGAGAAATAAATTACTTTACCATCGATTAAATAGTCCTCATCTACCCCCGAATCGTTTAATAATCCATTTAAATATAAATGTTCGGAATTTGGTATTGGGTCATATAATAATTCAAAAGTATTATTAATTCCGTCGATTAATCCAATTGGTGATTCCTTATCTACATGTGTTATTTTTGTGAAATCGATTTCAATCCAATCAATAATTTCACCTATCCACTCTACATCTTTTAATTTATAATATACGGTACCACCACTAACACCGACAATCATCCCCGAACGTCGTCTGTCCTCAGGAATCTCGTTTAAATCGTCTAATGTGTCAACGTTTCTTAACCCGTCAATACCATATAATGGGTCAACAACCGCATATGTGTCCCTAGAGTCCATTGGACTAATAAAGCCCATTACGCCAATTCCACCACTAGTGTTAAATTTTACCATTCACATATAAATTTTAATTACAAACCCATACATCCACACTTGAATAAGTGGACACAAATGATCTATATACATAATAAATAATCACATTTCCGAAATCGTCAGAAATATTTAAAGTTTCCGTCTGAATAAACGGAATAATAAATCCATCACAACCCTCTTCACTGTCTCTAAATGTTTCAGGTTGAGTAAATGTTTCTGGAATTAATAAATAACAATAACCTTGTTCATCCACATAATTTATGTGTGTTGATAATATATCGTTCGTTAACAATTCATCCAATAACCCAACATCAGTTTGGTTAATATTTTTCTTATTAATTTTACCATAATACGCAACCCCTAACATCGGAGTCGGTGTCGGCGTTGGTGTAGGTGTCATTGTTGGTGTCGATGTTAAAGTACCTGTCGGTGTTGTTGTTGGTGTCGACGTAGGTGTTGCCGTAGGTATTGGTGTTGGTTTAGGTAATACTGGAGATTCGTATATTATCATATCCCTTTCTATTACGTGATTAACTCTAATATTATTATTACCCATAGTAACAAATGGAGGTTTTATTATCGCATCATTAACCAATCTACCGTACGAGTCGTCTATCGTTATTAATTTAGATGCTGTCATCTGACCTTTAGGTATGATGATTTCACCTTTAAGATTGATTGGTGATCCACTTATTACGTTTAAGGTAACATCATACCCAACAGTCGTATCTGAAGGTACTGGGAAATCATTATTAACAGTAATATTTGAAATGATACTACCACTATATACGTTAATAACAGTATGAATGTTTAATACTATATAACCGTCATAACATGATGGGCAATAATAATCAAATAAACCGAATTTATCTTTTAATATTCTAGTATTGTGTTGTATCTGCGTAAAATCCAACGGTTCGGTATACATTCTAAATTGAGATATCCCCCCCATAAATGTTCCACCAAAATTCTCTTCCAGTAAAATATTTGTTGATAACCCACTCAATGTTGTTCCACTTAATATATTATTTGGAAATAACTCGGGATCTTGTGTGTATGGTCCGTTAGGTTGTGAACACCCTGAAAAAATTAAATGATCATGTAATCCTTGCGTTCCCCCACCAAAAGAAATGTTAAACGGAACCCCGACTTGTTTTTCTTTTTCTGTATTTAATTCTCTTGGGATAACCTCTTCAAAATCTTCAATTATCATAAACAGATAACCGTTTACGTATAGTTTTAAAGTTCCCAATCTATATTTTAAATCATCGAACCATTTAGTTTTAAAATTAATTTTGTGGATTTCAGGTTCGAGAATTGATCCTGTATGTGTTTGGGGTGGACTGATTAGTCTATATGAATTACCATCTAAAGATGATTGGGTAGTTACCGTTCGCATATCGTTTAATCCCCCCAGATTTTGTAAATCACAATCCTCTATGGTGCGATATCTCTCAAAAACCGCACTAATCATAACCCATCTATCAGGTATAAGATCACCACACTCAATTCCACATATGTCGTAGATTGGATCCGAAAACACTTCAGTTATCGTATATCCCGTTTGGAATGTGGTTCCCGTTGTTTCACATGTTCCGGTGGTTACACATGATCCAGTAATTTTAATATATTTAACCCCGATACTTGGATTCTCCGAACAACCATTAAATCTAAACGAAAGTGCGTTTGATAAAACATCGAACATTGGATTAGTCTCAGGAAACGGTACTCGCTCAGTACTAGCACATCCACAATTACACCCAACATTATGTATGGTAGTGAACCCACTACTTGGATATATATCAACACAATTGGCGTTTGTGACCCCAGTGTTGGTACAAGCACAAGATGATAAACAAGTTAAATCTTCAGTATTTCTTGTATATCCACTATCGGAACTTGGTGAACCCTCAGCATTATGGTAAAATTTGTTTTCAGCTCTTGTACCAAAATAAAAGAAAGTTCCACTATTATTTGGGTATTTGTTGTTTAAATATTCTTCAGTTGAGTTGTTAATAAAATATTCATCGTTGGTTCTCGGTTTTAAAACCATCTCTACCGACCACCCCTTATTTATTCTCTCAGGAAAAACTTCATAATCATATCCGTTTAATTTATAAAACCCCTGATAGAATCCACCATAAAGTTCTTGGTAATAACCGATAACCGGATCAGATTTATAAACCATGTTATAAATAGAATCTTTTGGTCGACCCGAAAAAACAACATTAGGTGGTTGAGTATATCCCGTCACTGGATGCATTTTAAATCGTCTGTCTCTATAATGAGGATCGAATTTATGGGTATCATCTACACCCATAGTATATTGTAACGGTTGACCCGTTAGTTCGGTATATAATCCATTATCGGTTCCCACAAGCCCAATATCACATGTACTTGTATATGCCGTTAAACAAGTTAAATCTAAACTGTTTGGATTATAATAATTTTTAGATACTAAAGTGTTACCTGAAATATAATCACCAAAATTAATAAAGGGTTGGGTAGTTGTTAATGTGTTGTTTAAATCTATAAATATAGGTAACCTATTACCGTCATCCTCCCCGATTAACTTATTTGAGAACACCACCTCCTCATCGTATCCTCTTTCGTCAGAAGCCAAGGTAAGATCAAAATAATGTCCATAGTTTAATTTTGTTCGATATTTTGGGTAATAATATGAATTTATGTTTTGGCTCGGCATTCTTTTTTTATGATAAATAGTTTGTTCGCAGTATTTATAGGTAAAAGCGGATATGAAATCATATAAATATTCTACAAAGGAAAGAGCCGAAAGGGTTGCCAAAACTTTAAACTGTAGTGGATCACACTATCACAATGAAGATGGTAATAGAAAATATATGCCATGTAAAAGTCATGAAATTTTTAAATCAAAAACAAAAAAAGAAGGAAATGAGGAGGAGGTTACGGAATTAGTTGGACTTGACGGAACATGGAATTCATCTGACATTCCGATATTAGATCCGGCATCTACCGTTAAAGGATCAACAACTATGGATAAAACCGTTGGGATGGCTAGAAATCCAAGAGATCCACTATTAAGAGGGTGGTACGGATATTACGGTGAAGGTGTGGTTGCAGAGGAAGATATGGAGGATGCCTTTGGATTTGAAGCTACTAAATTTATGGGTTACAAAGACACCGTAAAATACTATAAAGATGAGTTGGGATTGGATAAAGATTCCGCAGAAGAAAGGACATTACAACAAGGTAAAAAACCTAACCTACATAAAAAAGTACCTAAAAAAATAAAAGATAAAAATAATTTTATTGATAGGTTAATTTTAAAAGAGAAGGGATTGGATGAGAGTGAAGAAATAGATGAGGATATCATTTTGGATAAGCAACCTAAAGACCACAAAAATAATGAGGTTATCAAATCTCTATTAAAAAGAAATTTAAAACAAATAAAAACGATGGCAAGCCAAAATGGTTTATCAACGCAAGACATAATAAGACTATTAAACGATGAACAGTAACTTATACGATAGAAAGGCTAAGTTACCCGAAGAGTTAATAAATCATCTTAAAAAATGTTTTTCTTCGGTTGATGCGAATAGTAACACCGAAGGGTTTAATAGAAATAAAGAACTAACCGGTTCAGATCACATTACATACCAACAAATAAAACGAATTAAAAATTGGTTTGATAGTTATGGTGGTAATAAAGAGGACGCACCATTTATATTAAACGGTGGTGATAGAATGAAAAAATGGTGTGATGAGGTTTTACGAGTATGGAGAGGTGACGACGAAACAAGTAAAAAACTTAAAAAAGACACAGGAATGGAAAACCAGTATTTACATCGACATGGAAAAAATACTGACAACTTGTCAGACACACACGTAAGTACGGCAGATAAGTTAAAAGTCGAACAATCAATTAAAAAAATAAATAAACTAATAAATTACACATCTCAAAATGGCAATACAATCTGACAAATTAGATTTTACTCAACCTGACAACATGCTGACTAAAGTCGCTGACGAACAAAGACAAAGGTTATTCCCAAGAAATGATTTTAAACCTACCGACCCATATTCGACTGTCCATCCTGATGCTTTGGCAACGGGAGATAAGATAGGTAGAGGTACTGGAGGGGATTTAGATATTTACAATAATAAAGCGGGTACCAGTGATGATATCGCATTTAGAAAAGAAGAGTTAAAAGTTAATAAATACTCAACAAATAACCCATATTATAACGTTAAATGAAACTTTTACGGAGTTTAAAAACCATAATTACCGAAATCGCATCTATTGACGATGTGCAATCGGCAATTAAACAAAAAAAAATTGTAATGATTTATTACGACGGTAATGATAATGGGGGTAAAGGGTATAGATTAATCGAACCACTCTGTTTGGGTTATAGTAAAAGAGGCAACTTAGTACTTAGGGCGTGGGAAGTTGAGGGGGCATCTTGGTCGTCAAGTAACGAAGGGAATGTTTTACCGGGATGGAGATTTTTTAGATTAGATAAAATCTTTACTTTTAAAGACACATTAGATAAATTTTATGAAATGAGACCGAACTACAACCCTAATGGCGATAAGTCAATGGAGAGTGTTATAGTTAACGCTAAATTTGATAATAATAATGATAATAATATAACGTAATATGGTAGGAGCTGAAGATTTAATGCAAAGACTAGCAGTGTCTAAAAAAATAATGGAGAGATCGGAACAAATTAAATCCACTTCAGGTTTAGACACTAGAAAAATAAACATGCCAATAGTTGAAGATTTTTCACCTGTAAACGCATCGTATAATTTACCTTCGGAATATTTACCCGAAAACGAACAAACAAGGACGGTTTCTGATCCAACACAACCATTGGATGAAGGTAGAATTCGAAGTTCAAAATTACCCGATGAGATTAAAAGGTTAATGATCGATCAACCAATTGTACAACCAAGTGTCGCTGGTGGTTCTGCTGGAATTTCAGAAGAAGTAATACAAGGAGCACAGAGACTAATGAATTTAAACCCAAACAAATCTTTAGATAATAAAGATAGGGTAGTTAATGAACAAACTAATGTCGTAACAGAAAAACAACAAACACAAAATATAAACATGAACGAAATCAAAACTATGATTAGAGATGTTGTTAGAGATACGGTTAGAGATGTTGTTAGAGAAGAACTAAAAGATGCGGGAATGTTAGTCGAGTCAACACAAGAAGCCAACGAAGTGATACAGTTTAAAGTCGGACAACACTTGTTCATTGGTAAGGTTACAAAAATTAAAAAATTAGAAAAATAATATTTTAAACTTATAATGTTAATCCACCTCAAAAGGGTGGATTTTTTATTTACCATAAAATAAAGAAAAAAACAGCAAAAGAAATATGGGAACGTGACAATATTAAAATTGACTTAATAAAAAGAAATGGTTATACTTTAGAAGTATTATGGGAATATGATTATAACCAAAACCCAAAATTAATAAACCAAATTATAAAAAAATATGTCAAAAAAAATTAGGGTTTTAGTAACCCCTAGCGACCGTACCGGCTGTGGAAAATTTCGCTCTATTGATCCGCACGTGTGTTTACAAAATAACCACAGCGATGACTTTCACGTAGACATTGACTACGAACCAAGAGTAAACGACATTAACTATTGGAAACAATATGACATCGTCCATTTCCATAGAACGATAGGACATGAGTACGACAATTCAGTGGGTTTAATCCAAAGACTTAACGCTCTTGGGATAGTAACAATCATGGACTTAGATGACTATTGGTTGCCGACTAAGGAACATCCTGTACACCAATTGGTGATTCAAAATAATTTACATAAAAAAATTATTGAGAATTTAAAAGTTGCGTCATGTGTGACAACAACAACTACGGTGTTTGCTGATGAGATGATGAAGTTTAACAAAAATGTTTTTGTTTTACCTAATGCCATCAACCCTAAAGAACCTCAGTTCATGGCAGAGACAATACCATCAGATAGATTACGTTTCGGATGGTTAGGTGGATCGTCACATTTACATGATTTAAAATTATTAGACGGAACTATATCTAAATTAAAACCATATAAAGATAAATTCAGTATGTCTCTTTGTGGGTTTGATACTCGTGGTACCGTTACGGAAATTAACCAACAAACGGGAGAACAAAAACAGAGACCGATTAACCCCGATGAAACTGTATGGGCGAAATACGAGGAGATTTTTACAAATAATTATGATATGGTTGATCCGAAACATAAAGACTTCCTTATGAAATTTAAAGAGGAGGAGTATGTTTCAGATAGTTCACCGTTTTATAATCGAGTATGGACTAAACCTGTAACAAGTTACGCTACGAATTATAGATTATTTGACGTATCTTTGGCTCCGATTAAAAATCACATATTCAATAGAGTTAAATCACAACTTAAAGTAATTGAGGCGGGATTCTACAAAAAGGCAATCATCGCATCAAACATTGGTCCTTACACGATTGATTTAAAACACTCATTAAAAAATGGTGAATTTACTGATGGTAATGCTCTTTTGGTGGATGAAGCAAGAAACCACAGTGATTGGTCGAAATATATGAAAAAATTAATTGACAACCCTAATTTCGCATACGACTTGGGACAACGTCTTTATGAAACAGTTAAAGACACATATGATTTAAATAAAGTAACAAACGATAGAGCAATTCTATACAAATCCTTAGTAAAATGATTAATATACCCATTACCAAAATTCTGTTTTTAGATATTGAAACCGTTGGTGGTTGTCCTGACTTAGAGTCTTGTGAAAGATTTAGTCCCCACATCGCCGAACAATACCATAAGTATTTTGATTGGTTTTTAAAACGTTTCCCTGAAGACGAGGTATTGAGTCCTCGTACTGAACTTAAAGATTTTATCTTTAAAAAACGTGCGGCACTTGTTCCTGAGTTTGCAAAAATTATTTGTGTATCCATGGCATTTGTTATGGAAAACGGAGAGATTAAAAAGCAAACCTTTTCGGGGGATGATGAAAAGGAACTTTTATTACAGGTGAGATCACTCTTAGATAGATGTCACAAATTAGATTTTTATCTATGTGGGCATAACTTAAAGAATTTTGACATACCCATGTTGGCAAAAAGGATGATAATAAACGGTATTTTACCGTCTAAGATACTACCATCGTACGATACGAAGCCATGGGAGGTTAAAGCAATTGACACCAAAGATATTTGGCAATATGGATCATACACCGCCATCGGATCATTAGATTTAGTTTGTTCATCAATGGGAATCGACACACCGAAAGATGGTGAAGTGACTGGAGCAAACGTACATAGTGCGTATTGGGAGGAGCAGAAATTACAAGAAATCTCTGAATATTGCGAGAAAGATGTGAAAGTGTTAATTGATTTTATAACTAAACTTAAAAATTTAAAATAATGTTTGAAAAAATAAAAGACATGAGGGACAGCATGAAAATGCTTAAGGAATTACAAGGCAAATTAAGTAATATTGATATGTCCGATCCTCAGTCGATGTTAGATTCAATGGGTATTGATGTTAATGACATTGAGAACCAATTTAATCAACCGGTAGATTCTATTGTCGATCAAAAAGTTCCTGTAAAATATATTAATGACAGTGAGAATCAGAACCCAGAATATGCATACGAGTCCGATTCTGGATTTGATTTAAGATCAACGGAGGAGGTTTGGGTGCAAGCAAATAACAGAAAACTAATACCTACAGGGTTAAGATTTGATATTCCATTAGGGTACGAAATACAAGTCAGAAGTAAAAGTGGGTTGGCATTAAATCAAGGATTAATGGTTTTAAATTCTCCAGGAACGGTGGATAGTGGGTATATAAATGAAATTAAAGTCATTATTTTTAACACAACAAACGAAAGGATTAAAATAGAAAAAGGACAAAAAATCGCTCAAGCGGTTCTGTGTCCCGTTTTATGTGGCAAGTGGGTTGATTTGATTAAAGTTGACGACATTGATGAAAAAGATAGAAACGATAATGCTTTTGGAAGTACTGGTTTATGATAACGATAGGATTCTCAACAAGACATATTGATAACGATTTTATTAAAATGTTAACAAAAACTTCGGGGGTTCCGTCTCCCGAAGTTATTCCATTTGAAAACAATGGTGAATACTCTTTAACTGAAATTTATAATAGGATTTTAGACCAATCCACAAACGATATCGTAGTGCTACTGCATGATGATATATATTTCGATTCAAAAAATTGGGGTCAAAAAATCATTAACCATTTTAAAAGAAACGATGAATACGGAATTTTAGGGTTAGCTGGAACCACAAACATGCCAAAATCTGGCAGATGGTGGGAAGATTTTTCAAAGATGAAAGGTATCGTCAATCACGAACACGAAGGCAAAAAATGGGAATCCAAATACTCAAACAATTTAGGTAACCAATTGGATAGTGTCGTTTTGGTGGATGGATTGTTTATCGTAATAAATAAAAAAAAGATTAAACAAAATTTTAATCAAGACATCGGAGGGTTTCACTTTTATGATGTTGATTTTTCTTTTAGGAATTTTATTGAGGGAGTTAAAATTGGGGTTATGTATGATGTTAGAGTCACACATAAATCAATTGGTCAGACAAACGAACAATGGGAAAAAAATAGAGAAGTATTTGCTGAAAAATACAAAGACGTTTTACCAGTTAAAGTTAACAGAAATCTAACTTTAGAATCACCATTAAAAGTATTGTTGTCTTGTTTGTTTTTTAAAACCTACACCGGATCAGAAATGTATGTGTATGAATTGGCAAGGGGACTTAAAAACTTAAATTGTGATGTTACGGTACTTTCAGATATTGATGGGGAACTATCCAAATTAGCTCAGAAACAAGGGATAAAGGTTTTACCTTTTAGTTCAGCTCCAGGATATAAATTGGGTGATGGGAAGTGGGGATTCAATACTCCACAAGGTGTTACACCGTCACAACCGAACATGATGTATAAGGTGGGTGAAGTTGACTTCGATATTATCCACACACAACATACACCCGTAACCAATCAAATGTGTCAAATGTATCCAAACGTAGACAAGATTTCTACCATACATTCTGAAGTGATTGAACTTGAGAATCCAGTACTTAATGAAACAATTAAAAAGTATATTTGCATTCGACCTGAAATACAAAAACACATTATAGATAATTTTGAAATACCAAAAGATAAGACGGAAATCATTTATAACCCAATAGATTCTAAAAAGTTTAACATTAAAAACACCAAAGACGACGGGTATGTCCTATTTGTTGGGACGATTGATTATTTAAGAGAAGACTCAATACGAGATCTAGTTGATTACTCCAAGTCGATTAATAAGGAATTGTGGTTGGTGGGTGAAAACAAATCGAATTATTTAAATGATTTGTTATCTAACCAACACGTTAAATACCATAACGCAACCAATAAGGTGGGCACGTTCGTTAAAAACTGTTCCGAGACTGCGGGAATTCTCTTGGGTAGAACGACCATTGAGGGTTGGATGTGTGGAAAACCCGGATGGATTTATAACGTTAATGAAAGTGGGGAAATATTAAATAAAGAGAGAGTTGACATTCCATCTGACATTAATAGATTTAATTCAGAGGAGGTTGCAAAAAAAATAAAAGAGGAATATATTAAAATTATAAACGAATGAAATTACTTATTAAGTTCCCGACTAGGGGAAGGAAAGAGATGTTTTTTTCAACACTAAATAAATATCATGAGTATTGTAACAATATTGACAATACGTTTTTTTTGATTTCTATTGATGCTGACGATGATGAAATGAATACAGATGAGGTAATAACCCAACTTAATGAGTATAAAAACACAAAAGTGGTTGTGGGCAGTTCGTTATCTAAAATTGATGCTGTAAATAGGGATTTAAATGAGTTGGAGTACGAGTGGGATATTGTATTACTGGCATCTGATGATATGATACCACAAATTAAAGGTTACGACGACATTATAAGAGATAACATGACATTTAATTACCCAGATACGGACGGAGTTTTATGGTTTAATGATGGATTCCAAGGAAATAGATTAAACACCCTTTGTATTTTAGGAAGAGAATACTACAAAAGATTTAACTACATTTACCATCCTGATTATAAATCCTGTTGGTCAGACAATGAATTTATGGTGGTGGGTAATCTATTAAATAAACAAGTTTATATTGATACTGTAATAATAAAACACGAACACCCTGATTGGGGATATGGATCACCTGACCACGTTCATAATAATAATGTTAAGGATTGGCATCATGATAACAATGTTTACCAAACAAGACAATCAAATAATTTTTATTTATGAAAAAAATAATATCATTCTCTTTATGGGGGGATAATCCCGTTTATAATGTAGGGGCAATTAGAAATGCTGAATTGGCAAAAGATGTTTACCCTGATTGGGTGTGTAGATATTATTACGGAACATCCACGTTAGAAAGTACCATAGAAAAATTAAAAGAGTTTGATAATGTTGAACTAATTAATATGGGAGTTGAGGGTGATTGGGACGGAATGTTTTGGAGATTCTATCCCTCGTCTGATGATGATGTTGATGTGGTGATTGTTAGAGACTGCGACTCAAGGGTAAACTTAAGAGAGAAATATGCTGTCGATGAATGGTTAAATTCAGATAAAGGATTTCATATTATGAGGGATCATCCAGCTCATGGAACTGAAATTTTAGGGGGAATGTGGGGATCAAAAAAAGGAACCATAAAGGAAATGAAACAACTAATTGACGAATACGTCAAGGGAGATTTTTGGCAAGTAGATCAAAACTTTTTGAGAGAAAAGATTTATCCGATAGTAAAACTTAATTGTGTGGTTCATGATGAGTTCTTTGAACACACACCGTTCCCAACGGAGAGGGAATATAAAACATTCGTGGGACAAGCATTTAATGAAAATGATGAAATGCTATACCCTGAACACACAAACCATTTATAATTATGTATTATAGCCAACAACAAGAAGACGTCTTCCTTCATGAAAAAATACCATTCCCCGTTAAGAGAAAAGATGGTAGTTTTATGGGGGGAAGAATAGACAAAAATGATAATCCCATCAATTATCATTATAAACTGGTAATGTAAAAAAATAAAGGATATGGTAAGCGTTATAATACCAACATATAATAGATTCGACTTGGTACAAAGATCAATAAATTCAGTTCTAAACCAAACTTATACTGATTTTGAAATAATAGTAATTAATGATTGTTCGGATGACATTAGATACGATGAATTAGAAACAAGAACCAATATTAGATACTTTAAATTAGATAAACGTAGTGGTTTACCATCTATTGTTAGAAATTATGGAATAAAACAATCCCTTGGTGATTGGATAGCATTTTTAGATGATGATGATACTTGGAAGTCTGAAAAGTTAGAAAAACAAATGTCTTTAACTGATAAATATAAATTTATTTGTACCGAATCATATTATGAAGATCAGTTATACGCTAAAGGTAAGTATATTGATGTTTGGAATCAAAAAAATCCTGATAATATATATGAATTTAATTATGAATTACTAAAAAAACACAATTTAATTATTAATTCATCGGTTTTAGTGTCTAAAGATTTGTTAAATGAGGTGAATTTAATATCAGAATCATATCATTTAAGAGGTATTGAAGATTACGATACGTGGTTAAGAATTACCAATTTGGGATATATATGTTATTTTATTGATGAGCCATTACTTGATTATGAATTAAATAGTTATAAATCATATAAAGATGATTATATCGCTCAACACTAAACATAAATTATTTATATAAAACTATGAAAATTGATTACGTAATAGTGTCCTCAAATGAATCCCCATATTATTTAGATTTTTGGCCGATAGTATCAAAAGTTTGGAAAGAAAAATTTAATATAACACCAGTTTTAGGTTTAATTAGTGATGAAGAATCTGAATTTCAAGAATCCGAATATGGTATAGTTAAAAAATTTAAATCGGTTAATGGTGTCGATACTGGATTACAATCGCAGATAGTTAGATTGTTTTTACCAAAAATGTTAAATGGTTATTGTTTAATTAGTGATATTGATATGATACCACTCTCTGTTAAATATTTTGAGGATTGTGCTGATCATTTAACTAAAAATAATATTGTTATATACTCTTCCGATCATCCAGAATGTTTATCCAATAATGAATACCCTATGTGTTATGTTTCATCACATAGTGAATCTTTTAAAAATATTCTAAAATTGGATTTAAATTGGGAGTCCTTCGCTCTTTTAATGAAAAATAGAAATCAAGGGTGGTCTACTGATCAAAAATATTTATTTGAAAAAGTGAATGAATTCAATTCACGTACTAATAATGCGGTTTTACTAAAAAGAGGTTGGTCCGAAATGTTATGTAAACGAATAGATAGGGGATTATGGCATTATGACCCATTTAAAGTGTCTGAAGGGTATTATATCGATTCCCACTCTTTAAGACCCTATACTCAATATTCTGAAGAAATAAATAAATTAATAAACTATCTAAACTAAATGAAAAATTATTACAATAATATTATTGAAAAAACTAAAATATCTGCCCAAATAATTTTAGAAATAGGGTCTAGGGATGGTAATGATGCTAACGAGTTGATGAACTATTTTCAACTTAATAATGAAAATGTTTGGGTTGTAGAGCCTAACCCAAACCAAATTAAGGTTATAGAAAAGTCCTACCCTAATTTTAATATTATTCCAAATGCGATTTTTAATGTGGAAACTGAACATGATTTTTACCAAGTTATTAGTTCCGACCCTAATGACGTTGGGACTAGCTCATTAATTAACCGTAATGATGATTGGTATGAATCAAAAACAAATATAATTAAAGTAAAAACTATAACAGGTAAACAATTATTAAGTAACATAAACAAAGACGTTGATATCTGTAAAGTGGATGTTGAGGGTTTAACTATTGAAGTTTTAAGTAGTTTTGGGAATGAGTTAAATAAAATCAAATCGTTCCATTTAGAGTGTGAACATCGTGAAGTTTGGGAAGGTCAAAAACTTTATGATGATGTCGCTAAATTCTTAATTGAACATAATTATACTCAAATATATTTTCAATATTGCTCAGATGGGACTTTACAATCTGATAGTATATGGGTTCTAAATAATTATTTGAAATAAAATATGAAAATATTAATTTTAATAATGTCTCATAAAACTAAAGATGAATGTTTTACTAACTTTAAGAGAATTTGGGATGATCAAATCTCAAATATAAACACTTCTAAGTTTAATGTTGAGTTTAAATTTCTATACTCAGATAATGAAATATCTGAAGAGTATCAAATCCAAGGTAATAATTTAATTACTAAGTGTGTTGAAGATTATTGGTATGCTTTATTATTAAAAGTAATTAGTGGTCTTGAATATTTTAGTCAAAATAATTTTGATTTAGTATTTAAAACTAATCTTTCAACTATTATGAATTTTGATAAATTTTATGAGTATTGTTCACAAATATCAAAAGATAGGAAATATGTTTACGATGGATTAGTAGGGAATTATCAAGATTATTATTTTTGTTCTGGTGCTGGAATTTTATTAAATACAAAATCAGTTAACCTAATTTTAGATAATAAAGATATCTTAAATGAAACTTGGACGGATGATATTTTTATTGGTTTTGTATTGAATAAATTAAACGGTATCCAACCTAATTATGGTAATATTAATAGATTTGATATTGTTAATGAAAACTCTAATTTCACAAATGAAGACATAAATAATAATACACATATAAGAATCAAAGTTAGAGTAAATGATTTAGATATTACATATTCTAATTTAGTGTATAAATATTTAACAGATAAGTAATATGAATATAGGTTTAGCCACAATGACTAAAAATCAAGGTAGTCGATTAGTTGAATGGGTTACATATCATAATAATTTAGGCATTAATAAATTCATCATTTTTTTAGACGACTGTACTGATGATTCACACTTAATATTATCCATTATTAAAAATATTGATATCGAAATTTATTTAACTTCAGAAGTAGAACCTACCCACATAGTCAATTCATGGATTAAACGTAGCCATAAGATGTATGATTTTACTTTAAAAAATTATTCTGAATTAGATTGGATTTGCTTTATTGAGGTAGATGAATTTATTTTTCCGCAAAAAGATAATAACTTTAAGGTATTTTTAGAATCACTAAATAGTGAATGTCTATATATTAATTCTTGGGACTTTAAGGGTGGGTTCGATGAATCTAAATTAATTTTAGGACAATCAAACCTTGTTTGGACTGATGAACAGAGATATAATTCCGAATACAAATATAGAGGTAAATCAATAATTAAACCTAAAAACTTTATTAGTTGTGTCGATGCTCATCATTTTATGAAAAATGACAACATTGTTTCAACCGAATTTAAGGTACCACATATTGACTATCAACAAATTAATTACGGTAATGAAGTTACTATTGACGATAGTCTATTTAGAATTTATCATTTTAGAAATCATACACCAATAGATATGGATAATTATAAAACAATAAAATACTAATAACTATGAATATCGCAATAATTGGTGGTGGATGGGTGGGGTGCCATTTATCTCATAAATTAAAAGATTCACATAACATTACCATATACGATAAGAACATTGAATTATTTAAGGAAACTTCGTATAATAATCAAAATAGATTACATCTTGGGTTTCATTACTCAAGAAACCTAAAAACTAGAAATTTATGTCTAACGACTTTTGATAGGTTTATGGAAGATTATTCATTTCTAACTAAAGAACTTAAAAAAAATTTATATTGTATCCCTATTAACGATTCAACAATTGATTATGGAACATTCCAAGAGATTTTTCATAAATATGAGATTGAAACCATAATTACGGATTTAAACAGAATTGAAGGTTGTGTTAATACTAAAGAAAGGTTTATTGATTTTAAGAAAGCTAATTTATTCTTTAATAAAGAATTACACCATTTATTAATTAATAAAAATATTGACAAAACAAAAATTAAAAAACTTCAAAAAGAATATGATTTAGTCATAAATTGTACTAATAATCATATAAGATATAATGATAAAGATAGATCATTTTACGAATTAACCCTAACATTAATTTACGAAAAAATAAATTCAACTAACTTTGATGCGTTAACTTTAGTAGACGGTAAACTGTTCTCGATTTACCCTTATAAAAATAATGATTATACTGTTACTGATGTCGAACATACCCCTATAAAAAAATTTAATTCGGTAAAAAAATTAAATACTTTTATTGAAAATTTTGACACCACTATTGTTAAGAAAAAACAAGTTTTAATTGAGGATAGAATTACAAAGTATTATAATAATTTTACAAATGATTTTAGATTTAACACATATTTTTTATCAACAAAATCAAAAATCGATGATTTATCTGACAATAGGTCACCCATCATTAGTGAGAATGGTAATTTAATTAATTGTTTTACGGGTAAAATACAGGGTATTTATTTGATTGAGGATTACATAAAACAAAAAATACAATTTTTAATTTAATGAAAATAATAATAGGTAATACCGGTTTAGTGGGAACAACTTTGTGTGAAACAATTAATTTTGATTTAACATTTAATAGTTCTAATTTAATAGATTTCCCAAAAATTGTGGAAGACGGTTCGGAACTATACTTAACTTGCTTACCCGCCACTAAATGGTTAGTTAATAAAAACCCAACAGGGGATTTTGAAAATATGTTAAATATTATTAATTTAATTAAAGATAAGAAATTTTCTAAAGTTATTCTAATATCAACTATTGATGTGTATAGTAATGCTCAATTAAAATCAAATGAGGACACAACACCAATAATACGGGATTTAAGTTATGGAAATAATAGATATCTATTTGAGGTTTTAATTAAGGAGTTTATAAAAACTGACGATTTAAAAATTTTTCGTTTACCATCCCTTTTTAATAATAAAATAAAAAAAAATATATTATTTGATTTGATTAACAGTAATAATATTGAACTAATAAATTCTAATTCTACGTATCAATGGTATAACTTAAATAAGTTATCTAATGATATTATAGAGTATTCAAAATTATACCCTAATAATACAATTTTTAATTTATTTCCTGAACCTATACATTCATCCGAAATAATAAAGTTATTTCCGTCTTTAACGGATAAAGTTAGTTTTTCGGAAAATAAAATCGTTTATGATTTCACTACAAAATTCTCAAAAAATGATTATTCTTACACGAAAGAAATTATATTAACAGAAATTAAAGAATTAATAAATGAACTTGTCATTAAGTAATTTTGCGTGGGATAATGAAGAATCTGAAATAATATTCGATGAAATAAAAAAAATAGGTATTTTTAATATTGAAGGGGTATTAACAAAACTAACTTCTTGGGAAAACTTATCTGATGATGAGATAATTAAATATAAGAAAATATTAAACTCTAAAGATATTACAATACAATCATTACAGTCATTATTCTACGGTGTCAAATGTGACGGTATAAAGGATGATGATATTTTTATTAATCACTTTAAAAGATTAATAAAAATTTCTAAATTATTGACCTCAAAAATTTTAGTTTTTGGGTCGCCAGGACTTAGAAAAAAATATGAAGGATGGGAAGAATATCTGTCTAAAGCCTTTAAAGAATTAGACCATATTTTGGAAGGAACGGGAATACAAATTTCAATAGAACCAAATTCAAAAATATATGGAGGCGAATATTTTTTTACAATATCTGAAATTGTTGAATTCATCACTAAAAATAATCTAAATAATGTAAAAACTATGATTGATACTCATAATATTATTTTAGAAAATTCTGACCCAATAATTGATTTTGAAAAATATTACTCACATATTAACCATATTCATATATCTGAAAATAAATTAGATATGATTAAAAATTTTGATTTTCATATTAAATTTTCTAATCATATTAAAAAGTTAAACTACAATAAAATAATAACTTATGAAGTTATTAAATGTGAAAATATTTTGAATTCTGTTAATAAATTTTATGAAATTTATAAATAAAACGTTATTTACCTAACTTTAAATTTGCCACACGCTACGATGGTATTAAAAAAACTATTGAATATTTTGAAAAAAACCATATCTTTTTAAAAAAATAATATGACGAGAAGAAAACCAATTCAACCCCAAAATGACGAACCAGAATCTAAACCATTCTCAAAAAAGGACTTCATTAATTCAATCATTAAGAAAAAACAAAAAAACAAATTCTTAACTACGAACCAAGAAGAGTATTATAATTTATTAAAAAATAACCAAATTACTATCTGTTCAGGACCTGCAGGTGTCGGTAAATCGTACATAGCAATGAAAGCAGCCGTGGATTTATTAATGGATACAACCAACCATTACGAAAAGTTGGTTATTGTTAGACCGGCAGTTGAGGCGGAAGAAAAATTAGGTTCGCTACCTGGTAATTTGGAAGAAAAATTAGATCCATACATTTTTCCATCGTACTACCTACTTAATAAGATTATCGGTAAAGACGCAAGAGAAAAACTAAAAGAAGGTGAAATTATTGAAGTATTCGCTTTGGCCTACATGAGAGGAATGAATATTGACAATACAATTTTAATTTTTGAGGAATCCCAAAACTCGAGTCCAAACCAGATGAAACTATTACTAACAAGAATCGGATTCAATAGTAAATTTTTCATATCGGGTGACATCGAACAAACGGATAGATATAAAGATAAAAGACAGTCAGGATTATACGACGCAACACAAAAGTTTAAAGACGTTCACGATGTCGGTGTGTTTGAGTTTGGTGATGATGATATTGTGAGAAACCCCCTAATTAGTAAAATCTTAAAAAAATATGAAGAGAATAGGGATTGAAATTAATGGAGTGTTACGAGACACCATTAGTAAGTTCACGCAAGTGTATGAAAAACACAAGATTGAAGAGTCAGAATTTGATGGTAAAACTTTTGAACTCGACTTATCGGGTAATACTGAGGCAATACCAACCCCCGAACAAATCGAATATAAAATTTTAAGTGATGTTACGTCACTTAACTTAATGGAACATTTTAAATTTATTGATGACAACGAATTATACTCTTTTATGTATGAGGATTTTGCCATGGAATTATTTGGACATGCGGGATCAACAGAAACCTTCACCTTTAATCAACTTAACGAAATATATACAAAATATAGGGATAATAATGAACTCTTAATCGTATCAGATGAAATGGGTAAATCAAAACCCGCATCACTTTTTTTCCTATCAAAATTCGGATGTCAGTTAGAAAAGGTAAAATTTTACTCAAATTCTACAATTAATTCAATGTGGAATGAAATTGACATTTTACTTACATCAAACCCTAGCTTACTATTAAATAAACCAAACGATAAAATTGTTGTGAAATATACGACAATATATAATAAAAATGTTGACTGTGATTATGTAATTGATACATTAGAAGAGTTTGACGAAGTATTACAAAAATTAAACGTATGTTAAAATTTTTAGGCGAGAATTACTATTTGGACATAAATGAACTTGAAAGACAGGTTAGTTACGAAAAATCAATATTACCGTTTTCGGGAACTCCCGAACCGGGTGATCAACAAATAAGTGTAACAAGATACGAATCATTTAAAACATTAGTTGAGGTGATTTTAACTGAAAGGGAGGAACTCGATGAAGGTTTGGGTATGCACGCATCGAAGAATTTAACAATACCTTTTAAAATTGCATTCAATACACTATTAATAAACAACATATTAAAAACACTTTAAAAAATGGAATTAGAAAAAATTGAAAAGATTGAGCAGTCCCTAAAAAACTTAGAGGATAAAAACGCTAGGGTTTATTTCTTGGTGCAGGACACTAAAGGTAACCCAAAGGCTGGTGTTAGATACATCTATGATATCGCATTAAAACTAAAAAATAATGGATACAATCCGATTATTATTCATGAGAGTAATGATTACAAAGGAGTGTCTGATTGGTTAGATGAGACATATATGGATTTACCCCACCAATCAATCGAAGGACAAAATTTAGCAATCTCACCAGAAGATTTAATTGTAATTCCAGAAGTTTACGGTCACGTTATGGATCAGATTAAAAACTTCCCTTGTGGTAAAATTGTTTTATGTCAAGCATATGATCACATGTTAGAAACGTTACCTCCTGGATTATCTTGGTCACAATATGGGTTCTTAAAATGTATAACAACGTCAGAACCTCAGAAAAAATACATTTCTGATGTAATGAAAGGGGTTAGTTTGGACATTATCCAACCAACATTACCAAGTGTGTTTAGTAAAAAAGAGAAACCATCTAAACCTATCATTTCTATCCACACTAGAGAACCGAGAGATACTGCAAAAATTATTAAAACTTTTTACTTAAAATACCCACAATATAGATGGATTACTTTTAGAGATATGAGAGGGATTAAACAAGATGATTTTGCTAAATTTTTAAAAGAAACATATCTTTCAGTTTGGGTTGATTATGAATCAGGATTCGGTACTTTCCCATTAGAGTCAATGTCGTGCGGTACACCAGTAATTGGTAAAATACCAGCACTAAGACCTGAATGGATGAGCGACACTAACGGTGTATGGACTCAAGAAATAAATGATATCGTTGATGTGGTTGCGAATTTTACTCAAAACTGGTTAGAGGATAACATAAATGATGATTTATATGTTGAAATGGAAACTACATCTTCAAAATATAGAGACGAGGAAAAATTTAAAGATGAAGTACTATTAACATTTGGGGAGTATTTTGAAATAAGACATAAATTATTCTCAGAACAACTAGATAAACTAAAAATAACAGAAGAAAACTAATATGGAGGAGAAATTAAAATTAGACGTATCGGTTATATTACCGATTGATTCAGCTAAACACAGATCATTTGAAGAATTATTTGAGAGATCGATTAAATCGGTACAGAACCAAACGGTAGGTATTAATGAGTTGGTTATTGTTCATACTGGTGAGGAGACACTTAAAAACTATTTATCTACTTACGATTTCGAAGGGTTGGATGTTAACATAGTAGAAAACACGGGGGATAAAGATTTCGCAACTCAGGTTAATTTTGGTGTTAAAAACGCAAAAAGTAAGTGGGTATCAATTTTAGAATTTGATGACGAATATTCATCTATTTGGTTTAAAAATGTGAATCGATTTATTGAAGCATATCCTGAAGTTGAATCGTTCCTACCTTTGGTTGTTGATACTGACGATAAAGGAGTATTTGCTGGATTCACTAATGAGGCGACATTCGCAGTTAGTTTGAATAGTGAGATAGGATACTTAACAAATGACGTTTTATTGACATACCAAAATTTCCAATCAAGTGGAATAGTTATAAAAAAATCAGTGTACGAAGATAACGGAGGATTTAAACCATCAATCAAATTAACATTTGTATATGAATTCTTACTTAGATTGACATATAATTCTGTTAAAATTATGACAATACCGAGAATTGGGTACAAACACACCAATATGAGAGAAGGTTCTATTTTTTGGAATTATAAATTTGGTGAAGAAAAAATCTCAGATGACGAGGTTACGTTTTGGTTAGAGTCAGCAAAAAAAGAACATTTCTTCACATCTGATAGAAATATAAAATATGAACTACAAAACGTTTAATGATTTTAGATGTAAAAGATACTCAAGATAGTGAAACGCAAAAGGAAGTAAAAAAAAACAAAACCAATTACTTTGATGTTCGTGAGGAGGAGGCAGTGAAAAGATATATCACTGCCGAATCTTACGAAGAAAAAGAAGAGATTTATAATAAATTTCTTAAAGAGCCGCTAGATAAGATGATAGAATCTATCATACGAAGATATAAACTCTACAGAAAAAATATGGAATATGTTGATGTTCATGCTGACACACATTCATTTCTTATGACAAAGGTAGATAAGTTTAAACCCGCTAAAAATAAGAAAGCATATTCGTATTTCGGTACCATTTGTAAGAACTATTTAATGGGTCAAATACAAAAGGATCAAAAAGACACAAATAGAAAAATTTCATACGAAGACATTTCGGCAACTTTAGAGAATCGTCCTGATATGATATACTACATAGAGTTTGAAAAAATGGACGCTCAAAAAATAATAGACATTTTTTTAACGGACTTAAAAAACTACGTAGATGGGACAAAGTTAAATGATAATGAATTCAAATTAGGGAACGCATTGATCGAATTATTTGAAAACTACGGTAATATTTTTATAGGTAACGATAATAATAAATTTAACAAAAATATCGTACTCTTAGCGATAAGAGAAATGACAAATCTCAATACAAAGGAAATCAGGATATATCTTAAAAAATATAAGACACTGTATTTAGAAACTATAAGAAAAATAAATAACGAATATTAAATTCTCAAATATTTATTTATTATGAGTAGATCAAGAAAAAAAGAAATTTCATTAAATAAAGATTCCGTATTGTCTTTAATGCAGGAAATATATAATGAATTGGTAGAACAAAGGGCGACAGCTCTTAGAATTCAAAATAAGATGTTAGCCATGCTAAAAGACCCTGAGGACATGACACTGATCGGTCCAGTCATTAAAGAACAACAAAAAATAGTTAATGACACTATAGAAAAAAAATTAACACTTTCTAAATTACAATCAACCATTTGGGAAAAACAATCGTCATCTAAAGATGAGAGTTTTAATTTGTCAGATATGGATGATGATTTATTACAAAGTTTAATTAAAAAAGACACAGAATCAGGCGATAAAAATTATAAATTATAATTTTACTTATGGGTATAGATAATGAAGATGGATTCGAAAAAGTAAAAGGCAAAGTCGCAGCACTTCAAACAGTTGTTGAGAATCAAGATCTGGAGAAAAAAAAACAGAAGGTGTCGTCACGCGAAAAAATAGATAAGAAAAAAAGTGAGACAACAAAACAAGTTAAAGAGTTAAAAGAAAAAAATTCAAAATCACAAAATAAAAGAAAAAATAACACAACAGGGATATTTGATCAGTTATTAGGGTTATATAAGTCCACACTACAAAGTAATACCAAACAAAGCTCACAAACTTTTAATCAGTTAGGTACTATTTTTATGATGGCAGTTGAGAACACTAAAAATAAGATATCTGAAATACTTATAGACGAAATCATAACGACTATAGGGTGTTCTGAAGAACAATCATATGAAAATATGGTTGACGTAGATATATACGTTAAGTTAAAACATATTGATTTATTTAAAATATTACAAGTATCGTTTGAGGATGAAAACGGTAAGTTTTATTATGAATCTGAAACCACGCCAAATGGGCAAATACCATACTCAATGAATAGAGAGCTGTATTCAAGATTAGTTTCTAGTCAGTCCTTTCAATCACAATACGGACAGTCATATATCGGAGCCTCAGGTTCTCAGTTAATGAATATACAATATGTTGATAATTATGTTGACCCAGTAACCAGTTTAACGGAGTATGACGACTTTTTTAAAATAACTCTATTAAACCAACCGAGTGGTAAAACAAAGGTTAGTGACTTTTTAAGGGATTATTTTAGTAGTATCGAGGTTTTTTCTTTGGATTCATTAATACAAACAATTTTATCACAATTATTCGGGTCTCTCGAGTTCGCAATGAATAAACCACTAGACGATTTAACGGGTATCGAAACATTTATCCGTTTTATGAAAAGAATTATGGGGTTATGTTCTGACCCATCAAAAAAAATTGATATATCCGGATCGGCGAAGTTTAGTGATTTAGATTTAATTGATGATTCATTTTTCGATATAAGTCCACAAGAACTAAGGGAGATTGAAGAAAAATGTGAGAAGACAGTAAATGGGTTAATCACCTTTGAGGATTGTGATACCATTAACTTACCCTTAAACGTATTAGCAACAATACAAACACTTAATGATGTGATAAGCGAACATAAGGCAGCGGCAAAGGTAAATTTATTTTTTAATGGTATTGATAGTATGTCTAACGATCCAAGATGGAGTAATTTATTGGGTCCCGACGTTAACATAAATGGTGCGGTATTGTCTGAAGTGTTAACTAATTTACCGATGTTACTAGTAAAATCGATACTTTCACCAAAAGTAATGTTAGGATTTATGATTATGATTAAAGCGTCCATCAAAAATGGTGGAGTGTTTTTAGATGCGTTCTTTGAGGATATTACCGAGTTCTTTAAAAAATTTAAAAAATTTATCGTAAACTTCGGTAGAAGAATGATTTCACTTTTTATTGATGAGATTTTTTCATTGATAAAAAAAAATATATCCCATTTAGTTGAGTCCATTTTATTAGACATCGTTAAAGAAGCTAAGAGTAAACAGTTGTCAATGTACGCCTCAATAATTTATATATTACTGATGGTAGGTGAGGCTGTAATCGATTATAGAAACTGTAAAAGTATTATTGATGAACTTTTAAAGTTATTAAATTTAGGATTAAGTCAATTAGGGTTAGGGTTACCCATGTTTGTGCTTGCTGGCGCTAAATTTTTAGGTGGAGTGTCAGATACCCGTGCTTTTTCAAATACAATTGAGAATTTACAAAAATCGGGGTTACCTACCGACGCCAACGCTGATGGGTCGCAGAACTTAATGAATGCTGCCATGTTAGGGATGATGAAGGGACAAACTAAAGAACAGGCTGAAAACGGAAAAACTGAGGTATATATTCCACCTTTAACCGTGTTTGTACCACCATTAGGCGCTGGTCCAGGAATAACTAAACCTGTTAAATCATATGGTAAATCTTATTAAAATGAAAAACGAAGAAATTTTAGAAATACTTAAAGACTATAGAAATAAATCAAATAAAGATTTGGTTAATACATTGGATTTTTTAAAAAATGATTTTGAAAAAACAAAAGACTTATTATTAAAATTAACATACCATTTAGAATCCACAGAAAACAGTTATAATAAAATATTAGAAGAAATAAATAAGAGAACAAGCAATGTCTAAAGGCGAAATACTACAAGTAGATTCATTTTCACAAGATATGACCCAAAATTTTTATTGGGGCGTATGTGTGGATAATGAAGACCCATTAATGATAGGAAGAGTTAGGGTTAAACCATTAGTAAAAAATGTCGATCAGGTTGAAAAGTCAGCGATAAAAAATGGATTTAATCCCGACAGTACGTCAGAAAAGGACGGTCCGTGGTCACCAAAAGACCCATTTGTGTTTTTACCCTTCTTACCTTATTTTATAAATCAAGTACCCAAACCAACGGAAAGGGTTATGATTTTATATTTCGACAGAAAAAGAACAACAGGTAGAAATAAATTCTATATGGTTGGTCCGTTTTCATCACCAATGACAATTTTAGAAGAAGATTATAGATCATCTAAAAGTGGTTTAGATGATGGGCATGATAATTCATTACAAAGTATACCAAACATTAAAAACACGGGCGGCACATATAAAGACCCATACAAACGTGGGGTATTTGCGGAACCAATGGATATAGCAATAAAGGGTCGAGATACTGCCGATATAATAGTTAAAAAAGACGATATCCTTTTAAGGGCTGGAAAACATAAAGAAGCTCAAAGAGGTGAGGTACCGGCAGTTAATAATAACAGAGCGTTTTTACAGCTCTCTAAATTAGATAAAATACAAAAATTTGGTGAACCCGAATCCTTTAAAAAATTAGTAGATAGAAAGGACCAATTAAAATATTTAATTGAGTATTATTGTACAACAATGAATTCAAGTGTTGGGATATTTAGTGGGGGTATAAGAATTATACAGTTACCAACGACCAACTCATATGAAACTCAAGTTGGGTTTTTTGATTATGATACCACATTAACAGGGCAAAGTTCGTATGGGATTGTTTATAATTTAAACGTACAGGCACTATCTTTTGATGATTTTAAAAAAACCATAGTGGGGGTAATTAAACAATTTCATTCCGACCCAACAAAAATATGTGATATACAAAAAGACAGTCAATTTCCTTTTTATTATCGACCAAATGAACAAATTAGAAACGTGTTAACGGACCTTTCGGGGAATATCGATTTAGTCTCCGTTGAAAATATGTCTCGTTTGATTAATGAGGTTATGGTTACACCAACCGATTTAACTCCAGGTTATGGTTCGGTATATAAGGGATTTAAAACTCCACTACCATATGATGAGGTGAATGAAGTTATAGTTCCAGTTAAATTTGAAAAATCGGATAATACCGTAGCAACTCTTGGAGCTGATCAACTTTACCTTTTAAGTCATAAAACATCAATACCCGGCAAAGATAGTATAGTATTGGACGAATCCATATACGGTATAACGGGCAATACCTTTACGGACGTAATTGAACCTAACACGTCTTCGATGGTTAGGGGGGAAGAATTGATGGAACTATTACAAATTATTGTTAATTTTTTAATTACTCACGATCACCCATACCCAATGTTACCCCCAAGCCCAATAAGTCGAGGGTCTGGAATTTCAACTGATGACGTACTTAAAAAAATGCAAGAAGCATATATCAAAGTGTTAAATGGTAATATTCGGATTAACTAAGTATTTATAATAAAAATACTTTAATGTCTATTCACAAATCATATTTTAACAAATCAAACACGTTAATTTATAATTCGTATACCAATACGAGTAGAAATCCCATTGTTGAATTATTTTATGGTAGGGTCGATAATGTCGCAATACCATTGGGTTACAGTCGTTACATTTTTAATGTTGATTTAGATGGGTTACAAGATAAAATTAGCGGTGGTACCATATCAACAGATTGTTATGGTTATTCGGGTTTAACTCACACCCTTAGAATGACGAATACTTCGTTTTTCGATAACGAACTTATTAATGATAAAACCTCACAAGGTAGAAGACGAGCTATCTCATTTGATTTATTATTATTTAGAATCCCTAACACTTCCGGATCAACCGGAGTCCCACAAATTTGGGATAGTGGTGTTGGGTATGATTATACTGATTTTGGGGTTACAAATCTTAATGATAGATCATTCTCACAAAGACCAACAAATTGGTTTGAAAGAACAACTATTAGTGGGTGGTCAACAAATGGAATATATGAAAACGACAATACGTTAACGGGTAGTGGCGTTAATTACTCGGCATTAACTATAGTTGATATACAACATTTTGAATTCGGAGATGAGGATATTGAATTTAATATGACAAACGAAATTAACGGAGTATTGGATGGTTCGATTACTGGAGTGACGGGATGGGGAGTCGCATATTACCCACAAGTTGAGAACATATCAGGATTAACTGAAAATTACTCTGTCGGATTTTTCTCACCCCACACCCAAACTTTTTATGAACCATTTTTAGAAACATCATATGATGATTTAATACTTGACGATAGAAATTCATTTTACGCAGGAAACGATAATAATCTTTATTTATATGCGTTTGATAACGGAAACCCAATTAATTTAGATACACCACCTACTGTCGACATAAGTGATATGAATGGTAATGTCTTAACTGGATACACATCACTATCAACGTGTTTAGTAACTAAGGGGGTTTATAAGGTTAACGTAAGTGGATTAACCTCAACATTGGTACCTTGTTTATATTACGACACTTGGAAAGGTTTAACTATTAACGGAACAGTTATTAGTGATGTTGAAAACGAATTCGCACTTTTAGAAACGGGAGGTAACTTTCAAATCGGTACAACAAACTCTAAACCTAAGATATATGGTTTTAGTTTTGACGGAATAAAACAAGATGAAAAAATACTCAATACTGACATTAGAAAAGTTAATGTAACAATTAAAGAAGCCTATACATCAAATCAACTCTTAAACAAAGTTGAGGCATATTACAGAATTTACGTTAAGGAGGGTGGTAAAACTGAAGTCCAAGTCCAAGATTGGACACAGATAAATAAGACATCTGATGGGTATTATTTTATTTTTGACACTAAAGATAAAATACCTAATGAATATTTTATAGATATTAAAGTTAACACGGATAGAAATGTTGATACGTATAAAAGGGAATTAAAATTCCAAATAGTAAACAAGAAATAATATGGACAATTTATCAAAAATAATTAAAAAAGTTTTAAAAGAAGAACATGACGGATCATCCAGATATATGTTTTTTTCTAATTTAGAACAAATGAGAAGACAGTGTGATTTACTTTTAGATTTAGATGAAAGTATGGTTGAAAAAATCTTAGACAATGGTCATGATTGGGCTCAAGATCATATTTCTGAATCAAAAAACAATATGGATCAAGTATTTGATTTTTTAATGAATGAAACCAAGAAAGACGGTATGGAATTATCAATGGATATTGATGATAAAGATATGGTTAAGGAGGGTAAAAAGAAAGTGGGAACTAAACTTTGTTCGAGAGGTATCGCATCGGCTAAAGCTAAATATGATGTTTGGCCCTCAGCTTATTCAAATGGACACGCTGTACAAGTCTGTAAAGGAAAAATTAAAGGGTTAGACGGTAAAAGACATTGTTCGGGAGCTTACTGTTAAAAACTATTTAAAATATTTCTAACAATCATTTCTAAAGACTCATTTTGAGTCTTTTTCTTTTTTGGTTCGTAATGGGTCATTACAGGTTTTTGTCCCTTTCCTGTTTGTGTATCTTTTTTCTCTGCACTTCTTTTTTGTTGACATGCTGATTTTTTTTCTGAGTCAGACATTTTTCCTGCAACACCGGCAGCTCGACATTTAGGGTATCCACCACTATCCGTTTCTGACCTACCACAAGGGGGATGTTTACCATCGACTTTTCTACATATATTAACCCACGGCCCTTTTGGTTGTTTAGACCCCTTCGGTTTTTTCTTAGTACCAAACCAAACACCTAAATCCTCATTTAAATTAATACTATTTAAATCAACCCACTCATTAATTGGTACGAATTTTTTACCTTTACCTGGCGTTTGATTTATAACATTACCGTCATCATCACTAAATGTTGCGTAAGGATGGTTTGTAATATAATTGGTAATTTTTTCTGCCTGTTTTTCTATTTTTTTGATTTGTTTTTTTGGTGTCGACATTGACCCATCGTAACTATCATATTCTAAAAATGGTGAATCGTATTTGGATACCTGTATGGTGAACGGTTGATTATCGATATCTTTAAATTTACGAATGCCGTTAGTTAGGGGCGCGATGTATGAACCCCTACCAGACCCTGACGTAGATGTTGCTTCCCTTATTGCTTTTCTTATAATATCATCAATCATATGTAATAAATATCCTTTTTAAGGTTAAAAGTGGAGGATAACGGAGTCGAACCGTTGACCCCCTGCGTGCAAGGCAGGTGCTCTAGCCAGCTGAGCTAATCCCCCAATTTAGATGTACTTCAGCGGAGAGTGTAGGATTCGAACCTACGGTACCTTTCAGTACAACAGATTTCAAGTCTGTCTCGATAAACCAGGCTCTGACAACTCTCCGAAGTTATTGTTTATATAAATATCCTAGTTTTATAAAACCAGACTATTAATTTCATCCCCCAATCACTTTTTTCCTTTACTACCTCTCCTATTTTTATAGGTTGGTAATTGAGAATCGCAGTTACTACAAACAAATCTTAGATTTTCCAACCTATTATCGTTATTTATACCATTTATGTGGTCTAAAATCAACGGTAGTGGTTTATTATTCCAACTACCCACATTACCACATTCATCACACTTGTAATCAACTAGATTCTCTTCAATTATTCGTCTTTTAATGTGGTGTCTTGCGTATGTTGAGTTTTCAACAAAAACTTCATCATTTGTTAATCTAATAGATTTAATATATTTAAGAAGTCCATTTTCGTATGCTAGTCTATTTCCACCGCCACCAACCTTATTTTTCTTTTCCATACATATAAATATGTGTCGGTTAGGAAAACTCACACATTAATTTTATCTTAATATATTTAAATGTCCGTGTGTATCGATTCTCTTATCACTACTACTAATACCAAACACCATCTTCCATATATAAACCCCATCTTGACATTTTTTTCCCTTATAATACCCATCCCATTTAGCTGAGGTATCATGAGATTCCCATATAACCTCACCCCACCTATTAAAAATCAAAAAGGTAAAATCATTAATATCAATACCATCCGTTATTACAGGATAGAAATATTGATTATGTTCATCATCGTCTGGTGTAAATGTATTAGGAACCCAATACACCATTTCTTCACAAAAAATAACAACAACATTATAGTTTTGGGTATCAGATGGACAATCTCCGTTAACGGAATAACCTGTTACTGATATATCATATGTCCCAGCAACCGACCAATCCATAGTTAACTCATCCACCAAATAGTGATCGCCATTAACTACCCAATCAAAATTCATAGGTATTTGTGAATTAATCGAATATGTATAAGACACAGATTCTCCCTCACATATCTCAATGACTTGTTGAGAATATGTGAAGAAACCTGTTAAAAATAATATTGTTAAAATTAATTTCATTTTAATTATGTTGTATCGGAGATAGTGTTAGAATTGGTGTTACCGTAACTGATGTAGTTGTTGTGAACGTACAACCAGACGATGTAACAGTATAAGTTAATGTAAATGTTCCTACACCTGATGTGACAGGACAAAATTGATTACCGACAACCCCAGTACCTGTAAATACACCACCAATTGGTGTTCCAACTAAAGTAACACAAGCAGCGCCAGTACAGAAAGGCCCGATAGGGGTAATCGTTGGAAGTACTTGGTATATTAAAACATTTAATGTTACGGGAGTACTTAAACATCCACTAGCACTTGAAGCAACAACACTTACACCACTGTTTATTAAACCAGGAGATGCTGTCGACCAATCCACAACTATTGAATTCGTTGTTTGTCCTGCAGTTATCACACCAGGTGAAGCGATTGTCCATGTATACGTATACCCAGCACCTAAAGATGGTACCGTGTATGTTGATCCATTTGTTTGATAACAAACTGTGTCAGGATTTACTGTTGATTGAGAATATCCGACTAAGGATATTAATGATAGAGCTAAGATTAATAATTTTTTCATGACTTTTTATTTTTAATTATGTATTATGTTGCCAACAACTATTGGACTTGGATTTATGATCGTTACTGTCGCTGTTGATACACATCCAGATGCGTCTGTTACTGTAACTGTGTACGTACCTGATGGTAGATTTGTTGCTGTTTGTGTTGTTTGAATTGGTGATGTATTCCATGAATATGTATAAGGTGCGATTCCGTTCGGTACAGCAGTTGCCGTTCCATTAGTACCATTATTACAAGTGGGGTTTGTGAAAGTTGCTGTAGTGGTACAACAATTTAAAACAGCACCAAAACTATAATTAGGATCCCCCAAACAAGCAACGCTTGTCCAAGACCCAGTCTCACCATCAGCGGTTGTATTAATGGAAATGTTTAAGTTAGTTCCCGACGTGCAGTTTGGTTTTGTTTTAATTGCCCAGAAAAATGTCCAAGTACATGCTCCAGAAGAGTTATTATCACCGTAGTTATTACCGGCAGTTCCACCAGGATAATTATAGTAAAACCCAGGTCCTGTGGTAGTACCAGTTGCGGTACTAGTATTACTATTATACCAAATCCACGTACCACTACCCGAACATGAGATAGCAGCAACATTCACTAGTGTTGATAAATCCCACCCATTACCAAATGTTGGAATAACTCCATGTAACCAATTGGCGGATACTTGTGTGTATGTAGTTATTGTATAAGAAAAAGATACGGACTGATTTGGTAAAAACGCTCCATTTGTGGGTGATGGTATTGATGTAAGACTTGACGTTTGTAAACAATTATTACAATCGTTTGTACTATTAACGGACATGTTAAAATTACCTGACCCACCTGAAGTCATTCCACTAACTTGTATGTAGTATGTTGTTCCAGGAATTAATGGTTGGAAAGTTACACTATTATTACCAGCAACCGTTCCATTATTATCACAGTTAACCCCTGAAAGAGTTGAACAATTTGTTCCGATCCATAATGTTATTGATGGACTTTGTAAAACGGGAGCTGATCCTGGTGTTATATTTATATTAACTTGAGTACCTGAAGCGACGAATTTATACCATACATCTAATGCAGGTGCAGGTTGATTACCACCCGTTTGACAACCCAATAAATAGGTATAAGGAGATGGTGAGGTTGCGTTTATTGTGGTACCCACCACATTAACAAAAGAACCAACACCACTTGGACATGCCGAGGGTGTTGGTAATGTTCCTAGATTCTGAGCTCCACTACAATCATCGTTTGATGGTTGAGCAAGGGTTAATATTGAATTTAAAATAAAGGATAATACTATTATTAATTTTTTCATTTCATTATTTTTTCCACAGAACCATCTGTGTATGTTACAACCACAATTCCCCTATAGTTTTCATTTACCTCTTGTCCAAGTAAATTTACCATAGATGATATTATTTTACTATTTATTCTATTATCGATAGAAATCATATCATATGTTACCGAATTACCGTCATAATCTGTTTGAGTTAATTGGTAATAATTTATATCGTTTGGGTAGTCTAAATCGAAATACCCGTATGTGTTAATAATATTTGAATTACCAGCACCATTAACAAATTGTAACTCTAACCATTCGACAGAACCATCTCTATATAGTCCCCTTGACAATGTGAAATAATCACTGTTAACTTCAGACGCTGTTTTCCATTCCAACGAATTACCATCAACCGTATTGTGACCCGTAAATGATATTAAACTAATAGGTAACGAGACTGGTGTTGATACTCTAATTTGGAATGTTCCAGTATTGTCCCCACTATAGTCCCAAACTCTAATCCATATTGTTTCACCTACAGTTCTACCGGTTACCTCTAAATATGACATTGAATTTACTGATGAACTATCATCATTGTATGTTATATATGTTAATGCTGAAGATGTACCCGAATATATCTCTATAACGATATCTGTTAATACCAATGCCGATGTTCTGATTTGAAAAGTTCCACCAGAGGGTACAACCACTTTATACCAAACATCTCCACCATAATAAGATGGACCTGTTGGTGTTGGTGCGGTTGACGATGAGGTTGCCCCGTCATTAGTTCCTGTTATGTATGGGTTATTAACGATTAACGTTATAGCTCCGGATGCGTTATCATTTACTGGGGGCTGAGTTGGTGTTGTTATACAGATAGTAAATGTTCCTCGAGTACTACTTAATGAACTATAACTATAAACTCTAATATAATATACATTCCCAACAGTTACCGTCCAATTTATAGTTTCAGTTCCAGTAGTAGCATCAACGACACCCATAGACACTAATGAGCTATTATATCCCTCAACAACCAAATCACCCATAGTACCTCGAGCAACTGTCATAGTTAAATTAACGGCTGTTGCTGTAAATTTATACCATACATCATCATCAGCTGTACCATATAATGATTGTGCCGCCAATGTTTGAGTTGCGCCAATACTAGTGCCTGTAGTTGTGGTTGTACAGGTAGTGCTTGGATTTATTGTTAAGTCGATAGCACCACCACTATTGTCATTTGGTATTAGAGTAGTAAATGATGATCCGGCCCATGTTGAATAAGTTGAACTACCACAATTTGAACGAACCCAATAATAATATAATGTTGAGTTAGTTAAACTACTTAAATTAGTTGTTACCACACCCGAACCGACGGATCCTGTTGGTGTTGAACTACCAGTTGGTGCGGTTGATGAAGTAGATAAATAATAGTCATACCCACCCGATGGTGATGACGATGATGCTGTCCATGAAATTGTTGATGTTGTAGAAGTAATAGATGAAGAAGTTAATGAAGTGGGCTCAGCACAACTTGGTGTTGGTTTAATCACAACATTATCTATATACATATTATAACCATATTCAGAATGGAATTTAAACGCCACATATAAAGTTGCGATATTTCCAGCTCCCGAAGGTAATGTTATTGTTTTTTTGGACCATTCACCCGTAGCCGAAGCCGAACTTACGTGTCTCGGATAAAATGTTGATGTCGTCCAAGTTGTTCCGTTAGTTGACCATTCAACCGTTACACCTTCATTTAAATAAGACCCACTATTATATGACGCACTGTTATCTTGAAACCAATAAAATTCAACATCAACACTTGATGTACTTGTAGTAACAATTGATGGTGTAATTAATCTTTCTTCCGATCCAGATCCACCATTTGAATTACTATATGAATAATATTTTACAAAATATGTCCCTTCTTGAGGTGACGCTGTCAGATATGTTGAAGATGTAACATACGATATCTTAGTTCCGGTTTGAACAGCAGCAATAGATGTTGACCAACATGAAGGTGTAGTAGCGGCATTAAATAATTGTGTATATGTTAACGCAACTGACGCACATGTTGTTGTAAATGTATATGTGGACGACGCAACACTTGAACCACACGCATTTTTAGCGATCACTTTCCATGAATGTCCTGTTGATGCCGCCAATGTAGATGGTGTATATGAATTGGTTAATACGTTTGCTGTCGGACTTCCAGGTAAGGTTGTTCCGATATACACATCATAACTTGTAGCTCCAGCAACTGCACCCCAAGTTAATGTTGGTGTTAAACTTACCCCAGTAGCCGCTGTAGTTGGTGATGTTAATGAAGGAGCCGATGGTACAGTACTAATAACAATTGCTGCTGACGACGCACTTCCCCAGCAACCACCTGATGTGTATTGAGATCTTATATAATAAGTTCCTGATGTTGTAACAACATATGTACTTGCAAAACTTGTGGTTGCAACTCCAGTACTTGTTGTTTGCCAATACCAAGTTTCTCCAGCCGGTGCCGAACCATTTGCCGTTAACGTTACACCAGGAGATACACATTGTGGTGAATTGGTTGTTGGTATGCCGGGGGCTGATGGAGAACCAACTATTGTGATTGTAACTTCATTTGAAACCGTAGCTGACCCACAAGTAGGTGTTGATGTACATACTAAATAATACGTACCAACCGTTGTGAAATCCGTACCTAATGGTGTATATGAAGATGAGGTTCCTGTGACATTAGTTATTGCTCCACCCGAAATTGATCGTCTACCCCATTGTCTTGCGGTGATTGTTCCACCACCCGTTTCAGCGACAGATACAGATGTTCCATTACTACCTAAACATATTGATTGGGTAGTACTTGATGACACAACCACAGCAGATAGATTAACACCTACATTTCCTGATACTGCGACATTCATGGTTGTTGCACTAGTACTAGCTAATGTTATGTTTCCTGATGGTGTTCCTGTTGATGCTGTAGATTGTAATCTAACATATATTGTTGTTGACGCAATTGTACCAGAAGCACCTACCACTAACGATGATGAACTTGTACCAACACTACTTGCAAATGTGGAACTTGTCGATACTTCGAACCCAACTGGGGGTGTTATTGTTATACCAGCTAACATATTAGACCCCGTTACTGTGAAGTTTTGGGTACTAGACACGCTACCTGAACATGATGAAAACGCCGATAATGTAGAAACCGATGGTGTTATAACCGGTTTTGGTGTCCATATGAATATTAACCCAGACGATGGGAAACATGATGCTGTACTAAGGAATCTACATGTGTTAGCGTTTGATGCTCCGGCACCCGTACCACTAGGTGCCCCCCAGTTTGGGCTGGCATCTGGTACTGTTGCACTTAATTGTCTATTATTAAAGTCAGTATTTGCGCTCCCCCTTAAACCAACATATGGTTGATACGTAACAGATGTAGTTACAGTCATAGCACCATATACCACACGTATTACACCGGTAGATTTATTAATACGAATTTGGAATGAAATTTTCTCAGTAGTTTGCAAATATCTAGCACAATTTTGCCATTGAAAAATATCTTCAGTTCCATCATCATACCATCTTCTTTCATATACGGTTGAAGCAACTGAAGTACTTCTTAAATCCATATTCAATGGACATATAACACCAGTAGCTGTCGCTGTTGAAGTTATGGAACCAGTAACAGCATTTCCTGTTGTTGAAGTTCCAGGATTTAACCAAAGAGCTCCATCAGCCGTCATATTAACAGATGTGATCGTAGTTCCATTAAATGTGAATTGATTTCCTGATGATAATGTGATATAACTACCGTCGGTATCATATGAGGTTGCTCCAGCAGTTGTTGTTACTAACTGAGTACCCAATGTTACTGCGACATACGTTCCAGTGGTTTCTGAAAACGTGTAGTTGGTTGAGACTTGTGAATGGGACAAACCAAATGCCCATAAAAAAGTGATAATAAATAGTATTTTTTTCATGACATGTATTTTACTATAAATATACAGCATTAAAACAATAATATAATGAAAAAACTATATGAATGTATAAATACCCCTTTCTAGTTATTATTTATGAATAATTGATACTTAAATAGTCCACAATCCCATATTCTGTCATATCCCAACTCGGTAGTTAATACTTTTTCTGTCTTAGTATAATCTAATTCTGGAAATCTTTTTTTAAGATTATTTTTACCGAAACCAAATTTGTGAAATCTTTTATACCGACTAACCTTAGAATTATAATAATAGTACGTTGGTTTTGTAATGGACACTAAAGTAAACCCTAAATTAGTGTATAAGTTATTATCACCATCTATTGTCCATCTTCTATCTGCAAAACTAACAATACTCGTTGGTGAATGGTCTTTAACGAAACGTTTTAATATTTTTGATGCCAAACCACTAATAACATAATTCTGTTTAGTAGCGAATCTACTTAACTCAAATTCCCCATTGGCGGTTTTAGTCATGTTTCTCTTATTATTAAATGTCATAACACCAACTAATTCATCATTATAGTACGCTCCGTATGATATGTTAGATTTGTCCGATCCTTGAATGTGATTATTTTTTAGAAAAAATGATTTATCTTCGGAAGTAATACTTTGTATTTTAACGTTTCTCCCACCAATTCTAATCCCATCATTAACGTTTAATAAATGCTTCAATTTCCTTTTAACCAACTCTTCGTTTGTTTTCCATTCATCTTCAAAAATGTGAAATAGTTTATAACCAATCTGATTACAATCAATTGTTTTATTTAAATGATAGGAACTATTTTTACCCATACTTTCCGTATGATAATACAATCCATTATATTCAATACATATATTAGTCCCTTCAATTATTAAATCAATCTCTTTACCGTCTAATATTTTTCGGTTTTTACCTTTATTTGTTACGAACCCAAGACTCTCAATAAACTCTTTAATCTCAGTTTCACCCTTTGATGTCCATGTAGGTGTCATATTAATATTAGTAATTTTAACTAAGTCGCTTAGTTTTTTTGAAACAGAGGTTGATACAATTTTATTGTTTGGGTATTTTAGTTTATATTCTAATGTTGTAATATTATGTTTACTCTTTAAATGTGTGTTAGAAATACTTTTCATTTTTTCACCACATAAATTACAAGTAACAAAATTTGAATTAATTGATAAAAATTTTGTTAACTCTAATTTTTTAGAATGGGTTGGGTGATATATAATATCTTCGGGGAATTTAGATAAATAATCATTTAATGGTAAATTATGACTATTAACTAAATGATTCTCAAAACCACCTGTTTTATTGGATGTATCAGTAGTTGTCCATTCACACAACTTACAAGTTCTATTTATTGATTTATTAACCTCTATTATCTTAAAATAATCTTCAAACCATTTTTTACCATTAATGTGTTCATATTTTTTTCTTTGGTAGGTGTTTGCTGGTAGCCAAACATCTCCATATAATTCAATAATATGTTTTGTTAATTTACCCGATAGATTATTTGGGTCTTTTATAATGATATTTGTTTTGACACATTGAGCGACTAATTCTTTTGTTTCTGAAGTAGAATACATTTTACTCTTAGTCGATTCTATCTCGAGACTATTACCCATTTGAGTTTGCCCCCCTTTTTTATTAATCTGAATATTATTCTCTTTTAATAATTGATTAATTTTTTTATGTCCAACTTTAAACTTTTCCGCTAATTTATGAGTACTTGGTATTTCAGTCTGATATAATTCAATAATTGTTAATATATTATCGGGAGTTAATTTAGTTTTCATTACGAACATTTTATATAAATATAATAAAAATATATAAAAAGTCAATTTATAACCCATTTATTTTTAACCCACTCACCATTTTTCTTTAACCAAAAAAAGGGACAATTTCTTGTCCCTTTAGTGTTATTATCGTAAGATTTTTGATTATCTCAATTCTCTTAAGTCAAATGTACGAACACCATCAACAGTAATTCTACCATAGAAACGGTTGTTTACCATTTTTTTCGCGTATCTCGTCATAATTCCTTTAATCGGAGTGAAGTTGAATGGGTTATACATTGTAGGTGTCAATTGTAACGGTACATATGGTGCGTAAACGTACCCTGTATCTAACAATGAAGTTCCTTTGTGACCCAACAAGATTGTGTTTGGTGGGAAGTAAGGGTCTCTAAACACTTGGTAACGTCCTGCAAGAGTACCAACTCTTTCAATACCCATGTTATATTGGTCTTGTTCAGGAGACGCGTTAGATACGTGGAAGTATTCTAAATCGTCAAAGATAGCTGAAATCTCAGAAGAAACTACGATCCAGTTAGCTCCACCTCTCAATGTAGATTTGTGGATTTGTGCTGAAATTTGGTTAATCGCAGTAATCAAAGTTTGATTCCAATCTTTTTGTGTGTATTGAGTTAACGGGTTAGCCGCAGTACCTCTTTTCCATCCGTTGTAATCCCAACGTAGTGTCCAAGCCGCACCTTTACGTAAATCACGTAAAATCTCACGGTCAATCTCAGCAGCCACTTGTTCAGACAATAAAGCCGTTAATTCAGCTTCAGCATCGATGTTGTGGAATGCAGAAACGTCTTGTGCTAATTCTGGAGACCATTGTGCTCTTAATTTTCTTTCTGTAACAGATACAGTAACTGACTCAAGGTCAAAAGAAACTTCACCAATTTGATCTTCAAATTCTAATTCTTTGTATCTTTTGAAGGTACAAGTAAATTGAGATCCAGCAGCGCCAGTACCAGCAACTGACGTAGTAAGTCCTGAATATCCGTCGATTGAGTTAGCTCCAACTGAACAAGGAACTTGACAGTCAACTTCTAAATAAATGATACCATCTTGAGAACAGATGTTATCGTATGCTCCACCGTTACCGGTAGAAGACCAAGTAGTGTTTGTTTGTGTTCCGTATTGTACGATACCTTTACCATATTTTTGAGTAACAACTCTAAAAAGTACATCACCTGAACCCATTCCAGAAAACGCTCCTGTTGAAACCGCATTAACCCTTAAATCAGTTAAGAAAGATTCGTTATCCATTTCTTGACCATCAGGTCCGATTAATTTACCAGCTCCTGCGTTAGAGAATCCAGACATTCCAATAAGTACTTTTCTATACTCATTACTTGCTCCGTAACCTGAAGCAACTAATTGACCGTTTGACCAAGCAACAGTACCAACATTACTTGAAGTAATTGCTGTGAAAGAACCTTTTGAATAATCAAAAAGACCTGCTGGATCTAATCCTGGTTCATTACCTTCATAAAATCTATCGTAAAGGTTTTTGTCATTCGCACCGTAACCAGCCTGAGCTTGAGCTTGTGTTGGTCCACCATCAGCTCCAATAGGTCCGTAATGTGCAGTTTCATTAGTTCCTGCAGCTTGGTATCCTTGAATTTTAGGTACGAAGTAGAACAATTTACCGATAGGTAAGTTCATTGCTTGTACAGATACTAAATCGTTAGCCAACAATTTAGAGAATACACGTCTAACGATAGGAAAAACTACAGTTTCGAATGAACCTGAGCTATCTGTAGATGATGCTTCATTTATTAAGTGAGACGCTTGATTTTCATATAATTGCGCCATGTTTTCTTTGATGTGTCCTTTCAAACCATCTAGGAATCCTAAACGATCCCATTTGTTAATTGTATCTTCTTTGATAACTTTAAGGTGTTTTAACCCGATGTTACCAACAAGACCTGATTCTAATAATGCTCCCATTTTTTTATTTTTTAATTGAGTTTATTTTATTTTATTTTTGTCATTAAATCCTTCATTCTCATGAATTGAGGATTCTCGTACGTTTTACTTTCAATCAAATTAGATGATGATCCGGTTTGAGGTGTTCTAGTTACTTTATTCTGAATAGATTCAGTAACCACTTCACTTGTACCTTTTCCGTCTAAGTCTTTTTTGATTGATTGGTAAAGATTTTTAGATTCCTTAATAGATTCAACAGTATCGAATCTTCTAAGTATATTTATTTTCTCTTGTTTTGTTGTAGAATGCTCAGTAAACAATCTTGTTGAGTAAGCTAAGTTAGAATTGAAAACCGCCACCTCATTTAATTTTGTTCTAAAGAAGTCTAATGCTTTTTTATATTCATCATTTTTTTCTCTTAACTGATTCATTTCTGTCTCAACTGACTCTTTTCTTACATGTGATGAATATGTTCTTGGTTTAGGTAACCCATTACGTCCGTGAGACCTTCCTTTACCTAAGGTTCTTGACGATTCAGTCGTTTCAGTATCCACGATACCCTCATTACTTTCCTCTTCCCACTCATTGAATTCCTCATCATCCATGTCTGTTTCGGTAACTCCGTGTTTGATTGAAGGGTACTTGAAGTTTGGTCCTTTACCTGTGATTCCTCTACCTCCTGATTTTTTATCTTCTTTAAACCCTTTAAGGTTTACTGAAGCTTTACTCATTCCGTTTCCAGCTTTACCCATTCCGATACCTTTAGCTTTAAAAGTTTCCATAACAGATTCAATCTCGTTAACGTCTAATTCGTAAACAGTTTCATCTTCATCTTCATCTTCGAACATAGGTTCATCGACTTTAGCCGACTCTCTAAATTCTTCGTAATCATTTTCATAAGTTTCTTCTTCTTCATCTAAATAGGATTCGAAAGTCTCACCATCTTCATCTTCGTCTTCCAAAACTAATTCATATAAAACGTCCTCTTTCATTTGGTCTCCCATCATTTCTTGAGTATTTGTTTCTTCAGCTCCCGTTCTAATAATGTATTCATGGTCACCATCTTTAAGATAAATGTCATCATTATCTTTAGCAACAATAATACCGTCTTCATCACCCATTGCTCTAAATACTTTAAGTACATCGCCAATTGGTGCTTGAGTCATATCTAACGGAGGCATTTCTTGATTATCACCTTCATCTGATAAGTTAAAATCACCAAAAGACGGCATACCATCTTCAGGTTCCGTTTCTAGATCTTCAGGTTCCGTTTCAGGTTCCTCCTCATCCGACATTTCAGGGTCTTCTACGTCAACGTCATCTTCTACATCCACCTCTAAATTAGGGTCTTGTTCTTCTTGTTCACGTAATTTTGTTTTTTTAGAACCAACTAGTGATTCTCTAACTAATTCACTGATTTCTTCCTTCATCGTTGAAGCAAGTATTCCTTTTGCGTTTTCACTAATAGCGTCCTCAACTGCCTTAATTTGCAGTAAAGCTGTCTCCACTATTGACTTGTTATTTTCAGTATACATTAATAAAAATTAATACGTTTATCGTTTATTTCTTAAATAAATATGTTGATGTTATAAAAAAGCCTAAAAAAAGTTTATTTTTAATACTGTTAGGACAAAAAAAAAGAATACCGTATGGTATTCTTTTTAGTTTTTTAGTTAAAATTTAGATTATTCAATCACTTCATCTATCTTACTTTCGACAATTGCGGTGATTCTCCAATCCATTGTGTACGTTTCATAAACTTTCGTCACTTTAGCTTCGACGTCAGTTGGTGAGAAGGCTTTAACTAATTTTTCTTCTCTAATTTTTTTTACCTTTCCAGTAGTCTCATCTACGATATCGGTAGTTACTCTCGCTACAAAATACTTTTCATCCATGTCTTAAATTTTTTATTTATCCAAATAATCGGATAATCTTCTCATTAAGTCAACAGATTTATTTAAAGGATTAGGTGTTTTGTCAATATTTTCGTGTTCTGTAAGTTTTTCTTCATACTTCGATCTATCATCTTTATTAACATATAGATACGCCCCAGGGGTAGATGGTGATGAAACTAAATCAAAACAAATCAATTCGAAATCATCTTGAACTTCATTTTGTTCACCTTTTTTCACCAATGAACCAACGCCACGAGAAGAAACACCCATAGTTACACCCTGTCTCATCATGTTCGCTGCGATATCACCTTTAGAAGAAACAATACCTCTTTCATGGAAACCCGGAGTAGTTAATAGTTTTATCTTACCCATCAATACATTATCTTCCCACCATACTTCAGTGATTAAATGAGCAACTCTATCTAAATCTATAAGTGATGATTCGGGGTGGTTAAGTTCAGAAATGGACATCCCACGATTTATCATTTCTTTATATCTTTCAGCTTCTCTTTTTAATATCTTTTCAGGATAAACCCTTCCGTTTCTATTTGGTACACCGTATTTTTGTAAAGTGGCGTAGAATATAAACGGTTTAGAATGATCTAATTCACCATAAGATTCCTTTATAACTTGGCTGTTTCTATGTTCTGTTGGACTAATAATTCCAGCATCCCACTCAACTAGAATACCTTTACCTAAATCGTTCGGACCTAATATTTTCATAATTCTTTTAATAATAAATATTATATAGTTACCGTTTCTTTCAATTTTGTCTTACTTAATATAAAATACTTTGAGTTTTTTAAATCATATCTGTAAATTGATTGTAAAATATTTTTAATTTTTCCTCGTAATAGGGGGGATTTGAAGTCGGTGGATTTATCGTTTACAAATAAGGTTATTTCTAAATTTAAAAAACTTTTTTTATTCTTCTGTACCCCACTTGTCCTTAAATCTAAATCCACAATTTGCTTTCTCTCGAATGTGGTTTTATCCACAACCTCTAAAAGTGTGTGTAACATTTGTCTTTTGATTTCACCAACTATTCTATCCCACCTCTCAAAATCATCTATGGGTTCAATCCATGTTTGTAGTACCAAATATATTGATTTCAATTCTTTTGAGTCCACAGTACCATAATGGCACTTAGCATCATCAAAAATGTTTAATTTTGATGTTTTCCCTTTTTTCATTTTTCATAACTTAAAAATTTATTGTTTATTTAAATATAAAAAAACTTTACCTACTTGTCAAAATTTAAAAAAATAACTTATATTTATAATAAAAAGGAATTAAAAATTAAAATGAGTACGTTTAAAATATTAATCATAGTTTTGCTGTTATCTTCTTGTAAAACTTATTCGGTTCACGAACAAAATATAATCGAACAAAATAAAACAATGATTAAGTACGATAAAAAAAGTAGATCAACCCAACAAAAGATTAGAAGTAGTAGAAAAAAAGTAAAAAGTAATAAAAGATATAAAAATATTAAAACTAAAAGAAATCTTATACGGTAGGTTCCTGGTTCTCGTCCTTACTATCGTCCTTAGTGTCGTCTACGATTTTTTCTTTTTGTATCTGATGTAGGATATACCCAGAGATTGCGAATTCCACTGATGCCCACATAACTATATCAGTCATTCCTAAATCAGGGTATTTATGAATTAAAAAAAATATCATTCCCCATTGGGCAACCATAAAGGCAATTCCAGACTCAATTCTCTTTTTGGAAAAAAACGACGATTTAAATGAATAGATTTTTATTATTTCAGTTATCCCCTTTTTTATATTAGACCAACCAAAAAAGTACTTTTTCCCACTCATAACCCATTGTATAATTTTCTTAATTTATATAGGTTATAATGATCAACTTTAGAATCGTTAATTTTTTTAATTGTATCACCAATAGAATCGTTCAATGAATCATCTTTGGACTCATTTAAGTTGGTTTTTAGGTTATTAATAACTGATTCCTTAAGTGAGTTCATTTCAGTTTTAACCTCATCACTACTTAAAGATAGTATTGAATTTAATTCCTTTTTATCCGATTCACTTATGTTTGAGAATTCTTTATTGAGTGAATCATTCCCTATCTTCACCATTGAGGATAAAGGTAGGAAACTACTCTCTTTTATTTGTTTTGTGGACTCTTTAATTAACGTATTTTTAATTAATTTTTTAGATTCTAAAATAGACTCTAAATTTCTTATTCCAGTATTGTAAATTACGTTATCGATGTTAGAGTAATTGTTATCCGTAGATTTATCCCAAGCATTAATCCAAGTATTTAAATTACGAATGTTTTTTGTTTGGCTCTCTAATAGTATTTGTGAATACTCGATAGATTCGTTTATATAATCATTAGCCAAATCCGCAGGTACACCTCTATTTGAAGATAAATCATCATAGATATAATACAACTCAGATATGTCTTTATTGTTTAAAACCAATCCATTAAATTCAAAAATAAATCTTTTAAAGGATTTGTCTTTCGCTAATTCTACAGCTACGTTTTCTATTTTCGTTTTAATTGTACCAAATGTATTCATAATGTTTTATATATAAATATTACTTATCTAGCATTTGTCTCAATTTTTCATCGATTAACCCTAAAGAAACTCTACCTTTAGATAAATCCATGTAGTCTGATCCGTTTATTAATGTTTCCTCTAAGAGCATATTTAAATCATTTCTCACTAATCTTTCAGGTGTCAATCCCCCCATTTCAGGTGGTGGGGCCGGTTCTTCAGGTCCAGATGATGGTGGTGGTGTTAATCCTCCCATTTCGGATGGTTCCCCCCCATCTTCTGATGGTGCACCTTCGGGTGCTGGTGCAGCAACCTTAGTACCATAAAGTTTATCTATATTATCGAATAACCCCGTTTTAGTTATTACCTCAGCAGTTTTAGTTAATTCTGCAGATACCGCCCTTTCAATTCGTTGTTGTTGTATATCAAGTTTAATCTCCTCATCAGAGAAACCTAAAATATGTTTCTTACCCCAAGATGCTGATACGGCGCCAACTGAATTAGGTATCTCAGCAACCGCATCCTTGTAAAGTAATATCTTTTCTTTCCATACCTCAAGTGATAATAGTTCACCTTGTTTAGATGGATTGTTAAGTCCTAAACTAAAATTCGTTAATTCATCCTCAAACCCCAATAAAAATAAATGAATGATTGCTATTTTATTTAATTCAGCTAACATTGATTTTTGAATTTTATTGATTGTTCTAGCAAAACGGATATCAAGTAATGATAAATTATTACCACCTCCGATAGCCTCTTCAAACCCTAAATAAGCTTTAGGTATTCTTAGAGCGGTTACAAGTTTTTTCTGTATGTATTCAATATCCGCAATTTCAGCTAAGTTTTGTGCTCCAGGTAATGTCTCGATAGGGTTTGTTGCTGCTGGATCACGAACAGGGATAAAGAAATCTTGATCAACCGCCAATTGATTATATCTCATATCGACATTACCCGTTTTATTATCAACAACCTGATCTCTTTTAAATTTATTTGCAACTCTTTGTACGTAAGCATCAACATCTTTATCGTCCATGTTACCCACGAATACTTTAAACACCCGTCTTTCGGGAGCTCTAGAAACTCTATATATTAACATCGCATCTTCACAAAGTAATAATTGTTTCCAAATACGTCTTGCCTTTTCTAACATAGATGTACCATATGGTAATTTTCTATCGTCACCCAATAATCTAAAGTGTCCAACCTCCCAAGTATTGAATTCCATGTTCTTCTCTTTCCAAACGAATTTTAATGCGTCGTTCTCCATTTCCTGAGAATACTTATCGGGTTGGAATCTCATACCCCTCTCTAGTCTCTCTATTTGGATATTTGGTAATTGTTGACAACCAACCACACCTTTTTCAGTGTCTAACTTTAAATAAATAAAATTATCACCAAATTTACATGTGTTTCTTGTCCACATGGGTAAGTTCGTATTTATATCAAGTTTGGAAACAAATAAATCCGTTAAGACTTGTTTTATTCTTTTTGATTCTGAATAAATTTTAATGATGTGTCCGTCTTGGTCGGGAGTTGTGGATTCTTCAGCATATATATCTAATGCTGCCGAAATTTCAGGAGTATTATGTGAGAATATGGTATCTGTTGCAAAGTTTTTATAACCAGGGACTGTTAAATCATAAACAGGTATCACACCATGAGGTTCTATTGAAACTATTTTATGGTTAACAACTATTTTATCCCCTTTAGCTGTTGCCGTTGAATAGGGTGATTTTTTAATCCCATAAGCATCCAAAAATGTTGACCAATCTTTATACCCTGAATTAATAATTTCTCGTTGTAATTTACGGTAAGAAACATTTAATGAATCCGCAGTTTTCTTTAATGCTTTAAATTTTCTAGCGTTTTCAATAATATTATCAAATGGTAATTTAATATAAGCGGGATTATTAATGCCACTCCTTTTACCACCCCAAGACATCTTACCTTTTCTTTTTGCAACTTCTGACATTTTTGCTCTAAATTCAGGGTTTGACCACAATTTCTCATTATTGAGTTTTGCGTGGTAAGAACGATGTTCAGAAATGTTCATTATTTGTAAATTTTCAGGTAAATTATTTTTACCATTAAAATCTATGTGATGAACTTCTTCGTCTTTATTTATTTTTTTATCATAAAACCATTCAGCAATAATATTATGTTCAGAAATCCACCCATTATGTCCTTCATTTGAATTACATGTGTATACCCAATTATATTTTTCATTATTATAAAATGATTTTCTATAAAACGGCATCATAGAATCGCCTGATTTAAGATTCATAACACGTTCAAACGAACCGTCTCGTTTCATTAATTGATGTTCCCAAGTCGTAATAATGTGAGTCCCATCATCAAAAGTAATTTTATATGTCATCTCATCACGGGTATAATGAGCATTTCTTGCCATTGCTGGTACCACCTTTTTTTCATTATGATCATAAGCATAAGTTATGAATTCATAATCCCTACCCTTATCGGCCAACTCTTTTATGGTAATAAAACCATTCGGAGTCGCTATTTTAGTTTCTCCTGCAATGCAATATTCCATACTTTCGTAATCATAATATGATGCCATCCGTGTTGGTTCATAATAAACCGCCTGTTGGTATAGATTGCTTTCGACTTTTTGCCATTGCTTGCCGATATACATGGTTTGCTGAGCTTGCAGTTTTTCAGTCTCGTATTCCTGCTTATCTGTCGTTTTTAAAAGTTCTTTCTTATCAAATTTAAATACGGGTGATTGTTGATCTAAAGTTGCGTTCGGTCCAAACACTCTACCTAACCTTTGCCAAACCGTAAATTTCTCTTGTGCCATAATTGTTTTTATTTTAAAAGTAGTGCGGAAATAATAAAATTAAACTCTTTTATTTCCGAATAACCATAAATACTGCTCATAGTCGCTTTTAGTTATGGCGTTCCTTTGTTGTCCATAACTACCGTACGGATCAACAGGTATTCCGGGGTTAAAATTTTGATGGGAGTCAGCAAACGTATTACTATCTGTAGTCCAAGAGTCCAATAGTGTCTTTGTTTGTTCTGTTGCTTTTTCTAATTGTGCAAATGAGGTTTCACCGACATATATTGCCATGGCTATTGCCATAATTAAATCATCGTGTTGCCCTTTTTGGTGATCGGGTCTACCGTTCACATACACAAAAGTATTTAGTTCATTAAATAATCTTTGGGACCTCATGGAGAAATCAAATCTTAATGCCTCCTCTAATGCTTGAACGATTAGAACTCGTTTTGAGTTAAAGTTAATTCCTGGAATCTTATCTTGGTTTTTTGGATCCCATTTCCATTTATCTGCAGGGTTAACCCCATCAACGTATAAATTCTTATATCCTAATTCTTGTAGTTTTCTTGAAGTGGAAACACCCATACCTCCAGTGATATCTGTAACAATAAAAGCCCCATACATAGTTCCCCATTTAAAAGCAATTTCAGCCAACACATCGGGGGGTATTTTACCGATATATTCTAATACCTGTTCCCTAGCGTCAAAATCAATAATACATAAGGTACTAAAATCCTCACTATCACCACGAGAAACGTCAGCCCCTAAAATATATCTGTGACCAGCCACCGGTTCTTTCCATTGCCAAAGAGCCCCACCCATATGTTTGTTTATAGGTTCTTTAATGTGAGTTTCCTTTATTTTTTTCATAGTTTCAGAAGGGATAACACTATCCCCAGATCCTAAAAAGTTACACTCTAACTCTTGTGATATTTTTCTTTTATCGAATTTTAACTTTTTAGCCATAGACTCAAACCACGAACTATAGGCTTTGTATCCTTCGTTTTCTACTCTATTTTTTATTTCTTTAAAATCACGATCACTAACTTTAATGTTACTATAATCTAATGTAATGTCAGAATCGACGTAATCACCTCTATTTAGCATGTAATGAATAATATCATTACATTTAATTAGTTTTAAATCTTTAGAATATCTCGGATCTCTAAACCAATACATTTCTGTAATCTTAAAGTCGTTCATTCCTTTTACCGCTTGACTATAAATTGAATAGTAAATTGGATCAAATCCATTTGGTGTTGATATTACGATAACTTTACCCCCTGTAGATAGGGAAGCCATACATGCTGACCAAAAGTCCTCATCGGCATTGATATATGCCGCCTCATCGAATATTAATATCGTTGGGGTATATCCACGTAAAGCATCTTTAGATGTTGCAACCGCCTTTACTTCACAACCGTTAGTTAGTTTAAAATGTCTCTGGGAGTTTTTTTCTACAGAAAAACCAACACCCAACCATTTTGGCCATTGATCAACAAACGCTCGAACCTTATTTCCCATCTCTTGGGCGGTATCCATTTTGTTTGCAATGATTAGAATTTTTTCAGGTTTCTTTTTACTGGCGAATACCAATCTTTTGGATGCCCATGCTGACGTTACGGTTGATACTCCAGCTTGTCTGTATTTTAATGCGATATTCTCTTCACAAGTATCATAGTCATTAACTAACGTTACTTGATCATTAAATAACTCTAAGGGTACGTATTGTGATTGGGTATTATCGTAAGTTTGTAAATAAGTTTTAAGTGCGTAAGGGGTATCTTTTACACATTTAGCGTATTCTAATAATGCTTGCTCCCTTGTAAGACTCATTCATCACTTTTTTTTATTTATCACACTTAAAAGTTCCCCTTTAGTTGTGTGGGGAGGTAAGTGTGATTCGATTAAACGTAAAATACTTTCCTCTAATTTTTTTACGTTATCCTTTTCTTTAACTTTAGTTGGTAACCCTTTGTGTTTTGTTGATGCGAAATCTTTCACATCTTTCTTTTTCATTTCTTTTGCCGCTTCACCAGCTTTACCTTTTTTTGGTGTAGTTCCTTTTTGCATTCCTCTAACGAGTCCAAAAAATTCTTGTTGTTTTTTGGATATTGCCTTTTCAGTTACCTCACCTTCTTTAGTTACGTCGACAGAACCATCTTGTTTTATGGTAACATTAACATCATCAGTTTTAGAGAATGTCTTACCTTTGACTTCTTGTGGGTTATATGAAGTCGTTGTGGTAGTTTTAGTTACCTCCTCCTTTGTTTCTTTTTTTGAACCTTTAACTCTTTCGTATAAAACATTCAATTGAGAGTCATTTAACGACTCAAGTGTATTAATTGAAAAACCTTCATGAAGAAGTTTTGATAATTTAGGATTCATATGTTTCATCTTGTACTAAGTTTTTTTCCCATTTTAATACGATATCTCTTTCGTATAATTTATTCTCAACTATTTCAACACTATCTCCATATTGAAATACTAATCGTTTTCTTTTATGTATTAATATATCATCACTATCGGATCTTTCCCACGCCAACGATATAACTCCATCAATTGCATCATAAACCCCAAAAAAATCTGAATTTTGTATAAGGTTTAACTCAATTTCTGAGTTCTTTAAAACCCCAACTTTTTTTATGTAATTCATTTCAGGAGGTAACGGTTTTCCAGCTGCTGGTTCCGAATCCCAATCCTCACCCCAAACATCATCTAAATCTGAAAATATAAATTCATATATATTATCGCCTTTATAGTTTGGTCCTAACTCGTTTACATAAACTAAAATCATAAAATTCTTCCTGCTGGTGTTACTTTGTATTGTTTATCTTCAATCACAAATATTAAATTATCTTTATTCGTTTTTCCAATGAACTTAGCCCCTTCATAGTTTTCCATAATGGATAACGCTGCGTCCGATTGTGAATTACTTTCACTAAGCCTTCCGATTTCAGACTTAACTGATAGTTTATTTAATTTGTTTTTTAAATAATCTTTTTTTCTTTTTTCTTCTATTAGTGGTTTTTCAGTTGATTTAATATTGAAGTAACTAGTTAAAACTTTATCTACTGAAGATTCACTAACTGGTGGTTGTGGGTACTCTTCGTCTGTAGGTTCATCACCTTCCACACCCATTTCCGTATCTGTGTCTTTAAAATCTAAGTCTCCAGGCCCTTCTTCACCATATTCATCTGACTCATCAAATTTTGAAAGAACGTCATCTTTATCGTCTTCATCTAAATTCTCTAAATCTAAAGCCGAAATGATTGAGTTTAAAACGTATTTAATGTCTTGAGAATCTAAACCTTTTTCTTTATCGAAGGCTCTAATTTTTTGACTTAACTTTCCTGTCAATTTTTGAATTGACTTTAACCCCATTGGTCCTTGAGCTTCCTCATCGTCTTCACCCATATCGTCAGAAGGATCCATTCCCATATCATCAGAAGGATCCATTCCCATATCATCTGCTGGTGGCGTTCCCATATCATCAGAAGGAGGAACACCCATATCATCTGCTGGTGACATTCCCATATCATCAGCTGGTGGTGGAGTTGTTCCCATATCATCAGCAGGTGGTGTTGGAGCCATTGGTGGAGCCATTGGTGGTTCAGAAGCGGCTACCGGTGAGGGTATTGACGCGTCGTTTTTTGGTTTAGGTGTTTTTAAAATGAATTTTTTTTTTGTATCAGATTGTTGTTCTCCGATAAGTGGTACGTTTTCCTCAAAACCTGTAGTTCTATTAATTTCAACAACCATTAGGTTTAGTTTTTTCATCGCTTCAGAATATGAACGATAGTATTTTCTATGTCTAATAGGTTCTGAATATTCAAAAGTTGATTCATTTAAACCATTTTTAATGATATACCCTAATTTTTCTTTTACTATAGCATATGTATTACCATCAGATAATTTAATTGTATAGTTCGTAGTTGAAAGTTCGTTAATTTCCTGTTTAGGTGATTCGTTATAACGTGCAATTTCCATTATACGTTTTATTTTATCCATACCTTGTAATTTTTCACTACCTAAGGGTCTTAAATCTGCCATTTTATTTTATTTTTTAATTGTTTAGTCCATCAAAGCCACCAAGAGCAATACCATTACATTGTTTTGATTGTTGTCCTGTTTCGTCTGTCCATTCGGGTTTAGGGGTTTTAAATGTTACTATATTACCCGTAGTATTACCGGTGCCGGGTACGTAACCCACCAAAACGGTATTATAATAATTGTCAGTACAAGCTGTTGTTGGCATATTTTTTTATATATAAATATATTGTAATTTAGTAATTTACTAATTATTCAAAATTTTCTTGCTCTAATGACAATTTTTTATCTGCAATTTTGTTTTTGAAGTTCTCTAATTTACTTATATATCCGTTTCTTCTTAGGAATTTAAACACTAAATTCTCATAAGAAAACTCACCTTCTTTTTTTAAACCGCAGGTTCTATACTTTCTTATTTTTTCCTTATACTTCTTAACAAGTTTAATTGCGTCCTCTAAATCTTCATCTTCAGCATTCTCTAAAACTCCATCAATAATATCCATCCATTGTTGGGATTTATCTTTTAATTTTTTTTCGTCGATTGTGAAGTTTTCTTTTTCCGGAACTCTAATCCATTCATTGTTTAAAATTGAGTATGATCCGGCACTTTTTTCTGGTTCGTTAGTGTCTTGAGCGAATAACTCAGTTTCATACCCTTTGATTCTTATATCGTGAGCAGCATTGAACACCGTCTTTTTAAGTCTGAATAGTTCCTTATGTAGTTCAACGTCACCACTGAATTCACTTGAATCATATAAAATATGAATATCAAAATCTGAAAACTCACTCCAGTTATACCCAACTAACGACCCAATAAAAATTATATCGTGTACAAAAAAATCATCGTCCAAATAATCTATAAAAATTTGAGCGACTTTTAATAGTCTATTTCTAATTTCAGGTTTTAACTTGGCAGATTTTGGGTGTTCAGGTGAATCCCATATTTCCGGATTTAATTCATCTTGGAGATAAAAACTATTTATTATTTTTTGAGTGTTAGACATGTAAATATAAATATGCCGTACTTTTTAATTATCCAATTTTTTGTATTTATATGTTTTAGATATCTTAGAATTGAAAAACTTCCCTTGAGATTCTGATAATCTGAATTGAGCATATATGTTGTGGGGTACATCATCATATTCGTAATTCATACCGTTTTTAAATTCAACCACAAGTGAATTTTTCTCACTATCGTAAGTGGTTTTTATCAAATTACTTGATACTATTTCACAAACTATTTTTGTTCCGTCTATTGTTGTGCTTTTTATTGCCATAATTTAATTATTTAAAGGTGTTGTGACATTATTTTTTTCCATGGTTTTACACTTATAAGTATTACATATTAAATAAATGTATTATATTTGTTGTATGAATTGAATACGTAATTCAAAATAAGATAAACAAAAAAAATATTTTAAAAAAGTTTGTCAGATTAAAATAAAAACATTAAATTCGTAATATAAACATAAACCCTTAAAAAATAAAAACTATGAAAAACTTAATTTTGTCTTTGGTATTATTGGTATCTTCATTCGTGTCTTTCTCACAACTATATGAAGTTGGGTTTAGTGAGTATACTAAATTTAACTCATGTAGTCATGGTAAGTATGAGGAGGTTATTGATTCTGCGAATTACTGCGGTCGTGTGGACAAGTCTGATAGTGTTATTCATAAGTATGTTATTGACTTAACGAATAAGACGATTAAGTATTACTCTGGTGGACATCTTATGGAGTCAGCAACTATTATCACATCTAAAAAAGTCGGAGACTTGGTTTACGTAACATTCAACGATGAACTATTCCTTACAGGAACTAAAGTCGTATCTACCATCGTCATCAACACAAATAAAAATAATAAACGGTACCCAAAATATGTACATTTATTCTTAAGTCCTGACACTAACACAACAAATGGCACTATCGCTACGAAATAAAAAAAGGGACATAATGTCCCTTTTTTTATTATATAATATTTTTTTATTAAACAGATTTACAATACATATCACCAACCTCTTTAATCGCACCAACGTATTTCCAACCACTGTTATTAAATGTTTGTGCGAATCCGTTAACTGTGGTTGTAAAAGGTGGCATATTTGCAGCAACTAATGACAGTGATTTATCATACGTGTTTTGGATTAATTTATTTACATAATCAATCTGACCAGTTCTACAATTAAGTTTAACTATAACAAAAGTATCTTTAATACCCTCTAGTTCGATATTTAAGTTTAACATACCAGGAACTCTAACCACTTTAGCGTTATTGTCTTTAATTTTAACTATCGATGGTGTTATTTTCCACATAATAGGCTTAATATCAAGTTTACGTGTAGTAGGGTCAGTACTTTTTATTGATGCCGTAACCTCCAATCCCTTCGCCGCGGTTATTTTGTTAAATAGTTTTGGTGTGAATTTAGTGTCTTCCAGTTTTTGTGTTCTCTGAGCGGTAACCGTTACTGGGGGCATAGTGGTTTGTTCTTTTATTACTCGTTTAACAATTCTTGTTAAATCGGATTCTGTTAATCTTATTATTCTAGTCATATACAATTTTATATATAAATACAACAAAGATTAAAAAAGACGTATTATCTACTAAATAATTGATTTTTTGTCTATTTATAATTAAACTTTGAAAAAATAAAAAATAAAAAATCAATATCGGTATGATCGAATCTGCAGACGGAAGTGACAAATCAAAAAATAAAAACCAAGAAGGATCAACGAAAACACCTGTGTTAGATAATTTTTCAAGAGATTTAATAAAATTAGCAGAAGAAGGTAAATTAGACCCAGTTGTCGGTAGAGAAGATGAGATTAATAGAATCGCCCAAATACTTTCGAGAAGAAAAAAAAATAACCCAATCATCTTAGGGGAACCTGGATGTGTTTTAGGGGATACTTGGATTGAGGTAGAAAAAATTTCAGATGTGAATACTCACAATATTGAAACTATGTGATATTTATAGTCAGGGTGTGGTATTTCCCACATCCTGTATAGTGTTATGTTAATTAAAAAAAGAAGTAAACCGATATTTGAGGTTTTAACTATAGAAGATTTTGAAAACTTTATAGTTAATGGTGGATTTTATAAGTACTTTATAAAGTTTGATGTTTCGCATAAAAAAGAAATTCAAGATTTTATCGAAAAAACGGATTTTGTAAATTACAAACAAGTTAAACCCACAATTAAATCCATTTTAAAATACCCCGATACTATATATGATAAAAAATTTTTAAAGTGTATGGGTTGGGGGGGATGAAGACATTAAAAATTTTATTGTTAAAAAACAAAAACAAAACAGTAAAAAATTATCCGATTTAAAAAAAGATAATCCAGAACATTATAAAGATAAGACAACAACCAACGTTGAGTATTGGATTAAAAAGGGGTATTCTATTGAGGAGTCTAAAAACCAAATTAAACAAAGGCAGAGCACATTTAGTTTGGAAAAATGTATAGAAAAGTACGGTAAGGATAAAGGGAGGGTAGTGTTTGACGAAAGGCAAAATAAGTGGATTGAGAGTTTAAAAAACAAATCGAATTATTCCGAAATACAAAGAAGTAAAAGTGGGTTTAAATATAATGAAAAAAGTCAATCAGACATTTTAAAGCATTCTGGGTTTAAAGAAAAAATTAATAATATTGTTACACATTGTACCACAAATAAAAATATTAATGATTTTATTGATTGTGTATTATCTAAAGATGACATTAAAAGATATTCGGATTTATCCCCGTATATTAGTAGTAAAATAATACAGAATTTTTATCAATCAACAAGTAAAGAATTAAAAAATACTATTTATAGTAAAATTAACTTAAACCAAAATAGACAATATTATGGAATACCAACTTACCATAACGGTATAAGATATAAAAGTGTGGGTGAGTATCGGGTGGCTTTATTTTTAGAAAAAAATAACTTAAATTTTGTTTATGAGACTAACTACCCCAATAGTAATATGAAATGTGATTTTTACTTACCTAAAGAAGATATTTACATTGAGTTTTTTGGGTTATTAAATGGTAAAAATATGGATAAATTGGATCGGGTTTTGGGAGGATATAAAGAAAAAATGGATTATAAAATTAAATTTTGTGTAGATAATAATATTAATTTAATATATGATTTAAATGAAAATAAACTAATTGTAAAAATAAAAAGTTATTATGAAGATCAAAATTGAGGAGTTTTTTAATTTAATCGAGAGTGAGGGTGGGACGTATAAAGTTAAAACGCCATCTGGATATAAATTAATCGGTAATTTATATAAAAAACAAAATAAAAACTGTTTTGAAATAAAACTTTCAAACGGGTTAGGGTTGTCTGGGTCTGAAGATCATTTAGTTGAAGTTGATGTCAATACAACCAACGAAACTGTTGAGTATATTAATGATTCGTTTTGGGTTAAATTAAAAACCATTAACGTGGGGGATTTTGTATATTGTGAGGACAATAATATTTATGAGGTTATTGAAAAATCTGAAATTGGGGTTCACAACACCTACGATTTGGAGGTTTTAGATAACGAAAGGAAATATATATCCAATGGGGTAGTATCCCATAATTGTGGTAAAACAGCTATAGTCGAGGGGTTGGCTAAAAAAATATTTGAGGGTGATTGTCCCCAAAACTTAACCGGCAAAAGGATAGTGTCTTTAGACATGACATCAATAGTTGCGGGAACAAAATATAGAGGACAATTCGAGGAAAGGATGAAAGTGATAATTGAGGAATTATATGCCAATCCCGATATTATTATTTTTATTGATGAAATACATACGATGATAGGTGCGGGTAATTCATCTGGTTCGATGGACGCGTCTAATATATTTAAACCCGCATTATCTCGTGGGGAACTACAATGTATTGGGGCAACTACCTTAGAGGAATATAGAAAAAATATTGAAAAGGACGGAGCTCTTGAAAGAAGATTCCAAAAAGTCATGGTGGATCCATCAACTAAAGAAGAAACATTACAAATCCTTCAAAATTCCAAAGATAGGTATGAGGAACACCACAAAGTAAGATACACCGACGAAATATTAAAACTTTGTGTTGAGTTGGCTGATAGATATATCACTGATAGAGAATTTCCAGATAAGGCATTTGATATAATCGATGAGGTTGGGGCGAGATCACAAGTAGAAATTAAATTACCTGAAATAATTGAGGATCTTAAAAAGTTAGCTCAGGATATTAAAGAGGAAAAAATAAAAGTAATTAATAGCCAAAAATATGAGGAGGCAGCCAACCTTAGAGATAAGGAAAGAAAAATCCTATTAGATTTACAGAGAGAAAAAGAGGAGTTTGAAAAAAATAGAAACTTAAACAAACGTGAAGTCACTGAAGATGTAGTTTATGATGTTGTTTCGTTGATGACAAAAATTCCAATTAGTAAAATCAATACGGATGAGACTGAACAGTTAAGAGTATTAAAAGAAACTTTATGTAGTAAAGTTATTGGTCAGGATGATGCGGTTGCTAAAATTGCAAGATCAATTCAAAGAAACAAGATAGGACTAAACGACCCTAAACGACCAATATTTAGTGGGTTACTTATTGGTAATTCTGGTGTCGGTAAAACGGAGTTAGCCAAACAATTAGCTAAACATATGTTTAATAGCGAAGATTCGTTAATTAGATTAGACATGAGTGAATTCTCAGATAAAGTGTCAACATCAAAACTTACGGGAACATCACCAGGGTATGTTGGGTATGAAGATGGATCACCATTTTTAAACAAAATTAAAAATAACCCATATTCGGTAATACTTTTAGACGAGATAGAAAAGGCTCACCCTGAAATTTTTAACGTATTTTTACAAATGTTAGATGAAGGATATCTAACGGATGGGCATGGGAGAAAAATCAATTTTAAAAATTGTATAATTTTAATGACATCCAATGTTGGAACCAAAGTTATTCAAGATTTTGGTGGGGGAGTTGGATTCACAACGACAACTAAAATCGAAAAGAAAGACGATGAGGTAAAATCTCTACTTGAAAAGGAATTGTTTAAAAGGTTCGCACCAGAATTCATTAATAGATTTGATGAGATTATCTATTTTAAAGATTTGAATGAGGATGATTTATTAAAAATCGTAGAATTAGAACTTAATAAGGTTTTTGAGAGAGTTAAAAATATTGAGTTCGATGTTGAGGTGGACGACACATTAAAAAAACATTTAATTACCGTAGGGACAGACACTAGATTTGGGGCTCGTATATTAAAACGTACAGTACAAAAGTGGGTTGATGATGCGATAACCGAATCCATATTAACAAATAACCCAGAAAAGGGATCCAAATTTATTCTCTCATATAATGAGACGGATAAGAAAACGGAGGTAAAGATAAAAAAACCAACAAAAAGAAGACTTAAACCATGATACAATCCCCACTCAAAAGGTGGGGATTTTTATTTTATAAAAAATATACCAATAACCCAAAAAGTTTATTATCTTTGTTGAAAAACGTATACTATGTTCGATTTAGAGAAATTCAAAGATTTATTATCAGTACCATCAAAAACATACCAAGAGGAGGATATGGTGGAATATATTTGCTCTGAATTGGACAAGATTGAGGGTGTCTCATATTACAGGGATATTATGATGAATGTATACGCAACTAAAGGTACACTTACTGAGAATGAGTCTTACCCGATGTTTATTGCCCACACCGATACGGTTCATAACATGATTGATAAAATTATAGTTAAAGAAGAAAAACTACCTCGACCAAATACGTTCGGAAAAACTTTCGATAAAAGTGAGGTTGATTGTTTGAAAGCTTACGATGAAGACGGAAACCCAACGGGTATTGGTGGTGATGATAAATGTGGTATTTTTATTTGTTTGGAACTTTTAAAACAATTAGATAAGGTAAAAATTGGACTTTTTGTTTCAGAAGAGACGGGTTGTCACGGATCGTCAAAATGTGATGAGAATTTTTTAAAGGATGTTGGTTACATCGCCCAATACGATGCGCCAGGGAACCATTTAATATCCGAGATATGTTCGGGAGTTCGATTGTTTGATCGTGATAGTGAATTTTTCACAAAAACATTAAAGGTGATTGAGGAATCTTTTGGAAATGAAATGTTAGTTCAATCTCACCCATATACTGACATATCGCAACTAAAAAAGAAATCGGACGTTTCTTGTATCAACATGTCTTGTGGTTACTATAATATGCACTCAAACCAAGAGTTCATCTCAATTGATGATGTTAAAAACTCAATCGATGCTGGAAAAAACATGGTAAAGGTTCTTGGTTATAAAAAATACGAATATGTTTATAAACCCATAGTATATACACAACAAACGGTTATGAATTCTTTAATTGGATTTGACGATGATGATTTCTATATTGAATCGGAGGAATTCCACCAATTAGAAACAATCGATGTTATGGAAGAAAAAAGTGGAGTTACGATTTCAGATATTTTTGGGGGTGGCACCGTTTTTATTTCTGACGACGACTTACCCTACCTTTATGATATATTAAAGAATCGTCTTTTGAATAAATCTTAAATAATGTTCCCTGAAATCCTCAACATCAAACATACTTTCATTATAGAGTAGGTTGATTATTTCATCAACGGTAGATCTACCTTTTTTTGAATGCCAAGAACCATAATTACCATTGATAACAGAAAAATCAACTTTTAGGGTTTCGGGATCAAGATTTCTAATCATAAGTTTAACTTTTTCATTTTTAGAGGTTATCCAGGTATTAAACCCACCGATTTTTGTAATCTTTGAAATAGCTTCATAATACCCTTTATTGTGGTTTTCAGATACCTCAATTAATAGTTTATCAAAAATGGTACTTAGTTCATTGACATATGTTTTAGTGAACTTTTCTTCATTCCAAACGTTATATTGCATTTCATAATATTCTGGAAGATGTTTAATCGCTGTGGCGTTAATCGCTTCAAAAAGTAAGTCTAAAAAACTATCGTTTTCAGTACCAAAACGAGCAAACAATAAAACCATAGAACCCCAATCCATTGAATATTTCCAAAAAAAGTGTCTTGCCGAATCGTTTTCAATTCCAAGTTCAGAAAAACAATCACCATAGGTGTCTTCAATATATTTAGAGACTTCATCACTCACAGCGTCCACTTGAGCATCAACATATGCTTCCTTTATCTTATCCTCAACCCCCAAACCTTCTAAAATTGACGTAATGGTTGTTTCGGCGTTAGACTTATCGCTAGAGTTATCCAATACATACTCCCCATCTTTAAAGACAATACATTTACTATCACCAGGCGAAACCGCATCTATAATTTCTTTTAATGTCTCTAAACTTTGACTTTTCATTGCTCCAACAATATACCCCTCATTCCAATCATCAGTAGATCTATCCCAATATTCGTTATGCCAGCTCCAATTTCCATTATACATCTGTTGGAAGTACTCAGCCTCGTAGGCCCCATCGGAACCATCCACACCATATATTTCTGGAAAAAAGAACTCTAAATATTCCTGTAAATCATTAAAATTGAAGGTAATCCCATCGTAATTGATTGATATAATATCTGAAAAATCCTTACCTTCCGAATTAAAAAACTCAACCTGATTTGGATGCATTCTTTTTTTATGAAGTGCTAGGATTTTTTGAAAGTCATTTAATTCGACTTCCTCTTCCTCTTGTTCGTATATAAACCTTTTTTTAAACATATTTATATAAATATATTGGATAATCGGAATTGTTGTATTATCTTTGTTAAAGTTCTTTGATTTATGGGGGTGTTTTTGGATTTGACAGATGTCGGCTGAGAATAAAGGGCACGTAGAGACTGAGTTAATCTCTTTAAAAACTGATTCACAAAAAACAATCGGCGACGTATTATCGAAAATGGAAACTCTTGGTTTAGTAAGAGAATCTGAAGTTACTGTAGCTTAATTTAAGTTCGGAAACGGGGGTCGGTCAGACATTCAACCTAGCAACAGAAGTCGTTGATGAGTTAGTTTACACTCTAAAAGAAAACAAAACGGGTATGGTCCCCCGAAAGGACTATCACCGTTTGTTGGTCGGTGTGAAAAATCAAATATTTTGGAACGTTAGAAAACGTTAACCTAAACGTGTAGTCCTTGTTTTACAGGATGTTATGGACCGGGGTTTAATGTCGGACCCATCTATTGGTGACAATAGATTAAAAATCGGATGAACTCAGGGAAACCTCAGCACGTAATGGTGGTGGCAATCCTGAGCCAAGCTTACAGAGTAAGAAGGTGCAGAGACTACTGGAGTATAGCGATATACTTAATAACCAGCTAGAGCGTCCGACATCTCAATGAGATGATGATATAGTCCACGCAGTAATGAAAATTATTGATTTTGCGAGTCCCCGCACCTCCACCCTGGATCTTTTGTACCTTCTAGCGGTGTTTATAAGTAAAACTATAAACATCGCTAGAAGACAAAAGATTTACCATTAGAAATAGTGGTAATTTTTTTATGTATTTTTTTGTGGAGATGGGTTTTTTGTGGAGATGTATATATTTATAATAAAAGGATTATGGAAAAAAGAAAAAAAGAACTAACAATTTGCTCCAACCCTGAATGTAATATAACATTTCTTAAGGACAAATCAGAGATTAATCGAAATGAAAAGATTGGTAGAAAAAACTATTGTTCATTAACGTGTAGTGGTAAAATAAATAATAAACATTTACTTAAATATGTTGAAGGGAATGTAAAATTCTTATTGGGTATGTCTAATAATAGAAAGGACAACTACACAGGATTAAGAGAACATTACCGTAGACTAAAAAAAAGAAAACACGAGATAGGTGTAACTTTGGACGATATTTTAGATCAATGGAATAAGCAAAATGGTATCTGTGTTTATAGTCATATACAATTATTACACCCCAACCATAATGGTGATAGGACTAATTTAAACACCGCATCTTTAGATCGGATTGATAGTGATAAAGGTTATGTTAAAGGTAATATTCAATTTATTAGTATCACTTGTAATCACGCTAAAAATAATTTAACCCATAACCAGATGTTAGAATTTTGTAAAATAATGTCTAACAATTAATATTGACCCCCCATTAGAAATAGTGGGGGTTTTTTATTGCGATATTATTAGTTGATCGATTTGATTAATTACCATTTTAGATGTGATTGATTTTGTGCATTCAAACATTCTATCCGTATCTTTTAACATTGGACACCAATTCCAATCTGAAGGGTTTAATCTACACATATTAAAACACCCATGACAAACGTTATCATTTAAAACTCGATACGTATTAGATTGAGTCTCCGTCCATTTTTCACTAAACCCCGATATTAAAACGATGGGCAAATCTATCGACCAAGCGAGCCAACTAAGTCCCGACCCAATACCTATGAAAAACTCACAAGTTGACATATCATAAATTAAATTATTTAATGATCCTTCCTTAAATTTAGTGACACCATACGGATGTTTATTCCCCATGTAACCGTTTTCCTCTTTAGAGTATAAAACCACCTCATATCCCTTTCCGGTAAGGTAATTCACCACCTCTTGCCATCCATCAGGATTGTTCCAATATTTTGATTGCGCAGTTCCGTGTAAACCAATTCCCACCTTTTTCTTTTTTGAAAGTCTTGGGTATTTTATGTTTGGTTTTATTTCTTTAAATTCTAAACCTAAAATGTCTGATGCGGTTTTTTGAAGTGGTTGTGATTTCGGATCATATGGGTGTCTATTTGAATCAAAATTACCGTCGGGTTTATAAAACCAACCTATTCTATAGAGTGCATGTAAATTGTGAACCTCCGAGTTGGGGTTAACAAACTCAATTTCTGGGTATTGGTTTTCGAGTATATTATTTAAAAACGTGGAGACAATAACTTTACATTCGTGTTTTTTTCTAAATTCCTCCACATACGGAATCCAAGAGAGTGTGTCCCCCAATGATTTACTTTCAAAAGATACATAAACCCTTTTATCTTTTAAGTTTATAGTTTCATTATAGATTAATTCATTATCTTCATATATTTCAGTTCGCCATTTTGTGTAGTATCCCCTATTTAATTTTACCCAATGGTTAACCTTTATGGTATTCTCGTAAATACAACTATCGTTTTCATTATATACCTTAATTTTATAGTCTGCCGAACTCTGACCTTTTATTTCAATAAAGGGGGCTTCGACAAAATGAGTCACTATTTGAATTTTGTTTTCCATTTTATTTTGTTTTATTGGTGAATTAAGTAATGTTTGTTTATATGTGTCGATGTGAGTTTTTGAAAACTCATAATTCTCATCGATAACATTTTTATATTTGTTTTCAGATTTAATTACCTTTAAAATTAAATCTTTTAGTTCATTAACATTCGAGGATTCAATTGGGTATACGTACCTATCATAAATTCCCATGTATTGGGGTAATGTTCTTGTGATAATTTTTAATTCATGTGAAATCGCCTCTCTAACTACTAGCGGATTACACTCTAATGTTGAATTAAACATTAAAATATCCGAAGATTGCATAAATAAATCAACATTATCCATTTCACCCCACACCTTAACGTTTGGTGGGATATCGCACATTATGGGTTCCCAATAGTCTTTAAAATTGGGGGCTTGGTTTCCAATGAAATGAAATACTATTTCAGGATTTGTCTCATATAAAAGTTTTGCAACCCCAACACCCTCTTTTTGGTTTTTGCCACTTGTCCAAAGCCCAACATTAATTATATGGATTTTATCTGATTCAAAATTTAATTGTCTTTTGGATTCCAACCTGTCATCCAATGTTGGTTTTTTATTCTCCAAAGGAAATTGTATGGTTGTTTTTGGTGAGGGTAAATCTGAAAACGTATTTGACTCATGCCATGATGTGCAAAATATATAAGAGTCGGGGTTATATATTTTATTTTGATTTGCATTAAACCAAATATTATGACACGTCTCCACCATTCTCCATGTTCGATCATCTGAATATAATAAGTTTAAAACATTTGTTGACATAGGTTCATTTAACATCTCAACGTTTTCATCAATGTGAACAATATCAATATTGTTTTCTTTTATTATATCAATTACCCTATCTTTATTTGAACCCAATTCAAAAAAATGATCATCCCCTATAATATCTATAATTTGGTTTCTTTGGACAACGTACGATGGACCATAATATGAATATTCAATAACAAAAATTTCAATGTCTTTATTATATTTAATAAGTTCCTGAATTCTTTTTAAAAGAAATGACGGCATACCACCTGTGGATAAATGTGGAGCCAAAAATAGGAGTTTCATTTTATAATTTTTTTCAATACTCCGAATCATCTGTTCCATAACCTCCACTCTTTTTTCTCCGTGAAAAAATAATAAGGTTTCTTTATTTTTTGGTATTTTATATAACTCGGATACCAAATTATCCTCACCATTAAATTTAATGGTATTATATATTTCATCCACTCTTTCTAATGAACCATTAACATACATATAGGGTAAACCATCCTGATAGTTATATTTCCATAAAAGTACATTCATAACAGTTTCTTCATGATAGGGAGCGTAGTGTTCTGGGTTCTCCAAAACCTTCGGGTGATTACAGACTTCCGACCATTCATTTAAAAAATCAATGCACTTTTCATTTGAAACGAAATATCCCGTTTGTCTATATGTGATTCTATTTTTTTGATTGGTGTTTAATAACTCACATAGTGGGTACTCTAATGTGTTTGTACTGTTTTCATCGATTGGGATTCCACCTCTACCATAAAAATTTAAATAATCATAAACTCCTTGAGTAAAATAGGGGTGGTTTGAATCCTTGTTATAAAAGTCAAATATATTATCAACATAGGGGGTGGATATGGAATCCGAGTCAACATAACAAACCACCTTCGAATAATTCTCTAAACAATGTTTAACAATTAATGGACGTTGTATTAAAATTTTATAGATATTTTTATTTCTCCTATTAATGTAGAAATTTTTGTTTTCAAACGACTCGAACATATCCGAATCAAAATCAACATCACATTCCCATTTTATTGTGAACGTATTATCAATCTCCAACTTTAAATCGGAGTTTAATAAATAAAGGTATATGGGTAAATCAGAATATTTACGAATTGATTCAATGGATTTTTTTGCGATTTCAAAATACTTTTCAGTTGCGTAATAAACATAACACTTTTCATCTTTTAACATGAATAAATGTATTTAGTTTTTTATGAAAAGTAATTAATTAAAATCTAAAATAGGAACATCAATTGATCCACCACTTTTTAAATTTGATGTGAACTTAAGTTTTAATGTGTTCGCTTCCGATATTGATGTTTCATCTGGGGACGACCACGTATCTAATAAAATATAATCGTAGGTGTTTGTCGTTTCGAATGTAAAAATGTCGTGGTTGATAATATTAATTTTATTATTAATGTCTAACTTTTTTAATCTATTAATGTAAACATATTCTATTATATCCATATCCATTTCTATAATGTCGATTTTAGTTACGGCACTATCCTCTAATAGGGGTAATAGTGATAACCCTAAACCTAATCCTGATATTAAAACTTCACCATTTGATGAATCTAAATATGGTTTGTAATGTCTCAACATTGAATTCGAATTCGACATTACCAAGTCTCCGTTTTTATTTAATAGTGCGATGAACTCTTTATTGGTTTCGTAAGTTGTGTCTTCAACTAATCCGGAATAACTTAATTCAAACTCCGAATCAAAATTTTCATTACCAATACCCCTTTCTATTTTTTTTGTTAAAATAAAATAGTCACCAAACTTATCGTATTTTGGGTATATGTCTTTTATATTTTTAAAGTATCTCACGGTACAAATAAATAGTTTCTAACTTCTATTGGGTCATTAAATCTTAATCCATCGATTGTTATTTCTTGGCAATTAAACCAATATATTGTTTGATTTAATTCCAATACTATGTGGATAATATCTGGAATGGTGTAACCGTCTGAATAAAAATTAGTTGTAAAAAATTTATCCTGATTATTCCATGATAACCCATTTTTAATTTTAGATATAGCTAATATGTCCATACTTTCATAAAATATTGATCAATATAATTACCTGCAGCTGCCGAATTCAGCTTTCCTGTAAAAAATATTACTTTATCGGTAGTCCAATCAATCGATGCTATACTATTAGTTGTTGATCTAAAATCGGTAAAATTGGCGGTACCTGACGCGGCAAATATTGTCCCTCTATCGGGGGTAGTTCCTGTCATTGACCCATCACCTCTAACAATATGTAAAACCCTTTCTTGTATTTGCCATGTATCACCAGCACTTATTGCCCTAGACATAATTTGGGTTGCCGCAGTAATCGTTGATCCCGTATTTACGTATATTTTTGTGGTTACACCCAATGTCGTTTTACTATCAAACATACCTTCAATAAAAACAACATCACCTGACTTAAAGGAACCACCAGAAATCGAAACACTACATAAAACGGTTTCCGTTGTCGTTCCTGACGCACGATTAACACCGTTAGTTGTGAAATTAATTGGTATGTTGTTTCCGTATCTTATCATATGTTAACATTAAATTGGGATCCTGTGGTGTATGCTGTAGACTTACTAAGATTTTTATTTGCTGCATATATTAAATACCCATCGATTGTAAAGTCAATTCCAGTGACTGCAGTTAAAAGTCCGGAGGTTATGTCTCCGTAATCATAAATTAACGATACTGTGGGATCAAACACATAAAACCCATTTAAACTTGGTGGGTCATATTTAAGATAAAAATGCCTTAAAAATGAAACTCCGTTACTACTCGCTGCGGTTGTAAATGTACCTAATTGGATTGCCCCTGTTAAACTTGATGACGTATTCCAATACAGGTAGTACGTAAAATCAGGGGTACCTAAAGTAATAGTTATTGAAGACATGAACTTAACAATTGCGACGTCGGCATATCTAGGAATTAAAGTATTTGCAGGTATATAAGTACTATCTATTAGTGTGGTAGTAGTTCCGGATACCGATACACTTGATAGTGTTTTACTTTCAACACCAAATTTAATTCCGTTTAATTTGTTTATCATATCACCTTTGTTTTTATAAACATACCATTCATACTATCGGTACCAGATATTGCGTTTATACCACTTATTGTGATAATTTGATTCGTAGTCCAATCTATAGTTATTGAGCTAATAGTACTGTCGCTCGTCACGTCAATGGATGCCAAGTTATCTGTTGGATCCATTAAATAATTAGTCGTTCCACTATAGTAACTTATCGTTCTAAAAATTGGTATTATCGTATGAGTCGCCGATGTTGCGCTATACGAACCAACCAATGTATCTGAAATCGTACCTGTAGTACCTATTCTCATTCTTATCTCCGTTATTCCGTTAGTCGTCGTTTTAACTATCCTACTAATAATGTTTATGGAATCACCAGTTACGAAAGTATTTGCCGGAACGGTTAATGATGTTAGCACCTTTTCTACGTTACTAACAGAAACGTTTAGGGTTCCGCCACTATTAATTAAAATCTGACTAGGTCCATAAACACTTACACCATTTTTTTTTCTTAAATATCCCATAATATATTATAATTCTATCCAATCATTTGAAGGGGTAAAGTATATGACATCATCATTTGTGGATAACTGATACCCAATTATTCTAATTATTTCGGTAGCGGCTGATGGCGCGGTTGGAGTGATTGAACCGGCGGTTGTTGATACGTATAATATCTGACCTGTTGTTGCTGAGTATGTGGTGGATCTGGCGTACCCCTTTATTAATAACCCTGATGAAGCGGTTGTACCTAAAGCGATACCTAATAACCCAGTTGATGATGTACTTGAACTGGCATCTGCAGCTGTCCATGATCCTCCACTACCTAGGTAATATAAACTACCCGCAGTTAATGACCCACTACCAAAAGTTACTATATCCCCATATGCGGTAACTGATGCGGTTAAAAGAGTTAATGGATTATGAATGAATGTTGAATCTCCAGACACTGTTAACTTTCTTCCCGTTGTAGATGTTCCTATTGACGTATTACCACTAGCGTCGATAACGAAATGTGAAGTGTCACCATTTGATGAATCCTCAACAACAAGTGCATCCCCTGTTCCCGTTTGAATTATCTTAACTAACTCTAAAGTACTATTTCCAGAGAAGATAGATTGTGTACCTCCGGATACATTTAGATTTCCTGTTATAATTGCAGTTGTACCATCAAAAGTTAAGTTAGATTCACCATTTATAACCCCTGAAGTACCTGTCGCGGTTAAAACGTAATTGTTGGTATTATTTAATATAAGTGCTATACCGCTCGTTCCTGAAGTTCCAGATGTTCCAGATGTTCCAGATGTTCCATTTTGTCCATTGATTCCTGAAGTACCAGATGTGCCGTTAACACCACTAGTTCCTGATGTACCGTTAATACCACTTGTACCCGACGTACCATCAATTCCTGATGTTCCATTTCTACCTGACGTACCACTAGTGCCGTTTATTCCTGAAGTACCATTAACTCCACTAGTTCCACTACTACCATTAACACCACTTGTTCCGGATGTCCCGCTAGTTCCGTTAATACCAGATGTACCATTTCTACCCGATGTGCCACTGGTTCCTGATGAAGTTGACCCACCAGTTAAAAGGTTTGTACCGACACCGGCAGCACATTCAGTTATATCAATATACGCACCTCTTGCCGTTCCACCTTGTTCAAAAAACCTAATTCTATTTTGCCATACATCAAAAGTAACCCCTGTACCTGAAATGGTAGTGTTGGTTTCAGGTTTATTTAATAATATTTCACCACCTTCATCACCGGCTTGATACAATACGCTTAATTTTGTACCGTCAAATGTTAAAAGAGATTCGGCAATAATTCCACCAGCACCATTTGAAGTCAGTATTTGGTCATTAGACCCTGATACTGTTGGTGATATCCCGCTAGTCCCTGAAGTACCATTTCTACCTGACGTACCAGACGTTCCATCTATACCAGATGTCCCATTTCTACCGCTAGTACCTGATGTTCCATTAATTCCACTAGTCCCTGATGATCCGCTCGTTCCAGATGTGCCGTTTAACCCATTGGTACCACTTGTTCCTGATGTTCCACTTAAACCGATTGTACCGTTGATTCCTGACGTCCCATTTATACCGCTTGTTCCAGACGTCCCATTTATACCCGATGTTCCGCTAGTTCCGTTTAAACCATTTACACCACTCGTTCCTGACGTTCCGTTAATACCATTTATTCCGGAAGTACCTGATGTTCCACTAGTCCCCGAAGTACTTAGATTATATATTTCTAATATTGATCCAGACGAATTTTTATAATGTATTAATCCGTCCGCAACATCTCTAAAATATGTGTTATTGGTAATTCCAGTCCAGTCAGTACTAGAATCCGTCTCCTTAGTAAAATTTATACCATTACCCCCACTTATTATCTTATCTCTAATCGCCATTATTCGTATTATTAAGTAATTGTTCTTCAATTAATAATTTTATTTTATCTAATTCCAACATAAGTGATGGATGATTATCTCTTATATCTACAATAGTTATAATCGTTTGTTCATCTTCTTTTTGACAAAGTATTCTTGGTTCACATAAATGTTGATCCTCAGTTAATTGTATTATTGCTCTATCGAATGTGATACCATAAGCAATCTCAAACTCAATTTTAACGGGTTCAATCTCCGACATAACATCCACATCATAATGTACGTCTTTATACATTGTGGTTGTTGTGATTTCTTTAAAGTCTACTACTATGTTTTGTAATTCCATCTTATTCTACGTTTGAGTTTTCTAAAATTGATCCTCCAGTTATGTTCGTTATAGTATAACTATTCCATCTTTGAATATTAATAGCTGAAAAATTAACAGGAGTATTATATGAAAATGTGGGGCCCGCGGTTAATGTTTCTATATAAAAGTATTCATCAGTTCCTGGTATGTCTTGTGTAGCAATTACCGCAACATTTAAAAATGGACTACCATTAATTAATGAAGCCATTCGTTGAGCTAAAAGAGCTTTAGTATTATACACCCCAGTGTTTGATTCTGAAATGTTATAAGAGGTTGGTATTAAAATATTTATTCCTGTTGCTGCAACTGCGCTTATGGTAAATTTATATTTCATTTTTTTACCTGGTAATACTCCCCCATCCGCCGTAATATTTGTGCTTAATCCACCTGTAAGAACTCTTAAAGATAAACCAGCGGTTGTTGCTTGTATCGGTAATGCAACGGTATCTGTTATAAAAATAGTTGATCTATCAATAATTAATTTACCACCAACCCATACTATTCCGTGTGCCGCTAAATTACTTGATGCAACATTAAAGTTATTTTGTACTGAAGCTAATAGTCTTAATGTTCCTGATTGTAATTTCATCGCATACCATACTCCAGAATCAGGATTTCCACCATGAATAAAATTAGTATATAAGTTTAATGTTCCACCATTTACTATTCTATCTAAAGCTCCTGATAATTGGTTTGATACTGATTGATTCCTAATATTACAAACACCTCCTGTTATGGTAAATCCAATACCATAATGAAAAGTATCAATAGTTACGTCTAATACCCCAGAACTTTGTGTTATTGTACCAGTAGAAGGTAGTGTAAAATTAGCCCCAAGAGTTGTAATTACATGTCCACCACCTGTTAAAGTAATTGTTGCAAATCTTCCACCATTAACAAAGGCACCATTACTACCAACATAATTTAATACCCCAAATTGACCATTAAGGATATAATTTTTACCAATATCTGATATACCTGTACAATAAGCACAATTTATAATATTTGGATATCCATTACTTCCATCACCTGAAGATAAAGCATAAGTTACTCCAAGTATTTTTGTAATATTTAAATTTAATACGGCTCCACTATTATAATTACCCACAGCTTGTGCCGTTGTAGATTCTAATAATTCCCCAGTTACTTGAACATCAGTATTATACCACCAGGTAGTTCCTCCGATACAATTAGACGCTGTGGATCTCCAAGATATCATATCAATTTTTATAAGACTTGTTGAATAACCGGCTATATGTAAAACTCTACCACCACTTGATACGGCAAATTTAACATTGAAATATAAATTTGAAGCTGTTGTTGTTAAAAAACAATCATCTATACTTGATGTAACTGATTTTGCTTCAAATATTGCGTTTGATAATGTATTATAAAATATATTACCTGTGGTTGTTGATTTAGTAAAAGTTCCATTTCCATACACATTCGCATTAAGAGCAAAACCATTATCACTAAATATGTGACCTGATGTTACTTTAGACACTACCGTACCTGGTTGAAAATACCAATTCACTCCACTTTTACTTAATCCGTTAGCTGCGGTTGTAGTTACTATATATGTTCCAGTATTTACATATATAGTATCTCCAGAAACAGATCCATCTCTCGCAAGTTCCAATGTTGTGTAATACGTCACCGAACCTGTGGTTTGATTTGTAATATAAATTATTCCACTTGTACCTGACGTACCTGAACTACCGTTTATTCCGCTAGTCCCTGATGATCCCGACTCTCCACTAGTGCCGTTAATACCACTAGTACCATTTATTCCACTCGTTCCTGACGTTCCGTTAATACCTGATGTACCACTTACCCCGCTAGTTCCGTTAATTCCCGACGTACCACTACTTCCGCTAGTTCCACTTACACCTGAAGTCCCATCAATACCGCTCGTTCCTGATGTGCCGCTAGTACCGTTTACACCTGACGTTCCATCGATACCACTAGTTCCGCTTAACCCTGAAGTTCCGTCAATACCGCTAGTTCCGCTTAACCCTGAAGTTCCGTCAATACCGCTAGTTCCTGATATTCCACTAGTGCCGTCAATACCGCTAGTACCATTTATACCATTAATACCTGACGTACCAGATGTCCCACTAGTACCCGCTGATGAAGTTATTCCTGAAATTATTATGGTTCCACCACTATTATTAACTAACGTAAGATTACCCGATGTTGAGTTATACGTTCCTCCCGTTAATGTCTGTCCGCTTAGTATAAACGATTGTACATCACCGAGATTTGAGTGTACGGTAGTTCCTGTAGTCGCTGAATAGTAAGTGACTAAAGGGACTAAGGTATTGCCCGAAATTTTATCTGCACCTATATATGGTAACTGTGAAATTCTTTTATTCGACATTAGCTTTATTTAATAAATATCCTAATAATCGAATTAAATAGATTTAATTATAGAAAAACAGGATTAGTTAATCTAGTGTACGATTCAAATTTAAATGAATGTCAAATAACATTAAGTAGGGGTATTAACCACATTTCCGATTGTATCAATAAAAAACACTACATCTCATTACCAATCTGAATTAATTTTAAGATGATGGATTTGTTGTTATAACTGTTGTACCTAAATCTCTCGCATAAATTCTTAATGGAGATGGCCTATCAGCACTAGCAACATAGACCCCAGTTTGTCTACTACCACATCTAACTATATTACCACTAAAATCACATACTGTCATAACATAATATGAATATATTGTAGATGGAGTTAAACTACTTATTATAAATGAAGCTCTATATGTAGCTGAACTACCATCAGCATCGCCATTTATTCTAAACCAACCGTTATCTGGGGTAGTTGTTGATCCTGTTGTTGTGTTTAAACCTACCATTTGAACAGCGGCACTATTTGTAAATACAATATCCGCTTCAAATGTGATTTCAACAATACCACTTGGTGGTGCTGTAAATGTTATTTTAGCATATCTATTAGTGGCGTCTGAATTACAATTAATTGCGGTAAACACTGTTGAACTGGCTACAGTATGTGTCGCAAGTGTTGAAGCCGTTAATTCGGTTATGGCTATAAGTTTACCATTATTTATTCTACCACCATCATATGTGGTCGCACTTACTGTCCCATATACTGTTGTGTTTCCAGATACCGTTAATTTATCATTACCTATTGGTTGAGTTAAACCGATAGCTGTGTTACCACTAGCATTTATCACGAAATGTGATGCATCAACATTGGTGCTGTCTTCAACAACAAATGCGTCTCCCGATCCTGTCTGCGTTATTCTAACTAATTCTACGGAACTATTACCTGAAAAAATTGATTGTGTTCCCCCAGTAACATATAAATTAGTTGCATTTATTGTTGTTGCCGACACTGATGTTAATCCTGTTAAATTTGAACTCCAATTGGATTTACCGTCAGCCGTTGCTGATATTAAAACTTTATTTATACCTTCAGTTCCGTCTTGTAACCAAGCCGCGTAGTTTAAATTATACGAACTACCATTAGCGAGAAATTTACCTCCAACATATATTGAATCAACGTATGGCTCAACTGAAGTGCCTTCACCATAAACACCAACATAAGTTCCCGTATTATCTCCGATATTCTGACCATAAACACCATAAGTACCAATACTACCAACACCATATATTCTACCTTGAACATATAATTTATAACCTGATTGAGGTCCTATACCGATACCAACATTAGTTCCATCATCATAAATTTGACTATTACCCAAACCTGTTGTTCCCGTCCATTTTGGTAAATAATTTGTTGTTCCTGAACCTTTAACCACACCTGTTAAGTTTATTCCACTACCATAAAATGTTGTACCCGATATTGTTGTTGCTGATATTGTTGTTGCTGTTAATCCATTTGTAAAATTAGTAGCACCACTTACGGTTCCACCGGTAAAGTCGCCACTTAATGCCATTAAATTCCATCCAGTAGTGTATTGATACGTATTACCATTTGAAGTGTTAGTGTATCTATCTCCAGCAACAGCTGTGTGAGTTGGTGCTCCTGTTCCTGTTGTAACTATTAATCCTTGATCGGTTTTTGTATATATTATCGCCATCTTCTAATTATTTATTAATTCTGTACATATTATTTTTACTTGATCAACTATTAGTCTATCTTCAGAACTCATTTCAGAAACAAGTAAACATGTTACCTCATCATTATCGCCTTGTATATCTAATCTATTTACATCAGAGGTATATACTACATATACCAATGGGTTTTTTTGGGTTAAACAAAATATCTCAAGTTCCAAGAATGAAATTTGTTGTTCTTTAGTTAATTCAAATATAAATCTTGGTGTAACCTCAATTTCATTGTTTTCTGGTATAATCATCAGAGCTTGATCTGAATGTCTATATATTATTTGTTTAACATTTTCCATAATTTTATAATAAATAAGTTGTATCTTCTAACATCGTACCCCCCACTAAAATATTTGGAGAATATGCTGTTCCATATGTTGTATCGGTAAATGTGTTTGAAATTCTAAATCCAACCGCACAATTATCGATTACCGAATAAACTTCAACATCTTGAGCTGTCCCCGTATTTGATATTATTTGTATTGGAGCTAACCCATTTGCGACCTTTAAATATGCCTGATTAATTAATTGTATTTTACCTCCCGTTGCCGTTTTTCTTAATAATCCCGATTTAGAATCTGATACCGCACATAACAATTTACCACCGTTTTGTTGGTATGTACCTCCAGAGATTAATAATGTTGGTGTGCTAGTTGCAGATTCTGTGGTAGATCTTAATAATTGTATTGTCCCACCTTTATTGTTTAATGACCCCGTTATGTCTGCGGATTTATTAATATGTGAAAATATACCATACACGTTAATCGTTCCCGCACAACTAGATATGTTTCCAAAATTAGTTTTATATAAATTTAATGTTGATGTTGCGTCCACAGAAATAAAGGGTACAGATGAATAAGTGGTGTATGAAACCCCTATTACATTATCTAATATATCTAAAGTTGCTGAATTTGTTAGAGTTATATTCCCAATACCATTAATTCCTGAAACTATCGATGCCATACCCGTTGCTATCACTTTTGCGTTAGAAACAGATATGCTAGTTGTAACAGTTGCAACTGTAGTTGAAACACCCAAAAAAATTGATGTTCCACCAACCACCGTTATATTACCATAAACAACTCCATTAAATGTGCAAATTCCTTGTACAGATACAGTTCCTAATATTTTACCATTAAATGTTTGTAACAAATCCGTACTAATTGAACCCAATGAGTGAGCAGTACCCGTAACGGTACTATTAACTACACCACCACTACTTTGTATTGAAAGATTTCCCGTTATTCTACCGTTAGTGAATAAATAACCGCTAGTTACGGACGTAAATGCTGCAACCGAAGTTGGACAAATTAAATCACCATCAAAAAATATAGTAGCGAATCTTAGTCTAATACCACTCAAAAGTCCATAATAATTACCCTTTATGGTAGATACTCCACCACTTTCAATATCCGCAATTGACCCAAAATTCGCTAAGAAACTATCACATAATAAATATAATGAATCAAATTTTGAACTACCATTTTGATTACAATCTATTTGATATCCAGTACCACTACTCGAATAAGTTGTTGGATTTAAAAATACTTTTACAACTGAACTCCCATTTATAGATAAAAATTTACTTGATGCGGATGTTCCGTATAAAAAACCACCTTTAAATACTATTGGTACTACAGGACTAGTTGGTGATAACAATACTCCTGAGAATGATATAGTTGAAGTTTGAGCATTTATAAAAAAACCTTGTTTAAACCAATTAGAAACCCATACAAAATTACCGTTCAGAATAAGTTCATAAATAGTCCACCAAGTTGCAGTAATAGTGGCTGATGCTGTACATAATTGACTTAATACAATTGTGTTGGGTGTCTTACTAACAACCACTGAATTATATGGGATGCCAGTACCAGTAATAAATTGTCCTATAACAATATTAGCCGTAGAACTTACGGATGTTAATGTCGCACTACCATTCGCAGTGGTTGCGGTAACCGTTCCCGTATTAGTTATGTCTGATAATGCGTATTCTACTGTTAAGTATGGTGCGTTAATATTTCCTTGACCTGTTGAATTAGTCCCATTAATTGAATCAACATAAATTTTATTAGCTTGTGGTATTGAAGGGGTACTACCACTGACAACATTACCCGAAGAATCGACACCTAAGTTGGTAACTGAGGACCCACTACCGATTGTTCTTATATTAACAGTTGATGCTGATAGTCCTGTAGTGTTAGCGGAAAACCCACCCGTTTGTAATGTTGTTGCTGATATTGTTGTTGCGGTTAAACCATTTCCGTTAGCACTAAACCCCCCTGTATTAATTGTTGTTGCGGTAACACCATTAGTATTAATTGTTGTGGCAGAAACTGTTGTGGCTGTCATTCCACCAGTATTTGCTGTAAAACCATTTGTTTGTATTGTTGTACCAGAAATATCACCATCAGCTCTAATAAATGATGTTGTGTTACCAGCGGCATTTAAACCTTCTATTAAATTTGTTACGTTATCGGCATTTCCAGTACCATTTTTTATCGATAAACCACCTAACGTTGCGTTGGTAGTTATTTCTGGGGTTGTTGAATTATCATACGCTTGTTGAAGTGTTGTTGTTGACAAACCACCAGTTCCACCAAAACTTTCACCAAACTTAGAAACAAAAGTGAATTTAGCATAACTCGTATTGGTTAATGATTGTCCATCAGTACCAATATCATTTCTAACCGAAAGTACACCAATAAGTATACCACTGCTATCAGCATTAGGGTAAGGTATAAATGACTCTGACTGTACAGCAGCAACAGCGGCAGTTAAATTGGTATATACTGTTTGACCATAAAGAACATTAATAACACCAGTAGGGTACATATATATTCGTTGATTAGTTGCATCATCAAGACCAGCATTACCAATACTAGTTATTACACCACCAACATCATAATTACGAGGGTCAATAACTGTGACACTAGTGGAAGTTCCACCAGTTTGTGTTCTATAATTAAACGATACTGGAACTTTTGCTGCAATACTAACATTATTAGGACTTAATTGATTATTATGCCAATTAATACCATTACCCCACAGTATACCGGCCGATGTGTTAAAACTTAGATTAGCACCATTTGGTGAAGGTACGATTCCTTGATTTATCAATCTTATAGGTGACCATAAATCACGCAAAGATGACATTGGTGATACATCATAATCAGCTGTATTGTTTATATTTAATATACTCGTTCTATTTGGGTGATTAATCTTACCCAGATAGATATTTTCTCTTCTCTGTTGTGGTGTTGGAAATGTTGTTTGTTGTGTAATAGTTATAGCACTATTGATTAAAATAAATGTTGAATCTGCTGAAGCAATATTAGTGACTGATATGTTTGTACCACCAGTATAATTAACACTCTGAACATCTGGTAATGTAGCATATTCATATGTATTTTTAATCAACCAACCTTTCAACGGAGCAACATTAAAAGTTGTTGTTGATCCAGTTGTCATCCCAGTAAACCCAAATAAACCGGTTGATAATGTATTTCCTTCCAATACATTTCGTTCTAAATCGGTTAAAGATAATACTGAATTCTCATTGTTAATATTAACGAATAATTTACCAGTTGTGATTCCAGTTTGAACCACATAACCAACACTATTTGTTCTTGCCGTAAGAGGGAAGTTTAGATAATTTGTAACATCATCTAATTTACCTGGTACGGTATCTGATGCGTAAACTAAAGAACCAACCGTTATACCGGTTAATTGAATATCTGAAATAATTCCGTTTGTGATAGCAATACCTTCGGTGTTGTTAGGTATGATTTCAGATGAAACACCAATAATATTAAAACCCGTATGTTTATTAACTGCGAGAGTTACTGATGGTAACCCACTATAAGCAGATAAAACCTCCAAAGCTTTACCTCTTTGAATATCAACACCACTATTATTAAACACTCTAATATAGTTTTGTTGTCCTAAGTTAACGGTAACTCCTTGATTAATTGATGTATTATATGATAACGATTTTTCTGTATTATCAAAATAAACCATACCAGCAACAGTTGCTGCACTTGTTGTTCCAGTATTGAATATGATATAATCTACTTTATCTATACTTGTGGCACTAAAAGTGTTAGCCGACATTGAATTTGCTTCCAATAAACCGTTAACTGTCAAACCAGATACACTATCAAACGATGCCGATATGTTAGGTTGTCCTTGATTTTGTTTAATAGTGAATGTATTTGTGGTTGGTGAATATGTATATCCAGTGACATACGTATCAAGACTTGTAAATGCGCTTAGTGGCGTATATTCGACATCACCATTTGATGAATTTCTACTTAAAATTTCCGTATTTGAATTACTGAATATTGGGGTATAATTTAAATTAAAATAAGGAACATAAACCGTATCGTTTGTTAATCCTGTAATGTTTTGTCCACCTAACACCACACTTCTATCTCCACCAACAACTGAATTAGTTGAATGGATAAATGATGTATTACCGCTGGCGATTGCGTTATAACCAGCAGAATGGGAATACGAACCAATAGATGTCGTACTATAACCTTCAGAGTGAGATGCAATTCCAATTGATTTTGTTAAAAACCCTTCAGAATGCGAACTTTGACCGATAGAAGTCGTTCCTTGTCCTTCGGCGTGACTATAATCACCCGTCGATATATTTCCAGTTCCTTCAGAGTGAGAAGCAGTACCTAAGACTATTGTCGCCCACGAGCTACTTAAATTAGTATAATCCGCAACATAACTACCAGTACTAACCGTGATGTTATCTAATTGTATTGTAAAGTTTGGCGCTGAGTATGAAATTGTATTATAAGTGTATAAATTATTGTCTAATATGACTTTACCCCCACCCAAAGTAAATTGAGAAGTGTAATCAACATTATTCGATATGGTTATTAACCCAGCAACTACTGAGGATACTGGAAACGCTCTCCAACCTGATTGCGTACCATAACCTTCAGCGTGGCTGTAATTTCCAAATGTTGCTGTCGATCCACCTTCAGCGTGGCTCTGATTTCCATATGTTGATGATGCATAACCTTCTGAGTGACTATAATCCCCATAAGTGTATGATCCGTAACCTTCGGAGTGTGATGATACCCCATATGATACCGTTCCCGTTCCTTCTGCGTGTGAATAATTACCAAATGCTTTAGTACCATCCCCGGCGGAGTGGGTACCATTCCCTAAGGTGGTGGTCGCTAATGGACTATTTAAATTTAAGAAATCGGCAACATATGTTCCAGTATTGACGTTAGTATCATTTAATTGAATTGTAAAATTTGGTGAACTGAACGCAATTGTGTTATATCCGTATTCATTGTTATCTAATATAACAATATTACTATTAAATACAGAAGAGTAATCTACGTTATCTGATATAGTTATTAAACCAGACACTACTGATGTTACAGTAAATGCTCGCCATCCAGCAATCGTTGACGTACCTTCTGCGTGGGAATAGTTACCAGATGATATTGTTCCATCACCTTCTGAGTGGGAATAGTTACCAGATGATATTGTTCCATCACCTTCTGCGTGTGCCGCATATCCAGATGCTACGGTACCAGCACCTTCTGCGTGCGAATAATCGCCAGATGCCGTTGTACTTTCACCTTCTGCGTGAGATGATTGACCAGATGCTTGAGTTGCTTGACCTTCTGCGTGTGATGCACCACCAGATGCCGTTGTGCCACCACCTTCAGCGTGAGAATACTCTCCGGATGCCGTTGTGCCACCACCTTCAGCGTGAGAGTAACTACCAGATGCTAAAGTATTAAAACCTTCTGCGTGGGAATAATCACTAGTAGCTGATGTACTTTCACCTTCTGCGTGTGATGCCGGACCAGATGCCAATGTATTTTCACCTTCTGCATGGGAATAAGCACCAAGTGTGGTTGCTAGATATGCGGTACTAGTTAAATTAGTTAAATCAGCTACATACGTTCCTGTATTAATTGTAATGTCATCTAATTGTATAGTAAAACTAGGAGAACTAAACGAAATTGAGTTATAAGAATAAATTATATTATCTAATAATACATCACTACCAGGGAATTCGGCTGAATAATCTATATCATCATTAATAGTGATTAATCCAGCGACTACTGATGATACGCCGAACCCTCTCCAACCTGATTGAGTAGTATTACCTTCTGTGTGTGAATAATCACCAATTGCAATAGTCGAAGACCCTTCAGCGTGTGCGGCATTACCTCTAGTTTCAGTACCGGCACCTTCAGCATGCGAATATGATCCAGATGCCGTTGTACTGTTGCCTTCTGCATGAGAAGATTGACCATATGCTGTTGTTTGTTGGCCTTCGGCGTGAGAATAGTAACCATGAGCTATAGATGTTTTACCTTCTGCGTGTGCCGCATCACCAGATGCTCTTGTAAGATAACCTTCGGAGTGTGCATGTGGACCTTCTGCTCGTGTATTAACACCTTCTGAATGGGAAGCATCTCCTGTGGCTTGAGTCGAAGACCCTTCTGCATGTGACCCATAACCAGACGCTAACGTAATATCACCACCCGTTTCGGAAAAATCACCTAATGCTTTAGTACCATTACCTGTTGAATGAGCACCAGTTCCAGCAATATAACTAGCTAATGGACTATTTAAATTTGAGAAATCAGCTACATATGTTCCAGAATTAACTGTAGTATCATCTAATTGAATTGTGAAATCTGGGGAAGTAAATGCAATGGTATTATATGTATACACTCGAGTATCTAATAGTACTTCACCGCTAGTAAATGCTGCTGTATAATCTACGTTATCTGATATAGTAATTAAACCTGCCACTACTGATGTTACAGTAAATGCTCGCCACCCGGCCGTCGTTAAATTACCTTCAGCGTGAGAATATTGTCCAATTGTGAGTGTATCTTGGCCTTCTGCGTGTGAATACAGACCCGATGATTGAGTGGTAATACCCTCTGCATGAGAACCATCTCCGGTTGATTTAGTATTGGTACCTTCTGCGTGTGAATAACCACCAATCGCGATTGCGAAGTTTCCTTCAGCATGTGAATTACCACCAGCGGCAATTGCAGATACACCTTCTGCGTGTGACGCATATCCAGATGCTAATGTATTATCACCTTCTGCGTGTGAATTTGGTGCACCATATACCTGGTCACCGGTCCAGTTAGCAGGGTTTAGGTTTATGTTTCCAACAACCGCGGTTGTAGTTGTTATGCTAGTGTCTATTAATAGAATTTCAGTTTCGGTTCCATTAAACGATGTTGAGTCGATTATTAATGCAACTGTCGTGTAACTATTATTATATGCGTAATCATTAAGATATAAATAATTTCCTGTAGGGTAATCTGCGGATACGTCTCCATATGACGCATCTAAAGTAACTAACCCAGCCGATACTGATATTGCTAAATATCCGTTGTTACCACCGGTTTTGGTTTGAAATCCTTCTGTGTGGGAAAAATCACCGGAAGATATTGTACTAGCACCTTCTGCGTGTGAACCAATTCCAGATGCGGTAGTATTATTACCTTCTGCGTGAGAATAATCACCGGATGCCGTTGTACTGTCACCTTCTGCGTGTGAACTAATTCCAGATGCGGTAGTATTATTACCTTCTGCATGAGAATAGACACCAGATGCTGTTGTATTACCACCTTCTGCGTGTGAATAATCCGCAACTGCTGTTGTGGTATTACCTTCAGCATGTGATGATTTTCCAGATGCTGTTGTACTAGTACCTTCTGCGTGAGAATTATTTCCAATAGCTACGGTATTGTCACCTTCGGCGTGTGAATAACTACCAGATGCTATTGTACCAGAACCTTCTGCGTGAGAATAATCGCCAGATGATATTGCATAATATCCTTCTGCGTGTGAATAATCTCCTGAGGCTAAAGTATTTTGACCTTCTGCGTGGGAGTAATTACCTAACGATTTAGTACTGTCCCCAGCGGAGTGAGCACCATTACCTACAGTAACTGTGGCTAACGGACTATTTAAATTTGATAAATCGGATACATATGTTCCAGTATTAACGGTAGTATCGTTTAATTGAATCGTAAAATTTGGAGAACTAAATGTAACTGTGTTATATGTGTATTGAGTACTGTCTAACAGTACGGTTCCACTTGTAAATTCAGTAGAATAATCTACGTTATCTGATATGGTAATTAAACCGGCAACTACCGATGATACTGTAAATCCTTTCCATCCGGCAGTTGTAAGATAACCCCAAGCTGTAGAATCATCCCCCAGAGCTAAAGTTTGATTACCCCAAGCCACTGACCGATTACCCGTAGAGTCTAACCCCGTACTATTAATTGCTTTAATTGATGTAGTTCCTGTAGTTCCTGATGTCCAATACGTGTCTCCCGTAAAATTATTAGTTTCTCCCGATATAACGGATCCCGATTCCGTTATAAATAAACTAGCAACTGACGATCCCGATTGAATGTCGGTGATGGTAAAAGAATCAAAAAACCCCGTTTCGGCACTTATGGCTGTTACATATCTTGTTCCCCCACTTAATGGTGAATCTTCACCGTAAATTTTTATTTCCATATTATATTAAAGTTAAAAGTAATTGTGCTGATCTAATTCTAACATTATCAGAACCGGTACCCCCCGTTCTTCTTACCCTTATTCTAAAGGAATCATCAAAATTTGAATCTAATATTGAAAAGAGTGATGACATTTTTAAATCGTCCGTATCGATAAATGATGTTGTTGATGTCGCAATTGATGTTGAATTTGTTAAATCATATAATTCAAACTCCCCAGCGATTCCAGCGTCGGATTGGCTAACATCACAAATTAAAGTTGCGTTTATACCTGTGTATGTGTCGTTATAAGTGCTAGCACTTTGTATAACAACGTTTAATGGTATTTGAGCGAAAGTATTACTTGTTGTTGAGTACGTCGCATCGAATCCAAAATCAATATTAATCTTTATTGGTAGGTTGTAATATGTAGTCGCGGAAATCGTATTTGCTGTTAGTCCACTTAAGAATATTGTCGATGCACTTATTGTTCCTCCCGTAAATACCCCATCAAGTCCACTTGTGCCGCTAGTTCCAGAAGTTCCATCTATTCCGCTAGTTCCAGAAGTTCCATCTATTCCGCTAGTTCCAGAAGTTCCATCTATTCCGCTAGTTCCAGAAGTTCCGTTTAATCCTGATGTACCATCTATACCACTAGTGCCGTTAATTCCAGATGTACCATCTATACCACTAGTACCTGATGTTCCGCTAGTACCTGAAGATCCATCCACACCTGATGTTCCATTAATTCCACTTGTACCGTTGATACCTGAAGTTCCGTTGGTTCCATTTACTCCAGACGTCCCATCAATTCCCGATGTTCCGCTTATTCCTGACGTACCGGAAGACCCATTTACCCCACTAGTACCTGATGTCCCATCAATACCGCTAGTACCTGAACTACCACTAACGCCGCTTGTACCATTAACCCCACTGGTACCTGATGACCCATCAATCCCAGATGTACCATCAATTCCGCTAGTGCCGTTAATTCCTGATGTCCCATCCACGCCACTTGTTCCTGATATGCCGGACGTACCATTAATTCCGCTTGTTCCAGAAGTTCCATTTATACCGCTAGTGCCTGAAGTACCGCTAGTCCCATTAGAACCGTTAATACCTGATGTACCATCTACACCACTTGTACCCGATGATCCGTCAACACCGCTAGTACCTGAACTACCACTAACGCCACTTGTCCCATTAGTCCCGTCTATACCTGATGTACCATCAATACCAGACGTACCATTGATTCCACTAGTACCGTTAATTCCTGATGTGCCCGATGAACCATCTAATCCGCTAGTACCTGACGTTCCGCCAATACCGCTTGTCCCACTGGATCCATCTATGCCTGATGTGCCGTTTATACCGCTAGTTCCCGAACTACCATTTATTCCCGATGTACCATCTATTCCACTCGTTCCGCTTGTCCCACTAACACCAGAAGTACCATCTACACCACTAGTACCTGAACTGCCAGATAATCCTGATGTTCCACTTGTACCGTTAACCCCAGACGTTCCGCTAGTTCCACTAACACCACTAGTTCCTGATATTCCACTAGTTCCTGATATTCCACTAGTTCCAGAAGTACCATTAACGCCAGACGTTCCGTCAATACCTGATGTACCATTTATTCCACTTGTACCTGATATTCCAGATGTTCCACTAGTTCCGGATGTACCATTTAAACCTGAAGTCCCAGATGTTCCGTTGATACCAGATGTTCCGTTTATTCCCGAAGTTCCAGATGTCCCATTTAATCCATTAACCCCTGATGTTCCGCTAGTACCATTAATACCGCTGGTTCCAGATGTCCCATTTAATCCATTAACTCCGCTAGTTCCTGATGTACCATTTAACCCATTAATACCACTAGTACCTGATGTACCGTTAATACCTGACGTTCCACTAGTACCTGAAGTACCATTTATTCCAGACGTACCGTTTAATCCATCGATACCTGATGTTCCGGATGTTCCTGATAACCCACTAGTACCATTAATTCCACTTGTTCCATTAATGCCTGATGTACCATCAATTCCGCTAGTACCTGATGTACCATCAATTCCGCTAGTTCCAGAAATACCTGACGTTCCGTCTATTCCCGAAGTTCCGTTAACCCCAGAAGTGCCGTCCATTCCAGATGTCCCATCGATACCGCTAGTACCGCTAACACCACTAGTCCCTGATATTCCGCTAGTACCAGAAGTACCATTAACTCCAGAAGTTCCATCGATTCCGCTAGTGCCAGAAGTCCCATTCACACCGCTAGTTCCCGAACTACCAGTGAAAGAACCAAAAAAGTCACTCCAATCGGTTATGTCCCCAACCCACGGACTTGAATTTAATTTATAATAAGTTGTACCACCACTTACCCCGACAACCATTCCTGATCGTCTTCTAAGATTTGGTATATTATTTAAATCGGATATAGTATCAACGTTTCTAAATCCATCAATACCATATAAAGGGTCAATAACTGGATATAAATCGGTAGAATCGGTAGGGGATATAAACCCTACAATCTCAACACCACCCGAATATTTAAAATCTCCCATACTTTATTTATTATTAAACACACATCCAAGAATTTATATGACCATAGAAACTAAAAAATGATCTATAAATATTATAGGTTGTTGGATATCCGTTTATGTCGTTTATTACTATTTGACCAATGTTATTCATAGGAATTATCGACCCATAACAACCGTTGGTACTTTCTCTAAATTCAGTAGGCTGTGCAAACCCAACAGGAATTAGAATATATGAGTATCCATTACCCACAACTATATCCACATAACTATTAACCGCAACATTTCTATAAATACTACTTAATGAGGTAATTCCTGATAACGTAATAGTTGGTGAAGCATATTTACCAAAATACAATTTTGGGTTTTCAGGTTGCGGTATTGGTGTTGGTGCTGGCGTTTGTCCACCCACACAACAAAAATCACTATTACTAAAGGATTCCAAAACATTAACATATAAATTATCCCTTAAAGGTAGTTTCACTAATCCTTGATCACCACTGAAACTAAACTCACAAATAAATCTACCATCGTTGACTGTGTTTTTTTTTGTGAACTGATAGTATATTGAATTAGTTGCTTGATCTAATACACAAACACCATTTAAAACCTTATAAACCTGAGTATCAATATTTTTCATTGAAAAATATATTGTATACCCGTTTAGGTTAGTATTAACGTAATTAAAATCCAATCCTCCGTCTTTAACTAAATCAACTTCTAAAATTGGTAAAGTACTTTTTTTTCTAATGAAAAATTCCATATTAATAAATACTTGTATAAAAGAAAAGGTATCCCTAATGGGACACCTTTCTTAGATTTTAGAACACCCCCCTTTCTTTAAAGGTTTATGAAACTAAGTTACTACACTATGTTTCTGCCGTTATTATTTAATTTGCCAACGACTATGCAAACTCTTTAGAATTTATTTTTTATAAGTCTATTATAAATTCTATCATTCAGTCTCATGTTATTTTTATTATAAATATCTCGTTGTTTTATTAAATTAGAATTTTGAGTAAATTCCTAGTTTACCGTTATACCTATTATCACATTTATCTAAAATATGATCGACAACTTTTCTTGAATCCTCATCAATATCCGAATCTGATTTTGCCAAATATATTGATCGGCAAAACCCTCTTTTTAAATTAACCTTTGGTGAATTTTCTTTTAAAGATTCAAAAAACTCCTGTGTTGATTTAAGTTTATATATTTTAATTTTATCATTAAATACGGAATTAATATCACTTTCAGTGTAGAATTCATTAAAAAAGGAAAAGGGAAGTTCCGTTGTCCATCCTTGTGACATCTTTTCTCTAATCTTTTGTTTAATTCTAACGGGTAAGTATTCTAACCCTGAAACCTCATCAGTTTTTAGTCTTTGTATTGCTGTTTCCTCTTTTTTTTTTAATCCCTCTTCAGGTTTTTCGTTTCTTTCTACTTCTTTACCTTTTCTTTCTTTTTTGTGAAGATCCAGATTAGACATTTCTCCTTTATTAAAAGAACCCTTTACTAAAAACCAGTTACCGTCAGCCGGTCGAGCAACAGACCATATTTCCATTTCACCACGAGACTCTCTAACCATTTTCAATACATTCACTAAACCAACCAATTTAGTTGACTCAGTTAAGTGTGCCAAATCTTTGGTGAACATAATTTTAACAACATCATCATGAGTATCCACAACCGCACGAACAAAGGAGTCATCCTCATCGTATTTTTTTCTGTAATGATCAATACGATCCATAATGTCTTCCATTTTTATTTTAACGTCTTTGTATTCCCCAGTTTCTTCATTGTAAGATTGGAACTTAAACGTGTCTTTCCAATGTTTAAAGTTATCTTCGTCAAATCTTTTACTCATAATTTATTATATTAAAATTTTAATTCATTTAATGGGTGTTGGTTACCATCCTTATCCTCATATACAAATCCACCTTCACCTCCACTATTTACCACTTTAAAATCACCACCATTTGATTTAACCATGTAACTTACAATCGGAGCTTTCTCCAATTCGGATTTAATTTCAATCGCACTATCCTTAGTTGATTTTAACTTATCAAGTATTCCGACTTGTTTATAAACGTTGTCAATCGCCTCATGTCCTCTTTTAGTTATTTCTGGATCCACACCCAATTTTATATACATATTTTTTGTCACATTTGTTGCGGTTTCGTATTGTATTAAACCACGTTCCACCATGTATCCATTAATGAATTGCTTCCAAGATTCAAACTCATCTTTAATTGTTTGATTGGCTGCTAATTTTGTGTTAGTTGTGGTAACTAGTTCGTCCAAATCCCTATGAGCCACCTCTTGTGGTGTTAACTGATCAACAATAAATTGAGACTCAACAACTCTTTTTACGATTTTGTTACTCATGGAACTAAAAGCAACGTCATATAAGGGTTCTATAAATTTATACCAATCAGGGTATTGGGACTTAAAAGAATCGCTATTCATAAAATAACCGATAATATCTTTAGAGATAAGTGATTTATATAAATTACTAAATAAACCATCAAAAAAAGGTTTTCCGTCCAAATCTAATCCCGAAAAGGCCTCACCTATAGATTCCACCAAAGTTGTTCCTGCAGCGTACACCAACGGCATATATATGTACTTATATAGTTGAGTTTGGATATAATTTGCCCCTCCAGCCGTCATAGTTATACCTAAAAATCCCTTAGATTTTGTTGCGTAACCCTTCGATACCATGTATTCCATCATCTCTTTTGGTGTTTTAAAAGTACCCGTCATAAAAAACGTCCAAATCTTTGCCCCATTTCTTTTAATCCAATTAAAAATACCTTTTGTTAAATCTTCAGAACTTTTTAAAAGTGATGTTTCCATAATATCTTGGAATATATCTTGACTTTCTTTGGGTGCTTTTTTTATAACAGCATCATCCGCCATTTTTGTGAAAGTACTATCATTAATAATCTCCTTCCAACTAGAAAATCTCCAACCACTCGGATTTTCAGACATTAATTTTTTAGTAATATCTCCCCACGATTTTAAACTTTTAGTGTCTAAATTCTTTACCATATAGGTATTTAGATCTTCCCAAAGTTGGGAATAATACTGATCGGATTCTCCAAGTTCTGAACGTAATCTTAAAAATTTATCTTTTAACTGTTTAATTTCACCTCCTGAAATCCCTGTCGTTACATTCATTTTTGTTAACCTTAATTCTAAAGTTTTTAAAAAATTATCAAAATATCCAGATGCGGTTTTATCCGGTAATTTAGCACCATATTTATTTGCTAAATTTCTAAAGTAATCAAAATTTAACATGGATTCTCTATACTTTCTAACAAACGGTTCTATCCACTTCCAAAAGATTTCACCCAATATCCCCATTTTAGTTTTTACAGGGTATTTTAATCGTTCAATAATTAAATCCACATCGTCTGGACCCAATCCGGATGTGCGTAGAGTAGCCATCTCGTCAACCGTCCAAGTTAGTTTTTGACCCTCACGAATGGATTTAGTTATTTTTTCTAATGTTTTTCGAATTTCAGGACTCGCCTTTGTGGATATATATTTTAATTGATTAAACGCATCAAAAAATTTAAAATTCAACTCCACAGTTGCAAATCCACCTTTACTTTCTAAATTGAAGGGGTTATTTCTAGGTGAAATAATTTCAGTTGCGGTTTCCTCAATGAGTTCGTCACCATTACCCCCGTTTGATGGTGGAAATAACTCATCCTGTATTCTTACCTCATCTGCAACATTATCCACAACATCATCCACAACTGGTGGTACATGTTTAATCGGTATTCCAGCATCATCGATACCTTTCCATTTTTTTGGATTTAACCATTCATTAGGTAATATGTCTGACTTATTAAATTTACTTATGGTTTTTGTGGTTTTTGGTTTATTTAAAACCCTACCTTCAGATTTAAATTTTTCTAATAAATCTTTAGTTTTTGAATTTGATCTATATTTGGTTTTAAACGATTGTAGTATCTGTTCAGCCAATTCATCATCTACTTTATTTTCAGATAATATCTTATTTATAAACCCATCAAAAACGTCATACATCTCATCAACATTATTAAGGACTTCTCCTTTATCGTAAATCTTTTGTAAAGCCCCACTGATACTGTAGTCTAAATTACCAAGTGATTTAGAAAGAACACTTGTTGGATCATTTAAAAATTTAGTGACTAAATTTTTTGCTATCAGTTGTGTTTGGGCTGAGGTAAGACTTTCCACAACTCCAAATCCCTTTACGTTTTTTGTCTTAGATGCATTTTTTAACGCAGTTACAAAATCATCACTAGGTGTGGTTAATGCCTTTCTAACGTTTGCGTCATTTTTTAAAACATTTCTGACGTTTTCTGCCCTAATAGGTTCTAATCCTGACGCCTTTAATTCGTCCACTAAATCATCAATCTCATTATCGGTTAATTTTTCATTTTGGTATCCTAATCTTTTAATGACATCATCTAAACTAGTAAATCTTTTTGTACCTGCACGTATTAAATCATCTAACCAACCCATTTGTTCAGTCAATAAAGGTAATTTAGTAATTTCTCGAAATCTATTAATTTCATTTAATAGTTTATCTTCCATAGTCTTTTAATATATAAATATAATTTTATTCAAAATAATTAATCTTTTGGGTATTCAGAGTCATACTCATCCGATATAAAATTTATGTTCCAACTGTTTGGGTCCATATCCTGAATTTTGTCAGTCATATTTTCCCCAACATCTTTTTTTATTTTAACCATTTGTGATGGGTCTAATTTTTTCTCTAAATCGGACTCCTTTAATGGGTTTTGATTTTCTGACTGTATTTTTTTTACTATACTCTCCTCTATTTTTAATATTTCATCTTTCGTTAATTTATCAATTTTAGAATCGTAAGGATTTACACCCGACATGACTTTAATCTTCTCCATAATTTTTTTAGTTGTGTTAGCCCCAGTCTCGCCATCTATTTTTAAATTATTCTTTTTTTGAAAATCTTTCACTACCATCGAAGTATTATAATCATAATAACCCCACTTAAAAACGACGTCAACCACTTTTTTTTCTGTTATTGGTGACGATTTCAGTGATAATTTTGTATCTAATGTGGGGGTTCCTGTTGATGGAAGTCCCGATACCTTTCTTGACGCACCGATACCTCCCGTTGGGTCGTATGTCTGTTGTTGTGGTAGTGGTGGAACGTTTGTTGGTGATTTGGCAGGCAATGGTTCATTAAAAGTCCCGAAGGTGGTCTTAATTTCTGTAAATTTAGTGTACCCTAAATTTCTTAACGCTAACTGTATCGATAATGTTTCTAATGTATATGTTGATTGATATTTAGACATAGTCAAGTTTATGTTCGAGTCAATAATATTTTGCAAACGTTTCAATACCAAAGATTTAACGTCTTTTTCTAACCCCCTAACTTGATCTTGAAAATTTTTCAACGCCCTTTGATCTTCGCAATCAGTTGAATATTTTTGTAGGAATTTCGCAACTCCACCTATCATTTGTAAATACCCTTTTTCGGTATCACTTAACTTGGTTAAACCCATAGGGTTACAAACCTTAAGTACCGACGCGATATAGTCCCACGAACGGAATACACCACCAATGGTTACCCCCATTTGTGTTAAAAATTTCGCAGGTAAATACCCTTTTTTAACCATCCACCAAATACTCTTATATAACACATTAATCGATGTCATTTCATCTATTGTTTCGGTGATTGCCCTTTTTGCGACTTCTTTTTTTAACATTTTTTTAGTGCCTTCATCGCCTAACGAAGCTAAAATCTTTACTTCCTTTTCTGTGTATTTTTCAAACACCTCACCCGCAGCTTCTTTTTGAACCTTTTTCATTAATATTAACTTCTCACCCTTACTGAGGGTTCTACTTAACATCGCAAATTGCCCTGCTGGTATAAACGCAAAACAAAACCCTAAACCTGCGGAGTATTTATCTCCTTCGGCTAAATAAAGACCTGCATCCAACAACTCAAAGGCTATCGACGCTGGTGGTATCATCATAGTTACTATTGAAAGAACGGGTATTATGGTGTGTAATACTTGACTCGCAGTTGATGGAATTATTAACGATGTTAGACTCCTATTCATGAGCCCCGCTCTTGAAAATTTTTCTTCTGTATTAAACTTTTCTAAATGTGACTCTATCTGTCTTAAAAATTTATCATTAGTTTGGTATTGGTACTCTTGACCAAGTCCCGAGGGACTTTTTCTAATCGTATCATTTAACCACGGGTCCTCACCAAGAGAAAATTCTTGTTCTTGTATGAACCCTAAAAGAGTGTTAGGGTATGCCGAATCTTTATATTTTTTTGATAATAAGTTTCTTAGTATTTGATATTGTTGTTTGTTTTTTATTGAAAGTATTGCGTCTGACATACCTTGCTCATCAGTACCCCACTTCCATGGTGCCCACCCACCATCAATTTCATTTACGATTTTGTTATATGAACGAATAGCAGATTGTTTATCATCCTCATAGATTTCATCCTCCGTTTTATTGGGGTTAAATTTAGGTGCCGTTCTCGATGGTTGGAAATCCCCTTTAGTCCCTAACCTATCGCTCGGTACTTCGTATTGTTCTGATAATACTTTACTACTATCAAAATTCATTAATAGTAGTTGTCTTATTAACTCTTCATTTAGTTTTTTCATTTTAACATGTTACCCTTTCCTCTTTTTAATTGTGCCCCGACAGTGTCCGCCCATTTAGTATTTCCTAATTGGTTAGCTGGTCCCCTTGTCAGTCCCGCTGTCCAAATACCTGGAGCTCCAGAGTCAGGAGTAGTTGTTTCCGTTTCGGTACTTGTTTCTTCACCCTCTTCATTAACCTCAGATTCTTCATCCAATTCCTCATCGGTTTTTTCAACCTCCATTAGTTTAAGTATTTTTTTAATATCGTTTCTGAGCTTATTCATAATAATATAAATACTTTAAAAAATATAAAACGTTAATTAATATAATAATCTAAAATTATTTTTAATTTTGAGTTTTTAGTTGTGTAAGAAATTTTATATTTTTCTTTTTTAACGTATAACAATAACTCATTAATATTTAAAGGGTGCGACTCTTTAAAATTAAAATTTGAAATATTTGTTTTGATTTTTGCGATTTTTAATGATGGTACAATAATGATAATGGCGTAACGTTTAAAAATACCAAAAAAATAAACTTTTTTTAAAGTTATCTTAGCTGTGATATGATCAAATGTTATGTTGTTCACCATAAAAATAAGTATTAAACTTATTTTTATTTAAAGACTTTCTATCACATTTTTTACTTTACCTCCCGTACTAGCAATCGCCCCATTACCGTTATGTATTCTAGAGTCTATCGATACCTCATATAAAGAATCTCTATCAATGTTACCACTAGCGACTTCAGAGTTGATAACGTCAGCAAATTTTTGAAAGAATCCAGGACCATTCCAAACACCATATAATAAATGTAATGTTAGTCTTTTATCTTCCTCCACCAGTTTTTTAGCTTCTGGAGATAGGTTTTGACTTTTCAATGTTTCATATCTCGGTATCATCATTTCATAGATGTAATCCCTTAACTGACCCTCTATCGATCCACCCATGTATCCGTGACTCCATTTCGGTTTACCTGTGGACTCAACCGACCAACCACTATTTTTATCTATCAGATCCCAAAATTCAGAACCAACGGGATCACTATCCCAATTACCCGCCATTCTATCTATACCGAACATGGTTTCCGATGAGTTTTTAAGTGCCGCCTTCATATCGGGATTGGTAGCATTTTTAGCCGCTGCCGCAAAGTGTACCTCATTCGCATAACCACCCTCAAAATTATCAATAACTTTATCACATAAATCCTCAAGATTGTAAGTGTCCACCTCGTATTGTTTTTTGGTTTCTTCTAATCCACCAATAAACTTAGCCAAATCGTCATCCTCAAAACCCTTACCTTTTAATTCCCATAAAAGTTCAGTCAATGTAACTTTATCGGATTTACCATTAACAGTTAATTGGTTTTGCGATTGGAATGATTTTATCGCGTCTTCGGTTTTTTTATCGTAGTGTCCGTTATTTAAAACTTCAGAATGACCCAAAAACATTAACGCTATTTGTATAATTTCTACTTCACCTAAATAATGATTACTTAATGATATATCATAAACGTTAGTTGATTTTGATATTTTTTCAAAAACATCTAAAAATTCATATATGGTATCGAAATCAGTTTTATCATCAATATCCATATCGGTAAAGTCAATATTTTGGTCATCCTCCACATCCTCCATATCGAATGGAGATTTAATTACGAATCGTTTAATATAGTTTCTTATTTTTTCAACAAAGTTTGATGTCGGTTTTACAATGTCGTAACCAACAACTTCAAACTTACCGGTGATTTCCTCACCAACAATTTTTACGTTATCCTTTCTAAATAAATCAAAGAACGTTATTGATTCATTTTTTATTTCGTCAACCTCTTCAGGTTCAAGACCAAATTTATTGGCATTCACATAACCTTTAATAAGGTGTAGTCTAGCGTTAGGGTATATGTCATTTAAAGAGTCAACCAAAGCTGAGATATTTTGATTGGTGTCGAACATTTCGTTTGACCCGACTGAAATAAATACCTCATCTATATCGTCATTTATCTCCTGTTTGGAAACCCTATTAATTAAGGTATCCACCGTAAATGATGGGTTCAACAAATTTTCGTTTACATATAAATATTCGTCCTGTAACATCATGGCAATTCTATCACCAATGACTATAACATTACTATTATTATCGTCAACATTCTCAATTAAGTTAATTAATCTTCTAATCTCTTTTATTTCATTAATTAATTTCATATTATCTATATTCCGATTTAGGTAGTTTTTTTGGATATACGACGTAGTATTCATTTAAAAATGCCGTGAGAGTATCCTCATTTTGAATATAATCAAAATCATCGTCATCCCACTCATCCCCATCCTCATCTTCATCCATTATCTCTTCAAAGATATGTAAGTCCTTTTTATCGTCAAACCCAAATTCTTCAAAATAAGTGTATTCGATAATATCCTCTCTAATTACGTCGTCATCATCACCGAAGATTCTAAATTCGACGTTTATTATATTTTGTTGTTTATCAACATAATGAGATATAATTTCAACAATTTCCATTAGTTAAATTTTTGAAACCTTTTAAACATATCTAAAGATTTAGATACACTTTCTTTAATGTCCTCAATTTTTTCCTCTTCGACTTCTTCATCCTCTTCGTTATCAACGTTAAATTCAGGTTCACCCTCAAAATTAGACGTCGTAGTATCATACAGTCCACCACCATAAGAATCTATTGGTCCGTGAGTATCAAACTCGTACGGCTTCGTTCCTGGGTTTGGTTGTACCATACTTTGTTGAGGTCCAGGAGAGTCAAAGTCGTATGCCGCATCTATCTCATCGTAATGTAAGTTTTTAGCTGCAATCTCATTAACGTTATGGTTATGGTATGGTTTTACCTCACCTTTAGCATTTACTGTAATCCCCGCCTTGTCTTGAGCAGCATCATAAACCATTAACGGTGTCATGTTGGAAGTTACGTTATTGGTAGCATACCCATCGTATACTTTACTATGTTGTTGTTTGATTTGTTGTCTTTCTTCATCAGACATACTTGAAAATCCTCTCATTCTATTTCTTTATCTAAAAATTTATTTGAGTTCTCCACCCAATATTCTTTTGCTAATTTTGCCAGTTTTATCATCGCATGTTTTACATCATCTATTTCAGTATCCATGTCGTTGTTTTCTAAAAGCTCCATAGCATTACTTATAAATATCATCCTAACTTTTTCTGCTCTCGAAATTATCGCATCATGAATTTCTTTATCTTCACTATCAAATTCGGTTTCATAAGATTTTAACTTAATGTAGTCCTTTATAAAATCAGAACCAACTAATAAAAATTTACCACCATCTAATACCATATTAAAAAATCCTGTCCTTCTCTCAAGTTCAAAAAATTCACATACATACTCGAGTTCACTTTTACTAAACACATTTAAAAAATCCCCCCATCTAATAATATCATCCACATTATTAAACATAGACTCATTTAGTGAATCCACATTTGATTCATAATATTCTTTATCATATAACCACGAGTCTGTATCTGGCATTAATGGTAGAGTACTTATAGGTTCCCCAGTGTCTTGATCATACCATGCCACTTTATAAGCATACCCACAATCATTTTTTGAAAACTTAGGTTGTTGTTGTTTATATTTTAGAGGGTCACTTTCAACGACACCTTTCGATAAAATCGGTACCGGACGGTAGTCATCCATATGTATCAAAACTATCCGATCATTAGGGGATAGTTCCGGATTCATCTCATTAAGGTTTTTTTCCATATGTAATAAATATGTTTGTTATATTAAATAAGTTTTATATCTTTGTATTAAATAAGTAAATAATTTTGTTATATGGAAAACTACGATAAAGTTTCAATACATAAAGACTCGTTTTGGAGTAAAAAATCGTTATACGATAAATTACCCAATTGGTTAATCGAATTCTTAACGGGATGTAAAAATCTAATCAAATGGTTTCCAGTAATATGGAGAGACCGAGATTGGGATAATAGTTTCATTTATGAAATAATTAAAGTTAAATTAAATAGCCAAGCAGAATATATTGGTAGTCATAATAGACACCAAAGAGCTAAACGTGATGCCGAATTAATGAGATTGACTTCCCGTTTAATTGAACGTTGCCAAGATGATTACTACGATAGTGAATTTATGGATTATCACGAATCTAAGGTTAATTGGTTAGATGTTGAAGGTAGACTTGGTTTGAAAGAATTGGATCTTGAACTTGTTAGTGAAAACTTCGATGAGTACTTCAAAAAATATCCTCGTCAATACAAACGGGTAATGTCGGGTGAGATTGATTTATACAGAAAACCTATCGAAGAAAAAGATAAACAGTTAATTGCTATGGAGATTGCTCACGAAAACCAAGATAGATGTCGTAAATTAGTATTTAAAATTATGGAAAGTCGTATCGACGGTTGGTGGGATTAGAATGGGGTATGTGTGGTTGACTCCGTAAATTCTGCAACATCAGTGATTACAACAACTCTATCCCACTCATCAGTCCCGTATTTTTGATCTATATCATAAACATCAGGTTCAGTATTGGTACGTATGACTACCAATAAAAGAGTATTTTCCATGTCATCCACTATGTCTTCATTTGTCATAGGATCATTCTCATCTACACTTAATATAAAATCATCTAAAGTGACATAATGGGAGGAGTAGGTGTCGGTATAATGGTTTTCATCTGATTGAACTATTCCATCCCCACCACAATTTTCGCAAGATTGTTGACCAGCCCCCTCACAACTCAAACAGTCTTGATTACCAGAATTACTACAAGCATGGCACTCGTAATGACCAACACCACCACAATCATCGCATGACTCTTCACCGGTACCATCACAATGACTACATTCATCATCCGAATCGCCACCTGTGCCGCCACATTCATTACACTCCTGTTTACCATCACCATTACATGTGTCACAATCTATTGACCCATCACCTCCGCAATTGTAACAGTCTTCATTACCGCTACCACCACAACGCCTACAATCATCAAGACCATCGCCGTAACAGTCAGAACACTCAATATCAATTGTCCCTGGACCTTCATAATCAAGAATGGTAAACATATAAATCTTATTTAGGGTTAGGAATATATCATCTTGATTATATCCCTCACTTAAAAAGTATGTATAATAAATAACTCTTATAATATCATATTTGGTAAGTTTTGAAAAAAACATTTTTACCATATGATCATGTTTGAATAAATTATAAAGAGATCGTAGAGTAATCACCTCAATGTCCGAACTATTCTCAGCGAACGTTAAGTATCTTTCACCATAACCATTAAGTTGTGAGTCTGAAATCATGTAATTTAAAAATAAGTTTGCTCGAAATAAAGTACTTGGAATTTATCTTTCATATTAACCAATTCACTTGCATTAATTAAATCATTGTATTCAACAACAGCACCTTTTTGAATTTCTCTAAATTCAGTTAAAAAATCAAATGTTGTAATGTCTTCAGATATTAAGTCTTGTGAGTTTTTATTATATTCATTCATTAAATCTAACTCCATTTTATATGCTCCATTAATAATATCAATTAAACTATTAAACGTATGTTTTGTTGGTGCTTGAGGGATTTCTGGAATAATATTAAACCCAACCATGTACTCTTGAATTTTCTGTGAATGTTTCAGTTCGTCTTTAGCCTCATTTTTAAAGAATTCCGCAGCTTTTTTATAATTCATATCTTCACACCAATTAGTTGCCGCTCTATAGTAATAATGTGCAGTGTATTCGTCTTTAATTCTATCAGTTAAAATGTTAATTACACTTTCACTTAATTTATAAAGTTTAACTCTACCTCCTTCATTTTTTTCGTCGTTTTCCTCAGACTCTTCTTGTTCTAAAATTGGAGAATTATAGAACTTCTTATTTAGTAAATCTTTTTTTGTTATCATAATCTTTTTAGTTTATATTTATAAATATGTACATACTCCAAGAAATAAATAGAATTAAATTATTAATGTTGTTAAATGAAGGTAAATCAATAAATAATGACGTACCCGAAGATAACATATTTAAAGATTTTGATGTGGATTCATTTAAAAATCAAACACCACCTGAAGACGATAGTGAAGAAACTAAAAAAGAAATAGAACATTTAAGCACTTTGGATTTAGATAAAAAGTTCGTTCAAGAGAAGGATGACGTGGTGGGTAACTTTTTTGATTTTTTAGATAGTAAAAGTATAAAGTACGATAAGGAATTATTAAAAAAGATTAAACAGGACGCGACTAAAGTAATACGTATACTAAAAAAGCACTTTAAAAGACCCAGACCATTTAAATTAGATGATAAATTAGATGATATGTCGATGAAATCGATGAGTGGTTACGCATATCCGTCAGGACATTCAACCCAATCTAACCTTTTAGGGTTAATTCTAACTAAGTTTTACCCTAAATACGAGAAAGACTTTAAAAAGATAGTGAAGGATATCACACAATCCAGACAAATGGCTAAAGCACACTACCCTTCAGATATAAAGGCAGGTAAAAAGTTGGCTAAAACAATGTTTGATTACTTAAAAGACAATGATTTAATCCATTAAATCGGAAATTACCTCTTCTTGTAGGAAGTATTTAACTTGATGTAAATCATTACCTAACACATCTTGTAGTCTAACTTCTTTTTCTTCGTCATATCTACCCAATTCATCGTTAGAATCATAAGATTGGAACCCATTTGACTCCAAAACAAAGTCAATTTCAGTGATTTTACCATTGTTATTGGTGGCAATTAACCCCGACCAGTCCTCTCCATGGTATTTTACTACCCCGTAATGAAGTATTTCTTCCGTTAATACGTCAGAATAGTCATATCTGAATGAAAACCCACTACCATCGGGTAAATATGTGGTGTATTCGTTACCTGATTTGTCGTCAGAATCGTCATCTGCACCCCCTAAATTGTTACTTTTAGACGTATTTTGGGGTATAAAGTCTCCCTTTTTACCCGAATTTAACCACTCTGAGTACCTATTTAGGGTACTTTTTTCGTCATTTTCAAGGTTTTCGTACCCTATTTCGCTTACTTTATCTAAAATATGGTCGATTTCAGCGGTATTTTCCATTAAAAAACGGTATTGTGACTCTGTTATAATGATTTTCATACAAATAAATAGTCTAAAATGTCAATTTATACCTAAAAAATAACTATTTTAGTTTAAATAATAAAATAAAAACTTAAAAATACCCAAAAATCTATTGATTGTTACCTTTTAAAGATAAAAAAAGGTAAAATAGTACTTTTTTAGTAAAAATCACACAGAAAAGATTAAAATATCGGTAAAAACTGTGTCAAATGTTGATTTTTTAACCACTTTGACAAAAATACCTCCATTTTTCTTAAAAGTGACATAACTTTGGACTCAAAACACCTTAATTTGTGTAAAAAGTAGTGAATCTATGTTAGGATAGGTTATTGAACCCAGTGTGGTAGTATAATACCGTCCATTCGGCCGAAATTAAGGGATATTTACTTAGAATGTCGTCCAATTCCACATAAACTCGTTCAGACTCTGTCCCACGACTATCATTTTCAATAATATCAAAATATTCTGATATACATTCACCTAAATCACGACTTATTTCTTCATTAGTGTTAGAATAATACCAAATTCCACGTTTTGCATCGAATTCGTTCCATATCATGATGGTATCGTCGTGACTCTCAATATTAAAACCAGTACTACTACCCATTATCTTAACCGTTTTGTTATAAGTGGACAACTGTAGGGTAGTTTTACCATCAAATACGGATTGTATTTGATTTTTTACCGTTTCATTTAAATATACCCCCATATATTCATCCAATAAACGGGGTTTGAAATAAATATTGGTGTATTTACTAAAATCATCCATAACATCCTTCAAATATTCGAGAATAATCTCCGAATAGTAGGGAACATCGTTAAAATTTTGAATTGAGAACTCAATTGTGCGAGTATCCCTACCCATTCTTTCAGGTTTTAAGTGAATTCCATTAATTTCTATTGAGTTCCCACCAATAAAGTCTAAAAATAACCGATAAACCTTAGATTTATCCATAATTTAGTCTTCACTGAAGTAAGAACTCTGAACTCTAACCCCTTTAGGTAGCTCAAAATCTTTTCTTTTGATTCTGTCTTGTCTTTTGTATTTTTCAACAGGAAATTCCGAGTTAAGTTTGTTAAGTTCAACGATATATTTCGTACCGTGCTCATTAATTCTATTAATTACGTCATCAACAAGTTCAGTTCTTTCTGATGGTGCTAATCCAGTAACGTATCCACTGTTTTCGTTGACTACATTTTTAATAATTCTTCTAATATCTGATTCTGTTATTCTCATCGTAATTGTTTTACTATTTTTTCTGCAAAAATTATGAATCCAAGTATACCATCGTTATCATTATTAACAATCGCATCCATATATTCGTTATATTTATCTTCAGGTAACATATCCATCTGTGTTGAGATTTGAATTTCCATATTTGGTAAATATCCTTCCACTCTTTTGGCTAAAATCCCTCTCATTCTATTAACAATCTCTCGACCGTAGTTCATATTTTGAATTTCGTGCTTATGTGTGTCTGTACTTTTAATTATTGCTTGTCTTACCTCAGGATCCTTTGGTAAACTAGCCGCTGTCTTATAATATTCAGCACCTTTAACTAATTCGTGAACAAGTAATGGGAAATGTGGGGCTCTAGCCTCAATTTTAACTTTTCCATCTTCCATTGGTAGGACATCACAATATGCAATTCTTCCAGCACCGTTTGATGCCATCCTTTCTAACATATCAGCATTGTCCCAATAAAAATCGGAGATACCTTTAGTGAAATCTCTATACTTATCATATAGTTGTGGGTCAATAGCGTCCAATTCCTCATCCATAAAGTTTGAAACGTAATTAAAACCATCAATCCAAGCTCTTGCTTGTGTTTGTGCGTTTTGAAAGTGTCTTTTCTTTTCCAATGCTGAGAAGTTAGGTGTTTTTTCCTTAACTTTTTCGATTTCCTTTGATGGAAAGTTTTGTGGGGTTTGTCTACCACCTGGATTTGAAACTAATTTAGCGTCGATAATTACTTTACCCGAATCAACCATCTTTTTTAACGATGGGTAGATTCTAAAAATAGCCTCAACAGCTAAATCTTGAAGCTCCTCCTTATTTTCTCTCTCAAGGTTAGGTAAGTTTTGCATAACACTCATTAACTTATTTCTTCTTTGAGATTTTTCATCCCTGTCTTGAGTTGTTCCCGCTAATTTTGCCTGTTGCTTGAATTCATCAGGTAAATAATCACCCACAGGTGGGGATTCGTATAATAGTTGCCATTTTTTCATATTATTTTAATTTGTTCAAATATTTGCTAACTAAGTCCTCTAAAGATTTACTAGTGTCGTCACTATCGATTTCATCGCTTTCTACTTCGTCAGTGAATGGTTCATTTATATCCTCATTGTCATCATCACCATAGTATGGACTATACATACTTCGATCTTTATAATCGTCATCGTCATCATCACTAAATCTATCTTTACCTTGTGGTTGTAAATCTGGAAGAGGGTTAAATTCTTTAGAACGTTCAGGATCGAATGGGTTAGGGAATGGGTCAGTATCGGGAGCAGTTCTTTCTCTTTCTTTTTCCTTTTCTCTTGATGGAGCCGGAGCAACATCTGGATTAGCAAAATCAACATCGTACTCATCGTCCATTTCTAAATCGATATCCATTTTTGACATATCTTGTTCCGAAATTACTCTACCTGGTTTATACCCAAATAAAAATTTCATTTCTTGTAATTCGTTTTTTAAATCTTTTTTCATAATTTCTTTTTTATATAAATACAATGTTACTTCAATAAATCATTTATTATAGTTAAGTAATTTTTGGGACTCGTAAAAAAACTTGTTAAATCGATGACTTTTTTTATTTCCGTATAACTACCTTTAATTGGTCGAGGGGTAGTGTTGTTTGGTCGATTATCAGGGTTTCCTTCTATTATCACTATTGCTGGTATTTGTGAAATCCCTAGTGAATCGGCAGCCAAAGTAAATCCTTCAGGGTCCGACCCACTACCAACGTAATTAACGGGTATATAGTAATTGTTAAGTTTACTAATGGTTTCTTCATTTGTGTTAAGTCTGGTTATTAAATCATCACTTAACCTATCTCCCTTGCTAGAAAATAAAATAAAGGCGGGTTTCCCCTCATCTGTTGATTTTTTAATTAATTCTCTAAACCCTATCTTTGAATAAATGATGTTTGGAGAATCTACCTTTGTTGTTTGTGTGTCATCTAACGATTCTGGTGATGATGGTTGTATTATGATTTCAAAATCTTGTAGTTTTTTAATTTTTACTCTAATGGTTTTAGAATCGTCGGTAGGAATAATATACATACCATTATTTAAACAAGTTTCAACATCCTTCGCTACAGGGACATTTTGGTATTTTACAACAATTTTAATCCGCTCTTCCTCACCACACACTTCGTCGTCTTTGTCACTACTAAAGTATGGGTATTTATCCGAATCAATCCATATATTTTTTAAACCATCCTCTGACGTTTTTTTATTAACAGTATCGGTAGTTGCGTCGAATGTTACGCCCTCATTACCCCCACCCACAAATGTTGAGTAATTCATAAGGATATTCTTATGGTAAATTTCTATTTCCGCACCCACTATATTTTCACCACTTGGTGTCACAACTTTAATGTTAAAAATTGGGACACGGTAAGACTTCGCCTCTACCGTTACCGGTTCTAATTCCTGACTTGTGAATTTGTAGTCTATGTTAACAACAACGGGGGAAGTGGTCTCTGAGGTGATTTTAATGGGTCTATTATTCGTCTTGTCACCACCACCAAACTTAAGAGTATAGTTACCTGGAACTAAATTAGGTATAGTCATTTTATATTCCCCATTTTCGTCTGTTCGTGCCCGACCCTTATCAACTATAACCCCCTTTGAATCGTATAGTGTTACATTAAGGTTAAGGTATGGGTCATGAGATTCTGTATCTTCTTTAACCGTTCCTTGTATAGTTATCCCGCCCGACTGTTCAACAATGAGTTTATGCATAGACAAAATGGTTTGTCTATCATTCTCCGATATATTAATTTTTTTTATCATTACATTTCAACTTTAATTATCTCAACAAGGGTTTGATCCGTCGGTTGCGAATCTCTAACCTCCGTATTAACCTCACGGCCGTCGAAGACATCAAAATTTTCGTCACCATGTAGTTGGTCACTTATCATGCCCTGGTCGTAACTGTAGATTCGGTGTCTATATGTTGATGTTATCCATTGTCTTTCTTCCACATCATAAAAAACATCATACAAACCTAATTTTGGTAATTTGATGACGATATCGTCATTCTCATAGTCAGGGTTTAATTCTATTAATTTAAAAAAGAATCCATATTCCTCCCAGTCTAAATCGTTAACCCCAAAATATTTAACCACATCATCGATTATATCACAATATCCATTTTCGTATCTTTCACGAGCACTATATCCGTTATGTTCATCATGGAATGCATCTCCAAGTTGCTTCAATATTGACCTTAATATTCTATCACTAAATTGTTTTGATAAATCTCTCATACCTATATAAATACTTTATACTTCTAATTGTTTATTAACTAAATAGTAATGGTACCCAAAAGAGTAATAAAGAAATGATACTTTATTTTTAAGAATAAGATTTAACTTTTCTTTTTCGGTGGTTTTGACAGCAATGATTTTTTTATCATCAGATAGTTTCCGACCCGGATGGGTATTGATTGTATCAGAAACTGGAACCAAAAAATAGTTAAGTTTCTTAATTAAAGTTTTCTTATCACCAATAATACTAACACCATGTTTTTTACATAGTAATTTAATTTCGGCAAGTTCTAAAGTTTCTAATTTTTCCATATTATAAAAAGAGTATAATACAAAGATAGTCAATTTTTAATAGTCATACGAATTAAACCCCATAATTATTGATATTTTTTCTTTATCAATAAAATCTGGACGAAGTTCAAACAACATATAACCAAGACCTAGCGAATTATTAGGTGGGGTGTCTGATTTAATTTTTGAAAGTTTACCTTCATCGGTAAAAAGGTAAGATCTGAAGACGACATCAAATGATACATCCAATTTTTTAAACATATTTGATATCATACCTAAATCCCCGTCACACACCATATCAATAATAATCTCACCAGTTACATCAAAAAGTCCCTCATCCTTTGATATTGAAAAATCGATATTATCGTATGAAATATCATTTAACCCTTCCCCGATCTTAATTTCTAAAATGTATTTTAGAGTTTCAAGTCCATCTAATGCGTTTTGTTTAATTTCGTTTACGTCCATTTTAAATGTTTTTTAATTGTTCAGAAGTGACTTTATCCACATCCATCATAGCCGATACCCGACTAGCATATTCACGTTTTAGATTTAATTTTTGTAATATCTCGTCAGTCATGTTATCTTTTAGAATATCGTTTTGAAATAAATTAACTTTATATTTACTAAACCTACCTTCAATTAAAGAGACTTGTAATTTTGGTATGTCATTTTTTTCTTCGTCCTTCTTTAAGAACTTATCATACAAATATCTTTGTTCTGATAATACGTTAACGGATACCATTAGTTTTTGTTTTCTACTTTTCATATTGGATTTTACATATATATTTTAATAAATAGTTTTACAATACGAATAAAATAAATTATAATTATAAAAAATTAAAATTATGACAAAAGTTAAAAATGGTGATACTGTAACAGTACATTACACAGGGAAGTTTACTGATGGGACAATTTTTGATTCATCAACGGATGAAGGTAGAGAACCAATTAAAACCAAATTAGGTGAAGGAAATCTTATAAAAGGATTTGAAAATGGACTTTTAGAGATGTCGGTTGGCGATAAAAAAACGATTGAAATTGAACCCGTTGACGCATACGGAGAACATCTGGACTATATGGTTCAAGAGGTTCCTAAAGTTCAAATGCCAGGTGAAGTTGAAATCGGAATGCATTTAGAGGCTCACACAGACATGGGACCGATTCAGTTGTTGGTAAAGGAAGTAAAAGAGGATACGGTAGTGTTAGATGGTAATCATCCACTAGCAGGAAAAAAACTTATCTTCGATTTAGAGGTTATTGATTTTGAATAAAAAAATAAACCCCCATAGGTAGCGATACACATGGGGGTTCCTATTGCCGTAGCAATATCGGTCCTAAGCCGTATTTTAAATTTCTTATTTAAGATTACTCATTATATCGTCATATAAATCGTCCGTCATTATAATTTCATTAAATGTAATTCTTGGGTAATCCCCATTATTCACGTATTTTAAATTTTCACTAATACAGTTATCTAGTCTATGCTTGAACTGCCAATCCTCGAGGAAAAAGACTTTAGACATTTCCGAGTTATTAAAATGTTCACCCATCAGTTTAAGTAAAGGTTTAATTTTTTCTTCGATATTTAAAATTTCAACACTAACTTCAGCATACATGTAATACTCACCAACGGAAATCATTTTTCTCTCACCAACAACTTCAAATCGATATTCAAATTCAATATCAAGATTAGTCAGACCAAGCATCGGAGCAGAACATTCAAATGTTTGATTAGATAAAAACCTATTTACCTGTTCCCTTTCTTTTTCGTTAAACATTACAGTTCAAAAAATAATAAGTCTTTTAATATCGTCTTTTTTTTGATTCACCTATTGGTAAGTCAAAAGTTTGTGTCTTCAAACCTGGTTCCATGTCTGATAACAATTCCAACACCTTTAAATAACCTTGAGCCTTTGTAAACGTTTCTTTTACACATGCCTTTATATCTACTGAAGGGACTTTACTTGTGTCCGCCTTGCAAGCCGCAGGTACCTCAACAGAGTTATCGTTAAATAAAGTCTCAACTGATTTATCTTCTTCCTGTTCTTTAAGAATTGATTTTACAATTCTTGAAACTAATTTGTTGTTTAAGTTCATAATATATATTTTATTATAAATACCACGAATGTTCAAAAAACAATATAAAGATTACAAACGAGTCACCTTATCCATTAGAAATTTCAATTTACTTTCCAACTCACTGACACTTTTTAATTGTCTTTCGTTCAAATCGATAGATTCTCCCTTTATTGATGAAATTTGATTTTGTGTTTTTGTATACTCATACATTAGTTGATTATACATTTCTGCTTTCTGTTGATTGTCCATACTGTTAATGTAGTTCACAAATCTAAAAAGGAAATAAAAAACCCACCTGTATTAGAGATGGGGTTTTTTATTTTATTATAACCTTTCGAGGTTATTGTAATGGTTTTTTAATTTTGTCTATCACGTTGGTGCATAACGCTAAAAGACTTGCAGCCACCGAAACCCACGCGGACACCTTAGCATCTGGAGTTCTAGTTTGGGTTGGTGCCGATACCTCAATACCTTTAAGTTTATTTAATTCTGTATCTATCTGAGTTTTCACCCCCATTAAAACTTTTTGTTGTTCCTTTGACATTTTATTAAACTCGGGGGTTATAATCTTATTTACAGTGTCGTCCAGTCGGGTTTGGAGATCAGATATTTGTTCCTTCTTAGACTGCTCATCTTTTTGGGTCTTAATAGCATCCAATGATCTGGTAGCTACAGATATAGTTGCCTCAAGTTCCGATATCTTACGAGCGTCCGGAATCACATTCACCGGGTTAGTATCTGATTTTGGTAATTCAACTTGTTCGGATATCACGAGCCCTGGTTTATAACCAAACATAAATTTCATTTGGTTAATCTCATTTAGTATATTTTGATCCATAGTATTGTTTTAATTATAAATATACGGTAATAATTAATCGGTTAATTTTCACAATGATAGTTTACTTAATTTTACAAAAAAATTCAGAACCTCTATATAAAGAAAAACCACCGTTTTCCGCTTTAATATTTCCATAAGCAACATTATTTGCACGAAAAGGCTGAAATTCTGATTTCAGTCTTTCTGCGCAACTTATAGTTCCGTTTTTACTATTATCGTTTGCAGGTTCTTCCGCTTCATTTATTACTCGTTTAATTATACGAGATAATTCACTTTCAGTTAATCTTATTACTTTTTTCATAGTTTCTTTTATTAATAAATATAAGGTAATTCAATAAATCGGGTGGTTGAGTTAAATTTTTTAGAAATACATACTTTTAAGGTGATTTAAGCTTTTTTTTCTTTTTAAGGTTATACAAAAACTGACCCTTCGCCATTGTACCACCATCATCCTCAGTAAATCCATAGTGATAATCTATACAGTCACATTTAATATTGGTATGATCATAGACATATTCAATTAAAACTTCAGAAAATATCTTTTTTCTAAAGTAGGGAACGTATACCTCCAGACTTTCACTAAAACTAAAACCCAAAGTTAAATCATTTTTACATCCATTATCCATGTTAGTCCATATGGTAATTATATCCTCACCATCTTGATCTAAAATAGTGTAGTAATCTCCTGTCGACTCACCGATGGTGATATCACCCACCAATGTTTCCAAAAGGGTAAATACCAAAGATCTATATTGTTTTTTTGTAATAATGATTTTCATATACTATAAATATACGGGAAACAAAAACCGTCTTAGTTTAATTTATTTTCATTATTTAATTAGATAATCAAATAATTTGACTATCTTTATATTATTAATTAAAACAGGAAACATATGAAAAACGTAATTTTATTTTTATCGGTATTATTAATTCAATTAAATGTATTAGGTCAAAAATTATATTTTGACGAAATTAACCAATCTCAAAATAAACTACTAGATAAATACGGCATAGATTTCACAGGTGCCCACTGTAGGTATATGGTATCGACAGGTAGGGTAAATAGGCTCTGCGATAGTATTGCAGATTCTATGGTTAACGCATATAATCGATTTATGTTATGGAATGACGGATCATTCAAAGTGGTTCCTGATAGGGTCGTTTTAATGTCAGGTTCCGATTATCTTAGCCTTAAACCAAATAGAAATGAATGGCTTGGAATGGACTTCAGGGAAACTACCAAAATATTATCATTATACCATAAAGAGATTCATCAAGATGGAATTAATTCTATTGAGATTTTAGAAGTCAATAGTTATCGAGACTTGGTTCAAACGTTGATTATGGTTGAAGATAGTGAGGGTAGATGGGATTTATTTTTCGGCAATGACGACGATACGGATTTGACGTGTCCTTGGTGTACAACTGAATAAAAATAAAGGGGGGGGTAATAACACCCCCCTTTTTATTATGATGATGTTAAGGCATTATAAACTTCCAAAGCTTGACCTGTGAGTTGCGATTTTAATAACTTTAAAGATTCTGGATTTTTATTTAAGGTTTGAACCATAAGTTGTCCTTCTTGTGTTTTCTTATAAGATGGAACTAATTTGTCAAGTCCATTGGGGAATGATGAATACGCATCGTTAATTTCTTGTACTGAATATTTAATCCCGCTATAATCATTAAAAGTGTCATATTTCTCGTTTATAAAAGTCTTTGACATAAAATCAAAGTCGACGGTACCAACCCTTATGGGTAGAACCGCCAGACCACCTTTCATTGTTACAGTTTTTAACTTAACCACTGTCAAATTATATCTAACTGTATTATCAAAATTACCAATAGGTGTCTCATTCCAAATAATGTAATCACTTCCGACATATGTAGGTGATTCGTTATCTTTACCATATTCAACAGTAAAATATTGTTTTAACTTTATATAGTCAGGAGATGAAGAGAGTTTCATTGATCCAGATTGTTCCGAAATAAAAGGTTTAACGTCACCCGATTTTGTTTCCAATAATGTGTTAAATCTAGCGTTACTCACTTTCATGCCACCAGCATGTTGTTCACGAATATTATTCTTTTCTTCTTCGCTTAAGTCATTTAATAAATGTTTCATAGTTTCTTTTATTAATAAATACAAGACAAAACAATAAAGAGGGGGTAGGGGGTGATTTTGTGTTAAAATTTTTTTTAGAAATTCCGCGTTCAATATAAAGTTAAACGTTATCTTTGTATTATGGAAAATGAATTAATAGAACTTCTTAAAGAAGTATTGGCGTTACACGGAATAAAACAACAAGGATATGTTAACGGATTGTTAGATAGAGGGGTGATTCATATCGAAACCGATACAAAAACAATTTACGCCAATTATGTTAGACAAGATATGATGAATGAATTAGATGACAAAATAATCGACATTATTAACAATCATAAAACAAAAAATCCCCCACTATAATTATCAAAGGGTTAAATCAAATCTTGATCCTTATCCCGATTTAACGATCTCTTATATTCAATAACCTTTTCGGGGTACACAAATAAAAACCCCCTATATTCGAATGTATGATTATCAATTAAATCATCAACATCAAAACCTGGCCAATTATTAAAGAACTCAATATCCTCAGTTCGATATTCACCACTGGGTCCAAACTCCCAAGATTTAGGTTTTATAATTACATCAAGATCATTTACATCTTTAATCATTCCCGTAACAACAAGGGGAGCTGAACCAAATATGGCATATTCACCATGAGGTAAATTATAAGTTTCCAAAAGTTCCAATAAAAAATTAAATCGTTTCATATATTATTTAAATTAGGATACATCTTAATTAATGAATCGTCAATTTTTGCGTTTTGTTTACATCTTTCAGATAAGAATTTTTTTGCAATGCCCTCAACATTTTCATTATAAGACTTATCAAATATTAAAACCCCACCTTGTTTTTCATCCCCACAAACAATACCATGAAAGTCAGGATCATTTAAAAGTTTTTCCCAAATTTTTCTAGCATCAGATGTTGCGCTTTCAGATGAAGATGCGAACCCCAAGTATTTGATAAAGGCTTCATATATTATATACCCCAATCCGATACCTTTTAAATATGGGTGAATCCCTTCTCTAAAATGTATGCGATTATATTCGCCACTCGATTCAATATAAATTTTAGATAAAGAATCAAAAATTTCACTTTTGATTTCATCATCAAATTGATTAACAAAAGAATAGAATTCGTCTGGCATGGTTTTCATAAAAACAGCCTGATACATTCCCTTAGTACGTGAACCCATAAATTGAATACCATAATCAATAAAATTAGAATGTGGTGAATTACCAAATACATTTGTATTTTTTGTTTGATATTGTTCGGTATCTTGATTATTGATATATGAGTTTTCGGTATTTATTTCCTTTATAACATTGTTAACCATACTAATCAATTGTGATTCAGTAAGTCTTATAATTCTTTTCATAGTTTATTCGTTTAATTATAAATACAAGGCACATTAATAAAGAGGGGGGTAGGGGGGAGATTTTGTGTTAAAAATTTTTTTAGAAATTCCATAACAATATACAAAAAATCCCCACCTGTTTTAGAAATGGGGAGATACTTTACATATTATAAGGATTTCATTTTACATATAAATTTTTCTGGAAATTTATTTTTGTATATGAGGGATAGTTGTTGGGAACATTCTATATCACCCCAAAATCCAAATACACATCCTCAAAGGTTGGAAGTAATTCGTGGATATATTCATACATCCTTTGTATTTGACCCATCTTTGGACGATTATCAAATCGAAACGAAATCTTAAACTCAGGTTTACCACCATTTTGATTTGATTTCATATTAACCAACTTGGGCAAATCTTCAATCCTATCATATAACGTGGGAAAAATCCCATTAACCATACCAACAAGTTTATTTGAAAATTCTTTATCGTTTAAAAACTCAAACTCCAACATAAGTTCCGAATCGGACAAACCAACATAAGGTAATACCCCATGAATATTTTCCTCCACGTTATCTAAAAAATCGATTGCATCAGAATCATACATATCCCCCGACATACACATAACTTCTGGATCAAGATAAATTTTTAAGAAATAACTATTATAACCAAACAACCCTTTATGGGTGAGTTTAAAGTCCAAATCAAAATCCTTGAAAACTAAACTCTTTAATAACTCTGTAAGATGAGGTATGGTACGGTTTTCATTTAAAAGATACATTCCCCTAATAGATTTTTTTTCTTCTTCCGTTATAATAAGTCCCATAGTATATTTGTTATTTAATAAATACTTCGATATTTCTAAAATTTTTCTGGAAATTTATTTTTGTAAATGGGGGTTAATATATATATGAAAAGGTTTTCACATGTTTTCCTCATCAAAATACATATCAATAATATCTGAGAACTTTAACCCCAATATACCAATACCAAGTTTTTCAGGTATTTCATCTTTATGCCAATATCCGTCCTCATCAATAAACATTTCAAAATCACCTCTATTTTGATAAAGATATTTTACACCATCAAGTTCAAAAAGATACATCGGACCCCAATGATTCAAATATGTTTTGATAGTTGATGGAGCAATACCATCATCAAAACTATTTGGAACATCAGATGATGAGGTTATCATCTGAATCTTATCAGTAAAGTCAATTCCCATGAGATTAGTCAAAAAGTCCTTATTTTTGTTTTTATCAATTGATGTGGATTCTTTTATAATTCTGAATCTTAATAAAGGTTTACCGTTAATTGTAATATCTCCCTTATCATTTTTTCCAATTGTTTTTACAACAACCTTCTTATTTTTAAACTTGCCACCCATTATGGTATCACCAACCTTGATGTCAAGTTTAATCATTTCAGTTAATTGTCCGTATTGGTCCTCTGTAATAATGATTTTCATATGATATAAATATACGATAAAATAAAAAACCCCTCTTTGTGGGAGGGGATTAATATGGTTTACATAAAGTTCCCATCTATACCGTAACGTTTGGTTAACTTACGTCTACGTTGACAAGGACTTTTTCGTTTTGAAGATCTTGATACAATGGCAATAACTACTATAAATATCAATAATACCCCAATGGATATTAATAAACTAGCACTAATACCAATTCCCCCAATAATAAGAATGGGTGCCGATTGTTCATCCACCCTTTTATTTTTGATTAAAGTTTTTGCCACATTAATAGACTCTCTAATTTTTGATTTCATATCCTTTAATGTTTCCACACTTTGTGTCTGAGCCCATTCCCACACTTTAGATAAAATAGAATCTTCCATAGGGTCACCCGTTTCAGGTGATGTACATAATGGTTCAGTTGAATCAATCATTTTTTCAACAGGTATAGAAACCCCACTATCAGATAATTCCGTTTTAATTAAATCAATCTCATCCGATTCTTTAATTATCCCATATTGTAAACGAATGTTATTTTTCTCTGATTCAGTTATTATAAATTTTCCCATAGTATATTGTTTATTAATAAATACTCCGATTTTCTTAAAATTTTTCTGGAAATTTATTTTAAGGATATGACCCTAAAAGGGGGTTTTAATATATACACATCGTTTTGGGTATCGTCCCCCCTTTTGACCCTGTCATAATGTCAGGAGGGGAGGGGGGATACGGGACACATAAAGGGGGAGGGGGGTATGCCAAATACGTAGGGAGGGGGTTTATATGATAGGCACCCCCCTATTGACAAGTTGTCAGGTTAATAACTTTATCTATCCCCTACCTTAATAAGTTGTCATGTTAATAACTTATATATGATTCCCCATTGACAAGTTGTCATGTTAATAACTTTATGGCATAGAAAGTCCCCACCTGTATTAGAGATGGGGACAATAGTATAATGTTATATTAGTTATGCGTAGTCACCATTCGTTGGTGTCTCGGTAGGTGATGGAGTTCTACCTGCATATGTGCGACACAGCTGAGTTAAGTTTTTATAGCCTACTGGTGTTAAAAATAATTGATGAGTTTGATTATTAATTGTGAGAGCTATCGAATCGTATTCGGGAGTTGAACTCTTACGACACATAGTAAGTCCAGTACCTTTTGAGGTTGTTCCAGGAATCGCATAATTAAATTTAAGTACCATATTCTCTAAATGAATGTTAGTGATGTCAAGCATCCACCCACCATGTGTTTCTTTAGTCATTCCATCTAACGTGTCCCAACCCCTAACTTTAACTACCCCTGAAGATTGTTCTTTTATTACTCGTTTAACAATTCTTGTTAAATCAGATTCAGTTAATCTTATTACTCTTTTCATTTTAATATCATTTTAATTCTTTTATTTTAATATAAATATGTGTCATCTTATAAAATGTTAGGTTAAATCATAAATATTTTATATCTTTGTATGGTCGGTGGGGAACACTTAGACGGGCTGGGGGAACAACACCCTTTGGAG